ACCATGTCCAAGCTCGATATAGCATTCAAGGCGCTACGCGCGCTCGGGTACATCGTTCGCAAGGATTTCAGCTGCTGCCAGGGCTGTGCTGGTGGCGAAATCGCCACTGAGATCGAGAACAAGATCGTGAAGGGCCGCGACGCCGGCAAGCCCTACAAGCTCCCCAAGGGCTTCATCTACTTCCACAAGCAGGACGGAGACGCCGTCCGAGACTACCGAAAGAACCCCAAGCGCTACGCCGGGCGCGTGCTCTACCTCCGCTTCGGTAGCATTCACACCGAGCGCTACGGTGAGGTCGGCAACACGACCCAGAAGTGCGGATTCGACCTGTACAAGGCCCTTCGCGACGCAGGTGTCAACTCGGTTGAGTGGACCGGCAATCCGGAAGATACCGTCCAGGTGCTCGTAGCCGACGCCTGTGATGACGTGGTGCGAGTCAACCTTTCATCTTACGGATCCCCATGATCAACACCCCGTGCTACTGCCTGGGCAGGTCCGTATTGCACCTCGCAACGCACGAGAGGGGATCTGAGTTCTGCGTACATGAGGTGCGTTTCGTCGCGGGCGAAGCCGGCGTTCAAGAGCTGCATGACGCGCCCGTGTACAAGGCCGACCCTGCACGAATCCGACAGGCACTCGCCCTTCTCCAGGCCGTCGAGTTCATCGACACACAGCACGAACGCCTTCCCACGATTCGATACCGCAAGGGTGCCGTCGTGGTGGGGACAGAGGGGGCAGAGCACCTATCAAGCCGAGCACCCGGGGAAAGCCCGGTCTGGGCCCAGGACACCCTTGAGGATGCAATCCTCGCGCTTGCCAATCACTGTCGCTACTAGGGGAGACCTCAAATGACTGACTGTGAACTCGTCGTGATGAAGCCGAATGGCCAAGAGGGGCAGACGACGCCCATCAAGCTGCATGAGGTCCCACTTCGGGGCGAAATCCTCAAAGTCGGCGGACACACATACATCGTCGATCGGCGACTCTGGGTCCTACTCGATTTCTCTGTGCCTCCAATGGTGTGCCGTATCTTCCTCATCGACGCAGGCTACTGACCCGGTGACTGACGGTGGCCCCTATCGCCCGGTGCCTAAGGCCCCTGTGTGCCTCTACCCTCACTACGATGTGCGGGCAGCTACCTGGGGACGTGGCTTTCCCCGTGGGCTCTGGATGTGGAAGTGCGTGGGTTGTGGCCATGAGCAATCGTGGCTCGTGTGGAACGCTCGGTTCCTCAAACAGCAGTACGTTCGAGATGATCCCGAGTACCCAGGCAAGTACCGTCCAGGCCGCATTGGCGTAAGAGAGATACCATGAGCCTTCCCAAGATTCGATACCTCCGCGATCCCCGCAATCCCAATCGGGTCATGACCCTCGTGACCGATCTCCGAGGCTCTAAGCTATCCTGCGCATACGCAGTCAACACCCCACCCACCTGGAAGACAGAGCCCGGTCCGGTACCAGACTCGTACTTCACGTACCTCGTTCCAGGTGAGGTGTTCGACCGTGAACAGGGTAAGAGGATCGCTCTCGGACGCCTCAGGAAGAAGCGGGCACATGATGCGCCATTCTCCCAGCGTCAGTCCCGTCGTTACGAGATGGAGTACTCGTCTTCAGAGAAGCCTATCATCACTGCTCTCACGCGCATTGCCGATGATCTGCGCACGGTCAACATTGTAGGCCGTCGAATCGCCAGACACGAACTGGACCTGCTCCTTTGGGAGAAGGACATGCTTCTGTCGGGCTCACCTGTGCGTGACGGGAAGGAAGAGGGTCCCACCCATCCGACACAGCTCCCTGAGGGATCCAAGCCGAAGCTCACAAGGGTCCAGTCCTGTATGTGGAGCAGGTGAGAGTGAGTGCCTTGGCCCGTGCAAGACAGTAGAAGATCGTGGGGGCAAGTACGGCCCGAAGTCCCGATCCTCGAAGAGGGAATCTTTCTGATTGACTTCTTGTTGCGTTGATCCAGTTGTGCGTTGATCGTTGTGCGTTGATCCCGATGTCTGTCACGTCCCGCGCGCGGCGCGCGCCGGACCCCACATCCCCAGAACCGCCTAAAAGTCGGTTCTGGGGACTCCCCAATGTCGAAATTGCCATATTGAACCCGTAACCAAAATGCGACCCCTGATTTCTTAATCGTTCTGGATACCTAGTTGTGGTAGAGTTTAGGTATGACTCTGAGTGTGAATATCAAACGGGTCTTCCATGGGTGTGGGAACCTGGGTGGCCTCTACACGATCACATGCAGCGTGAGTGGTAGGTTCTACATTGGAAGCACCAGTCTATTCGAAAACAGGGTCAGGAGCCACTACTACGACTTGCGGAGAAATCGTCATGTTAACACCGCACTTCAATCAGACTTCAATCTCTATGGGGTCGATGCTTTTGTCTTTGAAGTTGTAAGGGTGATTCCGGATCCTGTGGCCCGAGCCAGGGCTGAAGAGAAGTGGATTCGGGAAATGTTTGGGGACGGTTGCTACAATGCCAGTTTTGCTTGTGGCCCTGTAATCTACACCCCTGAGATGCGCGCTAAAATGGCCGAAGCCCGTAAGGGAAAGAAACACTCTCCCGAGACACGATCCAGGATGCGAGAGTCTCGTCAAGCTCGAATCCCTCCGGAAACGGTTAAAAGGCTTGAGGATAAGCGACGGGCCATCGACGAGGCTGCAATCGAAAGAAGGATTGCGCAGAAGTTAGCTTGTATTGAGCGTGAAGCCACAAGGTCCGCAGCTAAAGCTCTTGCCGAAGAGGCACGGCTGGCAGCCAAAGCGGAACGGGCAACCCTCCGAGAGACTGAGAGAGTAGCCAAGAGAGAACTCCGGCTACAGGCCCCACCAGCTTCCGGGTGGAAGCTTTCTTCGGACACAAGAGCCCGGATGAGCCTGGCCAAAAGTGGTGCACCCCGTGCTCCCTGGACGCCAGAGCGCAAGGCAGCTCGTAGTGCCCTCACCAAGGGCCGCCCAGCATCTGTACCAGCCGGTTGGAAACATACCCCTGAAACCCGTGCCAAGATGCGACATGCAATCTTACCCGAAAGAGTGTAAGTCCCAGCATGGCCAACCCAAACATCGAAGAGCAAGTCACAGCCGCAATCAAGTCCCGTATCGCCGAGGTGATCGACCCGGCTATCATCCAGGCGCTTGCGGATGCGGAGATTGAACGGTTAATCAAGCCGGGTACCCGCTATGGGGCCCCCGAGCCGTCTCCCTTGGCGCAGTACGTTCACCGAGAGGTTTCGGAGCGGATTGCCGTGAAGGTCAAGGATGTGATTTCCTCTCCGGAGACTGAGGAGTTGATTTGCAAGATGGTGGCGGATCATCTTGCAGGTGAGAGTGGGGCTCCGGCCATTCGTGCGTGTGTCGCGGGCATGACTGAGGCATTTCTACGGAATGCAATGCGCTGATGTCTTTCAGGATTAAGCTGGATTCGGTGAATGCAACATGCACCACGAGCATCGCGCTGGGTCCGGTGCATACCACGCATCTCAGGGCTACCCCCGAGCAGCTAGCTGCTGCCTGGAACCGACCGCTAGCGGAGATTCGCAAGCGGATTACGCGCATGGGTCCAGAGCCAACACCCCGCAAGCTGGAGGCGTTCTGCCGGTGGCTACTGGCGGGCGGCATGCTTCACCCACCCACCGTGGCTTCCAACTATTGAAATTTCCGGATTCAGTTTCCAAGATCAGAATCCACCCACAGTTTTCTCCCAGATTTTTCTGACCTCCATTTGGTAAAGGCCAGCATGAGCACCCGTGACCCGCACTTCGAAAAGACCGTGGCCAGTGTCCGACCTCTGGAGGGTGGACACATGCCGATCACACCTGAGCGCACGATGCTCTATGCCCTCACAACAATCTCTGGAAGTCTGGGGGATCGAACGCCTGCCATTTGCCGGAGCTTCGAACGGGCAGAAGCCATTGTCCTACGCAACGAGGGGGACATCTGGGAGACGTGCTACTCGCTCTGCGTAGTGGAGAGCCTGCACCCGGACGAGCTGTACGGTTCACTCCGTGGTGAGCAGTACTGGTACGCCTGGGATTTGGCCAATGGGAAGTACGTACCGATTCACAAGCCCGAGGCGTACGAGGGCATCATCGGATTTTGCGAGTGAGAGGTCAGCATGATTACCAACGAAGAGTTCCTCCAACAGCAGGCAGAGTACCAGGCCGCCCGTGCAGTGGAGCGGGGTGAAGAGTTACTGCGGTTGGCCACCGAGCGCAGTGAGTGGCTGGCATTCGTGCGGGGAGAGAACCGCATCCAGATTGCAGCCATGCTGATCGCAAGTGGCAGACACAACGCAGGGGGCTTCAAGGCTGCATTTGCCGAGGCGGATGCCATCATCGAAGCGGGGAAATCTTGACCGGCGCACTCACGCAACGACTTCAGGAACTTCTCGACCAGAAGGACGTGGAGCTAGAAGAGATTCAAAAGAATCTCAACGAGAGCAACGAGGAACTCATCAGACTACGTGGGCTGGTAGCCACGCTCAAGGGTGGCTGGTGTGTTCCGAGCACTCGTCCGGGTACCGAGCACATGAGCCTGCCGGTGCCACGTCTGGAGGTGACGTGGCACCGGGTCCACGAGGACGGTGACTGGTCAGAATACCGAGTCATTTATCAGCTCGTCACTAAGCACCTTCTCGGGCACCTCGTTTCGATCCCACTGGGGCTGACTACCTGCCAGAGCCTCATCCCGCGCTCCACTCCCCCATGGGATCCGGTTCCGCCCATTTTGGCAGCCCATTCGTATACCGGCCAGGAGATTCCAGGCCTATCGTGTGAGCTTCCTTTCCGCGATGGGGTGCACATGCATCACGACGCAGGCCACCTTGGTCTTGAACTCTGGGCCGTACCCCCAGAAGGCGAGAGGCAGCCGTTCCGGCTCGACAACGAGCCACGGTATGAGCGTGCCTACCGCGACGGACAAGAGCATTGCCGCAAATGACGACCGTCACCAATGAGAAGCGGATTAGGGAAATCCACAAGTGGGGTCACGTGGATTGCGACACCTGCGACCTCCTAGCCGAGATTACCTCTCTGCGTATCAAAGTCACGTTGCTCGAAGAGCGCCATACCCTCTTCGAGGAGTACACGCAAATGGCTACCGAGGTGATTGCAGCGGCCGATGCCCTGAGAACATCGGGCCCCCACCCGCATTCAACATCATATGCTCAGCGTGCCGCTGAAAATCGTTACGACGTGATGCGTGCTGCACTCGCCCTTGCGGAGGACGCCGTATGAGGCCACTCACGATGACAGAGCATACTGATCCACGGGCATTCCGGACGTGACTTCTCCGACTATCATTCTTTCCCGTCGGTACTCAGACGATTCAAACACGATGCGCCGTGCGGCATTGGCTGAGGGTTGGGACGCCGTGCGCGTTCTGTCCTGGCTGCCACCTGAGGACATTGCCGAGCCCTTCATCTACGGGGAGACGATGTTCGCCGATGTCCTTGCCGAGGGCCTGGGCCTCGTGCTCTTGGAACCCGCCTGGGATTGGCTACCGTCCCTGCCCGTTGAGTACCGATCGCGAGCTACTTGGCTCTCTACGCTGGGTGCAGCACGCACGCTGACGGACCGCGTCTTCGTGAAGCCCGTGGACGAGAAGATTTTCCCGGCCCGTGTGTACTACGGTGGTGGCGATTTGCGAAATCCGCCGCAAGGTGATTTGCCGGATTCCACCCCCGTGCTGATTTCAGAGCCGGTGATTTTCGATTTGGAGGTTCGGGCCTTTGTCCTAGAGAACGAGGTACGGACGATGTCTGCATACCTGCGGAGTCCGGGAACGGTCGTCTTGAATGACGAATGGGGCATGACTGACGAAGAGCGGGCAGCGGCCTCCGAGTTCCTGGCGGCCGTGCTCGCCCACGATGGGGCTGCCTCCGGTCCGGGGTTGCCTCCGGCCTGCGTGGTGGACGTGGGGCTCATCCGTGGACGTGGTTGGGCCGTGGTGGAGGCCAACCCCTGTTGGGCCTCTGGCCTCTACGGCTGTGACCCTCGGGAGGCGTTGCACACCGTCCGCCGGGCGAGTGTACCCCGTGAGCTTGATGGCGCACTCGGAGAAGGTGCTTGGTGGGGAAGGCATACCCCGCGCGCGTGTAATCCTCTGGCATACTCCACGCGTTGAGATCAAGCGTAAGTGTGCAAAGTGCCATCCACAATCAGGACAGTATGAAACCACTCACAATGACCTTGGAGCAAGAGCAAACGGCTCGCACTGCGGATACCGGATGGGGTCCGGTAATTACCCATGCGCCGTCTGTGATAGACCGTCGGCTACTACTTGCCGAAGTGGACGCACTGCGCGAGTTGGTCGCTTTGCAGAGCAAGGCGATCGAGGCGGGTCACCTTGCAATTGAAGCCGGTCACCTCGCAGTACAGCAAATGGAGGTGGATCCTGATGGTGAGAATCCTGCGAGTATCAGACTCCACCAAGACCACCTGAACAAGAGTCAGGTATTCAACTCAGCTCGCGTTACGCTGAGTCAGGTGTTCGACGCCGCCCACGCCACACTCGGTGTCCCAAGCCCATTTGGCAACGGGCAAGCGTCACCCCTCTAAAGAGGCTCATGAACAAGAGACAATGGGATACGGAACTTGCCAACAGCATACTCATCACTGAGATCACTTCGAGTGACGATCTCAAGCTTTACGCAGCGCCTCGCCGCCCTTCACTGAAACGGACGTGGGAGAAGTGGTGGATTGTCGCCTTACTTCTCCTTGCCTCGTTCTTCTTTGAGGCCGGATTTGTTGCAGGGATGAAGTATCAAATCCGGCAGTCGGAGTCCAATAGGATTCGACCGGAACCCGGCTACACACATCGGAGCCTATGACCCGTATGACGACCAGAATGACTATTATCATGGCTCTACGTGATGTGATCAACGCTGCTGATGACGTACGTGATGCCTGCGAAGCACATACAGAACCGAAGTGGGAGGCGTATGACGCAGCGCGTTCCACGCTACAAATACTCCTACACCCTCTAGGGACTTGCGAGTGCTCTTCGCCTGGACTTAGTCCATGTGACTTCTGTGTTGAGCGTGCACAGGCAGGCGCACCATGACCATGGAGCCGATGACGGCGGAGAGGGAGGCTGAGATCCGCCTCCTGGCAAGCAAGGCGACGGGCCATGTAGCGCCAGCACTCAAGGAGTGTCTCCAGGAGATAGACCTCATGCGCGCTGAGCCCTTGACGATGATGGTGGAAGAAGAGGCGCTCCGCGCCCTGCTGTCGCGCGAAGGGGCTCCGAACGACCCACTCGCCCTCTCGGTGGGTTCTCTGCTCACTACCATCGACGCCTTGCGAGCCATTGTCTTGGGTCAGCGCAAGGTGATTGCAGCGGCGGATGCGATTCGCTTGATGTGCGGTGGCGACAGTGGCTACGCAATGGCGAACGGGAATCACCGACTCGTCGCCTACGACGCCGCTCGCGCGACGGTTATCACGCCCGTCGAGCCGTTGACGTACTGGCTGATTGAATACCGGGAAGAAAACCGCACGGTCGGGTTTCTCCGTGACCTGCGGCGCGGAGACGGCGGCTTCGATGTGTACTTGACGCGTGACCCGTCCAAGGCGCTGCGATTTGACGACGAGGTAGGAGCCAGACTCATCATCAACGACGAGGCGTTTGACCGCACAATACCGCACGCTGATCGGTTTTTCGTGGCCCCTCACTGCGGGAGTTGATCGCAGCAGTGGGTGCCGACCTGGGGACGTAAGAAAATCAACTCTGTCGCATTCCGTCCAAGGACCCTGAGTTCGAAGAGACTCACCTTGGAAAGTGCCTACGAGGGCACCTACGGATTTTGTGAGTGAATCGTGTAATCCTATGTAACCCGCCCGTTAGCTAGGTGCAATGACCAAGCATCGGACCCATCGAGTCACGAACTTCTACGTTCTGCTGACCCTTAAGGGCAGTGGATTCCGTACTGGGCTGCCATGTTTCGTGGAGGCACGTACGCGGCGCATTGCCATCAAGATAGCGAAGCGTGCGTCCCGACAGGAGCCCGGACGCTGGGTGACCGAGATGGTAATGCGTTACACCGCTCCTGTGTGAATCATGCCCAAGCTCCCCTACCCTGGATGTAAATCTTCGACCCCCACCCACACCCGTGGCGGAGAACCCTGGACGTGTCGCTCGTGCGGGAAGGTGGCGTGTGCCCGGTGTGCGAAGTACTTCTGGCGTGGCCTTGCCGGGCATGCGAAGCCCCAGGGTCAGGGATGGGTTCAGGTCGGGGAGCGTACGGGCACCTGTAGCAAGTGCCTTCGGGATTCGGCGCTCAAGGCGTAAGACCCACGATGCACACCTGCGGTAAGCCGATGCCAATCCCTCCTTTCGACGCGAGCACCGTCACGCGAGAAGAGCTAGTCGCGTGGGTGGTCTACTGGTGGCCGAGCGGGAGTGGGCCGCTGGGCATGATGCAAATCATCGTGGCGATGCACGTTCAAATCGCAGAGCTTCGGGGATTTGCCCGTATCACACTTGCTGACGTGGAAGCGCTCTCCCATGCGGATGCCCTGGCCTACCTACAAAAGAAAGAGCTTGTCTCCCCATGACGATTTACTACCACACGAAGTACGCGCTCACACAGGGGATTGTGGAGGTTCCGGAGACGGTCCGCACTGAGGTGAAGCCTGTTCCCGACGAGAGTGGTCGGAGCTACCTCTACATCTGGACCCAAGGGGGGTGGGGATACATGCAGCAGATTTCGCCGGGGGAGTGGTTCACGTCCCTGACGGAAGCCCAGAAGCATGCAGAGCACTTGCGAGCGAAGAAGATTGCTTCGGTCAACAAGCAACTCACCAAGCTTCGGACCCAGGTCATTCGTCTTGTCGTGATTGGGTAGAGCCATGCTCGCACTTGAACCGCTGGTGTGGGGGGCCCTAATCGGTCTGTGTCTGGGAGGTTGCTCTGAGCTGCCTTCGGATGCGGACCAGCGGGTTCGGTGGACACCTTACCACGTGGGCGGCGGAATCTGGCTCCCACCGGAGCGCCAGCAGTTTCAGAGTGTGGCTGAGGGGGATTTTGCCACGTACGCGGAGGCATACGCCTATGTGCGGGATGCCTCTCGTCAGTACCCAACAGCTCAGTTTGGACTTTCCCGAATCGTAAGCTACCCGATTTGGCCCGGTGGTGTACTCATCGATCGTCCGCTCACGGAGGACGACACCCTTGAGTGGTGGAGCAACGGACACGTCACTCTCCGCACGTTCCCCCCAAGTCGGGAATGTGGGGATGAGATTGCGGTAAGAGCGCATATCGTGCAGCACCGCTGTGAGGGAAATCCATGATCAAGAGTAAGCCCGTGGGACCCCAGTACGAGAAGGCGGTAGTCGCTGCTATGGGAGAGTACAAGCGAACGAAGGACATCTCTGTGTACAAGGCTGCATTGCATGCGGCAGAGTGCGCGCAGGACGCTGCTATCGAGAGGGGTGGATTTCCTCTGGGTTACCGCTGTTCTACCGGTTTGCATACAGCAACCAAGCCGCATGTCGCGGGTCTGGTTCAGGCTCACGCAAATGCCGCTGTACGTGCCGGAGACGTCATCTGTCTAGGTCACGCAGTGCCTATCGACTCCGATGGATTAGAAGGGAGTGCCCATGCGAAGTGAAGCGGAAGTGCTTGAGCGTCTTGCGGGTCTGAAGTCGGATTTCTTCGGGGCGCAATGTGCGCAGTTGCTCTTTGGCATCTCGTTCGAGACTGCAAAGGCCAATGGGCTTCTTCCAGAAGAGTATCTGAAGAAGATTGAGAGTGGGGAGAGTCAGAAGTGGGAAAAGACCACGGATGAACGCATTCAAAATAGTATCGTAGGGTACTTGGATTTCGCGTGGGACAAAGCCACAGGTCACCGTGGACTCAGTGCATCCCGTTCCCTCGATCATTTCCGTGGTTGGTGCTGGCTCTTGGGAGACGATGAGGCGTTGTCATTTATCGATGACGACGCCAATTTCCCGCAGTATGGTGCCCCCATCCTGATGTACCTCTCGAAGCGTTTCGGACACACGCCACCCAGTGGTGAAGACGCAAAGAACATGGCGCAGGGGCTTTCCTGTTCGCCCTATTGTGAAGACGGGTGCGGTGTGTGAAGGACTGCCGACGATGTTTGGGTCTGGGCTACAAAGGTCGCATGCGGGCTAGTGCCTGGTGTATTGAGACGTGTCCTAGGTGTCGTGGACTGGGCGTAGATCCCAGGCCCCAGACCTTGCCCAAGAACCGCCGGAGGGTGGCATGATGCACAAGTGCGAGATGCATAACATTTGCGAGGGCTGCGCTCGTGAGTATGAGGAGCCTGCGCAGCAGTGCGACCTGTGTGGGCTCGACGGTCTCTGTCCGCGTTGCATAGGGGATTTGGATCACACCTGCGAGCAGGGAGCTGAGCGTGACTGACAACATCATCCGGCCCCTTACGATGAGTGCGGAGCGAGAGGTTGCGGTTCGCGTGGGGTCCCATCTTGGGAACACGCATCCGAGTGGTGCCCTGGAAGACATCCGAGTGCTGCTTGCTGAGATTGACGCTTTGCGTGGTGTTGTACGTGCTGGGGACGAACTGTATATGGAAGCCTACGCAATGAAAAGGATGGGTGACCGTGCGTGCCACAATGTGGTACTCAAAGAGTACAAGGCTGCCCGGCAAAGTCATTTGGACCAGCCCCAGATGACCCGACCGTTTCCCTCTTGGGAACCTTTTAAGCGCAAGCGATGAATGAGGGAACACATGACGAATTCTAACGAGAAAAAGGATCCGTGCACGCCACGCAAATCGTCAGGCTGTCCTCGTGTACAACGGGGACTCAGCACGCGTAATGCCGTGGAGACAGCAATCGACCTGAGCAAGATGTCTGGTACGTGGGCACAGCTTCTTGGATGGGTCAGGTCATGAGCAGCGGTAAGACCACAATCGCACTACAAGCGATTACCGAATACCAGAGAAGGGGCGGTGTCGTTGAATACGTGGATACAGAGCATGTGCTTGATCTGGCTAGTGCTCAGCGAATGGGCGTCACCCTTGAGAGGCGACCCACTGTGATCATTGACGCCATTGCAAAGAAGAACACACATGGCCTGTGATATCCATTGGTTTGTCGAGAAGCGAGTCGATGGCGCCTGGACTTGTGTATGGCCGGAGTGCTATGCAGATCGAGAAGAGGTCAGGGAAGAACAGCAGGTAGATTTCCCTGGACGGTGGGTCTCTGGAAACGAGCACTGGCGTCTCATTGACGAGATGCTTCATAGTGCTCTGCGACCCAATCGAAACTACTCACTGTTTGCGATTCTCGCAGATGTACGCAACGATTCACACCTGGAGCCCATCTGCGCTCCGCGAGGTTTTCCCCCGGATGCCTCCCCATTCCCACAGTGGGAGTCCAGGCGTATGGGTGATGATGGCCACAGTCACTCCTACTTCGCACTACAAGAACTTCTGGATGCTAACTGGGCTCAAAGTACGTACGTGGGGGATTTCACCGATGTGACCCTGCCTGCATTGCAGGAGCTAGGCCCTGTAGAAAACATCCGGGTTGTGTTCTTCTTCGATAACTGAGATCCCTATGATGCCCCCTAGCGAAGCGCTGGACGCACGGTGAACCTAGTGAAAATCATCCTGATGGCGCTCGTCATGTTCTTCTCGGTGACGGGTACGTTGCACATCATCATGATTTATCGGCGCACCGTACGGGAAATAAGGCCCTCGTTCCGTGGTGGTTTTCGATTGGTAGACATACCTGGTCTCGTTATGATAGCCATGATACCTGGTGTACTGCTCTTGTTTTTGCCTCGGTTCACTGAGAGGAGCACTCTCCTCAGTGTAGTTGGATTTCTCTTGGAGAGAGGATCCATTACACAGAATCAGGCAAAGGAGTATCTTCTGACAAAGAGCATAAGGTGGACCCCATGACTGATCCTGGGCACCGCTAAAATCCGGAGACCTAGATAGATGGCACACACAGATAACGGTAAAGAGTTCGCTCTTGGCAAGCTGGCAGAGCGCAAGGGTAACCGGCCAAAGCAGATCGACAACAGCAGTTTGTATGCGGGGAGTCCTATGTACTTCTACTGTCAAGCGTGTGGCCATCTTTCAGATACCAAGCCAGAAGACTACAACACGGCAGTTCGATTACTGTGTGAAGAGTGCCAAGCGCTGAAGGACTTGGATTGGCTCGGGTGAAAACCATGACACGAATTCGTTGTGACCAATGCAATCGGTTCAGAGACCCCCGCCATCTCAAGGCGCTCCTGGGTGGTAACTTGGACGATGCTCTCTGCAATGAAGAGATCATCGTTTGCAAATCCAGTAAGGCGTGTGACCAAGCCAAAATATCTCGATCAGATCCGGGAAAGTTGCTTCGAGTCTTGCGCATGAGGATCGAGAGGCTTCTCCATCGACCTAGCGTGCTAGGGGACAAGACCTTGTATGCCAGGTTGCGCCTGGCTTACGCCAGGTCCGACCCGGAATCATGAAATCCTTCAGAGCCCACCCGTTACAGGAATGAGAGGCGAAACGACATGTGACCCCTCGTAACGCAATCCTGATACGGGCGTTAAAGGTGTACAAGGGAAGAGGGCCATCAAATGACGACCAAGCAAGTGATTCTGGACAACGGCAAGGGCCAGGGCGCATACGGTTTGGCGGATAGCTGGACAGAAGCCATCGCCAATGCTCGTGGTCATTGGCGATGGAACTTCAGCACACAGAAGCCGACCCGTGTACGTCGGTTGGAGTTGGCTGCGTCCGGAGCAATCGTGGGCCAGTCACCGGAGACGCCGTTCGTCTCGTGGGCTGCTCTCGAACGTGAGGCACAAACATGAATAGACGAGTGTACAATTTTTGCTCGGGTCTTCGAGGCAGCTTTGAATTCCGGAGGAACGCTACGTTGCACGCCCACGACGTGGAGATGACCAAGGTGCCTATGACACCGACCGACGCACAACTTCGAACGGCGACGATGAATACCCGTCTCGTAGAGGCTCAGGCGTGGCAGACGGCCATTGAGGTGCTTGACGATGCGGAGCGTGCTGAGGTTGAGGACGAACGCAGGATGTACGAACACGAGCTTGGGAAGCGCTCAATCGTGTAATTGGGTGCACGCCGCTCGTTACACTGGTGGAAAGAGGAACACACCATGGCACTACGAGTCGGAATTCTTCGCAACGCAGGTGGCATCGACAGTACAAAGGGCGGCGTCACGAGCCTGAAGCAGGGCGCGACGAGCTGTATTCTGCTCGGTGTTCCGGGCCCGATAAGCGACGCCCTCACGGATGACGATGTGAGCCCCAACGAGATTGTGCTGACCCTCGTACGGCGCACGATTTGCGGCAAGGAGTACATCCACGCTGTCCCTCGTCGTGCACCCATCAGCCACCCCATGTTCGGTGGGAACTTCATCCACTCAAGTGACTCGCGCTTCGCTGACATCTGCCCGTATCCAATCCCGGTTCACGACCGTTTCGAGTGAAGGACAACACACGTCATGGGTGACCCGATGATGACTGAGGCGCAGTTTGAACGTATCACTGATGACAAGCCGTGGCTGCGCTTTCGTACGCCCCGCCGTGATCAGGGGCAAATCGTTGAGCATTCTTACGCAACAGATCTTCAGGACTGCCTGTGCTGGGAGCGCGTCGAAGACCGCTCCGATCGCAGCGTGAGGTATGCCTCCCGCCCGCTCTCTGAGTCTGAGATCGATCGTGAGGAGTGTTGTGAACTTGGGGATGGTTCATGGTGATCACAGCTTTAGCAACTGGGCGCCTCGCAGGCCAACTCCATGCAGGAAGCGTTCATCATGGAGCGTGGTTGGCTTTTCTTCGGAACGGCCTCCTCGTAACTTACGGGGGTAAGGAACATCATGGGACGTGAAATCAAGCGGGTAGCTCTGGACTTCAAGTGGCCTCTGGGCGAGATCTGGGAGGGGTTCAAGCCCCCTCCAAATGGAAAGGGCGATTGCCCCAACTGCGTCGACAGCCAGGGGGACTCGTCAGGCTATGGGCGCATGGGGATGGCAATTCACTCCCTTTCGGACTACCACCACAACCGTGGCCGGGGAACTGGGATTCTCCCGGCGGATGGTGCTCAGTACGATGAGGCAGATCTGCTCATCCTTCGGGCATTACGCCTGAGTGTGGACGGCAAGAGAGGGCTTCTTCCACGAGAGGAGCAGTCTCTCCCCTACACCTACGGGTTCGGTCGCTCAGGCATGACGAATCCACGTACGATGACGTATCACCTGATGCTGCACCTCGCTGAGAGCCTGGGGCTACCTAAGGAGGTCTTCCTCTGCAAGATCTGTAAGGGTGACGGGGACGTTGTGGTAGACGCAGCGCAGCACGCTCTGCGGGAAGCGTGGGTAAAGACCCCGCCGCCCTCGGGTGAGGGGTGGCAGATCTGGGAGACCGTGAGCGAGGGCTCCCCCGTGTCACCGGTTTTCCCCACGAGTGAAGAGCTTGCTGTCTTCATGAGCACGAGGGGAACCAAGTGGGACAAGCCTGTGTCTCTGGAGGCTGCTCAGGCATTCATCCGTAGCGGTTGGGCCCCGAGCGGAATGATCCTAGATGGACAGATGAGCACGGCGCTCGACATCCCACTTGTGTGCGATCTGTTCAACGCTCGTACCTCTTGAATCGTGTAATTCCATCCCCCCACTCGTTACCTGGGTGAGGGAAGACCATGGACAACGAAAAGCTCATCGCGCATGCTCGAAACCAGGTGAAGTCGGCCCGCATGGCGTTCAATTGGGCCAGTACCACTGCTGGCTGGTGTGATCGCACCGTGATCTTGATCGGTCATGTCTGTCCTGAGTCTGCGTCTGCAAAGGACGCAGACACTGCTGCTCGGGAAGCGATGCACGCTGCGTCCGCAAGCCTGGGGGTGGCTCTGGATTTCCTAGAGTCACTGGGAGCGAGTGAATTACCATGAAGAAGATCACACCACAACTGGGATGGGTCTGCAATCTCCCAGAGGTCGGAACGGTTCGTTTAGCGTACTCCGAAGAGCTGACTCTGATCGAGCGAATCTCAGAGCTGGACAAGAAGCGCAAGGCTCTTCTTTCTGATCTTCGTGAGAAGCGCGTAGAGACCCTCAAGTTCGTAGGCAAGGATTGGACGGCAGGAGAGATTGCCGATGCCATTGCTGCCACGAAGCCGACCGAGTAGAGTCTTCTATGAAGACAGCTAAAAGGACAGCCGTACTGACTGCTCTATCGGCAGAGATCACCGCCTGCCAGAATCAACATAGTGATGACTGTGAGTGCTGGCTGGATAGCCTTGAGAAGGCTACGTCGGACGCCTACGATGTTATCGAGACAGAGCGCGCCGAGGAGAAGGAAGCACACGGAATCCCGTGGAACAAATGATCATGTCCAATCCCCATCAAAAATTCTACGACCAGCAAGCCAAGCGCCGGGAAATCAACCAGACGTTCCTGGATGCCCGTCGGGTAGCGATGTCCCTCAAGGAAGCCGCTCACGCCGCTCGTGGGATGGGCCCAGAGACTGTTTGTTCGTGCGATGCCTGTCAGGTATGGCTCAACACCGTGGACGCAGCCACTAAGGCGTACAACGCAGCGATTGCCGCTCTCTGAGTGGCTGTGGTACAAAATGGGATTTCCTCCTGGGGCTCGTGTTTTGATTGACGGAGAGGTGGAGGCCTTGGTGAGCCAACACTTCCCTGAGGGTTCGTCTTCTCACTGGTTCCCCCACTACGTTCTGAACGTAATTGATGGGGACAGCGGGGTTGCGGTGTCTACCAAGCGGGTAGGCGTAGAATGGCGCAAAAAGATCGTGTAATCCCTCTCCCGGTATGCGTTACCAGGGTGAGGGTCTTCCAAATGAATCACAATGTACCGAAGTACACAGCAGTCAACGCGCCGCTCGGCATGAGTGACAGCCGCAAGGCTCATGTCACGGGTCCAGATCTCAACGGTCGCATCCGTCCCGTAGCTTCCTTCTGGTCCTATGCGGAAGCGGTGTCTTGGGCGGCAGATCGCAACAAGCGGCAGGCCATGGCCATCGCCACTGTGGAAGCGAGTCTGTAGTCATGGGAACCACTGACAAGTGTGCGGTTGCGGTCAGGGCCCTCGAAGAAGCCGGATACGAAGCTGTGTCCTACTCCGGACGTGGCATGTACGGAGAGAAGTGCGTCGGGGTTCGAGTGGGCAGTGCTATCGAGGCTGGGGAACTGACGGCTGTGGTGGGGCACCGACCGACCACAGACAGCATGGGGATGGGCGTCATTGCCTACTGGCCCGCGATTTCGTGGGTAGAGGAGTAAAGGTTTCAATGGCGAAAAAGACATCACCTCCGCCTGAAGTGCCGGAAGTGCCCGATGACCTGACGGACATTGAGTGCACCGCAGAGAACAATCTCTATGTGGAGTGGGGCGAGGACAGATCTCCTCTGGATCATGAGTGCCTTGAGATGGTTGCTGAGCTTCGTCGGCTTCGCCCGATCGCAAAGGCAGCTGAAAAGCTCCGACCGTTTCTACGGGAGCCTCTTAGAGGGACTGAGGAGTTCAAGGCCATCCTGAGTTTGAAGCGGGCTTTTACCAACAGCCAGAAGCTCAAGCGTGACAAGGCTATCGCTGACCGGGATGCGGCTCTTCTCCTACACGTCAAGGCCCTGAAGAAGGCAAAGCGGTGTGCAAAGGTGTTTGGTCTTGGGCAGAAGCGCTCGGACCCCACACACGCGACAGCCTGCACCCTGCCAAAGGGTCATGTCGGGGACTGTTCGGGTTTCCGCAACTGGGTTCTCTAGAGGGCAGCATGGGACAAAGCACTGATGCGATGATGGGATGGGGGATTGCGTACGCAAGCGAGGGTGGTTGCGATTACGATGCCATCGAAGCGGCCACAAACCGACTGAAATCCGAGGGCATCGACGCCGCAATTCACACCCATTGTTCTGGCGACTGTCCGATGCTGGCGATCGTGATTCCGAGCACATACCGAAGGGCATGGCGGGGATCTCCGAAAAGGTGTGACGACCTGTTCGCCCTGATCCAACGTGAAACTTGGGGCGCAAACATTCACCGTGCGCTGGAGGTCTACCTCGAAGAACTCGCGAAGACCGAGGCGGTTGAGTTCATCAAAGAGTACCGCAAGGACTATGCGATTGAACCAGGCCAACTCGGCTGGTACCTCTTCTCGGATTGGTCGTAAGTCCGTGTCCGACTTCGACTACTCCAAGCTCACGGACCTCGATCGAAGGTTCATCCTCGCGAGCGTGCAGGCTTCGGCGCTTCGAAGCGCTGTTGGACTGGCCCTTCTCGCTGAGGGTCTTGAACCCACTGAGGAGTCTGTCGTGTATGTGGCAAAGCGGATGGTGGAGGTGGATGGTCGCTCACTGCGTGACGAGGTGTACGCCCTGAAGTCCCAGGCACAACGGATCACCAGTCAGGCTACTGACGTGGCCTTCCAGCCCAAGTCCAAGTGCCCCCGATGTGGGTCCACGAACATCGTGGATGTCAGTATGGGTTACACCTTCGATTGTGCGGGTTGCGGGCACAGTTGGCCAATCGTGTAATGGACTGTGTTCCCGAACGTTACACAGGTGAGAAATCTACGATGACCAACAAGGGCCGATGGTACGAGAAGTTCAGTGTCGGGGACCATGTCTCTGTTCGGACCTATCTGAACGGCAAGGAACAGTGGGCTGAAGGCACCGTCACCCAGATTCCCGCCCGAGTGACCTGGGATCCCAAACGCATTCGGGGGGAGTTCGTGGTCAAGAGCCTTGGCTCTGAGATCCGGGTGATTCGGGCAGGGGGTGTTCGCCCTGCCCCGCAGGATCCCCGCCTCGCTGTCGTTCTGCGTGTCTGTTGCAGTCTTAGGGAACACGGCTCCGAGAGCCACACGCAAGACTGCCACTTTCGGGTGGCGGAGACTCCCGGATGGCCACCCAACTACTTCCACGGAACGCCAAACTGCTGACCCCCCATGCCTACCGAACCCACCAATTCAGTCCCAGTGTACGACACGCTCCGATACGTGGACGTCGGAATGAAGGTGCTTGCACCCTATGATGAGAGGCACCGCATCCGCTGTGTGGTGACTGTCGCGGCGGGGTACCACGCTCGTGTCTGCAATCCGAAGTACGAGTTCGAGAAGTGGTTTCACATCGATGACCTTCGCATTGAGCCAGTGGATGAAACCCTTCAGGCACATGGGGCACCACGTTGATCCGCCTGCATGAATCACAACGTCGATACGCCGAGAGTGAGTGCAGTGCATGCCTCGCCGACGGGCGCCCTGCGTGGCACCCTGGAGTCGTCGAAATAGACGTGGATAGCGAGGGGAAAGTGCCGAAATTCTGCCCCGGGTGTCTGCGCGCAGCACTCGCCGTATCAGAGGCCAGATTCAACCCATCGGCATTCCCACGCACGGGTATGTCTTTCCTGGAAGGGTTGGGTTTTGGGGAGCTGATCGATTGGCTCAATCAGGCTTTGAGAGGTGTTGAACCGCTACCCGTAGTTAGCGAGGAGACCCCGGAAGAGTCCATCTTGAGATTTCTCCCCATGCTCAAGCCTAGGACACAACAAGACGTCAAGGAGGCGTGTCTTCTGCTTGTCCACCGATTTGCATACAGGACTGGCGGTACATGCACTGAGGACGATAGTGTGGCCTCGATGCTCCGCCTTGGTCAGAGGCTTCTATTGCCTAATCCATTTGCGGAACGCTTGTATGACATCGTACAAAACAAGGCGTTCTTCGCTACGCTTCCGGTTGCACAACAGAAGGTCGTGGTGTGTACGCTCTTTGATACCTGTACACCCCTGCCTGCATCCTTCTGGGTAGAACTTGCAAGTCGAGATATCCACTCCTTCGGGGTCATAGCATTCTCGGGTCTGCTGCGTGTGGATGTGGGTGAGGCACTGAAGCTACTGTCTTTGATCCCTAACGATGAGGCTGTGGTGGATCAGATTTACGTAGTGTTGGATGCTGAGCCCTCTACTACAGAGAGCATCACGCGTAAGGTGGATCTCTGGTCGATGATAGGTGGTGACACACGTGGCTGATCAAAGAGATGGTGGCATTGCTTGGACCGAGGAAACTTGGAATCCAACACGTGGATGTAGCCGTGTGAGTTCCGGTTGTAAGCACTGCTATGCTGAGATCGTAGCAGCACGGTTCTCGGGTCCAGGCCAGCCCTACGAAGGCCTTGTTCGCCTGAGCCCAGAGGGCAAAGGGTTGCCTCAGTGGAATGGCGTGATGCGCCCCGTACCCGACCACCTGGAAGATCCTTTGCGCTGGACTCGCCCACGTCGAGTGTTCGTGAACTCAATGAGCGATCTCTTCCATGAGGCACTCACATTCCCCCAGATTGCCGCAATCTTCGGTGTAATGGCGGCCTCATCACGCCACACATTTCAGATCTTGACGAAGCGCCCAGAACGAGCTGCTGACTTCTTCGCTTGGGCGGAGAGTCGTGGCGAAGATGGCCGGAGCATGTTCCCCAACGATGATGCAGGGTGGCGAATCCGCCAGTGCATGCACGTCGAAGCCCGGCGGGCAGGGGCAGATCTCAATGCCAAGGACAGGCAGAACCATGGGGGTCCGTGGCCTTTGCCCAACGTGTGGATTGGCACTAGCGTTGAAAACCAGGAGACGGCTGACGAGCGGATCCCTCATTTGAAGCGGGTCCCGGCCGTTGTGCGCTTCGTCTCCTACGAGCCTGCGATTGGCCCTGTCGATTTCTACCCACTATTGGAAGCGGGCATCGACTGGGTCATTATTGGAGGGGAGAGCGGGAAGGACGCGAGGCCATTTGACATGTGGTGGGCTAACACCACCGTGGATGCGTGTCGTGCCTTTGGAGTTGCGTGTTTCGTGAAGCAGATGGGGTCGCAGACGGTGACTCCCGTCGAAGATCCTGAGGCCAGCAACTACGGTGAGCGGCTGCCCATCAAGTTTTCCCACTACAAGGGAGGTCACATGGAAGAGTGGCCGTTGCACCTCAGGATCCGTGAGTTTCCTATGGTGATGCAGTGATTGTCGTGAAGGTAGAGATGTGGCCCGGTGGGGTTGAAGAGAGGTCACGGGAGCTGGTACGGATGTACATAGCCAACGAGGGCACGTCTGGTAATCCGAAGCGTGGGAACTATCTCGCTGCCGTGATGAGACGTGGTGAGGTAAGGGCTCCGTGGAAGCACGGATACAAACGGAATGAAACGGCGAATCCTATCCGTACAGGTCACGTCAAGGGGCACCCACGTTTGTCTCAACACGTCCTACATCTCATCCGGAAGTGCATCGAGGCATGTTTTGAGGGCAAGCCTCAAGAGACAGAAGACAACTCAAGTGCGTAAGTGAGATTTGAACCGGACTCATTAGGGTCTTGGAAGAGAGGAAACCGACATGACAATGATCAAGCGTGGGCAGGCCGTTAAGGCCACAGTTTTGCACAATGCGTCCGTGAAGCCACAGGTTGCACAACTGGTTCGAAAGGAGAGGGCCAAGAGGGGAATTTCCCAATCGACACTCGCCAAGCTTCTGGGAATCAAGAACGCTGGTGCACAGAACACGTTGTCTGTGTGGGAGAGGGGACTTTACAACCTGTTCTTCAGTTCGCTCCAGAAGGCCATTCTTGCCAAGTTCTTAGGCATGGGCCTGACAGAACTCAACAAGCTTCTTCAGCAGGACACAGCGTTCTTCGCCAATCGGAAGACTGGCGGGAAGAGCAAGAGGACCAATGGCAAGTCGAAGTCGGTACCTACCCCACGTCGATCCCGCACCACTTCCCCTAAGAGTGCCGCGAAGGCCTCCGTGACTCAGATCAAGCCTGCTTCTGGGACCAGGATCGATTTGGCGCCAGGTACGTCACTGCCAATCACGACCTCCAAGGTATCCGTGGACGCTAACAGTCTGCCGAAGCCAAGCTTTGGCCTAGAGACTCCGGACAAGAAGGTGGACAAGAAGGTTGACTCCAAGATCAAGAGGGCAGAGTCTAGCAGGCGCGCAATCAGCCCCGTGCGCTTGTTGGGGGCTCTCGTACGGAATGAGCCAACCCTGGTGACAGCGGATCCAGAGGCCATTTTCCGTGTCGTGCATCGTCTTCGGATGGTAATGCAGATCATGGGATTCCCGTCCTCGGAAATCGACCGGATTCTCCGGCGTTGAAAGACGCGCACCCCATGCCCCTCGCCGCTGCGAAGATCAACCAGATCCTCGACTACTACGAACGTAAACTGAGAGATCTGTACGCAGAGCTGGACCCCAACACACGACCACCGGGCTACATTGCACTCAGTGCAAAGCGTCATACGGGGGAGTGCAAGAAGACCTCCGAGGAGCACGAGCACATGCTCTATTGCATTGTGACTCTTCGGGAGATGTTGGGGTCCACCGAAGATAATCGCGAAAAGGTGATGCGTTGGCTTGGGTTCCTTCAAGGAGCCTTCTGGGCAGACGGTGTGTTTTGTGTGACTGACCTCATGTTTCACAACACCATGCCCGTGAGTGTACCACAGCCCAAAGCTGCAAGTCGACCCAAGAGGAAGGCCTCTGTCCCGGCCACTTCTGCCAAACCACCTGGTCGAAAGACATTCAAGAACATCGGATTCGACCACCTGGGGGACATGCCCTCCGGAGTTTTCGTAACGTTTACGAGTATCAACCAGAGGGAAGAGGACGCCTTGCCAGTGTTCACCGTCTGTGGTGCGTACCGTACGGATGAGACAGGTCTCGTGAAGCGGCGTATCGTGTGCGTGCGCCAGGCGGCTTTTGGATCCGCGAGGGCCGATGCTTGGGTTCCAGTCACTGACAAACTCAACCTGTGTGAACAGATTGAGTAGGGATAAGGAACGTGGACCCAGAAGCTTCGGTCTGCCAATATCGATCGACACGCACTAGAAATCCTGGGCCTCAATATAAGTCGGACCAATGAACAAACGCATCCGTAAGAAGAAGCATCTGGGTGAGTTTCGGCAGCTCGGTTTCCATGTGGCAGCACGGTACCTTGCATCGGTGTCGGAAGAGCAGCTGGACAAGCTTGACGAGAGTTTGATCCTCTTCGTCGAGTCACGTGACTTGACCATCGGAGGTGGGGTAGGGGTGGAGCCTTCCGCTTTCATTACGCGGGCCTGGTGCCGCAAGAACAGCTGCCACAAACACCCCCTTGGTGCAAAGCGTAATGCTCAAGTAACCGATGTGGACAGAGAAGCAATTGAGCTATGGTTCAAGGCTCAGGGTGCTATAGATTCTAAGGCAGGTCCGCTCATCGACGCGAACTACAGCTCGGAAGCTGAATCGGACGCAGCCATGCCAACGCTATGAATCAGGAGCAAAGATGGCTCGTGTAATCCCGACTCCCTATGCCCGTTACACCCACTCTTGTGGGGCTACCGTCGAGTTTGATCTTGCGGATCTCAGTCACGACCATCCGGGAGATCCGGCCTATGTCGTGTGCCCCGCTTGCGGTGGACGCGTCATCTCAAAGCTCCTACGGTGGCGTAAGCCAAAGCCCGGTGAGTTGAAGTGAGGACACACTGAGATGCCAATCCACAAGATCATCGTTCAAGAGACCATCCTCTTCGAGCTTGAGGTAGAGGCTCCGGACGAGGGGGTCGCACTCTGCTTGGTGGATGAGGGAAAGAGATTCCCAATCGTCCACAAGCGGGTGATCCGCCACGAGACGATATGCAAGTTCCCCCCTGCGTCCTTTGCGGAGTCCGTGCAAGAGGCGAAAGAGGAGCTTGTACGCAGGGACAGAATCGTCGAAGCTTATGACGTAGTCACCACCCCTCAGGAAGAGATTGGGCCATCATGAGTGAACCACGTCGCCACAGGGAACCTATAGATTGGATCGAGGTAGTCTGTTTCGTCTTTTTCATCGGATTCTCTGTCTCCATTATGAGAGATTGTTGGCGAACCAGCAGTTACATTGAGCTGTGTGCTGACGCTTGTGAGAATACTGGGGTACAGAGTGCCACCGCACAGCGTTGTGAGTGTCTTCCCCGACGCGGACAGACGCCCGCACACCCATGACTGAGTACGACCCACAGACCTGCATCACTGCCGGTGAGCTTCGAGCAAGCGGGATCAAAATCCCTCAGGACATCCCAGATTGTGGGTGGGTACCCCGGTGGGCCTTAGTCCCGATTCCCGGATCCGCCGTTGTAACTGAGAGGGAAAAGGGCTGCCCCCTCAGTGTCAGGTTCTCCCTCACGACCACGGTCCCATTCCAGTGGATTACGATGTCATGCACCGTGCCGTAGGTTACCTGTGCACCTTCTCCACTTTGGATGACCTTCCAAAGAGGTCTCACAAGGATCGTTTGGCTGTGCTCAAGGCACTCAGCAAGGTTCGCAAGTTCTCGATCTTCGAGGCCACTTCAACAAAGGCTCTTGCCAAAACATTGGCACAACTTGGGTTCGACGGTCTTTACAAGACCGTCGGTGGGGAGTACCCTTGGATCGAAATCGAAATCACAGAGGCCGGACAACGTTTGATTGCGGAGTCCGAACCCGGAAACTAGGTCGAACACATGAGCGATGAACGAGTCAACTATCCTGCCCACTACAACATGGGTGGATCCAAGGGTGAGGATGGGACCGCCCAGTACGAGACGATCAAAGTGATTGAGGACTGGGGCTTGGGGTTCAAGCTGGGTAATGCCCTCAAGTACATCTTGCGGGCTCCTCACAAGGGCACTGAGCTGCAAGATCTTTCGAAAGCGCGGTGGTACCTTGACCGGCACGCCCGTTGTGGGAAGAGTGGGCCCAACGAGCCAGAGCGCACGATGCTCCCACCTGTGGTAGCCGATGCTTGGAACCTTCCGATTGGACTTGCCAACGTGATTCGAAGCATTCACTTCTTCGACTCACGCGAAGCGCTTGTGTTTCTCGACGAGTACATATCCGCTCGGAGCCAGCGCTAATGACCCCGGTGGATATCAGGCAACTCCTGACTGTCGGAGACGTCTTCCTGGTTCAGGGGGACGAGTGGATCATCACAGAACGGTCCGGAAACGATCTCCGTGCGGTGCTCTACGCCTCTTTACCTGGGACTGCAAACCCCGGGGAGACGCCAGAAGCGTATCGCCTACGAGAGGCACTCGAAGACGCATCCCGCCGGGTTAAGGCCAGTCCCTCGTGGCTCAAGTCCATCTATGATCAGAACCGAGCTATTGTGGCGCAGATTCGCGCAGAGAACGCACCTGTCAACCCCTCTGGCCGTGAATCTTCCCATCATCACCCACGTACAGGTTGAACTTTCCGAAGCGCTCAGAGGCGGCCTGCAACTCACGTGAGTGGCCGTCCCAGTAGTCATCGGAGAATCCAGCACCGTGGCCGTTGCGTGACAGCCAGAAATTCTGTCCCGCCTTCGTCTCATCTTTGTTGGTGTACTCGAAGTTGCCGTGCTGGAACTGTTGAAATCTATCGCAGTCCCGTATCATCTGGCGCTGGGTATCTAAGTCAATGTCCCGGATTCCGTACTTAGAGTCCATGGGCCTCCCCTCGTCGTCAGTAGAGGACCACAGAGCCGTCTCGAAGTACTCCTTCGTGAATGGGTCCATCGTACCAGCCATTTTGGTGGACTCCCTGAAGATTCGAGGTCTTCGCTTCTTCGCTTCTTTGGTAGCCTCTTCCAGCGTATGGAAGTCGCCAAGATGTTGTTCCCCACCCTCAACGATTGCAGTGACATGGTATGGTTGGACCCCCTTGAATAGGTAAATCAGCCACCCATTAACCCCATCTACAAGCTCAGGTTCAGAATATCTCCCAGTCGGAGCCGCTGTCTTCTCAAGCAGGGGCAACAGGTGTGGGCGCAGCTCGGGCTTCTGGTGGGCGAGTCGGATGATCCGAGACCTGAGTGTCATGGTAACCTAGCTTGTCTATACAATCGGAAGTGACAGGAGCACGCGTCCCCATGTCTAACCTTCGCAGCAGCCTCATCCGCCTTGCTCACGCCCAGCCGGAGCTTCGGGCGGACCTGATCCCCCTACTCAAAGCAGCGGGTGACACCGGCAATCTTGACACATGGGTGAAGACTTATGAGGAGCAACTCCTAAAGGCGGTGCGCGAACACCCCGAGGAGTACGCCTACGGGGAGGATAAAGTACCCTCTGTAGCCGCAAAGATGGCCGTAGCCTTTGAAAAAGGAACCTTCAACCACGACGGCAGGGCAATCAAAGCCACCTGTCGTGCTCTCGGAATCAAGCACACCCGAACGGCAATCAAAGCCTACATCAGTGGCTCAGACAAGACGGCTGGTTGCGAGAAGCTCCCAGAGGGAGGGATGCGCGACAATTGTGAGAAGAAGGTCGAAGAGGGCAAGGACAAGCCTGAGAAGAAGGCTACTGGCACTGTCATCGTCAACAAGGTAGTCAAGATCCATGTCCAACTCACTAAGACAAATGAGATCATTGATCCAGAGTCATTTGAGAGTCCAGAGGACGAGGATACTGGTACCCGATACTTCGAAGTCATTGGAAACATGTTCCTGGACTTTGGCGGACCTTCTACCAATGAGAAGATCCGATTCACAGCTCAGGTAAACTACTTCGGTGGGTCTACCGCAGATTTCTCAGTAGCTGGCTTTGAGACCATGAAATCAGTAACAGGAAGTGGTGCGGACCCCCTCCTTGGGATACTGCGCAATGCTCTTGAAGAGGCTCTCTACAAGAGCGGTCGGTCCCTCTTGTTGTCCTGAGCACGCCACTTCTTGTGGTGTGATTGCAAGGGTCTCTTGTCTTTGGGTAGCAGCGGGTACTGAGTGCCTGCCGACCAGAATCCACGTCCTGTGAACCTCTCGATGCAGAGCAACAGCTCTTCGGGGTTCGCGTGTGGGTCCATCATGTCCAGATCGTCAATGTCTGGCTCATCGTAGTTGATAACCTGTGTAAGGGCTTGCTCCGATGCGGGGTCAACTAGGGCAATTCCACGAAGAACAACAATGGGGGCCCGTTGCAGGACAATCATTGTTAGAAGCCAGGCTCAGTCATCTCGGGCTGGGGTTGGTCGGGACTTAGACCCAGCATCTGATTTGCCTTGTGGAGAGCACGTTCGCTTTTCAGAAGATTCCGAAGGTGACTGGTTGCATCCTCCCTGGAGGATGCCAGCTGGTTTTTGAGTGTGGCAATCTCCGCTTCTGCACTCTCGGCCTGATCCAGAGCCGCTTCGAGTTGTGCCTCAAGCGAGGGCTCTGAATTGTCTGTCTCCGGCTTGCGGACAATTCTAGACTCTCGGCTGGGGATTTCCGTAACCCGAAGCATCACCCGAGACTCAATCATGATGGCAGTCGGGCTGATCCCACCACGATCTACAACGTGGACAGTGCGGCGCAACGCCTCCAGGTCAACGTCGTCTGCAATCTGATATACAACCGGGTTCCTCAGGTTCAGACTCTTTGCGACAACACCTCTCGGCAAATCCATAGCTCGTACAATATCACCGATCTTCATTGTCTCCCACCTTTCGTTCCAGGGGCCCCAAGAGCCTCAAGGAATCTGTTTAGCCCACAGTGCACGTATCTCTGCAATGAGTCGTGGGATGTCCGTACGGGCACCCGCGATGAACTGGGCATTGTCCGCGTCAAAGTCAAACGCCACACCGACTTCGCTGATACGACCCTCACCGATGTTACCCAGGAAGTCCGAGTTGTCAGGGGTCGGACGCGAGCCCCAGATCACCACGTCATCTGGCTGCTCAACGTCAGCACGCCACGGCCCCAGAGTAGCCTTGTTGACTCGGGCCTCGATTGCCAAAAGCTCCTCTTCCGTGATGGTTGAGTCGGGGGCTGACGTGAAAGACCCTCCCTGTTGGAGGAACAGGAGGACGGCCGCAGCATGGATCCTCTCACCTTCTCGAACATCTCGTGATTGGGTTGCACGCTCGCGAGCGATGGTCAAAGGCCCCCACGCACTCTTTTTGTAACCAGGTAGGTCAACGGCCTTCGACCACAGACCGTGGAATGTCAGCCACCCCTCGTCAATCTCAGTCTCGTCACTCATGGCGCTGTCCCCCGGAATCGGAATCCATCCCAGCCAGGAATCCAGCTCGGGCCAAAAGGGATTCTGAGGCGACCGCTGCTGCATGACCCACTCGTGCAGGGGGCTCCCAGTCGCCTGGCGTGGCGCTCAGGGCCGTGAGAAACACTTTCTGCCACCACTCGTCCCGCTCACGCAGGAACGGTCTAGCGGCCTCCTTGGCGCTCTGGGTGAGTTGTTCGGCAATGAGTACCCTCCGGTCACAGTCCGCAATCCGGGATTGTGCTTCCCGGATGTAGATCTCAGCCTTGGCTTTGACTTCTCGAACTTCAGCCTCAGCCTTGCCGACAGCTTCGAGAGATTTGCGCTCGGCGTCTTCCGCCCTGGCGATGGCCTCCCTAGCTGACAGCTCGGCTGTCTCGGTACGAGCCTGCAAGTCCTTGAATGTCGACATGCCTGACTTACGCTTTATCCAATGGTGTCAATCACACCGGGACCAGTCATGGCCCGCACGAAGCGCTCCGCCATCTTCCACCCACGTTCTGTGGGTTCGAAGCGGGCGATCGGGGACTTGTACTTCTTCCCGCTCTCGAAGAAATGGGGATCAACCAGCTTCTGCTTGAGTAGTTTCTTCAAGGTCAATCCCTCGAACACGAGAAGCTTGGCTCCTTCGTAATTGGTGCAGTCCGGATACTTCAATCCCACAATGAGGAACTTGCCGTGCTCCGAGGCCCTTAGCACCTTCCAGTTCTTAGGATCCGGGTTTCCGCCCGTGCGTGTGGGGGTTTCTACGCAGGTGTTGATGAAGGCTCTGCCGCCCTTCAACCCACCGATCTTGGTGTTGCTTGTTTCAGCAGGGATGCTGCTATTTGACATGATCATTCCACCAAGTCCCATACACACCTCCCACTGGGTTCAGTTTACGTCCACGAAATCTAGGGCACACACACAATCGAATCCACTCTGGCTACCATCCGCAAGGAAGTGCCCTCGCAATTCGACTACAGAGGTATTTGGGCGTGTTTGATTTGCACCCCTACAGTAGCCCTCGCAAGTGGACTGTTGAAGGGTCCCTTTGACCACCGCATTGGGCTGAGCCTCCGGAGGTGGATCAAAGTGAGAGAAGGCATTTAGGACAAAGGAGAAGAGCACTGCTACCGTAACCACAACCACCAGGGTCACAATCGCCCAACCCAAGATTTTGAGTGCTTGCATAGGCTTCACTTGGAGGCTCCATGTTGTGCGGTTACCATGGCACACAAGGTGTGAAAGTACTCAATAGGAAACTCCTGTTTCATTTTGTTGATATCCTTGTGTACCCACTGCACGTTCCCCTCAATGTACCCTAATTTGCTGTTTATCCGGTCAACGGAAGCATCGTTTTTATTCCTTGTGCGGAGGCTGAATGGAATTGGCATTCCAGTGAGCACACACCGTCCCTTTTGTGCTTCGTACAGAGACCACAGATACTCTATGGTGACTTCGAATGGTATGGCCCTCACCTGCGCCCCTCTTCGGATACGACCAAAGAATGTCGTTGATAATAGTCCCACACCTGACCATGCACCTCGTGGTGCGCAACCACAGTTGTTTGTCTTGTTGATGGACAACAAATCTGGGCGCACCCTTACCTCATTACCACAGGAACATTGACAGATGGCTTTGTACTTCGCGTCTGTTGTGAATCCCATAACAGTCAGTTTGTCGAACACATCACCTACGGACACGGAGCGTAGGCCATCCCAACGCTTACGGGTGTTGTTAGAGAGCAGACTCCGAATCTCCGGCCTGGACTTTAACGCTTTACACAGCGGGTTGAGTTCCCCATTGAAGTCAGCGTGATTCTCAGACATCCGGATCTTGGCCTCATCTGTATGTTTTCTCCCGAAAAATGGATTTCTCTCTCCGGAACTCGCCTCGGACAACTCCTTGCGCCTCTCATTTGAGACCTTGTGCCCCTTACTCCACAGCCCGCATCCGGATTGCTTACACGTTAAGGATGCGGCCATCTTGGTGGACTCAGATACAAGAGGCATACCCGGGAAGCGCACACGAAACGTTGGGACATCCAAATCGTGCTTACGTATGTGGCTCATCAGTGACTTGAAATCACTTTTACATATAGGACATGTGATCATACCCTACGAAGGTATAGGGGGATCAACCGGTCTTCATTTGGAGACTTGAGAGGCCCAGAACATCTCTTGGGCCTCTACACACAGGTCATTGAGCTTCCCTATATCGGGGGTCTTTCGAAGAGTGGATTCGGTGTAGAGTACCTGCATTGCGGCATCTTCTCGTTCAGCCCATGAGATCAGGTCGTCGTACTTCATCTCGCCTCGTCGGATAGCGAGCAGCTCGGCTGCGTCTGGGCGTTTCACGATCACACCCTTACCCTCTAGGATCTCCCGACACATTTTCAGGAGACGGACTAGGTGTAATCCGTGCTTCCCGTCAAATCCAAAGGCCCGCTCCATCTCGGAACGCTTTGGATTACGATTGGCTTTCCAGTTCTCGTGCTGATTCCACCGATCAAGTGCAGCCTTGTACTGCTTTTCCTTTTGGACAAGTTCCATGACATTGGGGGAAACTTCGATGTCTTCAATGACCATCTTGTCAAAGGCCCCCATCATGTCACTCGTGATCTTCATTGTGGCACTGAGTCCGAACTCCTCTCGGGTTGGTCTGTGGGTTGGTGGATTGAGAACATATCCCCTATGCGTACGAATCCTTTTGAGTTGAGCCATCGCGTATCCGCTAAATGTGTGGCGTGCCTTCTTCGAGATGAAGAGATCCCGGTTGTCTCGGAGGAGCTTGCCCGCTGGGTGCAGCATACGGATATCGGACTCGTCTACGAACAGAGTCTCGATGATGTTCGGATTGCAGTCCGCAGCAAGGTTGCAGAACTTGCGGATGTCGTAGACAACCGAGTCGAGATCTGGATGGCCGTTCTTGGGGTTTCGTTCACACTGCTCGAACGTATACGCGAAGCCCTGGACGTGGCTACGAGGGGCGACGGCAAAACCACGGACGTCTACATCTGACTCGGGCGTAGAGGTGCCGTAGGCGTGCGAGCCATAGGTGACTAGGTAAACGGTGTGTTCGTCAATGTCGAAGTTCACTTGGGCTCGTTTTCGTAGGTCGTGGGCTTCCAGATCGCTTGCTCATATCCCTTACGCGCTTGGGAGAGGGTATGAAGATGTTCGAAGACCCCTGGGGTGTTGTGTCTGCTTGCCTTGAGGCCGATTTCAACGATTGCTTTTTCAGCCGCAGCGTTGAGGTCGTCTGCCGCCTTGAGGGAGTCTTCCATCCTCTTGCGTGTGGCAACAAGAAGCTGGATCTGATCCGCGCAGTCCCGAATCAGTTCGTCCTTCTGTCTCACCAGGGCCTCACTCTTGAGGAGTAGGAGGTTTGCGTCCTTGAGGCGGTCAAGCTTGGCGAAGACCTCCCCAATGGCAGCCTCCATCTTGGAGATCGGACCACCAGGGTCAGCGTTCAGATCGAAGCGCGACGCTTGGATCAGGTCGGAGAGTTCCTCTTGAGATACCATCACACAACCTCGTGCTTCGCGTCGAGCGCATCGAGGTCGCCGCCAAGGGCACGGTAGGCCGAACGCATGTGTCCAATGATGATCTGGTCATCGGATGCCATCACCTGAATCAGAGCCGTGTACAGGTGGTTACGGGCATCCACCTGTACCGTCTCCAGACGCTTCATCTCCCCGATCACTTCGACGAGAACATCCTCGTCAGGGTGGTAACCCTCCGTCAACGTGCACAGTTCGGCTTTGCGGGTGTGGGTCATGGGAGTCATGTTGGTTCCTCGTCTAGGTAACGGATAGTCCCTACCCCATTACACGATTCGTCGAGCACAGGGAGGCCGGTGACTACGATCGTCGGTCTTTTCTCCGCAGTCGGAACACAGGTCATCCGCCGTTCGGAGCTGGAACGTGTGATGAAAGGCCCCACAGTAGTCGCACTTCTCTGTTTCCCAGTCGCTGTTCATATCCCGCATCCGATGGTTACCCTCACGCAGGGACGTTCCTTGCTGGTCCGTTCGAGTGAGGCGCTCCTCAGCGTCCCCAAAGAACCGAATCAGATTTGCCATTGCTTCACGGGTCAGTTCTGGAGTTGTGTATTTGTCCACACCTCCGGACCACTCTCGATAGCGAGGACCATCCGGCGTGTTCTTTCGTTCAATCCATCGAGCCATTGGAAAGTCCTTGGGTGCGGAGAACCCTGAATGTAGTGGTGTCGGTCTCGTTGATCCTTACCACTATGATTTGTATCGTATCCCCTACGCGAATATGAGTGCCTGGGGGGTCTGTGTCTTCAGACTTTACGGAGTAGCTCTTATGGTTGCGACCAAAGCGGTCCAACCAAGGGCCGATGACACTTATGAGAAAGACAGAGTTCGAAGGACTCTCTGTTGGAGCTGATGCGAACGGGAATGGATCTGAAGGGTCATCTCCGTAATCCAGAAATGTGTCAGATACAATGCCCTCAGAGATCAAACCGTTGTGAGCGGACTTGACCCCAAACCGTGCACAGTGATCGATACATCGGACCCACTCAGACTCATCCACTCCAGGTGGCACATGAGAACGCAACACAGCTAGTGATTGCTGATGTGATCCTATCGCTTTCCTCTCTTCTGCGATGGAGTGGAAATGCCACCAGAATCCAACCACACCAATTATTGCGAGAGCAACAAGGGTGACGGAGATGACCTTCGTCCACCAGACTACTCCGGTCAACTTCTGGCTCCACCAGATCCGACGTTCCCTTTTGAGTTCCCTCTCCCGCTTCTTTGTCAGCCCATTGGCGCGCTCCTCTGCCTCTCGAAGTTGTTGTTCAAGAACTTCGTTCTTGGCTTGCAGGTGGTCCTGCTGGTTCCGGAAGCTCATGTTGGTGTACCAGTCGGGAGGTCTAGAATCTTCTCGCAGAAGTCACACTGATGTGACCCCTTCTCTCGAACATCATCCCGAAGAACAAGCTCGTGCATCAAGGCTAGCTTCGACCCCTCAAGGACATCCTGGCGGCTATCTCCGATTGCCGATAGGATGAGCTTCCCATGCAAGTAGGTCTCGCATTTCCACCGACCTAATCCGAATGACTCGTCCCCAAGATCCCCATCATCTCGGGCAACGATCAGACGGGAGTCCGCAAGAATCAGGTTCTCGTAGACCTGCCTCATACCCCACCTTCTGTCGCACCACCGTGCTGTGGACAAGCCACCTCTCGGACTACAAGGTGGCAGGTGCATCCTTCAAGGTAGTCACCATTCTCAGGTCGGGACACGTTGCACAAGGCATCCCACGCAGCCAGTAGCCCACGCTCGATTCCAGACAGCCGATCCCCGGCCTCTTCCCAAGTCACAGAATAGACTTGGAGCTTGGCCCAAAGACCCGGCGCGTACTCCCCCGTGATGTCAAATTCCACAGTCGTGTAATCTACATCCACAGTCGGAATCCGAGTCTCACTCACGGTCGCGTGGACGGAAAGTTTGTTGTTCAGTATGCAAACAGGGTTCCCGCACTCATCACGAGATTCACCCTCATCTGCACGGCGGACTCTCTTCCAGAAGGTACGCTCATGTTCATTCTTCCAGCCCCTGTTCGCAAACATGGCCTCAATCTCTTCGTACTTCATTTCGACACCTCACTCGGTGGGATAACGGAGAGGGTGCTTTGGTGAAGCATCACCACCTCTTCGACGGAGCACTTCTCACACCGGACTGTCCGAAGGCCAGGACAGGCCAGGTCTGGCTGAACCCAGAATCTAACGTCCTGCGGGGGGCTCGTAGGGGAAGCCGCTCTCACATGACGAACGGTCCCGTCAAACACAAAACGAGTCCCCCCGAATTTCAGTTGTGCACCCGAGAGGGCACTTAGGGGGTCGTTAATCTGAATGACGGTTACCCGGACTCGGGTGCCTTTGGTCACGTAGGTCATGTGGTCTTTCGGTGACGGCGATAGAACTCCAGGAGGGTCCACAGCCCGTCATCATGGAGAATGCCACCAAGCTGGAGCATCTCCTCTCGTGCCCTGGAGTCGCCCATACCACCGGCAAATCGGCGGGTCGCATCGTCGTACCCCTGGACGATCACCTCCAATTCGGCGAGCTTCACTAGATGTTCAGCCTCCAGCACCTTCTCGCGTGCCAGGCGCTCTATTTCTTCTCGTGCGGCCCGTGCCTTTGTCATTGCCATGGTAGATCTCCTACCTGTGTAACGGGGTGGGCTAGGGGGATTTACACGATTGTCGGATAGCGGTGACGGACCAATATAGGACTATGACGGAGAACGCCAGAATCACCCCGGCAATCCAATCGAGGCCATTGTATCTATCGAACCAGTCTATCACTCGTCGTCTTCCTCATCCCCATAGGAGCCCGGCGCACAGCACTCTTTGTCTGGTTCGCATTGGGCCTTTACGCATTCATCACAGAAATCCCCAGGTTCTCCGATTGTCGTCTCGAAACAATCTCGGCACCCACAGTGAATATATCCCGTCATCGGTAGGCACTCAGCCAGCTGGCAATCTCGGAGATGGTCTTGCCCGTCAAGTCAGCGGTGTGGTCCTCGAAGGTTGAGGTGTTTGTTGCCCCACCCTCGACCGTGCACCCGTCTGAGTCGAACACGATCTCAATGGCCCATGGCCCGTTGTCCCATTCCGCCTGGACACCTCCAGTCGGCGTTGGGAAGATGCCTGGGGCACCGATGTCCGGGTGTGCAGCGAGTAGGGCGAAGAGCACCTCACGCGAGCGACTGAGTGCGGCACCGGAAGGTGCATCTCCATAGCCATCAAGCCAGCCTGGCTTCAGGAGGTCATAGCCATCATTAAGCCAGCCTGGCTTCAGGTCTCCCAGTTCCTTGATGCGTGCCTCCAATGCTTGTAGGGTCAGGGTCATCGGTAGATCGGCCGTGTGCTAGGTTGTACATCCTCAGGGGACACCGTTGGGGCGAATCCACGAAGACGCAGGCCACCAGTCTTCGTGACGCTCTCGACGACGTACGCTTCGTTCGGGTGCATGTACACTGAGGCTTTTCCCATGAAGAATCCGACCCGCCTCTTCTTGGCCTTGTGCTCGTCACGGTCAATCGCTGCTTGACGCTTCACGTCGGCAAGTCGGCACTCCACTTTGTCTCCAGGACGAAAATCGGTTTGGGTCATTCTGGGCTCCCATCTTCACTGACGTACACGTCCGTCCGGACCGTTAGATCAGCACCCACAGGGAATTTTGAGGCCCTGACCCCGGCCACAACCGGAGACCTCGCGCCGAGTGACGACACCCAATAGTGATTTCCGTCCCACATCTCACAGATGTACTGCTTGCCGAGCCACAGCCCGATCCCAGCGGCGATCATTTCATCGGTCACTTCGGCACCAGGAACATTGGATCGGTGATCCCCCGGGTCTGCTCATTGAAGGTGCTCTGCTGGGAGTCGAACCGAGCCATGAGGGAGGTATGTACCCCACTCACCATCATCTTCTGGTGCCAGTCCGGGGGGTAGTCGTAGCCACGCCGGAGCTTGATGGCATCGCAGGTCGCTCGGAACTGTGCGTAGTTCTCGCAGGCGGTGAGTGCCTGGAACTCCTCGGGGGTCATGTTCGTTTCACGGGGGAGCGGACCACCGAGATTCTTTGCAATCTCTGGCGCTGCAATGTACCGGAGGTCTCGGAAGTTCTGCGTATCTTGGGGGGTGTGCATGGGTCTTTCCTAACTACGGGCGGAGCGTGAAGGCGTTGACAGAGAAGATCTTGGTGGGCTTCTTCACAGCCCAGATCTCCACGCGAGAAGGGCCGCAGCACTCACAGTCAGTGACCACCTTGTGTCGGAATTCATCCCCAAGAACATTGGAGAGGTTCCAGAGATTCTCAACACGAGCCAGTCTGGCGCTCAGCATGAAGGGGAACTCCGCCTTGCGGAAGGCTCGGAACACACGACGCTTTTCATACTTTCCCATTGGTTCCTCCTAGATGTCCCGACTGAGCGTGTGACGGTTTTCTTCTTCGTCGAGGGCTCGATCGACGCTGGCGTACATGAGTTCCTGAGACGAGTAGGCTTCTGAGCCGTAGCGGGGGGCCGTTTCCGCCCAGTGGCCTGAGTTCCTCGGATCCGTGCCCGCAGCCTTGATGTTGGAGAACAGGCGGGCCATGCGTGGAGGCAAGGCGTAGCCCTTGCGCACCTCCCGGTAGAAGTGGTTCCACCGGCGGCCATCCGGGCTCTCGGCAACGATGTAGTGGAGAAGGGAGAATTCGTCCTCACCAAATTCAGTCAGGCCGACCTTGACCAAGTCGTTGCGGGCGAAGTACACGAACTTCATGACGTGATCTCCTCGGGGGTGCGGTCGATGATCTTGGCAGCCATGTAGGCGAGCCAGATCGCTTCGGGGGTGGCAGACGTGGAGAAGTGCTCCGCAATCTCTGGGCCCGTAAGACCCTGGCAGACCGCCGCGCGTACGCGGTTGATGAGCTTCTCTGTGTCGTTCGTGGTGTCCATCTCACCTATGTGACGGGTGGGTAGAGGAACATTACACGATTGCCAAACCGATTTCTATGTGCGCCCGCCGTCGTCCGACCACTGGCCCAGCTCCCGGAGACTGAGCTTGGCTTCGTCGTGGTGCCAACAAAACACGCAAGAAGGCCGACCGTTGCCTGTAGGCACACCTCTCGTGCAGAAGCCAGCAGGATCCACACGATGCATGGTCCCGTCCGCAATTATCGCAGGCGGGTAACTTGTGCCCAGATCGAAGAACAAGGGCATCTCGAAGGTTATCTTGAAGGGTGATGGTCGTGCTCGGCTTTTAAGGGTCACCAAACTCAGGTCCCGACGATCTTCCCTGGGCCAAGTCCAAACGAAGTCGGACACCAATTTCCCGTCAGGGTAGTCCGTCATGATCAGTACTGGTAGCGACTTCGGTTCTGCGGGGGTTCGATGCCCTCCGCACGAAGACGATCCAAGTTCTCCGGTGTGTTGCAGATCTTCTCGAACACCTCGAACACGCCGCCACTCTTGCCGTCCGCCGAACAGCTGAGTCCCTGGTCATCCCGATTCTTGTTGGGGGCGTTCCCTGGGTACTGATTGGCTGCTATGAGGATGAGCAGGCGAGGCTCGACAGGAACCCCCGGGAAGAGTGGGGTGGTCGGTTCGTAGACGCCGAGAGAGAATGTGAACCCATACCCGTGACTGAAGATGGTCGCAGGGCACCCCAACTGAATTGCTTCCCGTACGGTCTTCCACTCCTCTTCCGTAAGTGGGCGTGTTTCCGTGTAGATGCCATGAGGGCGATGATGAGGGCGCCCACTAAAGTAGTCCACTGTGGGGGTGCTGGTGTGGATGTCCTTCCACAGGGCGAGCAAGGTCTCAGCTGTGTTCATGGGTCTAGATCCTTGAGTTTCTGAGCCAGTTCCCGATAGCGCTCTACCCCCATCACACCCATCGGACTCAAAGGTTCCTTTCCAGAGTCCGAGTTCTTGGGGGTATCCCCCGAGACATAAGGAAACTCCAATTGCCCCCACCGTGGGTCGGACTCGGGTAGCAACACTACGAATGCCCGGAACCCCTCCCCATCCGCCGCAGTCGACTCGAAGGCACAGTTGGGAGCTACGCCTTGGAGTAGCACATCGCAGGCGTCTCTCAGACGCGTGAGCGCCACAGAGTCGCCTATGATGTACACCTCCTCATGTTCTCGGAAAGGAGCGTAGACGTGCAGCGAATTAGGGAAGGTTCGGTCCACGGATTCTACCTTGTTGCAACCGCCCGCTCTTCGGAGGCGAGAGGCCGACGACGGAACGAGTGGTTGATTGAGTGCACATTCGCGATGCGCAGGAATCCGGGCTCATCATGCTTGAGCATGAGTGCCTGACTCAGCATCGTGTCCGCATCCGGAACCCCGTCTCGGGGGTGCGCACAGAGGGACCTGACGACCTTTCCGTTTTCGTCAAGGACATCCACGTTCGCGCTCCGCCCACGGTTGATCCGGTACTTCTTGCCGGACTTCGAGCAGAGCATGAACCAGTCCTGGTTGGTGAGCTGGGCCCGTTGTTCGTCCGTCAGGTGCGCTCGAAGTAGGGCTTCTGCTCGCCCGTCGGCTGCGGCGCGTTCACTGGCCCGGAGTGCATCCTTGACTGCCCACTCCTGGCGCCGAAGCTCATCGCGTGCAATCCGTTCCGTACGCTGGGCGTCAGTCTCTGGTGCGCGGGGTGCCGCTGCTGAAACGTAGGACTGAACCCAAAGTGGCCAGATACCACTTGTGCCAGCACTTGTAACGGAGAGCGTCTGGGAATTCCAGGCGTTCCACACAAGGCTATTTGTAGTATTGGTACAAGCCGTTGTGGAGGAGTCCAACCACCCCTTCCATATAAGAAGTGGTTTGGGGCTGTACACAGCCTCCGTCGGTGCCGTTATGACCGACGTGGGCATTTCAACCACCGGCCATTGGCGGGACAAGTACGACGCGTCCGGCCTTGGGGTCGAACTCGGTCATCTGGTCCCCGTTGACCCCCTTCTCATCGGTGCGGAAGGCGAGGTATCCCTTTGCCCGAAGGTCATCGAAGCTACGACGAGCATCGTCGCATTCGATGACCTTCGTTGGATCCCAGATCTTTTTCACGTCCCCAGAGAGCCCCATCGTCTCGAAGACGAGGTTACCCTCTCGGACGAGAGCCTGTAGCGCATCCTCGTTGAGGACTTCCTTGGTTCCATCGTGCCGCTGAATCTCGAAATTCATCTGTGTATGTCTTTCTGTTGTCCCCCTAAGGGAGAACCTGTGCTGCCTTACGCTTTACCGTCAAGAAGTCTCACCCTTCTCCAAGAATTCTCTTCGCCATGAAGCGAAGGTGAATTGCAGAACTTTCAAATCGATCTGGACTGACCCAACGGTAGTGGATGGAACTTGCACCATGGTAGGGGCCGCGCGAGACCTTCGGTGCGTCTTCAACCCGAGCATTGTTCTTTGCAGCGTAGCTGCGCCACTGGCGCTCACAGTCCGCTAGGGACTCTTCAATCCCGATGCCCTGCCAAATGGCAACATAGAAGAGCCGTTGGATACGTGGCATCTCTGAGTCGGCCTGATCTGCCCCAGACATGGATTTGATCATGTACTCGTGCTGCTGCCCAAGTTGGCGCATCTGAACGAAGAGCTGCTCCTCTTGTGCCTCGGTGATGCCCGGACCTCGAATCACGGCAGACCTCCCTTGGTTCGTTTGGTGAGCTTGTCGCTGAACGTGAGGCCAACCTTCTTGGGGGCGTGCATGCGTGTTCCGACAAAGTATCCGACCGTGAATCCAACGATGACTACGAGCGCGTACCCCATCACTGTTCGTCCCCGTCCTTACGTGACAGAGCCCCCTCATGTTCGTCCTTGAGACGCCGCAACGCCCACGCATCGATTGCGGCGAAGAGGGCGGAGCGGACACTTTCTACGTGCGCCACGTCATCCGGGGCGAATCGTGATGCCTGCGCTTGTGTACACGCACCAGCATGGTCACGCACCGCCGCCACGATTTCTGCATCGTTTTGCGATCCTACCACCCATGAAACCCCAGAGCACAAATCCCCGTAATTCTTGTGATCTCGGGGCATGTCGCAGGTCACCCCAGGGAAACCGGGAATCGGATCCCCACAAAGGTCGTCTCTCTCGTAAAGACGACGATGCACGTCGACCGGTTCAGCACACAAGTCGCAAGTGTCGTAATCCTTTCCACGCCAGGGCTGGAATCGATGCGGAGCATACACTCTGTTTTCATTCGTCATAGTCAGGTTCCCGATGAGAGAGGAGTGCACCGCAGATAACACCAGTGAAGGCAACTAGGATAGTCGTGATAATCCACCCAGCCCCACCATCTGGGAGATCACTGAATCGTGCCGTGGGTCCTAGAACGATGAGTGCCACTACTGCGGGAAGCGTCACCGAAGTCATGGGAATTGCAAATGACAGAAATCGTCTCATAGGCTTACACTGCGACGCCAGGAATCCATGAAGGAAGCCAGATTGAGTATGCCCACGGGGTTGGCCGAGTGCACCAGGAACATGGGAACGGCCTGCACCCCATCCCAGTACTCGTTCGCCAGCCACTTGAGAAAGTCCATGGCCCGATCCTCACCACCGAGGTCGTGATCCAGAGACATGAGCGCGGGCATCCCCCGCTCCGAGACCAGAGCCTTGGCTGCCTCAGTCGAACGGGCAACCGTCCAGGGTGTCACGTCCATGGGAGAGGGATCCCTCAGGTCATCCAGGTACAAACTCCAGGTCACTGAGTCTTCCACTCTTCTACGAACTTACGCATGTCCCGCTCTGCTTCCCACGAACCCGTGAGGTAGCGGACGGTGTGCGGTGGGTTGTTCGGGTACATCCGCTTGGCTTCCACCAGAACGTCCATACCGTTCTCGTGACCGACGATGTTGAAATCGAGGTACATCACCTCGGGCGGTCCATAGCACTGGAGGTAGAACACGGCCATGTCGTAGCTGGTGGCCCACAAGAGAAGCGGAATCTCTTCCTGCTTCGTTTCGATCCCGTAGGGCATTGCCCCGTTGGGACCTTCCATGTTCGAGGGGAACGAGCGCGGGGTGCACACATCATCCAGGAAGAGCTGCCACTTGATGCGCATGGTGAGTGCCTTACACCTCTCGCTCAGCCCGGAGGAATGAACGTCTTGGTGTCCTGTCCGAAGGGACGATGAATCAGAGCGCCGGGATAATCGTCCCGTACGTTTTCGAGGACGATGCGGGCCTCCCCGATGTCCTTGCATCCGATTCCAGCGAAGCGGCTGTCGTACACCACGAAGTACGTGGTCTTGATCGTTTCGGTCTTGGTCGTCATTGGGTTCCTACCTTCCTCACTTAGGTAACGGGTGGGGGCCCACGATTTACACGATTCGTTTTCTTCCTATGGGCGTAAGGTGAGTGTCTCCCTCCTACGGCTGTCCACTGCCCCCCCAGTTCCGGACGGCCAAGTTGAGGAGGGGGACGTTTCTCTCTATGGGGGCCCAAGCCTGGTAGCAAGAGATGGTGCGTAGGGCTTTGCCGTACGCACCAGGTAGCCAGGTGCCCACGGATCAAGATCACAGGCAAGTCTGTAGACATCCGTCTCGGCGCAACCCTCGAACTGGGTGAGCCACTTACGTGCATTCTCCGGGGTGTACCTGGTATCCCCCCTTGAAATCGACTCTTCTATGAATTCCCGAATCACGATGAGAGCAAGATCTCGCGGTAAAATGTACTCACATCGGGTTTCGTCATAGGATTCCCGTACATGGGTCACTGCGGGTCGACCATCCTGGAGGATGTATAATGTGACCTTCGTAGAGACCCCCGTCTCTTTGTTCCTCGGTAGGATTTCCTTGGTAGCACCTTCAAGAACATCTCGCATCGGATGTTCAGTAGATATGCAATCGTGACCCACGAGGTGTTTCGCCTCCCGCACATCGGAATCTTCCTTGGGTTCCCGAACACGTGCCTTGTGACCCATAGGGCACGGTCTTAGATTGGTGCATCTTTCGCCTGTGGAAAGTAGGACGTTGCATACAATGGTGCACCTCTCACACTCGACGCCCCAGTCTCCCTTCTTACCGACGAGCCTGCCGCCATTCGCAGCAACATATACGTCGCACCTTCGACATAGCCCCGCGTAGGAATTTGATCTTTTCTTCATCACCCGGGTAACGGATGAAGGAGATCACTTTTCACGTTTCACGGTCTATCAGACTCACAGGTCATGGGTCTTGCGTTTTCAGCTGCTGGAAGGATCGCATTTGAGGTAGTGGTACACCCCACGGCCATCGGATTGAGCCGCTTCTCGCAAGCGGTTTTCCGAACTGGGGCTCGTGTATCCCACACGACCAGGGTGTCTTCCAGAGAGTACAAAGCGATTGTGTGGTTGAGAGTTGTGTCTGTGCCAATGTTCAAGAGCTTGTGCAAGCCTGCGTCCTTCGAGTTCATTGCCACACGAGACGTGACGCGTGGATGAAGATACAGGTGTAAGGTGCAGAAGAAGTCATGCATGGGTACCCCATAAACTTCAATGACCCAAGATACTCGAACAGGGTGTGTGGGTCTTGTAACTGTCAGACAGGGTGCTGCGCCAATCAAGCGCTTCTGAAGCGGATAGGGGATAATGCATATCTCCGCCAGAGACTTGCTCTTTGGGAGGGGATTATTGTTGGATCACATCCTCCTCCATCAGAGCCACGAAAGAATCGGAAAGAACGCCGCTTGAAGGAGCACCTGTCTCGGTGTGGTCCACCTGCAAAAAGGCGTTGGTGACGTGGTATGAAAGCCCCGTTTTCAAGGCTCTATCCTGCGCTTAGGTAGGCCCCCATGAGCAGCAGTAAACCCCAGTCAATTCCGGTCCAGATCAACAACGTCGTGGACATCCGATTTGCCAGGGTCAAGAAACTATCCAGAGCATTCTTTGCAGACTTGAACTCGGCAGTCCCAGATGACAGATTGGTGCCAATGGCATTTGAGTTCATTGAGACACTCAGGGGCTCAGGACAAGTACCCACAGCGCCAGTTAAGAGGGTCATCCTCAAGCACGCGATGCTAGTAGCACTTCTTGACACGCTTCGGAGTGAGAAGGTGCGCCGGAATCGACCTTAGTCGGTGAGGTACTCCCACAGACACCCATCGAAATGGACCCTTCGATTGATCTCTTCCCAGAGGGCGTACAACGCAGGTTCACTACCTAGGATTTTGGCAGCAAAGTTGGAGTTGAGAACTGGACCTTCGGGGGTCCACAACACCAGAATGTCTTTCCCACCAAGATCTGAGATCTTGTCTGGGTGATCTGCAAAGTAGGTCAGGAGCCATCGGATGCGGTCAGCACGAATTTCCTGCTTCTGGTCCCTGGATTGCTCACCTGCTTCCGCAATCCCATCCATCCATTCTTTTGTGCTCATAGCGCCAACTCCACTGCATGTTCCAGGGCACGAATGCACTCAGTGCACTTGGTATCCACGAATAGATCCAGCCCCCATCCGTGCTTGGCCAGAAGTCCACATTCCGCTTTTCTATCATGGTTCACGGCGTGCAGCTTCCAGCCAGTTTGAGCTGCTGAGTGACTGTTGCGTGGGTTTGTAGTACGCCACTTAGTCATGAGACCGCTCAAAGGGACGGAGTTTCAGTTCCTCGCCAACTAGCGCCCGAAGGCGACGGAGTTTTAACTCGTCACTGACTAGCTTGTCGTGGAGTTTGAAATCGTCCTGAGTCCAATACCGGACTCGATTGTAATCAGGGATCTTACCCCTTAGGTGTTCCCATGCTTTTTGTAGAGTCCACCTGATTGGTTTCCGTCCTGTTCTCAACCAGGGCCAGTTCTTGGGGTCTGATTGTTGAACACACCATCTGTTCGATCCACTGGGGATACCTCTCCATCGCCTTTGACGTGGAGACTTCCTAAGGGACTCAGATTGAGCCAGGCTCCTGGCTCTACATACTTCACAATGGTACGGAGCATACAGTCCTGTGTTCCCTGGCTGGTTGCACCCTTTGCAGCGCACTGTTCCACACACCCGATCAAGATGGGCCAGAGCCTCATCCGCAAGATGGACGAACCCTCCTTGGCGAGCTAGCTTCTCAGCTTCGTAGATGAGTTCCCTGTCCCCAGAGCGGATGGCTGCCGTCACCGTCTCCCGGATGGGAACGATGCTTCTAGTGCCACGGTATTTTCGTACTGGGTCCACCGGTACTTTAGGACGCCTTGTGCATCTCGATGAACGCGATGAGGGCGTCTGCGCGCTCCGACTTCTGAGGGCCGGAGACATCGACACCCTTGATGTTCTTGTAGCGGACCTCGAAGTACCCGTTCATCAAGGCCACGACATTGGCGTTCGGATAGCCACAGATGGTCCGCGCCTCAGCTCGAAGAGATTCGTACCTTTCCCAGTAGCCCGCAGGCCACTTCTTCGCAGTCTCGTCCTTGTCCTTGTGGCTCCAGTTGCCGTTGGTGTCGTCATCCTCGTGGAGGGTGTGTGCGAAGCGTTCGTCGTTCAGAATTGAGTCGTTCATGATTGTCTCGGGGTCGTTTCTTCTCATGTGGCCAAATCTTGGACACGATTACCTTACGCTCAGGGAACGATTAGGCGAGGAATAATTTACACGATTCGCAATTCCAGAATCGTGTAAATCGCCTGCGCTCCGCCGTAACTGTGGTGAGGGTACCCATGTCGTCCACCGAAGCAGAGATCAATGACGCAATCGAGGCGCTCACGTCCCCCGCACGGGAGAGACGATTGGCGGCTAGTCTTGACATGCGTGGCCTATGTCCGGCTGACTGCTACTGGCAAACGGAAGAGGAGCAACAGGCCCTGGACCGGCTGCAACTAGAGCTGATCCGAGTGCAGCCGACCACAGAACAGATTCGGGAGCGCGTCGCTCAGAAACGTGCTGCCAGGTTGGCATCTGGAGAAAAGTCATGAGCTGGTACCACTTTCACTGCAATTCAGGCGCCGGACACCAGTCGTTCCACGAGACCTACAGGTGGATCGATGCCCCCAATAAAGACGACCTGGAGTGTTACTGGGAAGATTGGGTCCGGGATGGGTACTGGCATGATGCCATTGGCGGAATCGACAAGGTCAAATCTCTGCCGAAGGAGTGGCATGAGCGTCTAGTCGACAAGTACAAGAACAGAATCCTGCACAGCCGAGAGATGCTTGTTCTACTGGGTAAGACGCCAGTGAGGGCACCAAAGCGGGTGGCACGCAAGGAGAAGACGCCATGAAGAGTCTGGTTTCGTTTCCCTTGACGAATCCACCGGATGACTTTCTCACGTGGTCCGTCAAAGGAGAGTCGGGCTGGTCGGATGAAAAGCTGTTCGTCGAGGCACGTGCCTGCGCTTGGGAGGGTGATGTAAAGGCGGCCGTTGTTGTGAACAACGGCCAGATTCTCGAAGTCTGTGACGCCTCTACCTTGTCCCTCTTCCAGCTTGCCCTCACCCTCCTCACTTGTGAGGCTTGCAACGGCTGTGAGCTTTGCTGCATGGAGGGTGAATGTCAAGGTTGTGGGCAATGTGAGGTTTCCGACTTCGATGACACCATGGATGGTGACGCTGGTTCCGCGCTTTCCTCAGCAGGATTTGGGACGGACGAAGACTATGGCGGCCCCTGTGACTTCGAGTCATAAGCTCGACTACCGGGACCAACTGCGGCCACGAAACAAGGAAGACCTATTGGCTGCACTCGTGGGACTCATTGGGGACTTCATGTACCCGAGTGATGTAGAGGAGGCTCTCATCATGATCGAAGTGCTCTGCCGTCATCACTACGTCGATGGCTACAACTCCGCCACCAAACAGTTTGGGATCGGGCGGGAGTTCTTCAAGGAAGACCTGAAGTAACATCTGGTGTATGGTGTGTTTGAAAGGTTCGCCCCCTGTAAAATAGGGCGTGAATTGAAACACCATGACTGACGCCGATGACCGATCCACAAATGACGACCTGACTGATGACTACGACCCCAACGACTTAGGGGATCTCCAGTGTGGTATGATTTCATCCACAAGATCAGCGGTGTGTATTCTGAATCCTGGACATGGGGGTATGCACCGTGTCTTTTCCGTTACAACCCACAGTTTTGGACCCAGGAAGCCTATCCCATTTCCGGATCTGGAAAACATTAACCCAGGAATCCGAGAGACAGTCAGGCTCCTAAATCAGAATGGCTTCCGGACTACAGATAGTGGTGACGGAAAGACAGGTGACTATTCGTGTGACCGTCCCTACCCATACGTGTCGATTGCTTCAACCCGTGCGGGGTTGATCCAGGATGCAGACGACATCGCCTTTCTGTTCTCTGAGCACGGTGTTCAAGTCGGAGAACTCACCGAAGAGGGTGAAGGCCCCTACATCCAGGCGATGTACACCCCTCAGGTAAAAAACTGCGCAATCATCGACATTCAGAATGTCGATGACAAGCTGTTGGGGCTCGTACCCTAACCCTTGGTGACGTGCCCATCGTAGAAGTGGAAGAAGACCGGGACCCTCTCGATCCCCAGCTCCGCCGCAATGGCCAGTCGATGATTCCCTTCACCAACCTTGACTCCGCCTTTACGACCGATTTGGAGGTGCACGGTGCTCCCCTTCTTCCATCCTCGGCTGTTCATACTGTCCATCAGCTCGTCCCATTCATGTGGTTCCAGACGAGCCTTGTCCCGAGTCCAAACGTACTCCCTGTAGGGTAGTAGCTCAGACAGACGGACCATCACGGGCATGTCGTCCTCGTACATCTTGTCCCCGAGCTTTTGCCAGTTCGCAATCACGTCTCCCAGGCCCGTGTAGTTGGAGTAGTACCCAGCGGTACGACCACCATGTGTAACAGTGCCCAACGCCGCCCGCACGGCGTCCTGCAAACGGTCTGGTTGGAAGGCGAGCATTGGTGTGCTCAGCATCGCCTCGCGAGCTAGAGGGGCCAGTGCGCCCCGGTCTCGGCCCTGTAGGTTGAACTCTGTGATGAGGGCCGTGTTGTCGATCGGTGGCTTCTTGAGCTTCTCGAAGAACTCGTCAGCCTCATCGCTGATCATCCCCGTGGTGATTTCCCGGAGTCTGACTTGTTGAGGCTTCGTCAGGAAAGCTACGGGCTGCGACCCAAGCCCAAGGTCTGCCAGATCCAGAAGCAACGCCACCGCACGGTTCCCGTTGCTGAACTGCTTTGCCATGTACGAGGCAAACGGAGCCTCACTTTGGATCATTTCCGAGAGGGTCTCGATCAGGCCCAGGTGAGCCATTGTGAGAAGGGCCCCACGTGCATTAGGGGTGTCCAGAATGTCTTGCACCAAGATCGTGGCAATCGCCTCCCATGGCATCTTCTTCATCTTGGGGGCGTTACGCCGGACACTGGCCGCAACCTCATCGGTCAGATCAAGCTCGTACTTGATCGAGAATTTAATCAGTCTGAGCATACGTGTTGGATCGTCGGAGAATGTTCGGTCCGGATCCAACGGTGTGTGGAGCATTCGCTCTTCGAGGTGCTGCACGCCAAGACCCGTAAGGTCGATGACTTCTGCGTAGTCAGGTCCGTTTGCTAGGTCGAGCAGTCTCCAGAGCAGAGAATTGAGCGTGAAGTCGCGTCGATTTATATCCTCTTCGATGGTGGCTGGTTGGACATCGGTGGGCTTGTAGCCTTTTCCTTTCCCTTCGGCTCCACCGTAGGACTCTTTGCGCGCATTCGCGATTTCCAGAATTTCACCCTTCAGCGAGTGGCCCTCAAGTTCCCATTCTCCCTTAATTGTCAGTATGACAACCCCATACTGATTGGTTGTGAGATTCGTTGGGGCTGGGATAGCCTTGGCCAGTTGATTTGCAAACCACTCTGAGTTCTTGCCGAGCGCGATGGAATCTACGACGACGTCCAAATCATTGATTGGGTACTTGGATCCACCAGGGTCCATCATGAAGTTACGCACGGCCCCACCAACCACGTAAACGTGACTAGCCACACCCAATTCGATTGCTGTGCGAGACAAGAACTTCATCAGCGCCACTGAGCGTGCATGCGACCCAGCGTTGAGAAAGCGAGTTGCGACTTGAGATGCTTGATCCATGAGGGCTCCACCCAATGCAGAAAATAGACGGCTTCGCTAAGGCCGTGGCTTGGAACGACGTACGCGAGGTCTAGAAATACCAATCTGCTCGATGAGATCACTAGCCTTGCGGAATTCGCACTCCAGGCACGAGCACGTATCCCCACATCCCATACTCTTCGTTGTTGCAGCGTTTCGAAGTCGCAGCACTTCTCTTGCGGCACGGATTTTTTCTGCCAGACTCATCATGGACCCATCCCCACAAAGGAATTAGGCCCGTCCACAATGGCTTCGGTCTCTCTTCCTGTTGGGCTTAGCAGACGGAGACGGACACACAGTCGACCCCACCAAGGATGCTTTTCTTCCGCCGAGAGAATCTTGTAGGGCACTAGGATCATTTTGAAATCCGGTGGGTACCACTCTGGCATGTCTAGGGTCTTACCTACCACATAGCGTCTAGATGGGGTGTCCCTGTATGGATGGGTCATACGAGGGACTATTCTGGAGTGTCAATCGACCGATATTCCACAGGTCGGCCTTTGGACTCAGCACGCTCAATACCGAACCTCATCCCACGTGAGATGCCACGGTCTGTGTAGACGACCGTGGCATCCGCTTTCAATCCCCACGCAAGACCCGCTTCGATACCCCTGGTGCGCTCTTCCAGAATGAGGTCATCAAGGACGCCATCCTGTGTGTAGAGCAGGTGGCTTGCAAAGGGGGCCTCACCACGTAGAAGGGAATCTCGCATGCACCGTCGTGCATAGAGCTTGTTCGCCTCTACGTCACCTGCAAATGGACTCTCAAGGATGACGAGTCTCATGCTGCAAGTCTGTGTTCTGGGCTTGCCACAGCCAAGTAGATACTAAGAGGGGGCGAGAATACTAGACTCATTTGGAAATACCATCCTCTAGATTACGGGAAGCCGTGACGCCGACCTGATCCTGATACTTGGAACTCGTCCCATAGGGTTTTTCGGCGCTGCCTAGAAGAGCATGAAAGCTTACCTGACAGATCGAGTCCCCCTCTTGAAGCTCCACTGGCGGTCCCGCGATATCTAGCTCCAGGGTGATGTTCCCGGCAAATCCAGGGTCAATGAACCCAGCTGTGGCATGAATCCTAAGACCGACACGACCCCAGGATGAGCGGCCGTCAACTCTGCCTACAAGATCTCTGGGCATCACGATACGTTCCCGGGTCCCAATCAGATAGAGCATACCTGGTTTTAGAACCCAGGATCCAACGGGAACAAGTTCCGAGCGTCCTGGTCGCAATGCCACTCCGTAGGGCGCAGTAACCCTACATAGTGGGCCCACGATTGTCAGGTCTACAGACGCCGGTTGAACCCTCCCCTCGATCTCCAGGGCCCTGTGGTGGTCTGGAAACAGGGTTGGGAGTAACAGCTTGATCTGAGAGTCCTGAAGAATCATGTGCGTTACGATACCACCAGACTTGAGAGATTGAATGGCGGCACTGGGGCCCCTGCTTCAATACTCTTTTCTGGGATACCTGCCACCGTTCTCAATGGCCACGACCTGAGCCTGAGCCGCATCATACAGGCGCAGACCCTCGACGTGAGCGGGCCAGTCCCGTGCGGGGTTACACCCCTGCACTCGGTCTGCGGCACGCAGGGACTCAACTGCCATGCTTGTGCAGTCCCCTGGGCTAGGGCCATAGCGACTGACGATCTTCTGGGGGCCCCTCAGTTCAGGAGGGCAGCAGATGTAGAGATCTGCACGAGCGTAGAACTGCCTGCTTACCACCCTGCCAATAGCATCCACACTGACCTCGGGGACAGCATCCGGCGTGTACCGTCCGAGGAACTGGCACTCTTTGCAGGTGTGTGGGTACTCCGGCACGGGCCGTGGCGTGCAGGGCGGATGACGTCGAGCGTAGTCATCGAGGATGGCATCGGCCTGCTTGGGGGTCAGGCGGGTAGGGTTGGGGCTCTCTGTGAACTCTTCGGGGGTGAACCGGAAACCGCCTGGCATCACATCGATTGTTCCAGGTGGTAAGCCCTCGATTGTGGTTGTACCACCCACCACCGGGCGCAGCTCCCCATCTTCGGTGGCGTGAGCATAGAGCGCGTCAATGACCACATCGATTTCGGCAAGGGCCCGGACCTCTAGAGCCTCTTGAATGTCACCAGGCGGAGTAATGCGCATCGCCTCGCCATAGGCTCGAATTGCTTCCTTGAGATTACGGGCAGTCATACGATCCACTTACCCCTGATTTTCGAAGCGTGGAGTACGCATCGACGCTCGCCTGGATTCTTGCCCACCTCGTAAATTGCGAATCGAACCACCGCGTGAGTGTGGATGATGTTCGAGAGTTCGTGTAACGCGTCCACGATGGTGTCCGCGTCTCTACTGGCGTCCCCCTGATTTTTCATGGTCCATACGACCTCGAAGTGATCCTTCTTACGGGCGGTAGTCATGTGTGATCTTCCCCTTTCTCAGGCGTTCGGTGAGGGCCCCTGCGATGAGGGCCTGGCGGATGGTCTTCCCCACTTCGGCCTCGATGGTGTCCCGCTCACCTCGGGATACCAGGAAGTCCTTGGTCCATCGGCCTCGGCCAGTGCGATATTCGAAGCGGACTAGAAACAATCCATCAGCCTTAGAGGGTGCGACTCGCAGACGTCGCCACTCACCTGAGGTAGGTGAGGGCTCCGGATTGTCTCGCAAGGTCTCTCGCACGCGGTTGAGTCCCCAGACCAGAAAGACCAGGACTAGCCAGCCCGTGACTGCGATGAAGAAAAAGACCGTCATGCTTTGACCTGCTTATTTCACGTTTTCAAGCTGAGCGACAAGCGCCATGACGTCTTCTAGAACACTGGCTGCTACAAGAGAACGATTCACGTATGGGTTCGCATGAGGAACCCCACTAAGATGCTCCTCATCGCAAGCATCTGCGATTTTCATGAGCCGTTCACGTTCGACGAGCAATTTCTTGATCAAGTCAGACTTGGTCACACGTCCTCGACTCGGATTACGACCCGCACGATGCGCACGAGGGGGCCCAGAGGGTGTCCACTCAGAGCCTTTTCGGCCTCTGCCAGATTTGAGAATCGGTAGGAATCCACTGCGTCATCAATCCACTGATGTGGACGTGAGTCCCCCTCTGGATTGATGAAGGAGGCATTGAGATAGCCCCTCTCGTAGAGACGCAGGGTGTACCACACCCACTGAGTGGTCATTTGAGATTGGCCTCATGATCTCGCTTGAGCAGGATCATGATCTTCGAGCGGGCCTCACGGAAGGCAACAGACTCCCCCTTGGCCTCACCCCAGTTGAAGAGCATGGTCTCCCGGGCAGGGCCCTTCGCTCGCTTGGCAGCCAGTTCAAACCCGGTAGCTGCCTTGAGGTTGTGCTCCGCCTCATCCAGTAGCTCGTTGGCGATGGCCTCCAGCTTCATTCGTGTGCTCAGGTCCATTAGCGTGTTACTCCCTTGCCTGGGGTGTGGGATAGACACATCGGCATTCTACAGGGGCCGGACTCATCTTTGGATCCAAGGAGAGCTTGATCATGGCCACCGCAATCGCGAAGAGGGAGATGGAAATGAGAAAGAGGAAGAAGAAAACGGTGCTCGAATCCTCGATTGCCACCGTCTTGGGTGTGGTCAGCATGGTGCGATCTCTCGCCGGAAATACACACCATGCCGATTGAGAGGTGTGTACGGCTTGTCCAACACTGGACGGTTGTCGACGGGCTTGGGGGCCTTCGAAGCCTTGTCCAACTTCACAACGTAGAGCATCGCCCCACGGTCGATGGGATGAATAGTGGAAATCACGGTCCCCGTCCCTCGTGGTGTACTCACAGTGGAACCAATCGATAGTCGTGTCTTCATGGGGTCTCTCCGCAGGCCGGGCAGTTGTCTCGAAACTCCAGGAGGTCACCACAGTGCGAGCACACGGGCTCTACAGGCGGCACGAAGCCCTGGCAGGCTGCGATGAGTCCCACGGCCTCTACGACGCGTATAACGCTTCCCAGGCGCAGTACGACGTACGTGCGGACGTTGGACAGGTGTCCCGCCACGATGACGATGGCATCGCCTTCGTCGAACACCCAGGCTTGGGTTTCAGCCCAAGAGCCTGTGCGGGGGTCTCGGTAGCGCACATCTCGTGTAGCTGAGGAAATCTCAGAGTGCTTGACCAGTCGGAGATTGGTAGGTGTCATGACGTGCTCTTGCAGTACTCTCCGACCGACATGCCTGCACGGATTGCGGCACGGGCCGTTGCCGCCACAAGCTCGAACCACAGCTTGCGCACAATGCGGGCCTCGTGGTCTGCCTGGTCCGCTACACGACTCGCCTCACACTCAGGACAGGTGGTGAAGTTGTGCGATGCGCCGACTACAGCTACATGCGCCAGTGAGGGATTCGGCGTGATGACAGGGGTGTTCATGATGTCCTCACCTGTGTAACTGGCGAGACTCAGCCGATTACACGATTCAACGGGCCTTCTTTTGGAGGCAGTCCCTCAGCCGGGCATCCGCTTCCAGGTAGGCAGCAAAGGCCGCCCCCACGTCCTTGAGGAGAGGTTGAATCTCCGGATCCTCGGGAGTCACGGAGGCAGCCAGGAAATCAGGACGTACCGCATCCGAAAGGAAAAGAGCACTGAAGTGGGGGGTATCCATGGTGTTAGGGCGGGTCATGCGCAGGGCTCTACTCGTGCAGTGAAGGACCGTCCGAGGCGTACCAGGGCGTTCTCTGCGCCTCGCAGCGTGCGGTAGACTCGTGCGGAGTACCCGCCGGGCCCGATGAGGTGTGTCCACTCCCCTGTGGTAGCGAGCACCAGTGCTGGATTCACCGTGGAGCGCAGGATGTAGATCACTTGCTTACCAGAACTTTGCGATGAAGTGATAGAGGACCATGGCAATAGTGCTGAAGACTGCCACAGCGACTACGATGGACAGAAGCTCCACCAGTGTGAATCCGGAGTTTCGCTTGATCATTGGATGTGTGTTCCTCTCACCTAAGTAACGAGTGGGGCCTTGTGGATTACACGATTTCGGAGGATTTCGCGCAGTGGATTACACGATTCAGTGACGGCAGAGATTGGCAAGCCTCAGGATTGCGGCCTGAAGGTCAAGTCCATGCCCCTGGCCATCTGCCTCCTCGTTTCGCGCTACTACAAAACCCCCGCGTCCAGCTACGAATCCACCAGTATGGTATGCGATCATAGGGAGGGTACGAGAGGCCGACACGTCGATGTCCTCGATGGCCTTGAGCAAGGCCAGGGCATTCTTGATTCTTTCCGCAGTGGGCTTGGTCATGGGTATCCTCAGGTCCCGGAGAGACCGGCGTCCTTCGCAATCAGGTAGGCAACTCGTAGTGCTCGGTTGGAGGCGTCCATGTGGTCGGCACGGGTGTCCTGGGTGAGGCTCTTCGCGAAGACCATCCCAGAGACGTAGTCGGGACCGTCTGAGCTGTGCCGGGCGATGACCGTGCTGCCGGTAGCTTGCTTGCAGTGGTAGAGGTCATGCTTCTCGTACGTTCCGAGGAACGTGCAGACTTCGCAGTCGTGATCGAACTTGGGGTTCCCCGTGTCAGGTAGCTTTTTCATGGCACCCCCATGACTTTCTGGAGAGCAAGAATGACGACCTCTACCAGCATCACGACCAGGATGAAGCCGAGCACCATCCCGAATCCGATCTCTATCTTGAGCATCAGCGTCTTGATTTTCATGCCGTCTCCGAGTGTCGTGCGAACCAGTCCTTGAGCCAGAGCCACCGACCCGCATTGGCATGGGTCGAGGCCGCCTGCTTGGCTTCCTTGCGGCTGTTGAACGTGCCGTTTTGGAGGACCCCATCGATCCGAAGTCTCCACTTGCGAGTGTAGCCCGTCTCGACGCCCCACGTAGTCTCAATGAGGTAGGGGCCGCAGACTCGGGCATCACCGTCTTCGACCGAGACGACAGGGATGCGCTCCCAGACGAGCTTGGGGTACGAGCGAACGGCTGGGATGGTGGTCATGGTGGTTCTCTCACCTGTATAACGGGCGAGTGGACCGGGATTACACGATTTCGGTCACTCCGTGTCTTCCGGCCAGGGATTGATCTGAATTCCACGCACCCTCACTGAAATACAACCCCGCCGTGATCCCCAGCGTTGATGAGGGATACCTCCCACTTCTCGCACCACCGAAGGAACGCATCCCCGTGGCTATATGGGACCAAGCCAATCGAACTTGTGGCTTCTCCCATAGGCAGGGCGTTGGCGTAGCTGCGGATGACCCCAGCATGCTCTGCGAAGTCACGGGCAAGACTCACGCAGTGGTCTCCACCAATCACACCCTCGCAGTCAGACATGGCAATCAGCCAGCCGAATGCCCGTTCGAAGACACTCGGGTCCGTCCATGTGAGATGGTTGAACGCTGTGCAATCCATGCCGTGGATTGCCTGGGTAAGATGATCTCTCATCCTGGAATGACCCATGTAGGAGATGCTCGCGCCAGGCCAACGTTTCTCGGCCGTATAGAGCCCCGTCACCAAGCCCCCAGCGTTGCGGACGAAGTTGGGGTTGACGTAGACCCATACCTGGCCGTCGACTTCATTGAAGTGGTCAGTTGCCCGAGCCAACTGGAGTCCGCTGTACACCGTTGTGTCTAGTCCCATGACGTGTTCTCTTACTCGATTTCGATTTTGGTGCGCTTGGCATCGTAAGCATATGCCGCCTGTGTGATCGCCAAGTTACCTACGGAGCACGCGACTCGCAGGTCATCAGCTGCCTTGAGGGCGTCAAAGACTGCATCCAGGTCATTGTAGACATTGAACTCCCTACGCTGGGCCTGTGCCTTCTGTTTGATGGTGCGTCCAACCGACTCCGTGGCGAAGTACTTACGGATGATGGCTCGAAACTGATTGTGTGTTGTCATGCGATGCGCTCGTTGGTGGTCCCAGGCTTGATGAGACCATGAGGACTACACGATTCACCAGAGATCTTCCGAGTAGAGAATCTTTCCGATGGGGTAGCCTGGGTCTCTCAAAGGCTGCTTTGCGGCCTTGGCAAGCTTAGCCGCTACCCCACGCGTCACATACCGCCCGTGACTTGTTACGAAGCCCTGGCTCCTGCCCTGAACATTGAGAGAGTGCAGCCCCAAATGGAACAGTCGCTGCCGCATGATTGTGTCGTGTCGACCGGGGCGTCTAATGCTCCAAATCTCCCCATCGATACGCATGGCCGCTTGAAAGACAGTCTCTACTTCCCCAGGAAGCACGGGGTGCTCAAGCATTTCCCCCACGGGTGTGCGGCTCAAGAGCAGGGTGCGACCGCATCCCGCACAGGCGCCGCAGTAGCCATGGTCTACAGCCGGGCCCGTGTTGCCCGTGCCCGAACAGTGCAGGCAGGGGATGCCATAGGTCTTCAGGTAGGGGTTCACAGCATAGCCTCTATCACCAGGGCCCTGAGATCCACCTTGGAGAAACCATTGGGGGCAACGACGTATACACCCTCAGGGGTCTCCAGCAGGTCACCCACCGAAGTCGAGCGCGGGCTCTGGAGGGTCAGCATCTTCACACCGTCCGCCTTGGACCAATCCGAATCAATGTGCTGGCTGGCCTTGAAGGCATCTCCAAGAGATGGAACCTCCAGAACGGCCACCGCATCGAAGTTCACGAGAGGCGCGACCTCACCGCACGAGACAGCCCAGCGAACGTTCCTACTCGCATCCGACCGAAGGTGAAAGACTGTGACTCGCATGTGTGTTCCTCACCGGTGTAACGCTTGGCCTACCATCGATTACACGATTGCGTGTACGTCACTTACACCTGATGATGGAGACTTTCACCAGACGGCCGAATGACGCACGCTGCGTACGTGCAATCGAGCGGGCGAGGTCCATCCGCTGCCTTCGCTTCTCGCGGAAGATGAGGCGCCAGGGCTTGTCGATGATGAGTTTGTTGATCTCCTCCTGGACGCGCTGCTCCCGCTCGGCATCGGTCATCAGGTCGGACCACATCGCCACCGACGCTCGCCGGATTGCCGTGATGCGGCAATGCAGTTCCACATCACGGCTCTGCTCCGCCCTCTTGAGTTGACGCGCCCACCGACGGCGCTTCTTCGACGCAATGCTCACAGACAGGGGTCCCCGCAGTTAGCACAGCCCCCATTGATACCGCGTCGTTCGTTGTTGCAGCACGCCGCATCGGGCTTGTTCGGGTCGTTCTGAGCGTCAAGGGCTTCTTGCCCCGTCAGACGCGGGTTGTACTCGTTGTACACCTGACGGTACGTACCATCCGCCTGTAGAACGTACCCGTCGGACTCCAGATCTGCATGCAGCAGATCACGGTCCTGCTTGCGCATCGCAAGCACATAGGGGTGGGTGTCCATATTGCGGCGAAGCCACCCCTCATGGTGCTCCCCCGCCCCAAGTCGTCCCTCCCCACTCCCGTGCCGCCCTGCAAAGAAGCTGAGGGCCCGGCGCAGCATCTTCTCCTGGTCTGCCAGGAACGAGAGGGCGTCATCCCGGGTCTGACCCCGCACAGGACACACAGCCATGCGTGCTGCATCCACCACGGCCCACAGCTGCTCCCAGACCTCCGGGTGACAGTCTGGACGCTCTGGCCCCGCACCGGCCTTCACCTTCCCGTAGGTGGCAAGGGAGGGACCGTCGCCGTTCGTGAGATCACCAAGCCGTGCAAGGAGCGCGGCCTTCGCCGTGGCAGCTCGCTCCACCTTCTCCGCAGGGGTGAGTGCCCGGTGCCGCCAGCACTTGCCGTCGTACTTGCCAGGCAGCTTGCACCCGTCGGAGATGGTGCCTCGCCCCACATGCTCCATGCAGTCGGGAACAGTCTTCTTCTTGGTCTTAGTCATGTATCTTCCTCACCAGTGTAACGGGCGGGACTCAGCCGATTACACGATTGCCCTAGGTCGTATTCATCGACCCCTTGCTGACACACCATTGAGCAGATCGGCTGCTTCACGGAGTGATTCCGCATGGTGGTAGTTTGAGTTCTCGTCACGATCCGCTTGGTTCAGGAGGCGTTCCTGTGCAGCAAACACACCCATCTGCCACGCTTCGTGGAGAGCGCGACGGAACTCGCGCTTTGTCTTCGGTAGCGTCGCTAGTGCGTCGCCGTACTTGGGTAGCGGCTTGGTCATGGGTTTTCCTCACCAAGGTAACGGATGGCCTTTTGCGAAGTACACGATTCCTCAGGCTGTGCTCTTCTCGATGAAGAGCACGCAGGTGTTGACGAGGGTGCCGCTCTCCCGGAATGACCCAGGGTGCAAGTCGGTGATTGTGCCCCCCGCCTCACTCACCCAAGTACGGAACTCCGCATGCCGCCGATCCTGACGGAAGAGAACGCTAGAGGGCAGGACACACACGAGGATGCCACCTACCTTGAGGAGTCGGTACGCGAGCCGAGCGTGGTCAAGATGATCATTCAGGTTGATCTTGCAGAACGGGGGGTTCATCACCACACGATCGAACTCAGGCGTGAATACGCTGCCCCCAAATCCCATTTCCATGAAGTCATCGATCGGAGACACATCACATACGTCAGGGAATGTCTTGACGAGGTGGTGCCGCATCTTCTGATCGCGCTCAATGGCCCACACCTTCCCGGCGCCAGCTGCGATCAACGCACGTACGATGTTTCCAGTTCCAGCACTGGGCTCTAGACAGATGTGTCCAGATTCAACTCCTGCCATGCCCACCAGTTCGATTGCTAGCTGAGGCGGTGTAGGGAAAAACCCGATGTCCTTGTGCGTCGTGACCTCACCCATGAGGATGGCTTGATCAATGCGTTCTGCCGCATCCCCATCAAAGACGTGGGCCTTGGCCTTGCGTTCCCACTTGCCACCTAGGGCTGTGAGCACTTCGTTCACCTTGGTGTAGAGTTTGCGGTCTAGTTGATCAACAATGACCGCTTGATTTCCTACGCACTTGACGGTCGACAGGACGATCTGGACTTCGGGAGAGATCTTCATTTAGCTGCGTGCTCCAGGATACCGTATGTTGTACTTCGTCATGAACTTCGCACGGGACTCTTTGGCTTCCTTTTCGAAGGTCTCCGCTAGTTTTCGAAGAAGGAAGGCCTCATCGGTCTTGCCGTCTGCGAACGACTTCCCAGATAGCTCACGGAATCGGGGCCAGAAGTCTTCTTGCATAGAGACCTGGCCCAGTTCGAAGTTCTTAGTCCTCAGGGTTTCGAGAGGGTCCCCCTCAGACTCATCGCCTAGATCCCCGTTGAGAGCGTTGTTGTGAAAGCCAATCGGACACACGAAATTGACGCAGTGTTCGTAGCTCTGTTCCTCGCACACCAAACACTTGGAACTCTTTCCGTCTTTTGCTTTGCTCACGTTGGTACCTCTTCCAGGGGCCATGAAATTGCAGGCCAGTAGGCAACGACTCCCTTGCCCATATTGTCAGTAGTCGGGCGGAACCCAACCACTGAGGTAAGTTCGCCGGCCTCCACGTTGCTGTGCACGCGGACTGATACACAGAGCCCACCATGCATACCACGACCAGAGTAGGGCTCAGGCTCGTATCCTGCGGTATCGAGTGCCACGATGACGGCTTCCAAATCGGAAGCGCGTCCCACATAAAAACGCCTGGTCATCTGTAGCCTCTGTCGGATAGCTCTTTTCGTACGGACTTCACGGCCTTTAGCCGTGTCTTGTAGGTCTCTTTAGGGACTTCTCGTGTTCCGTCTTCTGTTTCCGTAAGCCACTCGTATTGACCACAGAGAGACTCTTCCAGGTATGCCTCTAGGCGTCGAAGAACGAAGCGACGTGCTTCTTGGTACTCAGTGCTCACCTGGTTACCGTTGATTCAGGCGGCGTTGTTTTCCAAGTGTCTCCAGTTGAAAGGTCGGCAATCTTGACCAGATCGGTGGATCGAGCAATGATTCTCTCAAGTGCAGCTCGCGGGTCATTAGTGTGACCATCTCGGATGTTCATGGCGTCCATCTTGATGCTCTGGGCGCACGAGATGACCTGCATCATGGGAGTATCCTGCTTGAACACAGGTCCCTCTTCCGGCAGGTCCATCCACTTCTCCCAGTGGACTTCAAGTGCTCGTAGCAGGTGCTGACCCGCCCCGTTCCGCAGTAGAATAGCGATTCGAGAGGAGAGGGGGAGTTGCTCCATCCACCGAGTCTTGTCTTCTCTGGTGAGCATGTGCTCGACCAGTTCGATGCTGTGGTGTCCGAAGCCCTTCTTATTGGTGGTCATGACGATTTGAATCTGAGTGTGATGGGATCCGTGATCGAGTCCCACTGGTCGTCCAGCCTGTTGAGAAGGGCGCACCGAAGGCACTTACGATCTCTCTGACGATTGGTGTCCGTGCACCGGTAGTCGTGCTGCACAATTCCCAGGATGGTCTTAGGATTCTCCAGGAAGAGCACGAGGAAGGCACTCTGGGCGGCAGCCTCCTTGGCTTCAAGCGCAAGGCGCTCCGCCTTCTCCCGAGCCTCACGATCATCGTTGCGGCGCTTGGCCTCAGCGAAGATCTCCACGTCGGTGAACTTCTTGATGTCAGCCACGGTCATTGATCTCCCTCTGGGCAGTGGACAGCTCGACCGCAGATTCCAGCGCCAACACAGCCTCATCATGCAGGTACCTGGGCATCACGCCGAGTCCCTCTTCCACGATCAGCTCCAGGGCTTCCTGCATCTTCAGCATGCGTTCGCGCTCTTGCTTGGTCATCATGGGGGTGTCCAGTACTTCGGTTGGCCACTCAATGGACGTCGCTGTGCAATCTGCCTTGGGGCCAATCTTGCGTGGTACTCGGAGCGTCTTCGTCCTGGGCTTCTTTTCGGTCATGACAATTCTCAGCGTCGATGGGGGTAATACATTCGAAGATACTTCTCAGAGATGCGCCATGGTTGAACGCTTCTTGGGGGTGGATTTACGCTCTCCACCAGAAGCATCCCTTGCTCGTTGGGCTCGTACTCCGGGAATTTCCCACAAGTTCCTACGATGATCACACCGGATGAGGAATCCACTCCTGGCTCCCATCTTTGACCAACCTGGAGTTCCTCAGGATCCGTCATCGCTTGGACATCCTAACGGGTGATTTCTTCTTGACGGGCATCCCGCCGCGAATGGTGAGCACCTTGCCGTGTAGGTTGCTCAGAGCTTCAATCGGCGTGTCCCCCTGTGCCTGTGTGTTGACGATGTTCTGCCAACCCGCGCTGGACAACACGGTGTAGCCAGCGTACCAAAACAGGACACCCTTCTTGTCGATCACAGGACCGAGCTTTACCCGACGGCGAGTCATCCAGGCAAACCACTCAGCCTCAGTCTTGGGTGTCTTCATGCCTTGTATCCCCTTGCCTTGTATCCCCTTGCCTTGTACGCCTTTAGATCAGCTTTCAGAATGCAGATGCTGCAAGTCCCGCATTCGTCTTCGCACTCACGGAGCCCTACGACCATTTCTGCGGAATAAATCAGATTCCACAGGAGGTCTGCCTTGGTCTTGCGAGGGGTCTTCGTCTTGGTCGTCATGGGCTTTCCTCACCTAAATAACGGGTCAGCCCCCAGGGATTACACGATTCCGGGCCTGTGTAACGAACGGACCCATTCCACCCAAACCAGCGGATTCACCGCCCTTTCATTCGCTGGCCATGCCGCTTGCGTTGTTCACGTTCAATGCGCTTTCGTTCGTGGGTCTTGCCCTGGGGTCCTACCGATTTGCCCTTGTTGTAACACCACTTAGGCAGAGTGGGAGGCATCGGAAGATCCTCGTGCTGCACTGGTCGCACTTCGAGCAGTATCACTGGATCGTTGCGATGCTGACGCAGCAGCTCGGCCTGAAGAGCTACTTCGGCAACCATGAGTAGGACAGTCTTGGGGCTTCTCACGGGCTAGTCCTTCGGGAAGTCGAATTTGTCGACTGTGGCTGCCTTCCAGGCTCGAAGTTCCTCAAAGTCACGAAGCTCGTACTCCGTGACCTGGCCCGGGTAGATGTCCGAGATGTATAGGCGCTGGCCGTAGCAATCCACAACCCAATCTCCCACACGGAACTCCCGGCGAACCTTGCGAAGCTCTTCTGCGACGAGCTTTTGGAGAGCGAGGGTCAGTTGGTCTGCCACCTTGGAGGGGAGTTCGTCTGGGATGTCTAGTGTGATTTTCATGCGGGGGTCTTTCGGTCTTGAGCGTGCTGGAAGGCTGTCTCAGGGCTTGCCTGCTCCAAAAGGTTGTTCCATGCCTCAGCAGCGACCCTTGCCCTCTTGTTCGCCTCGAACGCAAGAGAACGCAGTCGCAAGTAAGCCGCATGCGCTTCTCGCAAACGAACGAGCATCTCAGCGTCGCACTCACGCTTGTACTCAGTAGCTGCGCCCAAGGCGTCCTCAACCGTGGGACGGGCCCCACCCCGTTCATTGGCCGCAGCCGCAGCCTGGAACCCTGCCAGGACGTCTGGGTGGTCACTGGGGGGTACGTATCCGAACGAGACCCAGACCTTCCAGCCGGTGATAAACGCGGCGCGTTGGCAGGTGTTCACGACTCGCTCCCCGGGCCCCAGCGGTGGTCACAGGCGCAGCACCGGAACTCCTGGCGTGAGCCCTGGCACCCGTTGTCCTCAGTGTCCTTGCACCCGCAAGAGGGGCACTCGGAGCCCTCAGCTTGGCGCACAGACTTTGCGAGTGATCGGAGCTGGATCTGACGCTCCAGGTCCGTGAAGGGAGCAAGCAGGATACCGAGAGTGATTTGATCGATGGTCTTGGGGGTCATGGGGCCTCCGGATGAAATGTGAGGTTGCTTGGACCAGCGTAATAGCCACTCTTGTATGCCTGCACCGCGTACCCACGCTCGTAACCAATGAGTCGGTCCGTAGGCCAGCCGTGCTCTACGGCCCAAGTTCGCGCCGCAACGAGCGTTGGCCAGTAGTAAATGCCGCGATGCGTCTTTAGCGTGTCGTCCATAGTTCTCCTGAGTGGCGCTACATCACACACGCGGTGAGCCATGATCCCAAGGGTCGCCCTTGCTGGCCCTGGGTAGCGCCGTTCCTAGCGGTTCGTGTGCGGTGTAGCGTCTCTCACCTAGGTAACGGTTGAGCCCACCAGGATTACACGATTACAGGCTATCGATCGTAGAACCTCGCGTTTGGGTTCTCACGAAGGAAATCACCAAGTTCTTTGATCTGCTCCTCAACCCACTCGGGTTTGCCCTCGAAAACTGCTGTGTTCCAGGGCTGCTTGACCCAATCCGGTTCTGGCCAAAGATTGCGAAGCCACTCACAGTAGGCTGCGTAGCGGGCCTGAGTCGTCGTGTGGGAGAGGATGCGGTAAGTCACCTCTGTAGGTGTCTGCGCCAAGCCCATCGTCTTGCGATGCTTGCCATGTGCGCCGTTATCGACCCCCAGATTCATACTCATGGTGTTAGCGTCCAGTCTCGTTGTCTACGACCGTCTCGATGGTGTCCCCACCTTCGGGAGTCTGCGCCACACGCACCGCCACACACTCTTGGCAGCACCAAATGACCAGACGCCCTTGACCGCTCTTGGTCTCTAGCTCGGGCCGACGACCCCAGCGGTGGGTCACGCAGAACTGCTTGATCGTGGTCATGATGTCCTCACCTGTATAACGGTCGGGGACCAGAGGATTACATGATTCAGGACCAAATCCACTCCTACAAGCTGCCCTCGACCCCAGCTCCACCCCCGGCCTAGGATGGGGGCTTCTTTGACTGGTAGGTTAGGTCGTGATTGCAATCACACCTACTGCGGCTTTTGCATGCCGGAGCCCATTTCGAGAGCAGCTTGTAGAAGTGGATTCTTAGCGCTGAGGGACCTCATGACTTCCTCAGCTTTGCCAGCTCGGTTTCCATCCGGTCCCCGAATGCAGCCGCTTCCTTGAAGAGGATTCCAAGATCCCCGGGGATCTGCTCACCCACCTTCTCAAAAGGAACGGATTGCAGTTGCCGAACGGCTTCTTCAAGATTTCGTCGCATATCGCGCACGATACGTTCCCGTTCGTTTAGAGGCAGACCCTCCCATGTCGTAGAGGTGCTCATGGCCCTCAGGTGTCCTCTCGCATGCCACCACGAAGGCGGTCTGCTACGTCTTCGAGGCCCCGTCGGAGACTCGGTGGCATCTCCGTGCCCTCGATCATCTTGAGCGCCGACTCACAGATGTTCTTGAAGCGGGCCCGTGCGCTCTTGCCCGTGGACTTGGGCAGCCCGTAGGCCGTTGCCGCATGGCAGTCCGCCAGGTAGAGGGCGATGCTCTTCCAGTGAGCGGCCTCCTGCTCCGCCGTGGTGACGGCTGCGCTCAGGCGGTCGATGCGCTCGTTGCTGGTCTCAGGCTTGGTGAGATCGTGGGTCATTTGACGGTTCCCTCACCTGTATAACGGGTGAGGGCCAGACGATTACACGACGATTACACGATTCATCGGCGAGGATACTGCGGGCGAGGGATCTTCCCACCCCCAGCAAGCAGGTCCATGGGCACCTCTGTGCCGAACTTGCTTCCACCAGTGATCCGCACGAATCCCGGAGGTAGACCCGGATCTCGGTGCACCCGGCCAAGGGCCTGTGTCACATCCCCCAGAGGCATTCCAGGAGTCCGACGCACCGTGGACTTGTCCGACGGACGTACCGGGCGCTCCTCATTGCGGATGATGGTCTTCGTGACCCCGGCCCGCATCGCAGCCTCAAGCTGGTCCATGACGGCCATGCGCCCCGCTCGGGACTGAGGTGGTGTAGGCGCAATCTCAGGCACCTTGCAGCGGCCACAACACGGGCCGAGGTGCTCGTCTTCTGCTGCATTGCACTCAGGCTCCGCAGGTTGGCCAAAAGGGAGTGCTTCCAGTTCGTGCCGGGCGATGCGGCGGCCCACGATGTTGACCTGGCGCAGGTCAGTGGCAATAGCCGTGAGAGCGAGTACAAGAGGGTGAGTCTCCCCGTCGAAGTGCTCCACGTAGCGGCTGCGTTCGACCTTGAGACGTCCAAGAGCAATCTTCTTGCCCTTCTCACGATCGAACACCTCACCTGGGATGAGATACGTGAAGAACGTGTCTGGCAGGGGCCCAGGCTCAGTTACCCAGTGCGGGGGCTTGTTGACGGAGTACGCGATGTAGAGCGACGAGCCCTTGATTTGAGTCACGAGGGTCATGACTCGGTCTGGATTGCGCAGGTCTTGGATGTATCGAATCTTGGTATTTGGAGTAGTCATTGTGTTCTCTACGCTCTTTGAAGTCAAGATTTGTGCTTCCAGTCAGCGAAAAGCGTGAGCCACTCTTCGAATGGTACAAAGCGATCGTACGTCCACCATCCACCAGCCTCGTTTGCGTAGTCCATCAAACTAGCCAGCTCCCTCTCAGTTACGAGACCCATTCCGTACTTAAGGTCTCCACTGCCACAGGCGGCTTCCCACAGATCGGATTCAATCTCCGAACTCCAACCAGCGCACCACGTCTCTTCAGAGATTTCCCGAATACGGCTATCCAGGAGAAGTGCAGCATTCTGGTTCCGTGCCTCACGTAATGAGGCCTCACGTGCGCCCATACGATTCTTCTGGATCTCAGCATGTCTAGCGAGACCATCCTCAGCGATCACACGTTGTGTCGGCCAACACATATCGCAACAATCTGACGGCTGCCACACCATCACATCCTGTTCTTCCGGGATGTTGTCGGACCAACGGTCGTAGAATTTACCGCAGTGCTTACACGTGCAGCATTGTTCGGCGTGCGCACGGCTACCCTCGGCATATCGAGCCACGTTCTCATCTGTATTCGAGGTCATGCACGTGCCTGCACCTCCGATGTGACGACACTTGCTGCACACCCAAGCATAGGTCACACCATCTGGTCCGAACAATCGGAACGCTTCCATCTTCTACCCCTTTGTCCAAGTCCAAACGTACGAGGCTGTCTTGAATCCAGCGCTCCGAACCCGCTTCTTCTTGAAACCATTTTTCTCGTAGAACCTCTGTTGGTCTTCTGGGTTTGCCCCATACCCACCCGGCACAACATGTACCTTTGTGGCACCCATCGAGACTGCCTTCTCCAGTGCGAGATTCAACAGTGTGGACCCGATGCCCTTGCCCCTTACCTCTGGAGATCCTTGCACTATAGCCCTAGCTACCCACCAGTCCTCAGGGCCCCCGAGAGTGTCTAGGTCGACAGTCCCACGATTCATCCCGGCATACCAGGAAGCTGAGCAGGATTGTCCATGCCCTTGGACGACAACCTTGCCTGGTGGGAGACTCGGGTTTGCGAGGAGTAGTGTTTCGGACTCCTGGGTCTGTTGCGTTACCACGGGTGATTTACTCTTCCGGTACCAAATCTGTCTTGCCAGTCAGGTAGTCGAGAAGATCGAGACGCCCACCGTAATTGGCCCGGATCGTCTTTCTTCCGAGAAATCTATGGGCATAGATCCTGTGCCACCCGTCAATAATCACTGGGATGGGGTAGACATTACCCCCATCACACACGTTGTCCACGCTGATGGGATCTTCAAGGCCCTCTGGATTTAATAATATCCAACGGATTCTGGCGACGTGCCATCTTCGGTAAGCTGGGATCTCTGGGTCATCCGGCCGAGTGGTGTGGTCCCCTGCGCCGAGGACCCCGATGTCCTTGTTTGATGCCTTGCTGACAGATCTGAGTGTGAGGCGCGGACTGCATCCCCAGGGATCTTCCCCCTTGGGGATGAATTTTGATAGGCGAGAGAGGATGAGTACATCAGACATGGGAACCACCGGGTAGGTGTGGAAGGAGTCCGTTCTCTCGAAGCCACGCTTTCTCGTCTTGCTCAAACTTGTCGCTGTCCATTCGAATCAGGTACAGGGCCTGGTCGTACCCATCTTGAGCAGTGACGACAGATCCATCCCAGCTCACTGGGGATCTCATTGCCCCGATCGCCTTGTTGAGAACCGGGTGATTTCGATTCTCGTTGTAGGCTTCCAGCTTGGAGAGCAGGCCGTCCATCACCCCTCCTTAAACATCTCGTCGGCCAGCCTTCGAACAGCACTGGCTGAAAGCTCGTAAGCGATTGCGCAGCCGTCATCGAAGTCACCTTCCGCGTTCTGCCTGGAGGACTTGGCGTCATGCTCCAGCTTGGCAGCGAGAGCTTCGAGCTTCTTCACGGTCTTGAACTTGTCCATCAGCAGTGCTCCCAATCGTAGGCCACTAGGCGGCCATCCTTGGTTGTCCCGACTTGCCCGCAGTCCACCGACCACGTCCAATCAGCTTTCTCCGACCAACCTACGTGCTTGACGGACTCCATGCGTAAAATCGGCAATCCGAACCTCGTGGACAGTTCCTGGTCGAACCAAGCACGGGCCCGAGGCTCCCACTGGTTATCACACGTATGTTCCTCGTAGCAGTTGGCATCGATCCCACTCAGGACGGTGGGAACCTTGATTACAGTGTCACCATCACGGAAGACTGCCCGGTGACGACCCACCATAGGCTCTCCAAAGACCTGGGTGAGTGCGGCACGGGCCTGCTCAAAGAGACATGGGTCCGGCTCGATGCACACCTCGACTGGGCGGGGCTTGGGGCGTTGCTTGGGCGGATGCACAGGATCACTCCTTCAGGGCACGGAGGGCCACGCATGCCATGCGAAGTTCCTCCCGCTCAAGCGACGTGCGGTGCCTCAGGACGACCTTGTTGCGCCGCGCAGACTTCAGCGTCGAGTAGGTCGGACGGTGGCGAAAGCCCATCGTGACCTTGTACTCGAAGTGCTCGATCGCTTCCAGGGTCTTCTTGGTGGGGGTCACGGTGTCTTCCTCGTCTAGATAACGGGTGACCCACCCATAGATTACACGATCGGTAACCCCTATTCGTCGTTGGATTCGGATCCGAAGAGTTCGTCCAGACGAAACTTCAGTGTGCGGGGCATGGCACAGTACTCGACCAACTTCCTGGTTTCTGGCTTGGACTTGAACGCATCCGAACCAGGCAAAGCTCCACGCTCCCCACGGAGGTCTACCTCCCAGGTCCAGATGTCTTCCAAAAGCTTTTCCATGAGCTTTGCCCGAGCAAGCTCTTCCGCCAGATTCTCTAGGGTTGGGAATGTGTTGTCGCTGCGCATTTGGTCTGTCCCTCCATCTAGACAACGGGTGGGGGCCCAGAGTTTATATGCTTGAGGACACCAGACGGTCATTCCTTTGATGGATCTGGACCTACACCCAAGTCAACGAGATTCGATCCGGCAAATTGAAGAGATACCCGAGGTGTACCTTCAATTTCCTCGATTGCTGACAACACAGATGATCGGACCTCCTTTTTGAGGCCCGATATACGACGCACTATGTTAGGGTGGCACTCGTAAGTGCAGGTCTCCTCAAACAGGGCGCTAAACACCATTGGGGTGATGGATCTCTTCAAGGCAGCAATGTCGGTTTTTTTGGACACTTGGAGGATGCTTTTTGGGAGAGTCACCATGGCACGGGTCATTCCCGTTCCTTCGATGACTACAGTCCCAGGTATCTTGCGCTTGAGCTTAGCCTGGTTGCGTAGCTCGTCTTTCAATGGCACAAGAGCTTCATTTGCACGCTTGATGACATCCCAAAGGCGTGCCCCCGCTGCAATCCGGACCTCTAGTGGGAGGTTCGGATCTTTAGCAGCAAGCATGTCACGATCAGGATCGTCCACAGCGCTACTTAGACGGGAAGCTTTCGGCGCGCACTACACCCTCACCAGGGATGTAGTAGCAAGCGTCCCCTTCCTTGATCTGGCTCCCGGATCTTGCACAGATCCCATCGTGTTGAGCAACCATCTTTTTCCCCTCAGGGGCAGGAGTCACACGTGCGACGGTCTGTGTATCTGAGAGAACAGACCCAATGATCGGCCTCAATTTGTCGATAGCCCTTTGGTTCTCTTTCGAGGATCCAGATGCAGCGACTGCGGCTATTCTGGCTGAGAGATTCGACAGCCCCTTAGCCAGGGTAGTTCCACACGGACTCGCAAGGGGGCAGTTAGTACAAGCTGGATCCTTCGAAGACCAGTATCCGTAACAGGGCGTATTGCCCTTGACGAGACTTCGAATGTAAGGATCCTGCATCCAGGCAGGTGCCCCGGTATCCTCTTGGGGGATTGGGGACCTGACAACAATAGGTTCCAGAGCCACTACAGGAATGGACTCCTTGACGTGTTGTGTGACTGACGGCACTTCAGGTGAAACCACTGCCTTGGGCTCCTTCGGTGCCTTGGGCTCCTTCGGTGCCTCAGGTGCAGACTTCAGTCCGTTGAACTTCGTCCAATCCGCGACCACTTCCCATCCTAGGGGGGTCAACCTCGTTGCCGTTGGACCGGGACCTGTGATGAGTCCCTTCTTGCGGAGGTGTGAAACCGCGTTGCTCATCGGGATGAGGACCGCAGGTCGCTTGTCCTTGAGACCCATGCAGTCACGCGTGAGTCCTAGATTGGCTAGTGCAAGATCCGAGAATACCGGGTAAGGATGACACGCATCTTTGTCATCCTTACCGAGGGCGGCCAGAGCGTTGCAGATCGGTTTGTGCAGTTCGGAACCAGAAACGTTGGTCATTGTGTGCGCGGTTCATCCCCATTTGCACAGGGAATACCTTTCTGGTTCTGTAACTCTTGGGATCGCCCTGTTTTCACGATCAGATCGTCGGAACAGTCGGTTCCGCGGATTCCTCAGCTACCACAGGGGCGACAGCCTTGGGCGCCTTCGGTGCCTTGGGCGCCTTGGGGGCCTTCGGTGCCTTGGGGGCCTTCGGTGCCTTGGGGGCCTTCGGTGCCTTGGGGGCCTTCGGTGCCTTGGGTGCCTTGGGTGCCTTGGGTGCCTTGGGCTCCTTCGGTGCCTTCGGTGCCTTGACAGGCATCTTCGGGAGTTCCGCACGTCCCTCTGCCACATCCCATCCAAGTGAAGTCAACTTGGACTTGCGACCATCGGATACGATGACACCACGCTGACGGAGGCTGAAAAGTGCGTTGCTCATCGGGATGAGAACCGCAGCTCTCTTGTCCTTGAGACCCATGCAATCGAGCGTGAGGTTCAGGGACGCCAGTGCGTGATTTGCGAAGTCCATGAACTGGTGCCAGGAATCCCTGTCGGCCTTGCCGAGTTCGGCTAGGGAGGCGTAGATTGGCTTGATGAGATCGCCCTGCGAAACCGTCTTTGTCGTTGTATTCGTCATGATATTTCTCCGGATCTGAACACGAACTGTTTGGTGTTTACTGCATTGATTATGACAGGCCGCTCACCAACCATCGGTTAGTGGTCTGTCAGAAATGTGAGAGGTGTCCCCCTCATTGACCAGGCCCCCCTTGATATGTGGGTCCATGATCCTCTTGACGTTCTCCCTAGTGTCAGCATCTGGCATTCCGTCGAGAACGACCCGGGCGGCACGTTTGAGAAGTACCTCAAGCGCTACTGTACGTGGTAGGATCTCCAGAAGATCCTCAGCCGCACTTGCCCACGAGCAGACTGTACGGTGGCTCCACTCACAGTAGACTTCTTCCTTCTCTACACCTTCACGTACTGCAAATGTAGCACGCATCATAGTGCTGATTGCATTCGGAGCACGTTCCGCGAGCAGGGGGAACTTTGCTTTCGCGATTGGCTCTTCGTCACGTAGATCCATTGAGTGGAACTGAATCTTACGCTCGAAGCGATCCAAAATGGATGCATCAATTGGATTTGATGAGATGCATCGTCCCGTAGTGTCTCCGGCACCCGATGAATTTGCGGTGGCTACGATGGTTGTACCAGGAAACACCGGATAGATTTCACCGGTTGGCCCGCTGATGCGACCCTGGATTGAATCCAGTATCTGACGAAGCTCCTCCGCTTGTTGGCGTGTGGCCCGATCAAAATCTGAGAGGATAATCAGGTAAGGTACGCGCCTTCCACTACCGGTCAAGTAACCGTCTCGGAGAGCCTTGAGAAGAACTCCCTCTTCCCACTTCGTTCCTTGGGCGTCAAAGCTTCGTGTGAACTTCCAGGATTGGAGATCAGCACCCTGGACGACAGAAAAGAGAAGCGAGGGACGCCTGGTCATAGCACAGAGTGCCGACACGGCTGCGTCTTTGCCAACTCCAGGGGCGCCCCACACCCAAATCGAACGGCATTTCTTGACTGCTACAGCTACGTCCTGTACATCCCTGGCGAGAGGGCCGTGGGTTGGAACAGTGTAATGTGCTGGCATTGGCAAACAGGCGGATGCAGGAACCTCTATGTCAACTGGAAATGTCACCCCCGCGAACTTCAGAGAGAGCCCCTCTACAGTAGCTTCTTTCCGCTTCCCTGTGGTGGCCTCCGGGTACTGCACTAGGTACCCATCGAGTGACAGATCGTGTTCGTTGACGAGGTGATCCCCAAGCCAATGGGCTTCTATGCCACAGATACGGCACTTGGCGAGACCAGATTGGGTAGCGATCATGTTCATTTGAGGACTAGATTGAGCGGCAGCCAATCACTGATTGATTCCTTACGCTTTCCAAACGAACGAGGCGACTCATCTTACACGTTATGGGCAATCTTTCTCATAACCAATCGAAATTGCTGCATATTTTATTTCAACACACAGCTACCAATTGGGGACAGTACCCGGTAGGATTGCTGGATCGTGAAAAACTACTTTACCCAAACGTTGGGTGTGTAAGAAGGAGAAGATGACCTCTACTACAGGTAAGGACATGATGGCAGGTTCGATTTCAGGGGCACGGGTGCGCTCGGGTCATCGGGCAAGCCTGTTTGGGATCTTGGGCAGAAAGATGATCCCCATCCACAGCAGTGGAACCGGATTCATGATGCGGGGGCACTTCCCGTTCCGCCAGGTGCTCCAGAAGATAGTTGCGCACTCTAAAATCTCGGTTGACCCCCCCACTGATCTTATCTTCCGCAAGTGGGCCAGTCAAATCTCCAAGGACTCGAAGGTCAAACCGAGTATCCAAATCGCAGAGACAGGGGACCTGCTCACACGTCGTGAGTACATGGCACTGATCGGAGGAGCGAATCATGAGGGGTGGCATCATCTCTACACTGCTCAGGGACCTGTGACAGGGGAAGAGTTGTCTCAATCTATCCTACCTGGCTATAGGGTCGGTGTACCGTACCACTTGTACCCCGATCTGTTGAGTGCATCCCAAAATGTCTTTGAGGACATCCACATTGAAAGGATTGGATGCGCGGAGTTTCCTGGTGCCTACACGAAGATGGCGGATCTGGCAGATTTCATTCTGGACCAGGAATCCAAAGCTCTCAAATCGAATCCTGAAACGAAAGAGTCTGCGGCTGGTACTGCGTTGTGTTTGATCCGTGAAGTTGGTTTCGGCTACAACACGGTGAAAACCAGAGCAGCGATGGATCACTATCGCTCGACGCACCCGGAAATCGTTGATCTTGTACTCAACGGTGCACTTTCGCCAGTCCTACGTGAGGCCATTCCGGATGTGTCCACACCGGCTGCAATCCTTCAAGCCAAAGAAAACAAGGGATTGTCTACAACTCTTGCCCTTCGGTTTATTGCGCTGCTTCACGAACTGGTCGTGGCCCCACCTACCCCACCTGAACCGGAAAATCAAGGGGAGACACAACAGAACGATCCAGAACAGGATCCAGAACAGGATGATCTGAAAGATCCGGAATCGAGTAATGGAGACCCGGTAGACCTCAGCAAGGAAGAAAGACCTGGAGGCACCTCCCCGGACGGTTCTGGTGAGGCTGCGGCGGCGATTCTCCAGTCTATACCCGATGGCGTGTTAGATTATGCGAGTGCTCTAGAGCAGGCTGTCTCAAATGCACTCAAAGCGGAGGACAAGACCCAGGAAGCTGGCGAGATGCCCTACCGACCCTACACCACAACTCAAGATCAGACACTCAAACCTACGGAAAATGAGCCTGAAGCTCGTCTTCTAATCAAGAAGGTCATTGCCGGAACCAAGAGGGAGACATCGTTCCTTCGATCCAAGCTTCGACTCATGTTTCGTGCACTAGAGGATGGTGCCAGGTTCCATGGTGTTCGAAAAGGGACTGGGCTCTCTGAACGATTTCTGGTGGACACATTGGCTTCAATCCAAGATGGAAAGGACCCCTCTCGGGCTTTCTACGAGGACTCCACGTCGATGGACACATCGATAGCTGTTTGCATCGTAGTGGATGAGAGTTCCTCAATGTCTAGAAAGCTCAAAGACACAAGCGCAATCCTCTACACCCTGTGTCAGTCCCTAGATTCGATTGAGGCTAACTTCTCTGTAGTGGGATTCCGTGACAGAGATATTGGCTATGTTCAGGGGGCGAAGACCAATGTCGTTTACCACCGTCACGGTCCTATCACATACGACATTTTCAAGAGTTTTGAAGAAAAGTTCCGTAGCGTTTCATGGCGACTTGGGAACATCAAAGCAACCGGAGGCACTCCAATGGCCGATGGTATCGAGTTCGCCCTCAACGCTCTTTCAACACGACGGGAGGGGCACCGAATCCTTTTTGTAGTCACTGACGGTCAACCAAATCCAAACCACAGGCCAATCATTAAGGGTCAAATTCGCCGCGCCCAAGCGGCTGGTATTCTTGTCATCGGTGTGGGACTTGGAAAAGACGCCAGGTACGTTCAAACAACCTTCCCAGACAACGTGTGGGCCATGACCCTATCGAGTATCCCTGCTCTCCTTGTTGCCAAACTTCACGAAATGGTCAGAAAGATTGGTACCTCTAAGCGAGGGATTCGAGTCAAGTCTGTCTGAGCACGTGGTAGAGTCCAGGGTGCGTGCATGTCCCGATTGCGGTCTTTCCTACCAAGACCCAAAAACAGTCTCCGAGAAGAACGCTCCGTTCGTATGCCCTGCATGTCTACGAAAGGCCGCACCGCGCCCCCCTGGGGGTTGGCCCATCGAACCCAGATGGGTGAATGATTCCCGAGGAAGGGGCGTATTTGCCTCCCGTGACATCCTCAAGGGGGAAACGGTCGAACGCTGTTGGGTGATGCCACTCCCGGTCGAAGAGTCCAAGATGACTCTCACCATTCCCACAATCAATCGCTATCTGTTTCCATGGTCGGATGGTCAGCGAGCAATGCTTTCGGGTGAGGGACTACTCTACAACTTTGACTCATTGGAGGCCACCAGACGCCAGCCCAACATGGAGTGTGTCCTGCGCAGAGGGATTGCCGCCATCGAGTTCCGGGCGATTCGGGACATCCGAGAAAACGAAGAGTTGACTTGGAATTACAAACGGGCGGTGTCTCGCAGGGAGTAAGTCCCCTGATATGGCACCACCCATCTCCAAGTTCTCTGGGCGGTACCGATTTCTGTCCAACTTCTTCCCAGCCCCGATTGTCATGAGCTTCGTCCATGAGGGCAAGAGATACAGATTCCTCATGCCCACCGTCGAGAATGCTTTTCAGGCTGCAAAGGTGGACACTCACATCATTGGACGTGTGGCTCGCATCCGGGCCTTTGTGGACCTCACGGCTGGGGAGGCAAAGAGGGCCGGTCGAAAAGTTGCCCTCCGATCTGATTGGGAGGGGATCAAATTATCAATCATGCACGCTCTTCTGGTCCAGAAGTTCTCCCATGCGGATCTTCGGGCCAGGCTCCTTGCAACGGGGGACACTGAGCTGATCGAGGGAAATACTTGGGGGGATACTTGGTGGGGTGTTGATTTGCGAACAGGTGAAGGCGAAAATCATCTTGGGAAGACGCTAATGCGGGTTCGAGCCGAGATTCAGAGCGCCTAATCCATCTATTGGCCCCTAGAAGCATGTCGAACCTTCGTTCTGGCCTCATCCGCCTCGCTCATAGCAAGCCAGAGTTTCGGCCTGCGATCCTGCCTCTGCTCAAGGAAGCCGGTTGTGAGAAACTCCCCGAAGGGGGTATGAGGGACAATTGCGAAAAGAAGGTCGAAGAGGGCAAGAAGGCATCCTCCTACCTCACTGAAGAGCAGTTTCGAGACAACAACCACACGCGCAACATGCGTTATCTAAACACGGCTCTTAAAGCGTTGTTGACGATTTCACGTTCTGTGAAATCCATTTACACCTCGGATGAGGGGGCACAACCGACGCGAGAGCAGTCGGCAGAGATGCTGATGACGGCTCAAGCCATTGCGCTCAATGCTGGGGACATCGTCAAACTGGTGGGGCGTTCATCACGGACCACTAGAAGTAGGTCTTTCACCGCGAGTGCACGCCAAGAACTATTGTCCAAAACAGCCGCTTCGGAGATCCCTTTTTCGGAACTCCCAGAGCCTCAGATGGAACTCGTGAAGATCGTAGATCTGTCCCCGGTTACCATTTGGGATGGAGTCCACGGGTACATTGTGTCGTTCAAGAGCAGCTCACAAAGTGGGGCTCGGTTAGAGCGGGACACGCTCAAGAAGATTGTCGACCACAAGGACTTCCGTTGGATCTCCCCCTCTGGTAGGGGTAGCTTCTACATCGGGATGTGAGGACACCAATCATGGAACCCAAGAGTCAATCCAATCAGTCAAGTCTTGCTCAGCTACTTGCCGTTCTCAGGGCAATCCACTGGAGTCATTGGACGGCTCACTGGCAAGTCAAGGGGACACCATCGTATAGCGATCACATCCTCTTCGATAGCCTATACACGGGGATCCCGGCTGAGATAGATGCTCTGGCCGAGAAGATGGTTGCCTATTTTGGCGCGGAGGCAGTTGCACCAATACCCAGCATGGCCCTCTCGCAGCAATTCCTTGCGACCCATAGCAGTGAGCCCAACGTGTACCGGCGCGCGTTGAAGATGGAACTCCAACTTCAACGGACGCTTAAGCAGGTATACGAGTCAATTGAAGACTCCAATGAAATGAGCCTTGGGCTTGACGACTTTCTCATGGCTGTTTCAAACACCCATGAGACCTCAATCTATCTCCTCCGCCAGAGGTTGCGACCGTCAGCCGTCTGAGTCCGGAGTAGATTCTTCCGCAGGACCGTTGATACCAGACATCTGCGATGCAGTGTCAGCGAGTGCTCTGGGTAGTAACTCCCCGTACTGCTCAACGGGGAGCAAGAACTTGCCGTCCTTTGTCTTCCCTGAGGCATCAAGTCCCTTGAGGAATTCCCCCATGACCGTGTAGAGGAAGTGCCAGACCTCGGGATTGCCCTGGGCGACAGGGTCCCCCTTCGCTGCCCAGACGAACTTCTTGGCGCGATTGACCAAGGCGAACATCTCCCGGGGCTTCAGGGAACACCACAGGATGGTTCGGGTGCCCGAGGGGGATAGCTGATTCGTCGTGGCATCAAGGTGTGCTTCCAGCACGCGCTTGAAGAGTGCGGTGCGGGTGACGGTCTTCCCCTCATAGATCTCCGGGAACGCAGGGCTCCACACCCCCTGCTCGTAGGAGGACAGGAGGAAGTTCGATCCGTGAATCAGCCAGAACTCGTAGCCCGTCTGCGGATTCAAGGTGAAGTGTTCCAGGGAGTGCTTCTTCTTCTCCCGAAACTTGGTGGCTTCGCGGGCCTTTTCGATTTGTCGGTCTTTGGACCTGGCACTTGCCTTTTTTGCTCGTGTGCCTGCCTTCTGTGCTTTGTTCTTTGACATTCCCACACCTTACACCCGGCGTAACGTACAACGTGATGAATCCTGTTCTTGATCAGCAGAGGGCGTGGGAGCTTCTTTCGAGTGGCGCCCATGAAGTTGCACGCGTCGTGTCCAAGACCTTCGGCCCTGCGGGCGGCAAGGTCATGATAGAGAAGGCAGGGTCGGTCCTTGTAACGACTGATGGGGCCGCACTCACACGCGAGACTCAGCTTGACGGTGCGAAGAGACTGGGTGCGACCCTCATCCGATCTGCCGCAATCAAGACCGATGAGCAAGTTGGAGATGGGACTTCCACAACGGTGATCTTGGCGGACGCTCTCATCCGGGAGATTGGAAAGAGGGCTTGTGTGCACGGCTGGGATCCGGTGTGCACGGTAGCTCAAATCCGAGAAGCTCATCTGGAGGCAGAGGGTCAGATTCAGCATATGTCCCGCCTCGCAGATCGTGAGTGTTTGGATCGGATAGCCCTCATGGCTTCCCATGAAGACCCACTCATTGCCGAGAAGGTAGTTGAGGCGGTGCTTGCAGTAGGCGAGGGCGGGTCCGTGGTGATCTCGCCCTACGAGGGGACGGGGATTGTCCTTGAGCAGAAGGCCGGACTTTATCTCAATCAAGGGTGGACCTCCTTCGATATGGCACCGGCAGACGGATCCACCGAGCGGGAGATGGATGGGCCTCTCGTGGCCGTGTTCCGCCAAGGACTTCGACGGGTGGGTGACATTGCGACTGCGATGGAGCAAGCGAGTCAGTGGCCGGGTCGTGGTCTCGTGGTGTTTGCGCCCAGTATCCAGGGGGATGCCCTCAAGACCCTCTTGGTCAATGACAAGAAGGGCGTGCTCTCGTGTGTGGGTGTCGAGTACTCGGGGTCATCTGCGGACCTGGACGACTGGCTTGAGGACATCTCGGCAGTCACCAATTCGATGATCGTGGATACAGGGACAGGGATGTCCCCTGAGAAGTTCGAGGGGTCGTGGTTGGGTTCCGCTCGAAGAGTGACCCTGACTCGGGAACACACACTCGTCGTCTCCTACCTGGATGGGGATATTCCCCAGAAGATTGATCTGAGAGTTGCCCAGCTTCGGGCGCGAGCCGAGGTCTCCCCCTACCCCTACGAGAAGGCCAAGCTCACGGAGCGTGCTTCGGCGATCGATGGGGGCCTCTGTACGCTGCGGATCGGTGGACTCACCAAGCAGGAGGGTCAGGACCGTCGCTCACGGGTCGAGGATGCCCTCAAGGCTGTGCAGACGTGTCTGAGGGGCGGCGTGGTTCCTGGAGCGGGCTACGCGCTGTTCAGGGCCTGTGTGTGGCTCCCTCAGACCGAGGGCGGCGTGATACTGGACAGGGCTCTCATGTCGGTCCTGGGCACGCTGGCGAGCCGGGCGGGGGCAGAGCCTCAGACCGTTTTTCGGGAGGGCATGGAGGTCACTCTGTACGATCCCGATGGGTGGTACGGGTGGGATCCACTGCTTGGGGATTGGCGAGACTTCTGGGTGACGGCCCCACGAATCGTAGACCCCACTGAAGTCGTGTTGGCAGCTCTTAGGAATGCCGTATCCGTTGCTTGTCAGATCGCTTTGTGCGGGGTGGTCCTTGGAGTGCACCCAAAACGATAAACACCCTATCACCTAGACAAGGTGACGGGATTATGCCCACCCCAAGAAATCTGTATGCTGCAATCGGGGGGACTCAGGAGAGTGCCCGTTCCGCAATCGGGGCGCTGGGTGAGGTCCAATCTGGAAACTCGTTGTATGTGGACTCCGTCTACGGTTCAAATGACACAGCGGCTCGGGGGCGCATTGACAAACCCTACCTGGCAGTTGCAGCGGCATTGGCCGCAGCCCAAGCAGGGGATGTTGTCCACGTTCGACCTGGAACATACCCCGTCACACCGTTCACAATTCCTGCCAATGTTTCCCTCGTTGGTGACATTAAACGGAGGACGCATCTGACATATACGGCTACGGGAAATGCCGCCATGATCACGATGGGTGTAGGGTCCAGCCTTAGGGAGATTACTATCGAGTTGTCGAGCGTTGGCCACCACACCCTCACTGGTGTTTGGTTTGACGACGCTACGGTTCAAACCGCGTATCTCAGGTCCGTTCATGTCCATGTGGACAACGCAGGGGCTGGTGCAGGTGCCAGCGATGTTACTGGGGTTTTGGTCCAGTCTCTAGGAACCCAGGTGGTGGACAGCATCATGTTTGAGTCCACAATCACCGTGGATACGGTTGGGACGGGCCGTAAAAGATGCTTCCTAATGGACACATCGGTAGCGGATGCCAATCTGCAACACGTAGATATGCTGCTGAGTGCGCCTGCGTCCATCGATGCAATCGGGGCAGAGATCAATATTGCGGGGGGTACGCTCCGCTATCTATCTGGTTTGGTGTCTGTCATTGCGGCGGTGTCCCCCACGACAAATGCCGACATATCTCAAACGGCGGGATTCCTACGGATGGGGGCGGTGACGCTTCTAGACAGTAGTTGTAAGGGTTTGGCATTTACAACCGTGGGGCAGAACTCCCCTGTCATCTTTGGGGATCCTGGGGGCATCACAGGCAACTTGTTCCTGCGTCCAGGTGGTGGATCAGGCAGTATCACGGAAGCTGACAATCAGCTGTATGTGGCCACGAGGTCCATCATTCAGGCGTTGTCAGCTCACGCAAATACTGGTCCAGGCGGGGTACTAACTTGCGTAGTCACTGTGCGCGTCAACGGGGTTCCCACCACATTGACGCTGACACTTACGGGTGTGCAAACCAGCGGGACTGACCTGGTGCACGCTGTTGAAGTGCCTGCCGGTTCCCTTGTCTCCGTGCACGCGGCGGACGCTGGTGCAACTACTGATCTCAATGTGTCCTTCCTAATCTCAGGCTGGTAAAAGGATCCCAATGGCTGTTACTTTTCTTGACCTGACGGGGGAATCCCGAAACCCACCACCACCCAAGACGGCGTCAGATGGCTCCAAGAATCCTATCTGTCGGCTTAAGAACAGCAAAGTTCTCGTTCGAGACCCTAAGACCATCACTGGCATTGGCATCCACCAGACCGCTTGTGTCTTTGGACCAGCGGACAACTTGATCAAGAGGCATCGCAGAGCGTTCGACGTGCCATCCCACGCTCTGGCCTTTAGGGATGGTGTGGTGGCTACCGCGTTCCCGATGCTCTGGTACATGTACCACGGACACCGACTTAACGCCTTCACCTACGGCCTGGAAATCGAGGGACAGTACCCAGGTCTTCTCGATGACCCAGCGACTCCACAGCGTGAGGACATTCAGACTGCTTGGAAGGGCATCACCCCACTCGATGATCTCACGATTGAGACAGCACGAGCCGCACTCAAATACCTCTATGAAGAGGGGTTGAAGCTCGGGTCGCCTGTCCAGTATGTATGGGCGCACCGGCAGTCCAACGACAAGAAGATTCACGACCCTGGGGCTGGGATTTGGAAGCATGTTGTTCTGGACTACGCAGTGGCTGTCCTGGGGCTCAAGGTCGAACCCAACAGGAAGTGGAACGATGGTAATCCTATCCCCGCCGCATGGGGAAAGCCATGACCGTAAAGATCGCACGAGCCAACGTTCGCCCCCAACGCCAGCCAAATCAGTACTCATGCTGTACCACAAGTTTAAGTATGAGCCTGGAGGCTTTGGGTCTCCCGTTGTCAGAGGTGGGTGTAGAGCAGGTGAACAAGGTGCTCGGAGCCCAGCCTCTTCAGGGCGCAAGTTGGGACCAGGTTGCGGGCGCGGCTTCGCACTTCGGTTGTAGGGCGACGCTCGTGGTCCCGTCCACTTTGGCCCAGGTACGGGCTTGGACAGATGCGGGAACCCCCGTTCTAATCGGTTGGAACACGGGTAGCGAGTGGAGCCACGCAAGTCTGATTTTCGACGTGACGGACACCCACGTTTACATTGCGGACCCCAACATCACCAATCCGGAACGGACCACACACGTTCTGCCTCACGATGAGTTCTACGAGAAGTGGTACGAGAAGGCGGCACCCGGATATAAGATCCGACGCTCAGCCATGGCAATCGAGCGTGAGATCACACCAGACGGGAGACAGGTCATGGCCAGTTCTATTCACTCAAAGTTGGCATCCAAGGTTGCAACCCGATTCGTCGCCGGCAAGAAGCTCCCTGAAGTGTGGGCTGTGATGATGCCCAAGAACACATCGGAACTGGAAGACATTTGGTTCAATGCGGGGGAGTTCATTCAGTCTCAGTTCCAGGACCATGGGGGTGTTGTTCACCTCTTCGACAATCGTATGCAAGCTAGAGACGTAGCGAAGTTGCTTTTGAAGACTCTTCCGAGAGTCTAAGTTAGACCCCCTATAATCCCCCGGTGGGAGAACCCATATGCCCACCGCCGGAAAGCGCGAACGTCGTCAGATGAAGGACCGGGAAATGTCCCGGACCATCAAGTATGGTCCTCCGAGTCATGAGGGACCTAGCGAAGATCAGTCTGCCATTTCAGGGGTCGGCTGGCGTGAACGTAAAGAACAAGGGCAAGCTGGGATGGCGGGTGCCGGACGAGGAGGTCGACACAAGTCTCCTCTTGACTACCAGCGCAATCCCAAGCACCGGGACCAAGCCGAAGAGCGCTACGCGGATGTGGGGAGCCCACTCTCAACCCGTCGGGACTATGGGGAGAAGACAGCTCGGGCGCCTAAGACCATGGAAGACTTCGCAGGACACATTAGTGTCCTTGTGGGGGGCATCAAGGACTTACAGCGTGCAACGAAGCGCCTCAAGCCTCAGTTGCTTGAGCTGAGTCAGTCCGTGGATTTTCTGCCAGACATGCTGGGGTCTGCCCCCACGATGTCTGGGGACATGTTCGGGAAGGAACTCGACCTCATCTCGCGGTCCACCGAGGAGATTGAGAACTTCATCGACGAGGCACAGCGGTCGGCCGCGCTCTTGGAGCGCGTGTTGACCTCTGACCGAAATCTTCGATTGGCTGCGACCGAAGTACCTCCCGGCCTAAAGAAGGGTGACTACATCGAAGTCATCGTATGGGATCGGAAAGACGCGGATGCTGATCGGGCGGGAAACGTTCACAGCACTTACCGTGTGGTTCGCATTGAGGGTCCGAAGATCCTTGGTGTGGATTTTGAAGGACACAAAGCCTTCATTGATGTGGGCGACCGAAACGTAAAGTCTGTTCACGTACTAGATGACGATGCTGTTCACAAATTCGGGGGGGCTGCGACCCTTACAATCGTAGACGGACACCTGGAGAAGCTCATGATCACTGCCTCTGATTTCGAAGACGCGCTCAAAGAGTCCAAGTTCGAGGAAGGCAAGCCAGCCGACCCCACGAAGAACATGAGTAAGGAAGACGCCGCTGAATGGAAGCGTCAGACCGAAGAGCACAAGGATGAGTTTAAGACGGCCGGGGTGCCCGAGGACCATCAGTTGAAGATCCTCAAGGACACCGTGAAGAACCCAATGAAGGGGAAGTTCCTGGGAGGGCCCTCTGCGGAAGAGGCTGAGAAAACTCTGCGCGAGAAGTTTCACTTCACGGATAAGCAGATTACTACTCTGAAGAAGGCGTCCGTTGGCAAGATCGCAAGTGTAACCGTAGGTGCCATTGCTAGCTTGGTGGCAGAGGAACTAGGTGCTTTCTCGTCAGCTATCAAGAAGACCGAGGATACTCTTGAGACCATCAAGGACAGCGACACAGATTGGAAGATCTGGGGCAAGAATTCTGAGGGAGAAGACTTTGAAGCTACTCTCACAGTCACTGGAAATGGCTACTACAGCCTCTATGTCTCTACTCAACTTGGGTCTCGAATGGGATTTTACATCATAGGCCCGCACGAGAGAGACCCATCGAAGATCAACGGGGCCCTACGTGGGTACACTGATCTTACTTGGGACATGCAGGGGTCGACACGGCCTCGCTTGGCATCGATTAAGGACTACGAGGTTGCCCTGCGCGTTGCTTCCCCAGGGGACAGCAAGGAGTCCAAGTTTGAAGAGGGCAAGCCAGCGGATCCAACCGAGAACATGTCCAAGGAAGATGCTGCCGAGTGGAAGCGTCAGAATGAAGAGCACAAGGACGAGTTTAAGACCGCCAAGGCAACCTATGTAGACCCCTCCATCGTTGGGGCGAAGCGAGTTGTCGATGAAGCTCGTAAAGAACTTGATCTTCTTTGGAGTAAGGGGCCTATTGTGTCTGGGTCGCCGGAGGCAAATAAGGCTAAGGACGCGTACAGGAAGTTTGAGGAGGCCAGTAGGGATCTCATGGATACCTACAAGTCTCTCCAAAATTGGAGATCAGCAACTCTGTCGGTAGACGACTACGCTGAGAGCTTGCGCGAAGCGAAGTTCCCCAAGGACAAGTCCATGACCGTGGACGAGGTGTCCGAGGTTGTGGGCCCTGAATTCAAAGAGATGAACGAGGACCCCCCGGAGTCTGTCAAGAAGCTTCAGAAGGAAATGCAGGGCAAGTCTGCTAGTGAGAAGATTGCGTTCCACTCCAAGCCTGCAATCAAGGCCATCCGCGATTATTACCTCGAAGCCATGTCTAAGCCCCTTCAGGAGTCTCTGGGTAAGGCGCTCTCAGAGCTGTACTCAGGACCGGGGTCCGCTGGTGATGACGAGGACGGCTGGACCTACAGCAAGGCCCTACGCGACCTAGGGCGTTGGTGGGACTCCGTGGGGACCACGCTCTACTACGACACCCAGAGTGGCTTGGTGGAAGAGAGCCTACCCACAGCCTATCAGGATGGCGATGAGATGGTTGAACCCATGCTTGAGGACTACATGGAGTTCTCCGAGCGTGATGGTGCAAAAGCAATCTTTGGAGCGCTGATCACCGATGGTGGGATGCGTCTGGGGTCTCAGAAGGCCTCCAGGTCATCCGATGTTTCGAAGCGGGAGTGGCAGCGTGCCCTCAAGACCGATGAGGACATGCTCGTGAGTCTCAATGCCAACATCAAGAAATTGGAGTCCGGGGAGACGGTCGAAAACCTCACCCTGGAAAACGCGAAGCTGATCAAGGGTGGCCTTGAGCAGGTCATTGAGAACAAGAAGAACCTCATCAAGAAGTTCGCGAACCTGTCGGACGAGACCACAGACAAGACTGCCGAGTGGAAGGGCTGGGACGAGGACATGCCTGTCCAGGTCGCGTCTGAACACGGCAGTGAGGTCTTCGAGAACCTTGCGGATGCTCGTCGCAAGTACCCCGAACTTGACCCTAAGAAGGGTGGTGGAGGCTTTCACTGGGCTATGCGTGGTGAGGTGAAGGGTCGCCCTGCCATCCGATTTGAGAGCCACGGCCTATACAGGGCCATCTCGCGTGATGCCTCAGTGCATGAGGCGGCGGCTGGCCTCTACGGTTTCACGAAGGAAGCTGAACGGGTCTGTGGGTCGGCCACGAACAAGCTCGCCAAGTTCACGGCGAAGCTCGCCAAGGACATCTACTCGAAGGACGCCGAGACCCCAGGCTTTCTAGAGGAACACACGACACGCACTGCGTCCAAGGCCGCTCGGATGCTCCGTGCATCCATGGCTGACATCGGCCCAGGCAAACCCTCCAAGACCGCAGCCTACAATCCGTGGATCAAAGAGCTAGGTGGGACTACAGACTTTTCCTCCATCGAGGTAGGCAAGTCATTTTCGTTCCCCAAGAGCGAAGAGGTTCTCACGAAGATTAGCCCTCGGAAATACAGGGACTCCTCAGGCCACTCCTTTGCAACGGGTTCTGGAACATCCGTTGTCCAGATTAAGACCGCAGCCAAGAGCGGCAAGGGGCGCTATGGGTTCTCTGCGAAGACCGCCAAGCTAGCCCTTGAGGCTTGCCACGAAGTAGAGCACCAGGCGGGTGTGGTCGCAAGTGACCTGCACACGCGCATGGGTGCAAAGCACGCCAGCATCACGGGCTTCCTTAACAAGCACGCGAAGCGCGCTAAGTGTGGTTGGAGCGACATGATCCTCGAAGCGTATCCGACTCCGGATGAGGCTGAGGTTCTGGCTTCGAAGTCTGCATCCCTAGAGAGCTACAAGATCCACCCAACGGTGGATGAGATTCTCTCGTGGGACGGTAAGGGTGGACGCCTGGCCGCTTCGTTCCTTGCTTCTGAGGAAGAGGGGTCCGAGGATAAGCCTGAGAACGAGGATGACAATCTAGCCTGATCCGTCAGGTTTATTGTTCTCGTCCGTGTGCTTCTTGATTGCTGCTAGCACGACCTTCCTCAGGTCGGGCCCGGAACGCAGGTGGCAGTTGCACTTTTGTCCCCCGCGGGTGCCACACCATTCTCCGTGCGGCACCCCCTCACGAGCCGCCGCAAAGACGGCCCGTGCTATAGCCATCTCGTAACGCAGAGGCAGCTCTGGCTTCTCGGGCTTGGGGGGAAGCATCGGCGTATCCCTCGTGTCCAGATTGATCTCCCGAAGCCGATCGAAGAAGATCACGAGAGACTGGGCTAGGGTATGCCTCAAGTCCATGGGGGTGTTAGGATCAAATCCTCCCCCCATCTCCATACGATGCATGACCTTGCGGTACGTCTTGTCGCCCTTGTAAGTCATGATCTCTTTGCTCACCTTGGTAACGGGTGGGCAAAGAGAGATTACATGATTTGCTTCTTACAAGGAATTGGGGTGCTGGGCGTTGTACGTCTCACTCTCCAGCTTCGAGATGCGTGCCCGATTCATCTCGGAGTTGATTCCCCCGCCGTACCAGGTATCGAGGAACTTGTAGAGGTACGTGAAGCCCTTGTCCTCTCGTTCGTCCCCCGAATAGAACGGGATGAGCTTGAGGCCCGCCGCCTTTGCCTTGATGATCTCGTCGAGGCGTGCGAGGCGCTCTTCCATCGAGTTCTTGTTGCTCTTGAGGAACGCGATGACCTTGGCCCGCTCGTCCTTGCGCTTCTTGATTCCGGCCTGTCGATCCGCTTCGGCCTTCTCACGGGCTTTGTGCTCCACTCGGATCTCCTGCTCCATGGAATCGGGGTCGATTCCTGCGGCTAGGATCAGGTTGTGGATGAGGGCGTGGAAGGAACGCGCTGTGCCCTTGTCTCCGAAGAGGGGGTAGCTCCACGCCTGGCTTCCGAAGAATGGACGCCGGAGGCGTCTCTCTGCTGTATCCCCCTTCTGGATCCACTGGTTCTTGCGACCAGCCTTCATGAACTCCTTCGTCAGTCCCTCAGTGGCGAGCCCGCAGTCGGGCACCCACGCGAGAAGCGCACGGGCCGCCTTGCGTGTCTCATTGTGGCAGGCATGACTGACCACGTCACCGCAGTCCGGACAGATTACACGTACGCCGTTGCTCATCGCTTCTTCTCCTTGAACTTGTACTTGGTCAGGGTGACCTTGTGGATGCTGATAGTTCGGTTCTTTTCCGACCATTTGAGTACGGCCGACGCGTCCTTGCCCCTCTTGGGCAAGAGAACCCCCAACTCACTTTCCCCCGGGTCATTCCAGAAGATGCAAGTGTCCCCTACAGGTTCATCGAGCGTGAAAGAGGAAACTCCGTCCACCGAGTAGTACCCCTCACCCAGTTCCTTGACCCGGACCCAGACAAGATCCGTCTTCGGGAGTGCCTTGAGCTGACCCACGGTCATCACTCGTCCGCACGAGGAATAGGGCTCCCCTTCGACGAAGTACTGATTGATGTTGGGGGATGGGACGCGATGGTAGAGCCGTCGGAACCCACGCCACTGCCCAAGCCACTTCTCGGCTTCGCTTGCTTGCTCGTAGCGGCGTGACGTGTCCACCTCACACACTGGCTTACCCATTCGCACGAGAGTCACCGTGAGCTTGAGCCCATTGCGACCCTTGCCGGGCCAGCGCAGGCGTGATCCTGAGATGTCAGAATCAGTGTTCGACCAACTCGACTTGACCTCAGCCCGAAGGCCGAGTTCAGGGTGTGCGTTGATGTCCGCTGCAATGGCCTTAAGGGAGCGTTTTGTGGTGGCCAGCATCCTAGAGCCCCTTCCGAGAAATCCCGAATCGCCAGGTAGGCCAGAACAGGTCGAAATTGGGGAGCGCCTCCACTAGCTCGTGGTGAATCTTGAGCGCCTTGACACGATCTCGACTGGTTCCCTTCAGGAACGCCGTAGCCCGCCGAAGGAGCTTCTCGGTTGTGCTGCCTGTCGGCTTACACTTCTGCCGAGCTAGCTTCTCGATTATCTCGGCCTCTTCCGCGTTCAGCTGATCTCGCTTCATTTTGAGGAGATCCAGATCCGTCTTCAGTTCCAGACGCCTACGACACCGGTCACACACGCCACAGGAATGGGTCTTTGCCGTCTTGGTCGTCATCAGAGGGCTTCCTTCAGGCAACCACACCGGATATGGTGGTGAAACACTCGGTCGATGGCACGAATCGAGATCGCGCGTGGGACAGCGTAGGTCGTACCCACTGAAAACCATCTGGTCGGACTTCCTGAAGTCCAACGTGTCCAGCGGGTTCACTGACGAGTCGTGCCTCTTCGATGACCGGATCTCCGTTCTCGATTCGGGTCACGCAGTAGTTCCGACGGTCGTGCCCTGCAAAGAGGTGTCCTACCAGACTGGGGATCTTGTTGGTGATGGGTGCCATTTTGGTATCAGCCTTCTGCTGGTGTAACGGGTGAATCCAGGAGGATTACACCATTGGGGATCAACTTTTCCAGAAAGGATCCATGGCCGCATAGTCTGCCGCCTTCTTCGCGGCTCGTGCCCGGCACATCTTCAAGTCCTTGCAGAGGATGCGCGCACCCACATAGAACTTGACCTTGCGGGCATCGAAGTGGGTGTACCCACACAGGTAGCAGCGGTTCATCGACGGCTCCGCGCCCAGGGGTCCCTCTTCTCACGAGCCTTATGGTACTCGCACTGAGAACGAGACCAGCTACCCTTCCAGTTTGCACGACGTCCAAACCGACGGCTGAGGGTCTTCATCTCCGCGAGATTGTCAGTGCAAATGTTATCCCAAATGTCGAACCAAGCCGTGTCCCACTTCTCCCCCTTGGGTGGGGTCCACGAGAGAATGTCCGCCTGGATGATCGTGACCCGGCCCGGGAACTTCTCCGTGAGCCAAGGGCCCGTCAGTGCGATCACATCGCTCGAAAGCTCGATGATCGTGACGTGGGTGACCTCTGGCTTGTTGAGCATCGCCTGAGCAACCATGCCGATTCCGAGTCCCGCCACGAGACAGCGACCCCGGGCCTGACGGATGGCTTCCCGGTGGTCTCGAATCTCGTCCGGAGTATCACTCATGACCGTGGTGCCACCCCGCGAGAGCATCGTGTAGGTGCCCTCCGGCACCCCACGCCCGCCCCCACCGAAGACAGCCCGAAGGCGTTCCATCTCTGCGTCCTTGGGGGAAACGGTGAAGCGCTGGATGCTCCACGGACCGGACTTGCCTTCCGGAACGTCGACTTGGTATCTGCTTGCTGTGTTCATTGGTCTTCCTCACTTTTGAAACGAATGGGACCCCAAGGTTTACACGATCGGGCGTAACAATCGGATCGTGTAAATGGTGGAGGGTCACTCGTTATACTAGTGAGAAATCGACCATGGACCCCAAGAACACCGCCAAGCATGAATCCCAGCACGCCAAGCAGATTGCTCTTCGTGAGCTGAAGGCTGCGAAGAACATACTCGGCACGGGCTGGAACCACGTCTCGGATGACGTTCGGTGGGGCCTTCTCTGTGCTGGCATCCTGGGCGTGATCGTCGGGCAGCATGCCATCGACAATGAAAATGCAACTCCCGGAGAGCTTGCTGCTGTGGCCATCTACGCGCACGAGCTTTGGAAGGCTGCCTACACCATTCGCGAAAACGGGTGGCGGTGATGAGCCGCTTTGGGGAAGTCCGACGGAGTCATTACGCGGACGCTAGCGGGAAGCCCGTGTGTGCACCTGTCTTAGAGGGTCCCCACGCATGCGTTTCAGACCCGGTGTTGGTGAACTGCGCCCACTGCAAGCGTTGGCTGAAGGGGTACAAGGGTCCGGGGTGCATTGCAACCGTCGAGTCCGATGAGGGAGTCCCCAGCTACAGCATGCAGCGCATTCGAGTCACCCGTGCGAAGCGCTGTGACCGGAAGGCCACCAAGAAGATCGGTCACCTGGACCTGTGCACGGTCCACGCGAGAATGGCGCGTGAGGGATTCGTAGACGAGTTGGGCGGGGTGTCCTCGTCCAGTGACATCGCAAATGCCCGGAAGTACCCCAGGAATTTCCCCGGTGGGTTCAACAACTGGCACACCAAGTACCCGGAAAAGGACGACTGAATGGCCAAGACCAAGATCTACACCGTCCGCAAGCTGAATCCACAACTTCTGGCACTTGCCGTCGAAGCGTACCGCCTCGCCGTCCAGTACGACCGTAGAAACGAACTCAAGTGGGAGACCCGTGGTGCCGAACTGCGAAAGGCAGACGAGTTCTCGCGCGTGCGGTGCGCGTGGGAGAACTCGTCTTTCTTGGGTGAGCGGATAGTGGCCAGGGCTTCGGACGTGCTCCTGGCCATCGTTCGAGCTGACCGGATCCTGCCGGGACAGAATCCGTTTGATCTCCAGTTCTTCGACAAGAGCAAAGACAGAGACTTCCTGCGTGCACGCAAGGCTGTCGACGCGACCGTTTTAGCCTTCGGAGGGTTGCGATGAGTGGTTGCCTCTGGTGTGACGATCCTACCGAAGGCCACAAGCTCTGCGAACCCTGCCGGGCAGTCAATGAGCACCCCCCGTTTCACTGCCACAAGCCCCAGCATGCCGTGCCAACTCTAGGACCGTCTTGTGCCCAGTGTGACTCGGAGAAGGCCCGGGAAGAGGCTCGTAGAGAGCGGAACGCACCCATGATAGCTCAGCTTCTCCAGATTCGAGCGGGTCTGATCCAGGACTGGAACAAGCCGTGGCCCGGGATGAACTTCGCGAAGGGAATGCTTGGTCAAAGCATCGACGCGGTTCTGGCTGAACTGAGTTAGGCTTTGACGACGCCTGTTGTGACCATCCACCAATGAAACGCAAGAGCCTGACGGGAAGGGAGCAAGACTCTCATTTCCGTCGAGCGCTTGTTGCCTGAGGTGCGAAACGCGAGGACAACAAGCTCTTTTCTGTTTGGGTCAAAGTTAGTGGTCTCTGTTGGCGTGTCCATGTTCATGGACACGTTACGCTTATCGGCTGGTGGAATCCAGTGCGACATATCACCTAGGGTAACCTAGGATCTGCCGCAGCGCTAGTGGTGCCTCATCTGTTGTCACGCGTATTGGCCACCACCCATGATACATTTGGATGTTGTGATGAACAACACCCCCTCGGTGAGGCCCATCGATGCTGGCACCTTCTGGTGTTACGGTCAGTCCTCGTCTTCTGGTTCCATCGCCAGGTTTTTCTTCCACCATCCTGGACGCCCATTGTCTCTGAGCCTGCCACACGCCTCGTCCAACATGCCTACAGAACCGTGCTCCCATTGGCGGACCACCTCTGCGGCGTCTTCCAGAAGGGACTCGTAATTGGCCTTCAAGTTGTCGCTGGTCACGGATCCTCGCTAAGCAAGAGAGATTCCATAGCCTCATCCATAGCCTTATCGAAAGCCATCTCGTAACGCCTGTGGATTACTAAGTCCTCAGCATCCATCTCTGCAAGCGTGTCTACACCACCATCCAACAGCGTACCGACAAGAGAGTCTATGGTAGTCTTGATTTCCTCAAGGGTTAATGCTGTTTTAACGGTGGACACTGGAGAGCTTGTACCATGTTTTGCTTCCCACTCCAAGACGTATCCCAGACACTTGGGGCAGTTGGGGCGCCTCTTGGTGAGCCCCCGCTTGAAGTTCGCCCAGATTGTGCAGAGTGTCCACGCACCCCCATCTAGAAGTGAGGGGGGTGGTGAAAACTGACCTTGTATCAGGTGCCAAACGTCCCCAACAAGGACGCAGTGGTACCCATCGCTGAAGAGCTTCTTCGGTGGGTCAGTAGCCATCTTTGAACCATCCCCCACCCCTGAGAACGAATGACGGGGCCCCTGAGATCAGGCGGCGCACCTCTCCCTTGCACCCCTTCTTCCGGCACTTCTTCAGCGGGGGGTCTGAGATTTTCTGGTCTGCCTCAAAGGTCTTTTTGCACTTCGAGCACGCATAATCATAGAGAGGCACTAGTTCGCTCCGCCTTATCCACCCACCAGCGAATGTTCTGTTCGGCCTCAACCCTAGAAACACTCCTAGCACACCACGGCAGTGAGAGCTGGGAGTCTTCCGGAAGGCTCTTGCCCCGAGTGGCATCTACCACCAAAGCGTGAATCCCGTCGTGTGGGTCTTGGGACCACTCGCTCGGATGATCCTCCGCCCAGTACTCAGCATCCTTTGAGCTTTTCGCGACTACAAAAACCCGATAGTTGATCTCGACTTCGTAGAGCTTGTGGCCGTTGTCTTCCATTTGGACCCCAGCTCTCAGTTCAGGTTCTCGATGCGAACGGACTCTACCGCTTCCTGAACGCACTTCTCCAGATACTCAATGGCGCCGATCTCAGGCCAACCGCCTTCAAGAGCACGGTGCATACTTGCAGTGTAGTTCACTCGTCCATCCCACTTTTGACCACGAATCTGGTCCTTCATGTAAGCAACTAGCTTCTCACGTTCCTCAAAGCCAATGCTCACGTCAAGAAGCTTTCTCTTCTGACCGAGTTTCTGAGTCCTAAGCTTGAGCTTTCCGTCTTCAATGTAGGCGTAGAGCATGGTGCGTCAACCTCCCATACACTGTGCGGGGTATGCCACCATCATCGCGGGACACGGCCGAAAGTTGCTTTTCATCAGATGGCAATTGGGAAGGAAATCGCCGGATGGGGGTCATACCCCACGAGCTTGGAATCGTCGTGCTTCCATAGAAAGATGGAGTTCGACGGCGCTACTGTCTCCAATGTCGGGAGCTGAAGCGATTCCCTAGAGAGCTGTTCTACAGCCCCCTCCATCTGATTGACGTAGATATGGGTGTCAGCCAGGAAGCCAATGAGCTTCCCCTCTAAAAGGCCACAGTGTCTCGCGATGAGGTGCAGCAAAAGAGCATACGACGCGATGTTGAACGGTAGGCCAAGCATGGTGTCGACAGATCGCTGAGACCACAGCAGGTCCAGTTTTCCATTGTTCACCAGAAGCTGGAACGCGAAGTGACATGGTGGTAGGGCCATTGCCGGTATGTCCGTTGGATTCCATGCAGAACAGATGAGCCTGCGGTTCTTCGGATCGTCCTGGCAAAGGCGCAGGATGTTTGCAAGCTGGTCAATCCCGTTGAAGCTGCGCCACTGTGCACCATAAATGGGGCCCAGGTCTGGTTCGTTGCGCATCGCAAGGAAGGACTCCGAAGAGTGACCGTAAGGCACTTTGGCGGGGGAGCACCACTCGTCCCAGATGGTACACTTGCGCTCCTGATACCATCTCTTGTCTGTGACCCCGTTGATGAAACCCTCAAGCTCAACTTTTACGGATCGGAACGGGACCCTCTTCGTAGTCAACAGGGGGAATCCGTTCCCCATGTCGTGCTCAAAGAGAACCCCAGACAGCGAGCGGGTGTCAACCCCCGTGCGGTTGGGTTTTAGTTGCCCCTCACGGATGATGCGCCGCACTATGGTCTGATAGGAATGCATGATCCTCTGTATTTCTCTCTTATAACTTCAAACCCATCGCACGCATCTTGAGGAGTGCCTCAGCATTCCCCCGGGCATCATCCAGAGGGTCATGCGTGTGCTTGGTTCCTCGAAGGTGCTTAAAGTTCTGACGGGTGTCATTCACCATCCCCTTGTAGAGGGATCCAAGATTTGTTGAGCTGAAACCAAATGGGCAGTGCCCCAAGAAGTGGTGAAAGTACCAGCAGACAAATTGCCAGTCAAATCCATTGTTGTCCGAGATGAACATCGGTCGGGGGATTGTGGAGAGCCACTGGGAGAATGCCTCCATCCCATCTGTGGCAAATGGGAACTCAAGCGTCTCTTCCCTGGAATGTCCGCTGATGGCTAGTGCCTCGGGAATCCACCTTTCGGAGATTGGTCGGAACCGAGCGGCAAAGGTCCGGTTGAGACCAGGCTCCACTACGATGGCCCCAAGGGAAATCATAGAGAAGTCCCCGGGGATCGGCCCATCGGTTTCCACGTCCACCATAACGTACGTCATGGTGCCACCCACAGGTCGTGTGCCATTGCGTTAGCCCCACAGCGGGAACAGCTTGCACTGTCCGAAAGGTCAGTCGATTGGGTAGGTCCATCCCAGACGTGCTCGCATGTACCCTCCGGGCACTTGCACTGGCAAGTTCTTGAAGATGGCCCACAGAAGAACAATGAAATGGCAGACTCAGTGGTGTTCACTTGCGGCCTTTTTTCTCTGTGATGATAGTGATTGGAACCACCGTCTCGCACTCGATCTCACGGATGATCCGACCAAGAGCCCGTCGAAGTTCCTTGGCATCCTCAACAGAGATGTGGGCGACCCCAGTTTTCTCATTGGATGAAGCCAGAATCTTGACCAACCCCTTACCATTTCCTGAATGGCCGATTTCCGCAATACCCTCTTGCCAGGCAGATACTATCCTCACAGACCACCTCCGCGCTCGGTCCTTCACTTGGACCCACCTGTCAGGGAGTCACCTGTGTGGAACAACGGCCAGCGAGATTCCCACCCGTAGTGATTGGACACCACCCGGTAGGCGTCCTTGAAGAGGATCACAAGCTCAGAGATTCTCGTGTCCATCTGAGGGCCCTCTGCGGCCAAGACGACTTCAAGCGCTGCATCTGAGTAGCCACGGATGGCCTTGAGACCCCATTTTGGTGGAGCGAGGAACAGGTCGAGGACATTTGATGTCTTGTCGGCGATCTTGATCGCCTGACCCTCGATGCCCATGCTTCGCATCTTGCCGAGCTGGAAGATGTGCTTCGCTTCCCGGTCTTTCTTGACGTCATCCGGAAGTGTGAGGTCGTGGACCAGCCCCGCTACGTGGACACCGAACTTGGTGTTGATCTGTTCGATTGTGACTCTGGTGTCCTCTACTGTGTCGTGTAGAAGAGCGGCAATCAATGTGCTCGGGTCATTGAATCCAGCCTGGGAGACCCGACTGGATACATCGAAGCAGTGATTGACGTATGGGGTCCGAATCTCCCCACCACGGACCTGATCGAGGTGTGCGTTTGTTGCGAACTTCACAGCTTCCATGAGCTGTGGTACTAGGATTTCTGGTTTCATTTTGGAACCACTTACGCCTTTTTGCCGGACTCCAAGTAAATCTCCGCCAGAGTCTTATTGGGCAGGGTGGGGTCTTGGATATCCCGTGCGAGCATGTCTAGCTCGGCTGCGAACTTCTTGCGATTGGCACCGCGCATCAGATCCGCTAGGGTACTGACCATCCCTGCGCAACGGTTGCGTTCCGTCCTTTGGGCTTCTCGAACAAGGTCTTCATCCCGGGGGTCTAGGCGCTTGAGGTTCATCACATTGGCCCGCTCTTTCTGAACTGATCTTCGCAACACCACGTTCCGGTCGCCCATTCAGTAAGGGGGAGAATTCGCCCCTGACAGAACGGGCAGGGCTTTACGATCCTGAGACCAGAGCTGGCTAGATCCAGAGTGGCCTGCACCTTGGCCGTCACGAGTCCGTACCACTCTCCGCCAGGTAGAGCGTTGCAAGCGGGGCAGAGGATGTCCCCGTGGTCCAAGTCAATCTTGAAGTCAGGGGCAGGTACAATCACCCGACGGAATTCAAATGGGGCACCACCACATTTGGGATGCGAAAGATGTGGGTCGAAGACGCTGAGCCAGTGCCACACCCGATCGAAACCACGTGCCGCGAATCGCTTCTCTGGTTTGTCGCTCATGATACTCAACTCTCTTGAAAGACACCCAGATTGGTCACGGGCTGGCAGGTTGCACTGCATGTCAGGCACCACATTCCCTTCCGTACGTAGTCCCCAACCAACATTGCACAAAGATCCTTGGATACACGGTACCTACCCGTGGAAATGTGTCCGATGTGACCGCATTCAAGAGTCACGCGGATCTCACGGGGAGCTTTCTTTCTGGTTGCCACGCCGCCCCTAACCCTCTTCATTGGCGAGGAAGCGGACTGCAACCCGCGACACGCGACGGGTCTCACGAGCGTTGGCCTTCTTGGCATCCGACTTACGCCCCCGCACACAGCAAGAGCAGTTGAGCCCACCGGGTCCGTGCACCGAGTGTGTGTGGCAGACACGACGAACACTACTACGGAGAGGGAGATACATTTGCAGTCCTTTCAGTTCCACTCCAGAAGGATCCAGATTCCTCCCTGACGAAGGTCTACGACTCGCGAGAAGTAGTACAGGTTACCCGATCGAATGACCCAGTCGTGCCCGAAGTCTTCGAGGAACGCTGTATGAAGGTGGATCGGCATGAAGGGGAGAGTGGGGGACTTGCTTTCATCCGTAAAGAACTGGAGCGTCCAGACTCGGTTTGGGCGTCCGGGAAGAGTCGGCCCACCAGCGAAGGGCACATGTCCTCGCGCAGTTTCACTCTTGGGCATCCAGACCAGTTCTTGACGGGGCATGACGTGTTCCTCTTGGTGCCGGGTCAGGGAATTGAACCCTCAGATTTTAACCTGCCCCCAACCCTTGCGGGCCACCGCCTGGTGCTTCGAGGGGGTACCGACGTTGTGCTCTCTACACCCTAGTAACGGCAGGTAGGAGGATCATTACACGGTTCCCAGTCGATTTTTCACTCGACGAATCGTGTAAAGAACCTTCCACCATACGTTACACAGGCGAGGATGCACATGACCACCAATGCAAAGTCGGTTCTGGTAGCGGGATGCCTGGCGGAGATGGTTGAGGACGCTGGGGGTTCCCCTCGCTTCATCAGCTTCGCAACCCGCCTTTCGGGGGAAGTCCGTGGCTCGGGGGCCAACCGGATGCGTCGTGGAGATCACGTCATGGAATACACGCTCCTGACGGGATTTAGCTACATGAACATGGTCCGGAGGTCCGCACGCATGTTGCAAGAAGCCCTGCTCAGCCCATACTTTGTGGGCGAGGTGGTTGCCCTTCTGGCAGAGACCGTCGATGAACAGACCGGAGAGCCCATCAACGACACCGACGTACTGGACGCCATCTTTGGTACTGAACGGGGGCGCAAGGGTTTGCTTACGGCCTACAGTGAAACCCTGGCTGAGTCCAACACCTCCAGCAACGACCACGTTTACGAGCCCCTCATGGTGGATGGGGAGGAAGTCTCTGGGTGCAAGGTCTACACGGGCGAGGGTGACCCCACGGACCCGAAGGCGCCGGTTCCGGGCACCATGTACCTGAAGGGTGTCGAGATCTCCAGCCGGTGCGTCGAGAAGAGCCCCAATGGGGACAAGATCCTGAGCAAGCGGGGCGCCGTGGCCCTCGCCAAGGACTTCATCGAAGCCCGTCTCGCTCTTCCTGCAAGCACCTACCGCACGTTCCGCCTGTTGCCTGGAGAGGCCCTGAGCCTCAAGTGCGGTGGGGTCTCTCTCCACGCCGCAGAGGGTGAAGAGGCGCAGCCGGGGGCTGCTCGGATCGGGACGTTGATCGCCTGACCGCGCATTTTGGTCTATATCTTCGGGTCTACGTCAGGAAATTTCTCCCTGCACAGGCCCATCATGAGTAATCCACGACAAGCCATCAATCTCCCGAAAGACGTAGAACGCTACGTCGAAGAGGGAAAAGACCAGGGTCTTACCGAAGACGTGGCCTGGCCAGTTGCTTGGAGTAGGTACTGCAAAAAGAATCCTGGCAGTGACCACTGCCACAAGTCCAAGGATGAGTATTTTCCTGGGCGAAAGGCTGAGGACGTGAGTTTAGCAAAGCGTGTGGCACAGCGGTATGCAACGCTCCAGAGCAACTCTGTTGTGGGTAGTCCAATTCGCCAGAGGATCAACTCTGAACTCATCCGAGAGGGGATGGACGGTAACACCCGGTTCAAGTCTCCCGGAATGGCGTTGGCGAAAATCAACAGTGTGCTCCAGAAATTCAAGATTGAGTGGGATGAAGTCATCGATTCTTGGCGATTAAAGCAATCCAAAGGTCAAATGATGGTGACCTTGGCTACGCAGACAGCAGACCCTTTCTCCCCTGTTTCAATCGAGAACACAGCACTGTCGTTCCACTGGGACACACTTGAGTCTGGCATTGAAGTCATTGCCTATCTAGGATGATCATGTCAAATCTTCGATCTAAGCTCATCCGGCTTGCCCACGCCAACCCAGAGTTGCGTGCAGATCTCCTGCCCCTCTTGAAGAAGATCGCAGGGGAAGAGGATCCGAGAGTTCAAGGTCTCAGCTCAGCAGATCGAAAGGTCTACGATCGGTGGCTCTCCGAGGGGGAACCCGAGCTTGCGGACCGTTGGCTCAACAGGGTCTCCCCCATCGAGGATTCTAGCTCTGTGCTGTGGGACAAGATTGACGCCATCGTGAAGAGTGCACGAGAACGCTCAATGAAAGAGGGAAAGACTGTCTGGAAAGATAACACACCCCAGCACCTTCCCCTGTTCCGGAAGTACCTTGAAGAGGGCCTGAAAAAGGTCTTCCCTGGGGTGTCTATCAAGCGACAGATTGACCACGTTGTTCATGACCCGCAGGATAGATTCAAGACACGCATGGATATCACGGACTACCTCCACAGGTATCTGCAAGGTAACCCAGCGAAGTTCGCAAGTGACAAAGAGGCGGGCCTTCCCCGTTCGACCTACCTACCGAAGGACAACGACACCCTCACTGAGCGCATCAATACTCCAGAAGGCCTGGACATCTGGACTTGGGAGATGCCAATTAGAGGAAACCCAGCCTATAGTGCCATCGCTTTCGCTGGCAAAGCTGACAAGCCTCTTTGGCAGTTCAACTACTCAGATTTCTCACGACGAGAGCGCCAGATTCAAGACACCATCAAGAACTACGAGGCCGGTGCTGAGGCCAAGCGCAAGCGCCAGGAAGAGCGCAAGCAGTTCCAGCACGGACTCCAAGTAGGGGACATTCTTGTGGCCTCGTGGGGCTATGACCAAACAAATGTCAACTGGTACGCCGTAGTCGGGGTGCCTACCGTAAAGATGGTTCTGGTACGAGAGATTGGATCCAAGATCATCTCTTCCGATGGGTCTGGATCAGACAGAGTTGTCCCAGACCCCAGTAGGCCCATTGGCAGTGTTCTGAGACGCATTCCAGGAGGCACCGCAGGAAATCCCAGGGTCAAGATTGAAGACAGCATAGTGGCCCACAAGTGGGAGGGGAGGCCTGAGCGTGCAACTTCTAGTGGTTGGGGGCACTGATGACATACAACGAAGCTGTGGCCCTCCAGGAGGCCCTCCTAAAAGAGCTTCGCAAGGAGGCTGTTAGGAAGGATAGATACGAGCCAGTCCTGTCCACTCCACGCAAGATTCCATTCAAACCCAAGAAGTACTTGAGTGGTGGAGATCTGGTCCTGCGTCGAATAGCACTCTCGGCTAAGCGAGATGCAAGACATCAGAATGAGACTCGGGCTATGGACCTGCCATTACCCGAACGGTACACCAACGAGATCAACCATGCCCTCGGATACAGCACCCTTCCATCGGAGCGCCAAGAGATTCTTGTGGAAGCCACTCGTGTGTACAACGAGAAGTTCAACTCAGTGATCCAGGAAGAGGCCCAGATGAAGACCGCAGCAGAAGTCACCAAGTCCACCGTCAAGTCCTGGATGAAGAAGAACGTGGCCGACCACGTTGATCCCAAGACTGACGAAGTCAATGCCACAGGTCTTGCTGAGGCAGCTGCCCAGGAGTTCGACAAGAAGGATCTTGGGGGATGGCTCGACGACGAGAGTCATTGGGTTTGGGAGATAGCATCAGACGTGGCTGAGGCCCATGAGAAGTCCTCGAAGAAGGCAGGCAGACTTCGCTCTGGTCTGATCCATCTCGCACACGCTAATCCTGATCTGCGCCCACACCTACTTCCGCTTTTGGTGCGAAAGGAGTCGAACTTCGTCCAACCCATCCTTGAAGGGATGACACTCACGATCCTTGGAAAGCCACACAAGGTGATGGGGGTGACTCGCGGGACGGAGTGGGATCTGTACTCATTTGATGATGGGTTCAGCTTCAGAAACATCAAAAGCAATAGGGAAGACCCTGGATCCAAAGTGGGGGGTGACCTCTACAAGAATGGCAAGCCAGTAGGAAAGCACCTGTCCCCCATAGAAGTGAAGAGGATTCTCCAAGAGGCAGAGCCCCTGGGAAAGACTGCGGCGAAGGAAATGGATGACGCGGAGTTCCAGAAGCTCATCAAGAAGATCGCGAAGTTGACAGACGAGAATGCCCACATGGAAGCACTACAAATTCTCGCCGAGTCGTTCTTCTCGAAGAAGTTGGTGGGTGCCATGGATGCAATCAAGACCCTCCACGATTTCTTCGGGGACATTCCCTCAGGACTTCGCAAGGTTATCAATGAGCTGACCGATGGTATGTGGAGTGATCTAAAGCTCCGGCTTCCACCGGAACAGTATGCAGCTCTCCACGGAGTGTTCTGAGATGAAAGTCGACCTGAGCAAGCTGGTCAGGGATTTTGTCCAAGACGGTATCTTCCCTGCGGACGTGAATCTACCGGCTTCCAGACAGAGATTGGGACTCTCGGTTGACTTCGTCAATTCGGAGTCAGAGCTTCGAAAAGAGCTGTTCAACTCTGACGGATCAACCAATTTCGTTGGGATTTGGACGTTTCCAGATCACATGGACAAGAACAGTGGTGGAGGGATAACTACTGATGATTGGTCCAGATCCCTCATCAACAAGTTCCTGAGGAGATTCCCTGGAACAGAAACGCTATTGGCTAAGGAGTTCACTGAGAAAGTGCGCCAACAGTGGGGCTTTCACATTCAGCACGAGGTTGAGGATTGGTTCAGGACTCAAACAGAGAAGCCGTTCAGTCAACTGGTGGGTTATCGGGAGTCCCAGGAATGGATCCCTACCACTCTCGTTAGAGTCTTGTCCTCAATCGTCGGTGACAACCCCTCATGGACCAGGAACAACGGCCTGGTGATGCCTTTCCGTGTGAAGGCCATAATCCAGGCCACCAAGAAGAAGCCAGTGGGCCACTCTGTCGGGCCATTTTCCAACATGTCTGATCAGGAGTTGAATGTGTGGATCCTCGTGTGGAAAGAGGATGCTCCAGAGAACTTCTGGATGGACGGAGAGCTTCGTTTGACACTGAACCATGCCATTGCATTCTACCGGAAACAGTGGCGTGCGAAGACTCCCAGAGAGCAGACAAACCTTCTAGAGTCACTCATGTCGTCGGGTCACCGTGTGGCGTCCCCCAAGAGAGTCGCCACACGGTTTGAGACAACGCGGGAGCCGGGGGTCAGTCGATCACATCTTCCTTACGAAGGAACTCTCGGATCTTCGTGAGCATCACGGCCATCTGACTGCGGGATACCCCAGCCTGAGCCGCCAGACCAGTCCGCTTCTCCCCGTCAAGGGCAGCATCGAACAGGGCCATATATTTGGCCCCATTTCCCATCTTGCGGAGAATCAGACTGCGAGCATTCTCGATGGTTTCGGCGGAGATGATCTTGTCTTCCGCACTCTGGAGATTGGGATTGTAGAGTTCACCCACGAATTCGCCATCCTCGATCTCGTACCGACGCTCGATGACGCTGTCCACCGAGTGAATGACCACCGTGGGGAGCTTCCCTGCGTCAGCCATACGATCGCGATTGGTCTTGGCACCTCGTGAGGTTCGCAGACTAGCGTCCACACCCCAGCTACGCATCTCAGTGCAGGCAGAGTGATATGCCCAAACACGGAGCACGCCAATCTGGACCTTCTTGCCAGCCATCAGGTAGGGGGCGAGAGTGTCCCGCTCGATGAGCCGAAGGAGAAACACCTGAACGTGGTCCTTGATCACTCCCATTCGACGTGACATTTCAAGCTTGCAGATCAGGTGCTGGACCAGGATGGGACCCAGATCATGGTGTTCGGCGATCCACCTGGAGGTAAGGTTTCTACGGTCGATTGCCTTGAAGACTGCCTTCCCCAAGTCACTCTGCACGTACTTGCTCAGGCCGTAGCCCTCGTCAGAAAATCCAGCGAGAAACTCTTGATCCTCCCGGAGGAAATCCGTAAGAGCCGATCGAACTGTGACCTCAGGATCCTTTGGATCCACCACGATTGCAGTGGTGGGAAGGGACATCTCAGGAACGACAGGTGCCGTTTCAGCCTGAATGGGGGTGGGGGCGGTGACAGTCTTGGTGACCTTGGGCTCCCGAGGTGCCTTGGGGGCAGCCTTCCGTGTTCCCTTCAGGGCTGGGAACTTCGTCTCCCAATCTGTCAGGGTGTCCCACCCAAGAGCCGTCAGCTTCGTTGCTGGGCTACCGACGAGAATCCCCATCTTTCGGAGATCTTGGGCGGCATTGCTCACCGCGTGAAGCACAGAGGGACGCCCGTTTCGGGTGCCCATGCAATCGATCGAGAGACCCTCAGCGGCTAGCACGCGCGCTGAGTACACTGCGTAGAGATGAACAGCCTCCTTGTCTCCCTTGCTGAGTTCCGCCAGAGCGGTACAGATTGGCCTGAGCAGGTCTGCGCTCAGGACTGTCTTCGTTACGACCCCCGAAAATGAGGAATTCCCACGCTGTGACATTTTGAATCTCCGGTTTGGACCCTGAAGTCGAAGACTTACGGGTTAGGTTGGTGACCCACTCGCGTGGGCTGCCGGATGTATACACGAGCCCCCAGGGGGAAGTAAAGGAGAAAGTTCGCCCCCCATGTCGATTTTTTTCACCCTATGAACCCAACACTTTCGGAACCCCATGATGCACAATCTGAAAATCGCCGGTACCTGGGACGAGATGGACGTTGTGGCTCGGGCACAATTCTTCGAAGGCTACCTGCATGTACGCCCATTTGGCCTGATTCGAGGCGCCAAGGGCAAGACCCAGCTCCTGAGGATGATTGAGAAGTCGCTTCAAGAGGTGGGTGGGACCCCCAATCCGGAGTGGACCTCCAAGCTCGACACCAAGTTGTACAGGGCCGTGTTCAACTCCGTCAATAAGGTCATCCGGTCTCAGGGCGGAGAACGCTCAATGGAGTCGACGGACGTCCTTCAGAACATGATGGGCCTGAGCGGTTGGGAGGACGAAGAAGGTGAGACGATTGAGATGGGTGGCAAGTCTCCCTTCTGGCTGGCTGGGAAGTACATCTCGGAGCACAGCCCTGAGAATCTCTTGTCCGGGAAGATGACACCTAATGATGCGGCTGGTCTTGCGATCAAGATTGCATACCGTCGGGCATTGGATGTGGTCCGTCAAGAATCGGACCGCACTAAGAAGCGTCAGGAGAATGAGGAGACGATCCTCGATGAGACTACTGGCCTTTCGGATTCGGATGATGATGACTGGAGTCAGGTCGTCAATGCCATCTTTGCAAATCCGGACAATCAGATTTCCAAGCGCTTCTTCACTTGGCTCACGAACAAAATTTCAGTGATCATGCGTCGGGGTGAAGGTGCACGACTCATCACTCAGTACCTTGAGCTATTGAAGGCTGGGGTCGTGAAGACGGATACCGAAGCCGCAGAGGCCCTGGGGACATCTTCGTCTGGGATTTCCAACACCAAGAAGGTGTTCACCGAATCCATGATGGTGTACCTCAAGAACAATCCACAGGCTCGGGAAGAGCTAGAAGATATGTTCTCGGATGCGCAGTTCTTCAGTAAGCTCTTCCGTGGAGATGTTGGGTACAATCCAGCCAACTCCGCTCGAAGGTTCGAGCATCGGATGGCCAAGAAGATTGCAGCCAGGTATATGGCGCAGCTTGCTGAAAAGACCGCAGCGGACAGCTTCGAGCTGGTGTACTCAACCGGCGGCCATGGGGGTCCCTACCACAGTGAGAAGGAAGCCAAGGACCGAGCCGAGAAACTCCTTAAGGGTGGCCAGGACCGATGGATTGCGGTAGTCCCAGCAGCGCAAGTCACGAACTTGACCAAGGCCAAGGCGGCGTGGATTCTCTATCGTGACAAGGGATGGAAGAAGGGCCCAGATCAACTTCCAAATGTGTCCTCACGGGACCACAACCGAGAGCAGGATTTGAAGTCGGCTTCCCAGAATTTCACACAGCACACAGGGAAGGTCTACAAGTTCAATAGGGATGTCAGACTCAAGGATACATCTACCATCCCCAAGGGCTGGGAAGTCACTGTCGAGTATGATGGTCGTTCGACAGACATTGCTTTGGTCTCAACTGTGGTCCCTTTCCTGGCGTCTCCCGTGAGGATGAAGATCACCACGCTCTCTAAGGTGCTCGATGGGTATCCAAAGATGCCAAGCGTATCTGCGTTGGAGAAGATGTCCATGAAGGGAACGGCAACGACCCCCTCAGGAAAGCGCACGGATCCGGATGGATTTGCGGACGACGGCTCGCCCAGCTGGCTTCTCGTTGCTGGCGTAATCTGATCCGTATGCAGCCAAGTGCACGGCGCGTAGCAGCCCGTCACCTGGCTGCTGAGGCAGAGGATGCGGAGCAGTTCCTGGAGGGATTTCTCCGTAGGCACCCTGTGATGCGCACCCTTGTGCCAAAGAGGGTACGGAACAAGATGCCAACATCGAGCCATCATCACCCAGAAGCGTCTCAGGAGGGTTTGGAGATCTGGCTCTTCCCGAAGTTCTGGGCCCTGGACAAATCCACCAGAGACTTCGTGATGGCCCATGAAATAGGCCACTTTGTCCTTTCTGAAAGAGGCGGCCTCATCAAGTTGGTCCCAACAGGGGCCGACCTCGGTCTAGATCTGTGGGACACGTCATCCCTTCCATTTGGTCAGGAAAACATGGAAGAGGCATTTGCAGACTCTTTCGCGACGTACTACCTAGCTCGACAGGAACTCGCGCGGCGGTACCCTTTGTGGGTGAAACTCATTGAGGCCACGGTCTGAGGATGCCCCCGGCTGCTCGTAAGGCACCCAGATAGGCGGTCAGACGAGCTTGGACCACCAAGCAGTACCCATACGGATCGTCTACGGTTCTGGAGGCCCCTAGGGGCTCAGACGAATTTCGCACAAATTTCTGGACAGGTGCCGAAAGCTCCCGTATACAGGCATCGGTTCTCTCACCTGACTTCGCCCAACAGGGGGTTGCCAGGTAGCGAAATTCCCTCCCGGCTGGATCTTCCCCTTGATTTATCAAGGAAACGAATAGCCCGGGGTCAGATGAGCACCCTTCCAACAGGGACTCTATGGGGTTCGGACCCGAAAGGGTTGCAGAGGTCAGTACCAATCCTGACCAGGGCGCTGCCGATAGAGCTTCCCGTCTGAGAAATCGTTCTCCAGGGGATCACCACAAAGGACCCGTGACGAGATGGCCTACGTAAGAGGCCCTCAGAGGTAGTCCCTCTGGTTCTTCGGGACAGACCTGTCGCAGCTGTCAACCTCCCACTCCTGTTGGTGGTCCAACTCCCCTGAAAAGGAGAACAGACCAGAAGGAAAAGGGTCTTACCGTAAGGAAGACCCAGAAGGGAAGAAAGGTAGATAGTTGATCGTGTTAAGCCACTATGTGAATCCTGATTCGAATCCACATACCTACTCATATACCTCTTCCTCTTGTAGTAGCCACACACGCAACACGCCTTCAACAAGCTGCATTCATCACACGTGGGATTCGAATAGCCTGTTAGTAGAGTCCTGTTAGCAGAATGAGCCCTTACCGGTCGAACATCTCGTTTCTCAGACTGGCTACAGACTGCTGGGAGATCCTGCAAGAGAACAGGGAAGCCTCATTTCCTCATGGGAGTCGAGCAGCACCCTCACGAGTGGTCTTCGTGTTTCCCAGATTTGACATGGGGTACCCATGGGATTTCTGGGATCAAGTGATCGTACCAGTCCTCACGGCGCTGAAAGCGGATACACCTCCCTACTTGGGTGGGTGGGGTAACCCAGACAGTAAGACCCTCGTGGAAGCCGCACTCCTGTCAGCGATCGATTCTTCGACCTGGTCTGCCAAGGTAGACCGCACTTCTTGAGGTTTTTCAGAAATCGTAGAGCAGATCGTGAAAGGGTACGGACCTCGTCCGTTAGCTAAATGAAGGAGAGAAGTAGCCCACTTTTACGAGGGGTGCACTTTTTCTCGAATAGTTCGGACAGAAGAGTGTAAGGTAGATGCGGGTCGAATCCCCCGCGAGAATCCACGGGCCGAAAAAAGATCGCACCTCATGTCGATTTTTCTGGACAGCCCTCAAGAAGTCATCCAAGCTCCCATCCAGGTCAGAACAGCTACCGCAGCAGACGCCATGAAACCATCGTTCCAAATAAAGCCCACGCATTCGTATCCAGCGACCTCGCTGAATACAATGGTGTGGTGCGCCTTGTCCGCAGAAGGATTCTCAGATAGCATTGAGAACCTCCGTCAGGGTACCACCGGGTGAACTAGAACTACATCTACCATAGATGAGAACTAGGCCACCCAGCGGAAGCAGGGTGGCCTTTTTCGTTCCATGGGTCGAAAATCAAATCTCTCCGAATCGTGTAAAGGGTCTACAGCCAATCGTTACCAAGCAGAAGTTCAACTCCATGGATCAGACGTAGCACTGGGAGCTACACCGGCCTGTAACACCGGCGCCTTCGGGCAAGTAGGTTCGATTCCTACCTGATCCACCAACCACTACAACCCACGTTCCCTACAGAAATACGAGGCATCGATGATCAGCGACATTCCAAAAACCAGCGGTTCCGTGTTTCTATACGGGATCGTAGCTCAGCGGTAGAGCAGACGGCTTTTAACCGTACGGTCGAGGGTTCAATCCCCTCCGATCCCACCAGGAGATGTCAGGTTCACGTTCATGCTGCGGTAGCTCAGCTGGAAGAGCATTCGGCCCTTACCCGAAACGTCATGGGTTCGACCCCCATCCGCAGCACCAAGCTCTAGTTCGGTTCGTGTTTCGATTCGGGAATCGTCCAATGGCAGGACAGCGGCCTCTGACGCCGTGAATAGGAGTTCGACTCTCTTTTCCCGAACTGCTGACTGGGTCTCTGACAACTGAATAGGATTCCTTCAGGCGGTCCACCGAGGCCGCAGGATCAGGACTCGTCCGAGCGTTCAAGCCATCTTCATGGCGCGCTCGGACGAGGGCCTGTCCACTTTTCCAGGGTAGCTCAGTGGAAGTAGCGTCCGGCTGTTAACCGGATGGTCGCAGGTTCGATCCCTGCCCCTGGAGCCAAGACGAATGCTCGGTCGGGAGTACATCAATCTTCGATACCCCCTCTCGGCCACTAAAATTGTCGTCTGTCTTTAGGTCGGATGCCGTGGCGGCAAACGAGATTCCAACACTCGTGGACAGGGTTCGATTCCTTGCCGACCTGCCGCGTGGTGACCGAAAGGGACTCTTACCGGGGTCTCGGCTTTGGTTGCTCGTAGGGCGAATGCCGCTGAGAACTACATTCTCCAAATCAGAAGGGCTTGCCGGAAGGCTGGCTCGGGTCGTCGCAAGACGGCCACTGTTTTCAGCACTCTTGTCGCTCGAAATGCCTCATGATGCGCTTGGAGCGCAGCCTCTCTGTCTAAGAGGTGAAGCCGGTTCGATTCCGACATGGGGCGCCAAGATTTCGTCGGACGCCAATCCGATTGGGCCTTAGACCACGACCCTTGGCGGGGTGAAACAGCACGCAGGGCTCACTGCCCTGTTGTCCGAGATGGTCGCTCGGTGGTTGGGTGTAACAGCCCGCGCCATGATGTAAAGGGCCCGAGATCTTGACTGCCATCCAAGCTAATCTGGTGAAAGCGCCGGTCTGAAGAATCGGAGAGCCTGGATCAAAACCAGGGGATGGCACCATGCGTTGGTCGTCTAAATGCCGTAAAGACGCTAGGCACTGATCCGGATCGGTGCCTGGAAATGCAGTCTCGCAAACTGCACGACGCAGAAAATGTCCTGTTCGGCTAACGGAAGGCCCTCTGACCCTCAATCAGATGACGGTGGGTTCAACTCCCCCATGGGACGCCAATGCACTCGTAGCTCAGTGGAAGAGCTTCCGGCTTCGAACCGGATGGCCGGGGGTTCAAATCCCTCCGGGTGCGCCAGTAGTGATCGATGTCTTTGTAGCTCAGTGGATAGAGCAGGCGTTTCCTAAACGCAAGATCGGAGGTTCGATCCCTCCCAAAGACGCTAGGGCAGATGCGGTGAGGACTACATAACAGGAACTCGGGGTCGCTGGTTCAAGTCCAGCCTGCCATCCTGGATGGCAGTAGCTCAGTCTGGTAGAGCACGAGTAAAAACCAATCTTCGCTAACCTTGCTGCCCGAACTTTATGGTGGCTGTAGCACAACGGTAGTGCGCCCGGCTGTGAACCGGGTTACGGAGGGTTCAACTCCCCCCAGTCACCCCAGATGTATTGGCTCGTAGCTCAACGGGAGAGCACCCGGCTGATAACCGGGAGGTCGTGGGTTCGACTCCCACTGGGCCAACCAGTTCGTTTGTGCGATGCGGCGGGGACGCCGTCCAGGCCTCATAAGCCAGGAATGCCAGGTTCAACTCCTGGGATCGCAACCAAGTGATTGCCCTGTAGCTCAACGGAAGAGCGCTGTCTCGACAAGGCAGAGGCCGTGGGTTCAACTCCCACTAGGGCAACCAACGATGTTCTGTCTAGTTGGAAGGGGGCCCTAATCGCGAGGGGCCGCGCAGGTTCAAGTCCTGCCAGAGCAGCCAAGCTCGCCTACCATGTGTGGGTGGAGTAACGGGGTCGTGTCCTCACGGGGACGGCCCCAGCTTTATCGCGGGATGGAGAAGTGGTATCTCGTCGGGCTCATAACCCGGAGAACGCCGGTTCAAATCCGGCTCCCGCAACCAAATGGGGTCGTAGCTCAGTTGGGAGAAGCGCCTGCATCGCAAGCAGGAGGTCGTGAGTTCAAATCTCACCGATTCCACCATGTTTTAATAGTGGTTGACTTACCATACTGAATGGTTCAACCTTCACCGTATCCACCATGCTAGACACAGATCACCCTGAGGAAATTGTTTCCTCATCTTGGGATGGCCGTCCTCGAAGACTTGTTGCCAATCTTTGTGGTCATTGTCATGGCAGGTTCTTTGCCCCGAGACACACAACTGCAAAGTTCTGTTCTAAGACATGCTCCGACGAGTCACAGAAGAACAAGACCGTTCTTGTTTGTGCCCAATGTAAAAGGTCTTTTGAGCGTGTTCCCAGTACCTTGAAGAACTCCCGGAGTGGGGTGAGATTCTGTCAGAGATCCTGTAAGGATGAGGCTCAAAGACTTGAGGGTCTCAAGGCCATACACCCTTCTCACTACGGGAGTGACATCACCCACAAGAAAGCTCTGATTAGGGATAGGGGACACAAGTGCGAGGTGTGTGGTTTCTCTCGGTGGCAAGGCAAGCCAATATCTCTGCACGTCGATCATGTCGACGGAAACCCTTATGACCACTCCCTAAGCAACCTTCGATTGATCTGTCCAAACTGTCATACCCAGACGCCAACTTATGGCGGCAGGAATAGAGGAAGGGGGAGAAAGTCGCGAAAGCTTCCGGATTGGAGTGACGTGAGGTGATGGGGTGTTTTTCGGGGTGTAGCTCAAATGGGAGAGCTTTGGCGAACAGCCAAAGATCAGGGTTCGAATCCCTGCTACCCGGCCAGTGTTGTGGAAATACTCGATGGGGATTACATTACCTGCTAAGTAATCGATCTGGGTTCGACTCCCAGGCGCTCCCGTAAGGGGGCGAGCCAGGGGCTAGAAAAACATCTCTGTCATCACTTGTTTCACAGCACTACTTCTTTTCGTGGTGAATACCGCAGTGACTACATGGAAAACGGTTGCCGAAAGGCGTGTGGGCTTCGATACCCACCTCAGCCTCGCAAGGGCTGAGTGGCGGAATGGCAGACGCGACTGCAAATGTCACTGTGACCCCTCTTGTCACCACACTAACTTCGCATGGGCCCTACGGGGTCCATGTGCAGACGGGTCTCGTAGGTCGCGCCAGGCCCTACGAGCTGGAAGATAGGGGACGCCACCCGCGAAAGCGATCAGCGGCCCCGAGTCCTGTCCGTGTTCCTGGTATTCTGGGGCTGTAGCTCAGTTGGGAGAGCGTCTCCATGGCATGGAGAAGGTCAAGGGTTCGATTCCCTTCAGCTCCACCGTAAGGGTAGTTCAAGTTGCGGTCGCGTACCGCACGGGGACGTAGGACAACCACAAGTCTGTGCACAGGTCGGTGGGAAGATCACGCGACGTGAGAGCTGCCTTCCAATAGAAGGTGAACGCAGGCGGAAACCCTGCCCCTTACGACAATTTCAAACATGGGGACGTAGCTCAGCTGGGAGAGCGCGGGCTTTGCAAGCCTGAGGTCGCAGGTTCAATCCCTGTCGTCTCCACCAAGGTGTAGGATTGCTAATCGGTAGGCAGGGAGGCTACAGGCTGACGAGCCTGGTACGGCCACCCGTATTGCAGGTTCAACTCCTGCCCAGCACCCCGTGTGCCCTCGTAGCTCAGTGGGAGAGCACCACATTGGTAATGTGGGGGTCGCCGGTTCAATCCCGGCCGAGGGCTCCAAGTTCGTTTTGCGGGCATGGTCAAGTGGCTTGGCCCTAGGCTTCCAACCTAGAGACGCGAGTTCGATTCTCGCTGCCCGCTCAAATGTTCGTTCCGTTCGGAGGTGGTTTGATCAGGCCAAGTGACGCAAGACTAGCTCCGGGGCTATGATCTCGGTGCGTTACCGATTGAGCTACCTCCGAACGGAACGACGAGTGCGGGTGTGGCGCAGTGGTAGCGCATCAGCTTCCCATGCTGAATGTCGCGGGTTCGACTCCCGCCACCCGCTCCAGGTTGAATGCCACGTCGGGAGTACATCCCTATACGATAAACCCTCTCGACAACCGTGCAGACTAGTGCTGCACACCTTGTCAACCTTTCACGACGCGGTCCTTCTGGCGGAAGGCAGCAGATTGCAACCCTGCTTGAGGTGAGTTCGATTCTCACCCGCGTCTCCACCAATGCGGCAATAGCTTAGTGGGAGAGCTACCCTGTCCTGAATAGGCGAGGGTGACATGGGTTCGATCCCCGTTTGCTGCATCGGTTTCAACTATGGGGGCAGGGAGACCTGCTACCCTAGACACCGCCCTTAACTGGGCCAGCCTAGTTAGCAACTAGGTGGTGGTGTATGCTGGACGGTTGTGGGAGTACTAGTCCAGGGGAGAGCATGAACCCAACGAAGAGGATCGGGTAGACTCTGGTCCGCACAAGTTTGTATGGCGTGCGTCTCGGGGAACACCCAGGCAGATGCCTCCTGGCACGGTGATACACACCCTAGACGTGCCATCTAACGCCGTTCCCCTTCGGGGGTTCATGGAACCGAGTCCGTCTTCGGGCGGCTTGGGTGCGAGCGGATTCGCATAGGAAAAGATTCGAAGCGCCGCTGCTGTCGAAGACACAGGTCGGGGTGTCGACCGAGCCCTGACACGTAGCTAAAGAGTCGGTCTATGCACTCGTAGTTCAGGGGAAGAACTCCCGTCTTCTAAGCGGGTTGTCGGGGGTTCGAATCCTCCCGGGTGCGCCACAAGGTCAATGTCCGTATAGTGAAACTGGATATCACGCATCTCTACGAAAGATGTATTGCAGGTTCGAATCCTGCTATGGGCGCCAATGTCTCTGTAGTGAAACGGATCATCACGCGGGCCTCCGAAGCCCTTATTGCTGGTTCGAATCCAGCCAGAGACGCCAAGTACAATCCCTCCGTCCAGCGGGTCTGGGGACGCGCTTCATAAGCGTGCTTGCGAGCGGTTCGAGTCCGCCCGGTGGGACCATTCTCTGTGCAGAGCCGCTGACGACACGTCAGCATGGCGCAGTACAAGTCTGCATAGACGGGTGTGGAACTCGGACTGGTCGGATGCTGGTGAGAAGACCAGCTAAGCGCAGAGGATGAACACGTTTGAGTGCGTCTTGACTGATTCAAGTTCAAGACAGCCTGCCAGCAATCAGTTGCTGACTGTCAACCTGCCGATCTCATACAAGGGACACCTAGTGTCGGCCTTCAGATGCGTCGCTTTGCGGCTCCTCTGACTGGAAGCGTACTAGGGCGGTCACACAGTGACCGGGTGAGTGTTGTCTCAATCTATCCTAGATCATTCTCGGGATCTTTCGGGGTGTAGCGCAGTGGTAGCGCGTCTGTTTCGGGAACAGAAAGTCGTCGGTTCGATCCCGGCCACCCCGACCACAACATCGTCAGCCACTTCAGCGCCCCTCGGGGAAGTCTGTTGCGTGTTGATGATGGGTCACCCCCTGGGCGCGTCCGGGCTAGGGTGACTGTGTTTCTCTGGGTGTAGCGAAGTGGTATCGCGCTCGGTTTGGGGCCGAGAAATCGCTGGTTCGATCCCAGCCACTCAGACCACAACATCGCTCTCACCTCGGTTTGGGCGGTGGGCTTCACCTCTGTGTCGGCCGCACGGGGTGGGCTTCACCTCTGTGTCGGCCGCACGGGGTGGGCTGTGATTTTCTCGGGGCGTGGCGAAGTGGTATCGCGCTCGGCTGGGGGTCGAGAGATCGCAGGTTCGATCCCTGTCGCCCCGACCACTCTGGTTCGATTGGATCCTCGACCAGAGCCCAACCCTGTCAGGAGTCTGCCGTTAGGAGACGGCACAGAACAAGCCGGGACATAGTGTACGGCAACACAATCCGGCAAGTCCGGATAAAAGCGATTCAATTCCGCGCGTCTCGGGGAAGTCTGAGGTGTGTGCTACACACCTGACGGGGAAGGGAACTTTTTGCTGGTGAATCATGTAATCTCCCGGGGGTCATCCGTTACACTGGTGAAGGAAGCAACCATGAAGCCCTACGACATCGACCGAAAGCGCCACGAGACTTGCCGCTACGGGTGCTGCACGAACCCTCAGGGCAGCAAGAAGCACCTCGCGACACGTCGCCGTCAGAAGCGGTCTTCCAGGGCGCATGGGCGCCAGGAGATCCGGGAGACCACGGCGTCATGAACAACGACCGACCCACGACACTTGCAGAGTGGCTCGTTTCCGAAGAGAAGGCGCCTGACCAAAGTAAGCTGGCTGCGTGGCTCGTCTCTGACGAGGACGAGACGCCTGACCAAAGCAAGCACGCGTTCCACATGGGGTGGGTCCGGGCAGGTTGCTTGAAGAAGCATGGCATCACAGCAGCCACCCGGCGCCAGGCCCGTAAGGCTGCGGCCCGGTGCGAGGCAACGGACTTCATGGCCGGATGGTACGTCCGGCAGCTCGCTGACTTCCTGGGATGCTGGGGACCAATCTCCCAACTCGATGTACGGGGCGTGAACCGCTCCTGAACCGCTCCTGACGTGTTCGGATGTTCCATACCTCTGTAGCGCAACGGAAGCGCGTCGGAAAAACGAAGCCGATATCGTAAAAGACGCCGTACCACCTGCTACCCTGAATCCAAATGGGATAGGGGGTGTGGGGAACCCCCAAAGGTTGCAGAAGCACCGAATGGCTTGGAGACAGGTCACTAGGGAAGCGCGGTTTCCTAAGAAGGGGGTTTGGGTGTGGATGAAGTGGGTTCGACTCCCACCAGGGGTGCTAAAAACCGCTCTTAGTTCAATCGGACTCAGAACCCCCGTCTCATAAACGGGTATGTCTCGGTTCGAATCCGGGAGAGCGGACAAATAGGGTGCTGTGATGATCGACTTCAATGCAGAGTACAGGCATCGACGGAAGGGTTTCCGTGTGATCGTAGGGGAGCCCGCTTGGTGGGACACCATGGAAGCTAACCGGGTTGTGGTCTACAAGTTGGGGGCCATGTCTGGACCTCTGCACTGGGTGATGAAACGATCGTCGTTCGAGCGGTTGTACGAAGTCATGCGCGCGTAACTCAGTGGAAGAGTGTCTCCTTTACACGGAGAATGTCGGGGGTTCGATCCCCTCCGCGCGTACCAAAAGACCACCCTTTGGTGGCAAAGTACCGGACGGGAGGTAGGTCTCCGGGGAATACCTCGGGGACTCCTTCCGATCTTGGAACATGTGAGAGTGGTGGAATGGCAGTCACGCTGGGCTAAGGACCCAGTGCCCCCAACGGGGCGTGCGGGTTCGACTCCCGCCTTTCACACAAAGTGCAGTGCAACATGCTGGGGTGGCGAAATGGCAGACGCACCAGGTTCAGAACCTGGCGGGGTTTAAACCTCATGGGGGTTCAAGTCCCCCCCTCAGCACCAAAGAGTACACATGCAAGATTGGCGAAACTGGCAGACGCTACGGGCTGAGAGTCCGTCGGGTAATACCGTGAGGGTTCGACTCCCTCATCTTGCACCAGTAGTGAGGGAGCGTAGCCCAACGGCAGAGGCAGTGCATTTAGGGTGCACTCAGTGTGGGTTCGAATCCCACCGTTCCTACCAAATGCCCCGGTGGCGAAACGGCAAACGCGGTGGATTTAAAATCCGCTGCCGAAAGGTGTTGCGGGTTCGACTCCCGCTCGGGGCACCAAGATGTATGCGGGCGTGGCGGAATGGCAGACGCACTGGTTTCAAAAATCAGCGGGGGAAACCTCATGAGGGTCCGACTCCCTCCGCCCGTACCAATCTTTCTCTGGGGTATCATGTAATGGGCCTATCCTCATCCGTTAGTTGAGTGAGGATTCAACAGTCAACGTTCGTCACAAAGGAAAGGCAGGTAGACAATGCATAAGACGCTTGTTCTCGATCAGGGCTACCAGCCTCACCGCGTGGTGAGTTGGCAGCGAGCCGTCACGATGTGGTGGGACGGCAAGTGTGAGATCGTCGAGGAGTATGACGAAGACATCCGGAGCGTGACCTTCACGATCAAGATGCCTGCTGTAGTCAGACTTCTTCAGCGGGTTCGGGGGAAGAAGCAGGCTGTCAAGTTCTCGCGGATCAACGTCGCGACACGGGACAACATGACTTGTCAGTACTGTTCTGACAAGCTTCCGCTCTCGAAGCTCACCTACGATCACGTTGTCCCAAGATCTCAGGGTGGAAAGACTCTGTGGGAGAACATCGTGATGGCCTGTTACGGCTGCAACGAGAAGAAGGCCGACCGCACTCCTGCTCAGGCGAAGATGCCTTTGAAGAAGGTGCCGGTGAAGCCAGCCTTCCTTCCGGTGATCTCGATGCGTTTCGAGACGGGTTCCTGCCCGGATCTGTGGCGCTCTTGGATCTACTGGAACACCGCCCTCGAAGAGGGCAGCTAGGGAGTTTGGGCCTGACATGGTAGGCCCCAGGCAGGACGGTGTCTGCGCTCTGCAAAACCTGTGGGCCTCATGATCCCACGGGTCCGTCATACAACTTGGAGGTCCGGCTAGGTCCGGACAGCCTCTGCTGGATAAGGCATCGTGGGCGATGGTAGGAGCCACACGAAGACCCAGCCCCTTTTCAGATCTTCTGGCCCCCCGATGAATTCTGGGGTCCGTACAAAATCGGAGTGTGGCGCAGCCTGGTAGCGCATCTGCTTTGGGAGCAGAGGGTCGCAGGTTCAAATCCTGTCGCTCCGACCAACGTTGAATGGAAACTGAACTAGACTGGGTCTGGGCCCGCTTGGAAAGCGGTGAGATATCGCAAGGTGTTGAGGTTCAATTCCTCCGGTTTCCGCCATGAGTCGTGCTTGGTGCTTGGGAAGCTAGCTCCCACCTTCGGGTTCGATTCCCGACGGGTAAGGCAAATGGGGCCCTACTTAGAACTGGTAAGGAAGAGGGTTCGATCCCCTCGCGACTCACCCAACTAGAAAGGTTCCAGCATCCGTATTCCAAAATATTCGAGAATACGTTGGAAAGGGCTCATGAAAACACCTTGCCCCTGGATCAGATAGGGGTTAGCATGCGGAGGTATGCCGTATGCTAACCCAACCCAACAGCGAGAGTACCAGGTAAGGTGGCTGAGAAAGCGACGCGAGGAATGGTTGAAGGCTCACGGACCCTGCGTGGCTTGTCGCTCTACGGTTGATTTAGAGGTCGATCATGTAGATCCAAACCTGAAGCTCGACCATAACGTGTGGTCGTGGTCAGAGTGCCGCAGGGCAGAGGAGTTGGCGAAGTGTCAAATCCTCTGCAAACGGTGCCACATGAAGAAGACACTTGAGCAAAGACCTAGTACTCAGCACGGATGTGCTCAGATGTATCAGAAGTACAAGTGTCGGTGTGATGTCTGCCGCTCATGGAAACAGGCTTCAGACGCAAGATACAGAAGTGTTCGAAAATCGAAGTTCGGAAGATAAATCAGCCAGGGGCTGAACCTGCTTTGAACACAGTGTGGGCCTGTCAAAGGGTCTGGGTTTCGAGTACTCTGTCTTCCGCCAACATGCCAGTCGAATTCAAATGTGTGGGTGGGGCCCATCTCCCGGTGGGGTGCGGGGCTGTATTCACATGGCCTGAGCCACCGCCGCACAGCGATCGGTACTGCCACAAGTGCGGCAACCTCTACGTCCAGTGGGTGAACTACGAGAAGTGGATTGCCTGGCTGGCCAAGTCCGGTGGTTGATCCGCCTTTGTTGTGGTCATACCTGTGCAGAGCCACAGGACTACCGAAACGCGTGAGTTACAGAATAGGTAGTTCCGTTACAGGATCTTGAAACTCTATCCTGAAGTCAGAGAGTTCCGATTCCGTGAGAACGGTGAGAAGCTGTGTTAGTGCACCCTGTTGGAGGGTAGACATCTCACGTTTGTTCGGGAATTCCCGAGCTATGAAGATTCGGCTGCTAGATTCAGAGAAGGTTCTCTCAAACCTGGCAGTAATCAAAGCTTGTGATTCTCTGGATAGAGAGTAGGTGTCCCCGTCCCGATTGGAGGATGTGTAGATAACGAGGGTCTCTTTTGTCGCCATGGGAGACCATACCTTTGGAAGGTGAATCGGCCAGGGGCCGAGCTGGTTTCGAAAGCCATGCGGGCCCATCAAGGGTCTGGGGATCAAGACCTCCGCCTTCCGCCAATGTAACACCTGCGCTTTTCCCTGAGTTGAAGCTCATCGCAAAGCACCATGTAGGCTCCGTGGTAAGCGGTGTCCGGGGTGGTGTTCTCGTCTTCAGGCAAGTCATCGTCATCCATTTCGGAACGGGGCCTGCCCCCTTCGAGGTGTGAGACTAGGGCTTCGATTGTGGCCTTGAGTTGATTCTTGGTGAGTCGCATACTCTCTCATGCGCGTGAGCACGGCTCTGGTTGCAGGAGGGCGTAAGTAAAAGTTCGGGGAGGTGCTCGCGGGAGCTAGTGCACTAAAGCCAGATTCGACTTCTGGCCTCTCCACCGTTGGAAGCTGAATTGGTGATGGCACCAAGCTTGATTGCTAATCAATGCGTGCCTACGGGCATGGGGTTCGAATCCTCCGGTTTCCGCCAAGCAATCGTGTAAGAAGTCCTCTCCCGGCCGTTAGTGGGGTGAGGAAAGAACATCGGGGATTTAGCACAATGGTAGTGCTCTCCAACCGGGTGATACCGGCAGGGGTGGTCTAGAGGCGAGGAGATCCGACGGAGGGGTAGCTGCCCGAGTCGACTCCAAGAATCTAGGGCGGTGGGGCGAAAGCTCCACGGAGTGGGTTCGAGTCCCACAATCTCCACCACGAGATCAGACGTGCATCACTCTTAATGGTGTACTGAGGAGTGGGGTGCCGCTAGCGTACTACGTTGGCTTGGAGGGAACTGATCATCCTTCTGGGCCATCGCGGACAGGCCGATGGCTGACGTTTAGGGACATCTTGTTTGCGGTCTCGTGCTTTTCGCGTTCGGTTCGGGGAGAGCTTCGATTGAGCTGGTTTGTACAGACTAGGTGAAATAGTCCGACGCTCAGGGATACCAGGGCGTTGCTTGATCAGTCTCTCCCCCAACCGAACGACAGTTTGCGGCTGAGGTGCCTACGGTAGCACGCGGCGTTGCCAATGCTGAGGCGCGGGTTCGACTCCCGCCAGCCGCTCCACGAAGGAATCCTGTTCAGTTGTCAGTGGCACAGATCAGATGAAAGAGGGGAATTACATCATGGCAAATCGAAAGCTTTTCGCGTCCGCTCCGGCTGGTCGGGTAGCACCGCCCACCGACACTGTGAACTCTGCTGGTGGTCGAGCCTACAAGGCTGGTCCGAAGGAGGCGCTCGCCCAGTACGTGGCGACCGGCTGCCTTGGGGCAACCTTCTACGCTTCGGCTGAGGAGCAGCTCGATGAGATCCTCAAGCTCGCGTCCGACGTGAGCCCGGAGTTCGTCGCACAGGCGGCCGTCTACGGACGTCGGTCTGCGTTCATGAAGGACACTCCGGCGCTTCTGCTCGCGCACCTGGCGACCCGTGGTCCAGAGGGTCTTGCTGCGCTCAAGGCGGCATTCAACCAGGTCGTAGACAACCCGAAGATGCTCCGCACCTTCGTGCAGATCATGCGCTCGGGCAAGGTCGGCCGGAAGTCACTCGGCACCGCACCCAAGACCCTGGTCAAGGCGTGGTTCGATGCACGTTCTGACGTGCAGCTCTTCCGTGCGACCGGTGACAAGCCGTCGCTTGCGGACGTGATCAAGATGGTCCACCCCAAGCCCCAGAACGCGGCTCGGAAGGCCCTCTACGCCCTCCTGGTGGGCAAGAGCTACGACCTCGATGCGTGCGATGCACTCGTCCAGGAGTTCGAGGCGTGGAAGAAGGATCCGTCGCGGCCAGTACCGGACGTTCCCTTCCTCATGCTCACGAACGTCCAGCTCGACAAGAAGCAGTGGGTGGCTATCGCCCGGTCGGCTTCCTGGCAGACCGCACGCATGAACCTCAACACGTTCCTGCGTCACGGTGTGTTCGAGGACAAGGCAATGATCAAGGTCATTGCGGCCAAGCTGCGGGATGAGTCGGAGATTGCTCATGCACGGGTCTTCCCGTACCAGCTTCTCGTCGCGTACCGGAACGTCTCTGGCGTTCCGATGGAGATCCAGAGCGCCCTCCAGGACGCGATGGAGATCGCAACGAAGAACGTTCCTGTGATCGATGGGACCGTCGCTGTCTTCCCAGACGTGTCGGGTTCCATGTGCAGCCCGGTCACGGGTGCACGGGGTTCCGCAACCACCAAGGTCGAGTGCAAGGACGTAGCGGCGCTAGTGGCCGCTACGATTCTCCGGCGCAACCCTGGTGCGCGCGTGGTTCCCTTCAAGGAGGACGTGATCAACCTTCGGCTCAACCCGAAGGACAGCATCGTCACCATCGCGGAGCAGATCGCGAAGTGTGGCTCGGGCGGCACCAACTGCTCGGCACCACTGCGCCTCCTGAACTCTGAGAAGGCCAAGGCGGACCTTATCGTCTACGTCTCAGACAACGAGTCGTGGATGGATCCAAACGTCTCCCTCAACTCGTACTCCTCGGGGTACACCAGCTCGCCAACGAGCATGATGGCGGAGTGGGAGAAGTTCCGCGTCCGCAACCCGGCGGCAAAGCTCGCCTGCATCGACCTCGCGCCCAACGGTTCTCGTCAGGCACCAACTCGCAAGGACATCCTGAATGTCGGAGGCTTCTCTGACGAGGTCTTCACCCTGCTCTCCGAGTTCCACAAGGGCTCGGGAGGCGACCACTGGGCGAAGAAGATCGGGAGTGTTCAGCTCGGTCGTGAAGTCCCAGTCGCACCCGTGAAGCCCACGGGTGGAACTGATTGGGTGACCCTCTAACCAAATGGTGGTCTTTTTCGTCCCCTACACAAGTCGAAGTCACAACTCCAAGTGACGCCACGCCAGAAGTCGAGCCTGGGGCGGTTTGTGTGGGGGGCGAAGAAGGTCATCTATGCCGGTGATGCTCCATGGCGGGGCACCCATTTCGTACGTGGGACTCAGAGGGTTCGATTCCCTCCATCGGCTCCAAAGCAAACAGAAGGGATCTACATGCAACGCCGCCTAAGGTTCGCGCTCCTCACTACACCACTGCCACGTCTTCTCGTACTCGTCCTAGCGCCCCTTGCTGGACTTCGACTTGACTGGGCCATTGGTAAGTTCTAGACATTGCATACGCCCTCTTAGCTCAGTGGTAGAGCACCGGTTTTGTAAACCGGGGGTCGTGGGTTCAATTCCCATCGAGGGCTCCGAGTTAGTGTTCATGCTTCCGCAGGCTCGTAGGAGTGGGCCATCTGATTTTCACTCAGATTGTAGCGGGTTCGAATCCCGTCGGGAGTACCAAGATGAGGGACGGATCGCGGCTTTGAGGGCTTCGTCGTGAAGGTGGGTTCCGAAAAGTGTTCGGCGTCTCCTTTGAGAGCGAGTTGCATCCACACTTCGAGTTTCTGCCGTAGTTCGGTCCCCTTTCGTACACCTAGACTTCCAGTTCCTTTTGTTTGTGTTCTTCGTGTGGACTTAGAAACTGTAGCTTTGGTCATTTGAATTTGGTCCTCACTCAAGCCTAGAGTCTCGGACCACCATTTTGGTATCTCAGGAGAAGGCTCGTGAACCTTGACTTTGAACACAATTCTGTCTTTGGGGATACCCACGATCTCCAAGAAGCGTATAAAGGCACGGTGGACGAGAGGGTCACAATTTGAGATGCTTGCATCTGCTGGACTCATCTTGCTCCCTTCCCCAATATACAGACCAAGACCCAACATGAAATCACTTCTTAGAGAGAAACTGGACCAATCTTCTCTCGCCTTGGTGTAGTATGCCTCCCACCTTTGAACCCTGTTACTCTGTACGACTTCCAGTGCTCGTTCGAGGTTTCCAACATTGCGCTCTTCCGGAGACCTGCTAGTCTCTACATCTCTTACCCAGACAGAAACCGAAGACTTGGATACCCCAAGCCGGGCTGCAATGTACCCCAGGCTGAAATCTTGGGCTCTTAGTTCTCTGGCACATTCTCTAGCAATGCCTTTTGTCATGTGGTGAACATAAGTCGAACCCTGGTTACTGTCAAGGACGCGTCGCAAATAGAACCTCAAGGCCAAGGTAGTTGATCGGGAGTAGAACAATGGCAGTTCAGCGGCCTTTGAAGCCGTCTGTTGGGGGTTCGAATCCCTCCTCCCGAACCAAGATGGAAAAGGAACCACACGTGGAAGAAGCACACCCAATCCTAGTGGGGAAAGGGTTCGTCTACGTGCCATTCCCTTTCGTGGAATGGTTATGTGTTCCTGAGGAAGAGGTTTTTCAGAAGAGGTTTCCTCTTGTGGGCCCAAGTTTCCGATCGGGGATAGATCAACGGTAGATCAGCGTCCTTTGAAGTCGCGTATGAGGGTTCGATTCCCCCTCCCCGAACCAAGCGGCGTAAGGTGTCGAAGTGAAACACTTCAAGAATGCCCACGCCATCCTGCCAGTTGTCCATGTGCAGGACGAAGCCCAGGCCATCCGCATGTCCCTCATGGTGCAATCGGCTGGAGCCGATGGTGTCTTTCTGATTGGACATGGTATGGGGTCCAAAGAACTGGCAGGGATCTTGTGTACCGTGCGTCAGCACCTTCCGGATTTCTGGTTGGGTGTCAATTTCCTCGATTTGGATCCCTTCGGTGCCTTTCGACAAATTGAGACCCTCCTTACGGGTGGCACTCAGATCGATGGGGTGTGGACGGACCAGAGCTTCACCCGTCCGGACTACATTGTAAGGCTGGACGCAGTCCGGGCCCGGCTTCCCCATGTGTGCTACTTCGGAGGGACTGCATTCAAATACCAGCCACAGCCCAAGGACGTAGAGAGTGCGGCACGTACGGCGTCTGAGCGCATGGACTTCGTGACGACGTCTGGGCCCGGTACGGGTCAGGCTGCGAACATCAGCAAGATGCAGGCGATGAAAAGTGGTGTTGGGACGGGCTCCCTTGCTCTCGCAAGTGGTATCACACCGGAGAACGTTACTCAGTATCTGCCGTACGTGGATGCCCTCTTGGTTGCGACGGGCATCAGCCTCAACTTCCGAGAGTTTGACCGGGCAAAGCTCGATCAGTTGGTGACAAACGTGCGTGGTTGGAAATTCGCATGAAGCCCTGATTATTCCAGGTAGTTTAGACACCTAAGGTGTAAGGTGTCGGGCGATGAATCAGCACGGGGGTTCTTCAGCCATCTTGTTTCACGGCCCTGGGGCCGAGAGCGCGGCTCACACCGCAGCTAAACTACATGGCCTCGTGGTGCCCTTTGGGGCCTCTGGAGAGGCTTTGAAGAAGGATGACGCCCGAGAGCTGGTTGCATTGCTTACGCAGACTCCAGTGGGGTCTAGGGCCTGGGCAGTGGCCGTTGGGCCCTTGGACGAGATTTCCCCGGCAGTAGCTGATGTGCTTCTCAAGACGCTTGAGGACTTCAACCCAGCTGGTATTCGTCCATTCCTGTGGGCTTGGGACTTGGGTGGGGTCATTCCCACGATTCGATCCAGGTGCTTGCAGGAGTTTGTGCCTGGTGAGGATGAACGCATTGTATCCAGTCGGACCCAAGCTGAAAAGCTCGTCTCGGCATACATCCAGAAAAACTGGACTGACCTGGTGACTGAGCTGAAGGAATCCAAGGGGGACGAGGAATTCGTGCTGCTGGCCACCGTGGAAGTCCTCCAATCCAGACTGGGGGAAGAGCCCATCAAGGAAGATCTCCTTCGTCTTTGGGGATCCCTCCGCAATGTCTTCATGACGCGGGAAGCCCCATTCACACCCGCTCGTGTGCTGTCTGCGTTCATGGTGGGACTCAAAACATGAGCGAGGAGAACACCACACCCGTTCTTCTCGTGGGCGGTTCCGATGAGTATCAGCGTCGAAGGCTGGTCAACAAGGTCGTAAGCACTCGGCGTGGCGAGGGGTGGAGCGTCATGCCTGTCGACGGCAAGGAAGAGGGGGCGTTGAACCCCGTGTTCGCCATGTCTTCGATGTTCGAGGGGTCGACCTTGTGTGTGGTGAGCAATCCAGAGAAGCTTCCGGTGGCCGTTGTAGCCGACCACATACAGTCCCCGGATCCTAAGGTGGTGTTGCTCCTGGTGGCTGAGGGCGACAAGCTTTCCGGACCCATCTTTGATCTGGTGCCCAAGGGGTGTGTGAAGACCTTTGCCCTTCCCCCGTTCTACAAGCTCGACGAACATGCTGCGGCCTTCGTGCAGAACGAGGTAAAGGCCCGGGGGAGCAAGATCGAATCGGGGCTGGCTTCCTCCTGGGTTCGACGCGTCGGGAATGACCTTGGGGTGTTGTCGTTTGAGGTGCAGAAGGCCGTGCTGTTTGCGGGTGATGGGGTTGAACTAACTGCTTCCCACCTGAGAGAGACCCTCGCGGCTCTTTCAGAGACGGATGGATCTGCGGTCTTGGAAGCTCTTGGAAGGAAAGATTCTAAGCACCTATCCATGGAGATGCAGAAGTACCGTCAGTCCAGGGGCGGGGACCCTACGATCGAGCTGTGTGGACGTACTTTGACTCCGTCCCTTACTCGTTGGCTTCAAGCTGCACACCTTGCCCAAGCCGGAATGTCCTCGGCAGCAGCAGCTGGAAGTGTGGGGGCAAACCCTTGGTACTGGGAGCACAAGATTCTTCCTTACGCAATGCGTTCTGGGGTCGTTGGGTGTGCTCGCATGCTCGGTATCGTGGCAGACGCACAGACCCTGGTCTTCCGTGGCGGGATCAATCCGTTTGCCTATCTGGAAGCCTCTTTTCTGGCCTTTTTTCAGGGGTGACGGTTCTCCCTCTCATTTTCCTATAGACCTCCCTTCTTACGAACCCAGTGCCGAGTTCGGGGTGTCAGCCTGGTGCAGTTCTCTTGGAGTGGCGGAGAGAACTGCGGCTGAGATTCAGATGACAACGCCACGATTCCGCATCCGCACAAATGGAGCCCCCATGAGCGACGCAGGTTCTCTTTTCCCTAATCTCCAAATCGCAAACGGGGTTCACATGAAGAGCGATGGTGCGTTTTCGTTTCCCAATCTCTTGAGTGAGTTTGTCTACACTCGAACGTATGCACGATGGATGGAGTCGGAAAAGAGGCGGGAGAATTGGCCCGAGACGGTGGACCGCTACGTCGATTGGATCTTCCGGGGAAAGAACGTTCCCAGCTACCTTCCAGAGCGGGTGCGTCACGCGATCTTGAACCTCGATGTGCTCCCCTCGATGAGAGCTTTGTGGTGTGCTGGAGAGGCGATGGAGCGAGACAACACCTGCGGGTACAACTGCTCATTCCTTCCAATCGACAATCTCAAGGCATTCAGTGAGGCACTCTACATTCTCATGCAGGGTACAGGGATTGGCTACTCTGTCGAGAGCACTTTCATCGACAATCTCCCAGTGATATCGGAGTCCACTGGGGAGTCCGTCGACTACATGATCGGGGACTCCACTGAGGGTTGGGCGGATTCAGTGTACTTCGGTATCACTGCTTTCCATCGTGGTCAGGACGTCAAGTTCCATTACGACAAGATCCGACCCAAGGGCTCACGTCTCAAGATCAAGGGCGGCCGTGCATCGGGCCCTGAGCCCCTTAAGAGGGTTCTCGATTTCGCGAAGGCTACGATTCAGGGTGCTGCGGGCCGTCACCTCAAGCCAATCGAAGCACATGACATCATGTGCATGATTGCAGAGATCGTGATGGTTGGTGGATTCCGTCGTGCAAGTCTGATCTCGTTCTCGGATCCAGATGATACCGAGATGCGTCATGCGAAGGATTGGAGCCTTGGGCAGTTCCCAGAGATTCGCTACATGGCGAACAACTCCGCTCTCTACACGGAGAAGCCCACCCGAGAGCAGTACGACCGGGATTGGAAGGCTCTTGCAGAGAGTGGTAGTGGCGAGCGCGGGTTCTACATCGCTTCGGAGGAAAAACGCCAGAAGCGGGGTGGTGATTTCCGGAGCAATCCATGTGGTGAGATCCTTCTCCGCTTCAAGCGTGCCAATGACCCCTGGACCGGTGAGGGTGGTGGGGGCCAGTTCTGCAACCTGGCAGCTACGGTTATGCGTGCCCACGACACGTTGGAGACCATGGCCGAGAAGGTCAAGCTTGCGACTTGGATTGGCGCAGTCCAGTCGAGCTACACACACTTCCCGTACCTTCGCCCTGCTTGGGCGGATCTGTGCAACGAGGACCGCCTCCTTGGTGTAGATATCACGGGCCAGTGTGATAACCCGGCCCTCTCTGGCGACGAAGAGGCGATGAGCTACCTGAACGCCACGGCGCGTGCTACAGCGATCATCGCTGCGGATGCCCTTGGCATCAATCGTCCTGCGGCAGTTTCGTGTGGTAAGCCCAGCGGCAACAGCTCCCAGTTCGTGGACTGTGCGAGTGGGTTCCACTCTCGCTACTCGAAGTTTTATCATCGGCACGTTCGGATCTCAGCAAAGGATCCTCTCTTCCATCTCATCCGTGACGCGGGTGTGCCCGTCTTCAAGGAAAACGGTCAGGCTCATTTGGAGGATCACGAGGTCGATGTCTGGGTGGCTAGATTCCCTGTGAAGGCCCCTGAATCGGCCATGACTCGGAATGACGAGAAGACCCTGGAACAGCTCGAACGCTACCTGAAGATCATGCGTTCGTGGTGTGGTGACAAAGGTCACAACCAGTCCGCTACAATCTACGTCCGTGAAGGCGAGTGGGAAGCGGTTGGGGAGTGGCTGTGGGAGCACTTCGATGAGGTGACGGGCCTGTCGTTCCTTCCGTATGATGGCGGAAATTACACTCTCGCTCCCTACGAGGAACTCACAGAAGCTGAGTACCTCCAGTCGGTTTCGGAGATGCCCAATCTCAACTTCAAGAAGCTAGCTCGATACGAGGCAATGGACTTGGGCGAAGGTGCTCAGGAGCCCGCGTGCATGGGTGGAGCTTGTCTAATCTAGTCACGTGACTGAGGAACGACCAAGAGGGTCCGGCTATCAGTCGGATCCCTCTTCTCGTCAGGACCACTTTGTCTCTGCAATCTCAAGAAGCATATTTTCCCTCTCCCCATATGGGTCCCCAACGCTTCTTATTTTGCTCTCCAGTTTTGCCAAACTCTTGATTGGAATGGCGTCCTGGGTCAACCAGGCATAGTCATCCTTCTGTTCAACATGTGGGGTTCCCTCCAACTCCAATGTGTCACCGTAGCCAGAACCTACATACAGCTTTTCCCCTTCATCTTTGGCCATCTGCAAAGCAATCAGATTTACCTGCTGTTGGTAGGATCTCTCGTAGTCTATCCGGTAGAGGAATAGCCCCACGTGTGGGTTGTCCCGGAAGAATCCGTATCCAAGGATGTACTTCTCATCCGGATCGTTGAGGAACTCGGATTTGTAGACTACAAATACGGAATCCTTGGCATACAGAAGAGTCTTGTCCCCATTCATTGGCTTCGGAGTCTCCAATGGGGTCTCAACTGGTTTGGTTCCTCTCAATCCGGAGAGGATTTCTTTGACTTGATTTGTGGTGAGTCTCTTTTGACGGATCAATTCGGAATACCATCCGCGTGATAGGAACTCCCGAACTCGGTCTTCCCATAGACGAATGGCGTTTCTCTCTCCACTTTGAGTGAATCCTCCAGAGGTGAAGGATGGGTTCAATTCGTACCAGGTTCGTCCAATCACTTGCCCGAGTCCGAGCTTCCGGTACTCCTGAGCTACAGTGAGAAGGGTGGCGCCCCACTCGTTGGTGGCTCTGGCTACGATCTCTCCAAGAGGGTTGAGTATCGCGATGGCCACGCCAGCATCCTGAGTGGGGGTACCTTCCGATCTGATTTGGAGTGGGCTCCCCTTGATCAGGATGTTTTGCAAAAGGTGGTTGTAGGTTTTTCTGTTGTAGTCAGCTATCTTGCTCACTAGCGGGACATACTCACCAATGTATTTGACCAGTTTCGATTTCTTGATCTCTTCGGGACTCTTTCCCTTTGTGTACTCCCAGATGATCCGGCTCTTGATTTGGTCCAGTCGTATCTTGCTGGTGTAGTAAATTACCCCGTTGGATATCACAGCTACTGGGGTATCCTCTTGTTCAATGACCTTCCCATCACTGGTCGGGGAGGCCAGGACCCGGTATTTGTACCCGTCTATGGTGAACGAGTTGGTGATAGGATACAGGCTCGGATTCAATCCAACCAATGTGTAGTCGTAGGACTCATTGGGGTGGTGCTTATCCTTTGGGTTCCTGAACTTGAGGAAGATCTCTTTGGTCATCAGCCCTGTTTCATTTGCAGGAAACGACTTGGGCAGAGGGGTTGTAACAGCCTCTATAAATCTTTGGGACACTCTGATTGCACTTGGAACCATATCTGTGGTTCTCGATAGTCGGATTCTTGTGTTGTCTCATAAGGCGTAAGGTACTTCTGGGCACCTGAATAGCTATGATTCTAGACGACTCCAATTACTTCTCCGGTCGGGTTCACAGCATTGTTTTCGAGAACGAGTCCAAGGCATTCTACATCCTAAGGCTCATTTTGGACGGCGGACTTGAGGCACCGGAACTCGATGGCATAGATAAGAATGGGGCCGTCACGGTCCGTGGAGATGTCCCTGGTCTCCCTATTGATGTTGGGACATGGTTCGGGTTTGAGGGTAGCTGGGTTACCAATCCTAAGTATGGGAGACAGATTCAGATCACTCGTGCTCCCGTCATGAAGAAGGATTGGGATGCTGATACCGCAGAGAAGATCCTTCTGTCCAATGGCATCGGGCTGACCATTGCAGCAAAGCTCAAGGCGCACTTTGGAGAAGACCTTACTGCTGCTCTTATGGATCCGGAGAAGATTCGTTCCGTTCCAGGAATGACTGAGTTCACTGCCCTTCACGTTCACAACAAATGGCAGGCAGCCAGAGCCCACTTCCTAGCCTTAGAATTTCTGAATGACCTTGGACTCCCACAGGGTCGTGTTCGTCAGATATGGTCTACGTTCGGAGACCAGGCCCAGGAGATCTTGTCAGTCAATCCGTGGGCTCTAGTACGTATTGAAGGTGTGACGTTTCGCGATGCGGACGTGGTGGCCCAGAGGCTTCACCTAGACACGTCGGCTACAAACATGGCTCGTATCGAGGGGGCGGTACTTCACGCTTGTCGATCGGGTAGGGGCTTCGGGCATCTCTACTCTTCAAGTGGCGAGATGCTGGGGGCAGTTCGTGCAATCGACTTTGACTTCTTGGACAAAGATGTGGCTACAGCGGTCAGGAATCTTGCGGACCAGGATTTACTCATTGTGGACCGTTCTGTCCAACATGGGACCACTGCGATTTATGATCCTTGGTCATTCAAGATTGAGTCAGAGTCAGCGGAGATCTTGCTGGAACGGCAGACACAGGCTCGTATCACACCAGACAATTGGAAGATCTACTCCCGTAATCTCTCCAGCGGTGAAGGCGAGGGGTCGCTTCTGAATGCTGTGAATCTTGCCCTTAGTCGTTTGAGTACGTCTGGGACAATAACGCTTTCTTCGGCGCAGTCCCAGGGTGTTCGTAATGCTCTGTGTGAGCCCATATCAATCATCTCTGGTCTACCTGGTACGGGAAAGACCAGGAGCCTTCGTGTGGCTGTAGATATGCTCAGAGACGCAGAGATCCCGTTTCTTCTTGTGGCACCGACCGGCATTGCGGCTAAACGGGCGTCTTCCGTAACTGGAGAACCAGCATTCACGATCCACAGGGCATTCAAGGCCAAGGGCAGCTCCGACAACGATCGAGAGTCCACCTATGCTGGGATCGTCGGGGACAGTGATGGACTCTCTGGGTTGGATGGGGCGTCAGAGATGTGGGGTTACTCAGAAGCGAATCCACATCCTGCTGAGGTCATCATTTGTGATGAGAGTTCGATGGTGGATCAGCACCTCCTCTACAGGATCCTGACCTGTACCCGGAAGGATGCCAGGCTCGTGTTTGTAGGGGACGCAGCCCAGCTCCCCTCTGTTGGCCCAGGCAATGTGCTCAGGGACCTGATTGCCTCTAAGTTGTTTCCGACGGTGTCCCTGACAGAGATCTACCGTCAGGCAGACACGTCTCCCATTGTCCATGCGGCACACGCTATTCATCGGGGGGATACGCCCGACGCCCCAGCGGGAAGTGACTTCTCTCTTATCGAGGTTTCCGATGAGGAAAAGGTCGCTGCGGTAGTCATCTCAGCTGCGACCAAGCTATTCAAGTCACACGACAAAACCTTTCAGGTGTTGTCCCCACGTCATTCAGGGAATGTCGGTGTGACTGCACTCAACGCTAAACTCAGGGAGATCCTCAATCCGAAAAAGGCTTCTCTTCACGAGATGAGGATTGGGTCGGAGGTTCTTCGAGAGGACGACCGCATCATGGTTGTCCGCAATGACTACAAATTGGGCGTCTTCAACGGAGACGTTGGTAAGGTAGCCACAATTGACAAGAGGAACAAAGAGGTGGAGATCAAAATTCACGGCCCCCCGGTCATGAACTTTAGGATCCCATTCGCCAAGGCCCCCGCACTTCTTCGGCTCGCATACGCAGTTACCGTGCACAAATCACAGGGGCAAGAATTCGATGTGATTGTGATGCCTATTGTCAACTCGTTCAGTCATCAGCTACAGAGAAACCTTCTCTACACAGCGATTACACGTGCTCGTAAGAAGGTGATTCTGATCGGTACCAGATCTGCTTTGGTTCGAGCTGTAGCCAATGAGAGGGAGAGTTCCAGAAACACGCTCCTCAAACAGAGGTTGCTTGAGGAGTCTGCATCGGAAGGCGTAGTACATACCGAGGCCGACCATGAGCAACGATGAGATCCGTGATTTGGTGAAACGGGTTAGGGCCGGTTTGAGAATCACAAAGGTGGTTGCAACCCGTTCTGTAAAGGGCAAGAATGGGGACACGTTCGTTGGGTTCTCCGCCGCCTGGGATACAGTGCAGGAAGACTCAGGGCATGACCTGCTGCCAACATCTGACGTGGATGACTCTCACAACATGGGAACCATGACCATGAGGGAGGCCATTGTGGCTTCCTGCCTATTGGCGCGAGAAGCTGATTTGGCGGCCTATCGAAATGCTATGGCTGGTGGCAACATCAGTCCACAGCACTGCGTAGACGCTACTGCGGCCATCAAATCTAACTACTCCAAGCTCATCGTAGAGGCCCTTTCTGAGGGTGGGCCTGACAAGGCTAGGGAATGAGGTATTGTAAACCATGAGTGACGCCCCCTCAGTAGAACCATCTCGCATCGAGAGGTTCTATCAGGAACTCGCGGATATGCAGGTAGTGCTTGACGCAGACCCGCTTGCGCTTGGTCCAAAACGGATGAACGCAAAGACGGCGGAATGCCGGGCTCTGCTTTCGCGCACAGAGCGAATCTTTCTGGAGGTCTCCCAAGATCTGTACTGGTATAAACGGGAGCATCGCCGGGCTCTTGCTGACTTCGAGCTAGCGGTTAAGGACTTGCTGTCTAATGACCCCGTGGTTCGGTCCAACAGGAGCGCTACTGATCGAGAGGCCGTGTGCCATACAAAGCTTCGTACAGACAAGGAGAAGATCAGCACCCTCCAGTTTGCATGCGAGGATTTGGAAGCGGTTCTGTCGGTTGTGAAGACGAAACGAAACGACTTGAAAGACATTGCATCACGATTGCGAGACCAGCTCAAAATCTGTCAGGAGGAGATTGGACTCGGGGCCAGGTGGAGTCGTGGTAAGTCCAGAGATACAGAATCCCATGGTTCTGAATCCACACCCAACTCTTCTACAGATAGTGTGGTGGCTGCCATGGATGAGATTCTTGCTAGGATGGACACATCTGTGACTACGGAAGAACTTGAAGCCTCCGACGATGAGGGGTCAGATCCTATACCTCCTGTCACAACCCAGAGTGACCAGGAGATTGACTCTTTTCTGGGTAACATTACTGACAGCATTCAGGAGCCTGATATTGTGGTACCAAAAATCGACCTTCACCTAGACGAATTACTGGACCTTTTTGACTCTTGAAGGTGTAAGGAATACCATCCTCACTCACACGGGGATCCACACACTGTCTGTCACTCGTTAGAGACGACCATCACATCAACATTAGGAGACGGCGACCATGAGCAATAACATGCAAGAGTTCGGGTTTGGAGACGGCGACGAGAAGGTTGGTGCCAAGAGCAAGCGCTTCAAGGCCAAGGAAGGCGAGAAGTATCGCGTCTCTTTCGTTTGGTGGCCGGAGGTTGATGGAAAACCCAACATGGACGCGCCTACTCCCAAGTTCATTGGTTGTAAGCGCCTGTACCTTCAGGGTGTGGGTTACTTCATCGACAAGGGCGCAGAGTTTACGAAGCTCGCTGGTGCACAATCAAAGATGTATGCCGCGACTCTGATTTGCCTGTGGCCTGTTGACCAGAATGGCGAGCTTGACAAGGGTCGTTTCCAGAGTGGTGAGTTCCACGTTGTTCCCTGGGTCATGTCCATCGACAAGTACAGGACTATCGAGCAAAACCACAATGAGTTTCCTCTTGGGACGCATGATCTCAAGCTCACTTGCACGGATACCACGTACCAGAAGCTCACCATGTCCCCAGCCCGTGAGAATCTTCTTCGGAGGCTTTACGAGAGTGAGAAGCCTGCGACGAAGGAGATCGTTGCCGCAATCCTTGCAGCAACCAAGGAAGGCATCTCTGAGATTGGTGGCGAGCTAGCTCAGGATCTGACCATCGAGGAGATTCGAGAGCGCCTTGGTCGTCAGGCGGGCGGCGCAGGTGGACATGGACCCGGGCCTGGGAGTGCTGTCACCCAATCGGATAACAAGCAGTTCGACTCAATGCTGGACGATATTCTCGGATGATCCTCGTCTCCCGTTGCGGTCTGCAACGGACTCGGATACGAGTGAAGAGGGCGCCCCCTCAACAGACCAATCTTGTGGTACCCAATTCTCTAGATCGGGTACCTCGCCCGCCATCTGAGGTGACCTCTTGCTTTGCCTCGGGCTGGATCCCTCACTTACGGCGTACGGTTGGGCTCTACACGACTCCGATGCCAAGGGGTCAGCTAGATGTACCCAACGAGGTCGGTTCGCTACCAAGGCGAGCATGACCTTCGTGGACCGTTACGCGTCCATGCGGGAGTCCCTTCGCCAATTGATTCAAAAAACCAAACCAGACAAGGTTGGCATTGAGTCACCGATCTTCAACGATCTGTTTTCGGAGGGAATGTACGGGTTGTTTCTGTACTCCAATGAAGCCCTTCGGATCGAACAGAAGGACGTGGTTTTCTTCTCACCTGGGCAGGGTAAAGCACATGCTCGGGAGTCCTTGAAACGACCCAAGGGTTGGAAGATGCTCAAGGCTGACATGGTTGCGGCTGCAAAACATGATGCTGGTCTAGGGAAGTGGAATCACAACGAGGCTGATGCCTACTTGATTGCTCGTCTGGCAGCTAGGTTCTGGGACTTCTATGCTGGCGCGATTCAAGAGGAAACACTCACTCCTGTAGAGCTTGCTCAGTTCACTCTGATACACACATTTCAGCGTGGTAAACGTGCGGGTCAGGTAGTCAAGAAGGGGCTCCTTTACAGAGAGTCCGATCGGTTCTTCCGCTGGTCTCTAGTTCCACCTGAGCTTTAACACGTAACCCAATTCATAGGTCTAATGATGTCTACAGAGAAAAAGCCGCCAGCATCTACCAAGAAGTCCAAGATCGTTCCCGCCAAGAATCTCAGTGCCCTTACAAGGGCCCGAGCGGCTCTCAAGGTGGTGTTGAAGGAGGACCATGTCACTCCGCTGTCAGACAACATCTTCAAGACCTCGATGCCTCACATCCCTACGGGGTCACTTATCATTGACTATTTGATTGGTGGGCGCCCAAATCAGTTTGGGGTTGCACCGTGTCCTGGGACACCTAGAGGCCGTATCCTCAACCTCTATGGGAATCCGGGTGCTGGAAAGACAACTCTTGCACTCACGACCGCAGCTTCGATCTGCAACGTGGGGGGCACGTGCGTGTATATTGACTGGGAAAATGAGGTGGAGCCGAGATATGCTGCGGCCCTCGGAGTTCCGGTGCAGGACGAGTCGCGATTCCTCCTCATGCAGCCCAACACGATGGAAGAGGGCATGAAGATCATGGTCCAGATGGCGAGTGAGGGTGTGGACCTCATTGTCGTAGACTCTGTCGGAGCAGGTGTACCCGAAGACCTTTACAACCGTGCCGTGGATGATGAGGGCAAGGTTACCCGAATCGGTCTGGTGGCAGCGAAGTGGAGCCAGTTCCTCCCCAAGTTCAAGTCCCTAGCGGCTAAGTCCAATACAGCTGTCATTGGTATCTCCCAGCTTCGTAAGACCATCGACAAGTCTGGACACGGTCCGGACTCCGCTGCTCAGGGTGGGGAAGCGTGGAAGTACTACTCCGCCGTTCGAATGATGCTTCGCGTCTACTCGAAGGATAAGGTCAAGCAGTTCAATGCCATTACTGGCAAGCCGGAAGACATTGTGGTGGGCACAACTGTTGTCGCCAAGCTGGACAAGTGCAAGGTGAGTGACAGCGTTCACCACGAGCAGAAGTTCTACCTCAAGAGCGGTAAGGGGATTGACAACAACCGATCCGTCGTAGACCTGGCCGTGACCTACAAGATCATCACCAAGAGTGGGTCTTGGTATGAGTGGCCAGCAGCTCCGGGAGGTTCGATCCGTGGACAGGGTATGGACGGGGTGATCAAGTTGATTTCTGAGAGAAAGGGTGCACTACAGACTCTCTTCTCCCAGGTCATCCCCAAGCTTACGTCTACGCCTACGGCAGAACAGCTTGCCTCCCTCGAAGAGGAAGAGGTGTCTGATGACATCTTTGAGGGAATCGTGCCGGCTACAAAGGCCCAGACGGAAAAGACAGGCGATGCCTCTCTGGATGAAGCGGAAGATGAAGATCTTCCGGCTGCGTTCCGAACGGAACTGGAGCCAGAGTCCGAAGAGAACGACTGAAAGGGCTCCCGCACCCCCTGCAAAAGAGGGTGCGAATTGGAACAAACATGCCTTTCAGCATCCGGGTCCGTGATTTTCAGAGCATCGAGGACGCTACTATTGAAGTGGCTGGCCTCACCGTTGTCACTGGCCAGAACAACGGAGGCAAGACGGCCCTAATCCGTTCTGTCTTCGGAGCCTTCACTAACGCTCGTGGAACCAAGTTCGTTCGTCACGGAAAGGACAGCACCCAAGTGGGGCTGTCCTTTTCGGACGGGCGGTCCCTCCTTTGGGAGAAGGGGGAGAAGGTCAACCGATATGAGCTTGACGGGAAGAAACTCAATCGAGTCGGACAGGGTGTGCCACCTGAGATTGAGACTCTGGGTGTAACCGCTGTTGAGGCGGCTGGAGTCGAACTGTGGCCGCAGTTTGCCCATCAGTTTGTTGGGCAGGTCTTTCTTCTCGACAAGCCCGGTTCCCTCCTTGCTGAGGCCGTGGCCAATGTGGACAAGGTGGGGGTGTTGAATGAAAGTCTTCGGCTTGCGACTTCTGATCGGAGATCCGCAGCCTCCGAACTCAAGGTTAGACTTGAGGATGTAGGGAAGATCGAGGATTCACTTCTTCGGTTCGGGGGCCTGGATGAGGCGGTATCCCATGTCCGGAAGGTTGGCGTGATTCAAACGCAAACAGTTGAGGATCAAAAATCTCTAGACCTGGTCCTAGAGGTAAGAACTCGATGGGTTTCGCTCACGGGGGCGAGGAAGGCTCTCCTCCCGGTGCGCACGCTCCCCACAGTGGATGAAGCTCTTGTAGGACGGGTCGGAAAGATGCAGAAGGCCATTGAGTGGGCTGTTCCGATCTCGATTCGGGTAAAGAGAGTCCTGGTGGAGAGAGAGCGGGCTGCGCTTGCGGCCAAGGCAGCGAGGTCTGTGGTCCTTCCGGACCCACAGCCCATTGCAGAAGCCCACCAGTGCCTGGGGATGACCCAAGCACTCTCTTCTAGGGTCCAACGAGCCAAGAAGGAACGGGACCAGGCGTCTGGTGCGGCCACGGCTGCCAAGGGAATGGTCCTCCCTGACCCACAGCCGGTCCGGGACGCCCTCCAGAGATTGGAGGCAGCCAAGGCCATGTCTAGAAAGCTGGCAGCCCTACGAGGCACGGTGGACGACTTGCGGGCCACCCTTGCCAAGACCCAGGCCGCACACTCCGATTCCGCGGTATGGGTAGAGTCTCTCTTCAACGAGGCCGGTCAATGTCCCTTCTGTGGAGCTGCGCATGAAACAAGCTGTAGTTAGCCTGGCTGTAATCCTCACCCTTAGTGGCTGCCCACAACTGCCTCCGCCAAGCGGATGTGAACCCCGTGCGTCAACATGCCTAGAAGATAGACCATACATCTGTTCAGGTACGCAGAGGTGGACTCCTGTAGGAGATACAACCTGTGCCGCAGTGGGCGCGGTTTGCTGCATGACGGCAGAGGCGGTTCATGCGTGTGTTCCCCAGTCCATCTGTATTGGAGAGTGACCCATGACTGACCTCAACAAGATAGCTCAGACTTTCTCCGCTCACATGTGCTCGAAGTTTGGAGCCACGGTCCACCACAAGGAAGACGCCACCGAGATGAAAGCCATCGCTTGGGGGATGGACCTTGGACGTTGGGCGGGAATCGGCGGGCTCGCATCGAGTTCCGACTTCATGACCCACTACACGACGACGATCGGCACGGCGATCTACATGCCGGAGTCACATCGGAGTCGGCCCCTCACGTTCATTGAGGTCTTGACCCACGAGTGCCAGCACGTCTTGCAGTTCAAGGAGTCGGGGATCAAGTTCGCGTGGCTCTACCTTAAGGAGCCAGAGGCCCGGGTCAAGTACGAAGTGGATGCCTATGCAGCGGGGGCCGCGATTCAACAGTGGTTCACTGGAACTCTTGATGGGTCCGATCGAATCGTGTCTCTGCTGGTGGCTGGGTACCATCTTCGTCAAGAGGATGCGGACCTTGCAGCGGACATGCTCAAGTCACACTTGGTGTCCCTCAAGAATGGGATTGTGATGGCTGGGTCCGCCCGTGAGGCAATCGCCTTTTTCAAGGAAAACTATCCAGAGCTGTATGGGACTGTTCGCCAGTAAGGCGTAACAACTCACCATGACTGACTCTCCTTGGGTGCTGCATCACGAAGACTGTCTGGTAGCAATGGCATCTATGGAGTCTGATTCCATGGATGCCATCGTTTGTGATCCTCCGTATGAATTATCGAACGACGGCAAGGCAAGCCCCTACAGGGTCTTTGCGGAATTCATGTTCCCACAGGATGCGAAGATCAATCCCATGCTTGGAAGCGAGGACGAGCTTCCTTTCCTCGTAAATGAGGTTCTTCAATTGCGTGGTATTGGCGTTGTCCCAACTCCAGCGACCCCCGTGCCAGTAAGTTCCGTGACACTCGATGACGAGGCGTCTCACGGGGACGAGGATATCAAAAACGCATGTGAATGTGCCATTCCCTCGACGAATACTGACTTGAGTGAGAAGGTCGAATCCGAGAGTGCGAAGTACTTGGGCTGCTTTGCTTTCGAACTTGCTGACTTTGGATCCCTCTGTCAAACGCTTGATTGCGTCGGCGCGGGCTTTATCTCTGGCGGTCTCGGGATAGGGTTTCGGATTAGCCCTGCGAGTGCACCAAGCCTTCTTGGATGCTGCGATGCGATCTACAATAGCGACCATGGCGTAGGGGGCCGAGACGATGCGCTTACGCAACTTGTAGGCATGCTCTCGCGAGCAGAACATGTCCCCGTGACGAGACTTCACTTGACACGGGGATCGTTGGAATGTTTTGCCACAGACAGCGCACTGGTATTCCTTGCTGTTTTCCTTCTCAGTGGCGCGAAGTTGGTACGAGCAGATGCGGCTGCAAGTCGTTTGCCTTCCATGCTTGAGACGCGTCGGATCCGCGTTGTAGATGCGATGACAAACAGGGCACTCACGTTCGACTTGGTCCTTCATCCAACAACCATAACATCATTCGGATTTATGGGCAAGGAGTGGGATGGCCAGAAGGTGGCTTTCAATGTGGACCTGTGGAAAGAGGCTCTGCGTGTCGCAAAGCCTGGTGCCTATCTCCTCGCGTTTGGCGGGACACGAATGGTTCATCGTCTTGCATGTGCGATTGAAGACGCAGGCTGGGAGATTCGTGACACAATCGCGTACATGTACGGTGTTGGATTTCCAAAGAGTCTTGACGTAAGCAAGGCGATCGATAGAGAATTGGGGGTCCCCCAAGAAGTGTCCGGCAAGGGTCAAGCAGTTGACCGTATTGCGTTGGACTACGGTGGCGCAACAGGTAAAGCAAAGAATGGACTCAAGTCTGAGTTTTCCACGAGCAGCGAGTGCAATACGGATGCAGCCAGTCAATGGGTTGGTTGGGGCACTGCGCTCAAGCCAGCCCACGAGCCGATCATCTTGGCGCGTAAGCCTCTGATCGGCACGGTCGCCGCGAACGTGCTTGCACACGGCACAGGTGGGATCAACATCGACGGGTGTAGGATCGCTGGGTCTGTTCCAAGTGTGACTGGGCAGGGGTTTAAGACTGGCAAGTACGGTGGACAGATTGGACGTGGTGATCCTACACTTACTGGGCAAGCGTGGGAAGGTAATAAGGATGGGCGTTGGCCCGCGAATGTGGTTCTTGGCTGCGCGTGCGAAACGCCGCACGAGCCTGACTGCGCAGTGGCACTGCTAGACGCGCAGACTGGCACTCTTGGGAGTTCTTACCGACCAGATAGGGCCCCCCTAAAGTCCATGGGATTTTACGGTGGAAATGGGGAAGCTGTTAGGGATGGATTTGATGACGTAGGAGGAGCTTCCCGATTCTTCTACTGCGCCAAAGCCTCGCGCTCGGAGCGCACGCACGGCGGACAGGTAGTCAATCTACACCCCACCGTCAAACCCATCTCACTCATGAGGTGGCTCTGCCGATTGGTGACCCCTCCCGGAGGAACCGTCCTTGATCCCTTCACGGGCTCTGGCTCCACTGGAGTAGCTGCTATCCTCGAAGGATTCCTCTTCGTCGGCTGTGAGAAGGAATCGGAGTCCGTCGAGACATCCAGGTCACGACTTGAAATGGCTACCCTCGTCGCAACCGGTGGTGTCAAGAACCCCTGGGAGGATGATCCACGGGAGCCTACTACCGTGAAAGATACTCTGCCCATTTCCTCGATTGAAGACCTGTTTGGCTTCGGGGATGCGTAAGGTACATCGTGTCAGACATGAAGACCCGAATCGAAGTTGCGATCAAGAAGCGCGATGAATTGAATGCTCAGAAAGAGCGCATGCTTGGCCGACTAGAAGAGGCCGAGAAGAATCTCGAAGCTCTTCGTACTGAGTGTCGCGCAAAGAATGTGGATCCAGACAGCCTGGATGACACTGTTTCCAAACTAGAGAAGGGTCTAGCAGATTCCCTCACCGCATTGGAATCCCAAATTGTAGTGGCAGAGAATGCCATCAAACCGTACACACAACCGCAAGAGTGAGTCCCAACATGATTTTCAGCGTATCCAAGCGTGATTTAGAAACCGCTCTTAAGGTGGTCAAGAGCACTGTCTCCATGGGTGGCAGTGACATCTCTTCCCATTACCTCTTTCGGCAAACGGAAGCTGGGTCTAAGTCTCTAGAAATTCTTTCCTATGATGGGAGGGTCTTCGCATCATGCCCCGTAGTGGCATCCTTTGAGGAAGAGGGCAAACCATTCACTGTAGAGGCGAAGCGCGTCCACGCCTTACTTGAGGCCGTGGCTGATGATGCAGTGTTGAAGGTTTCAAGTGTTGGGGTTGGTGAGGTCACCATTAGCGCTGGTCGCGGGAAGAACACCTTCGCCAGCCTTGATCCGGATCTTTTCCCCTACTGGGATGAGGTTCTTGGTCTGTCCACAAGGACTGCGACCCTTCCCGCAGATCGCCTCAATGAGGCCCTCACACACGCCAAGGCATTCATCTACGACCAGGAGTCCAAGGCGCCGCAACTGTGCGTGGCAGAGTTCCGGAAGGGATGCCTATACTCGACTGACCAGATGGCTATGAGTGTCGTCAAGGTTTCTGGCATGGAAGAGTCTGCAATCCGTATCTACGGCAAGGATTGTGGGTCTATCGTGAGCTTCTTGGCTACCTTCAAGGACTCTCCTGTTGAAATTTGGGAGGAAGATCGGGCCATGTTTCTCAAGCGTGCCGACGGGGCTGTTCTCGGCGAGAGCAGGAACGCCAATCGATTCCCGGACATCGCAGTAGACTGGACCATTGAGGATGATCATTGGATTGATCTCCCTAAGGTGGAGGTTGCGAATGCGGTGAAGTTCCTTGCCGCCGGAGCCAAGTGGGAGGAAACCAAAATCAAGATGATCGTGGGGGACGGAAACGTAACGCTACTCATGGACGCAGCGAACGGGAAGCCCATCTCCTTGGAGGTAAAGGCCATTGGACAGGGGTTCAAGAGTGTAGATGCGCCTTCTCTTCCCAAGGATGGATTTCCGATTTCCAAGATCTATGTCTTGAATCTCTTGGAGCACCACTCGGGTGAGACCATTCGATTCGGTATCTCGAAGAAGGGCAAAGGGGGCTGGATTCGTGTGAAGGATGAAAGGGGTCCTGACACCTATCTCACCACTGTGGCCTGGTTGAAGGCATCCTAAGGCAGCCACCCGAAAAGGTGCTGAATTGATCGAAGATCGATTGAGACTTTTGACCGAGGAAACTTCACGGATCCTCGGTCGTAGGGATGCTGCACAAGATAGTCTGAAAGCTGCTCGTGTGGCTTCTCAGGCGTTGACAGATCGTGTGGAGCTTCTTGACCTCGTGGCGATCCTGATCCGATCCCTCATTGACATGGAGATTACCGAGGGGGTAAAAGCCATCGAGACTCTTCAGACTGAGGGATTGCGCGCTGTTTTTGACGACCAAGAGATCAGCGTCCGTGCTGAGGTAGAGATTCTTCGAGGGAAGGTGAGTGTCTCTCTAGTCACTCTTCAGAAGAAAGAGAATGGGGACATGATCGAGGGTGGGAGCCTTGAAGGATTCGGTGGGGCTGTCTCCACAGTTCAATCGGTTCTTCTTCGACTGGCTCTTATCATACGGCGTGGGTTACGCCCGGTACTGTTTCTAGACGAGAGTTTACCGGCCTTTGACGAGCGGTACGTTCTGAACATGGCTTCGTTCCTGAAGACCTTGTGTGCTCGGATGGGTGTGGATATCCTCCTCGTGACACATAACCCTGTTCTGGTGGAGGCAGCGGATCGTGCCTACCGAATTCGTCGAGAACACGGACATTCCTCTTTCCACAAGATCCGGTAACCTCCAATGAAGTCCGAAGGACAGATCAAGCACAAGCTCTCCCAGGTTCGCTTCAGACACCTGAAGCGAGAGCTGCGTACGGGCCTGTCTCGGAAGTCTTTGAACTGCCAGTTCAATGGGACGGTTGATCTTCCTGGTAGGGCCTGCCTCGGGGTGTGTCTTTACAAGGCAGAAGATCCATCTGTCTGGAACGGGGGTGCCTGCGATGAGTCCATTAGCGACCGTGCTTCCAGGTGCCCACTCTTTGAGTGCCTAAACACGAAAGATCTCATCCGGGATGAGTTCGACTCTTTCTTGGAGAAGGCAGACCGGGCTCAAATCGCAGCCAGGTACCCAGACATGGCAGCTCTTCTGTGGGCCCTTGACCTTGAGAAGGCAGAGGACATTCCAGGGCTCGAAGAGGAAGATGACGAGCAGTATGGGGTGCCGCCACCGGAGCCTGAGGTGCCCCACAGTTTCGGGCTTGTGGGTGGCCGTGTCGTCGTGGTCAATGTCCCGGCCTCCCTGCTCTCCAAAGAGTCCCCTCTGCCCAACACCCCTCTGTCGGAGCACGAGAGGGCACTCTATGAGCATGAGATGGCACTCTCCCCGGAGTCTCGGGCCCTCCTCCAAGAGGGGATTGCCGACGTTCGTAAGGGGCAAGTCCGCGTCATGTCCCCGGATGAACTTGAGGGAGACCTTGCGAGAGTCGAACCTTGGGTGGCGATTCCAACTCCGGTCCCACCCGTTATGACTAGTATTGGTACCTACACTGCCTCTATCAAAGACACCCCCAAGCGGAGTCTTTGGTCAAAGCTGATTCAGATTTGGTCTTATCTCGTGAGGGTCTTCCGACATGAGTGACCTTGTTCAAGTTCTTCTTCTGCCTCCGTCGGCCTCCAACAAGGCACCTATGATGATCGAGGTTCCGGTCAATGGGGGAGGGGGACCTTTCCTTGTCAGTGGGATTCGACAGGAGTGGGTTTGGATATCGAATGCCAAGACTGGAATCCTAAGAGCCGCAGTTCGTCCGGGACCGGTTCCAGATGACATTTTCGTTCGGATCGTAACTGAGATTGCAGCCCGTGGTACCAAGAATCTGTGGGAGAACTGCTACCCGTACACAGATGTTGGGCTCAGTGGAGCTGTTGAGTACGTCACATCGTTTGGGATCAAACAAGTCGAGGCGCTTGTCCCTAAAGATTCAACACTTTCGGTACCGGGGGGAGTAACTCTTTCCGAGTCCGAATGGATACCACAGGGCAGAGCAGTAGTGATCCCATTGGACCGCACCTATCTCGGAATGATTGGGGTGTTGGGCGCGGAGTATCACATGGTAGTCATTCACAACCCCAGTCGAGGGATGGCGGTTCTAGGAATCTGGTGACACCCATCGCGTCGTGGTTGGTGAACCATTTCCAATCCCTGTCCCTCTCTGAAGAGGCTGAGGGATACTTGTTGGGTCGTGGGGCTACCCCAGAGGCGATTCAGAGGTTGGGATTTGTGGAATGGGCTCCTGCCGTTACAGAGTCACCAAGTACCATGTTCAAAAAACGGTACCGAGCACGGGGTGAGTCTCTGTCTGGTATGCTCGCGTACCCACTTCGTTCTCCAGCCGGAGACTTGATTGGATTTGAAGCCCGGTCCATGGAAGTGAAGTTGATCAGTGAGTTTCGAACGCCAGAGGCTGAGTGGAATCCGGTCCTGGTCAATGCACCGGAGGCCGCCAGAAAGCTTTGGGCGGGAGGCTCAATCTGGATCACTGAGGGCGTGTTTGACGAGCTGGCATTGGAGCTGGTAGTGCCTGTAGAGGACGTGGTCATCTCTACGCTCCGGGCTGGGATCTCAAGAAGACACGTGGACTTCATCTCCAGATTTTGTCGGAATCGAGTCTACATGGTCTACGATAATGATGAGACAGGGCGTAAGGCTACTCTCGGTTGGAAAGATGCAACGACCGGGAAGTACAGGATGGGGGCCCTAGATCTTTTTCGGAAGGCTGGTATCCCTGTCATTGACTTTCGGTACAGAGGCAAAGATCCCGGTGAGGTCTGGTCTTCAGGTGGGATTCGTAAACTGCGGAATGTGTTTCTGATAGGAGCTAACAAATGAGCAACGATGTATGGGAAGCGGGCCAAGACGTACGTGACATTATGAAGTACCATGTCGCCAACAATCACCCCAGTCTGGCGTCGGTGGACAAGGACATTGCGATCCTTTTCCGGAGCAAGGCAGCAAAGAGGGGCGGACAGGTAATCCTTGGCACGAGTCGTAAGGCACCCCCGATCCTCGATGTGCTCGGGAAGGGTGACTACAAGTTCATCCTGGAGATTGGATCCGATGAATGGGCTCTTCTCTCGGAAGCTCAGAAGTCGGCACTCATCGATCATCTGCTCTGCGCATGCAAGGTTGAAGAGGACCCGAAGAGCGGGGAGCTGAAGTTCAGCATCGCCCCCCCTGACGTCCAGTTCTACTGGGACGAGCTGTCCCGTCATGGTGACTGGCGTCCACGCCCTCAGCAGGAAGCGGGCGCTAGTATGGATCTCGAAGAGATGATCGGAAGCAAGGGCAAGAGCAAGCCCACCGATGCAGCCTCTGACATGGTTTCCGACGACCTAGACGCTTGAGTCTGGTCCAACTTTGCGTGGGACCTTCACGCGGATAGGAAATTGTGTCCTTAGATACGAAGTACAGGCCGCATACGTACGACGGGGTTCTGGGCCAGACCAGTACGGTTCAGATCCTTCGTCAGTATGTGAAGTCAGGGGCCGGATTCTCTCAGTCGTACCTCTTCGCGGGCCCGTGGGGCAGCGGTAAGACAACGATTGCGAGAGTCCTTGCCAGGTCGCTTCTTTGTGCGTCCCCTGTTGACGGGGCCGCCTGCGACCAGTGTGTTTCGTGTCAGTCGATCCTCATGGGGGGTTCCTCCGAGAACTTCTTTGAGATCGACGCCGCTACGAACAGCGGGAAGGACTCAATCCGCAAGATCGTGGATGAAATCCAGTACTCCACCTTCTCTGGAAACCGCCGATTGTATCTTTTCGACGAGAGCCACCGTCTCTCGACTGACGCACTAGACGCGCTTTTAAAACCAATGGAAGACTGTGTCCCTGGTTCCCAGGACAAATCTCTAGTCTGTATCTTCTGTACGACAGAGCCAGAAAAGATGCGGGCAACCGTTCTTTCTCGGTGCGCCCCAGCGTTCGTCATCAAGCCTGTCACCCCTGATCAGATCCGAGACCGGCTTGTGGTTGTATGCGACTCGGAGGGAATCCCCTACGAGATTGACGCCCTCAAGCTCATAGGTGAGTTGACGGAGTGTCACATCCGAGACGCCCTAAAAGCAGTAGAGGGCGTCTCGATGCTTGGGATGGTGGACAAGGTGAACGTAGCCAAGTACCTGCATTTGGACTCACACCTTCTTGTCCTTGACATCCTAAGTCTGATTCTCAATGATCTTCCAGGGGCCCTCCGTAAAACCTCTGAGCTTTTGGCGATGACGAGTCCAACGACTTGCTACGAGAGTCTTACTGACATGGCGATGCTGGCCTATCGTGTCGGTATAGGGGCAGCCACACCCCCAAGCTACCTGAGTGTTCAGACCGTTCAGGAAATCGGAACTGGGGTGGGAGCGCGGTTGCTTTCCTACGCAAGCCGATTTTCATCACGTCCAGGAAGGCCCTCAGCTTCGATGCTTCTGTGTGATGTGGCTCAGCTCCATCAAGAGGCCGTGGCCCCGCTTCCATTCCATTCTGTTGCTCAAAATCCTGTGACACCTGAACGCGTGGGTAATGTAAAGCTGGACAAGCCACAGATGGTGGATGGCGTGTACGTTGATCCACGAGCCATTAACCAACCAACTGAGACTGTCGTAGCCACTGCGCCCCCTTCCGAGCTTTCACCCTTGGTGTTCTTTGATCTTGTGCGGAAACGCGCAACCGAGCTGAAGGAATCGCAACAGGATGGACGTTCGGGACAAGATGACTTGGGTAGCTCTGGAGCTAACCAAAGCGGGGGAGCTGAAGGCGATTGAAGGCACACTAGCCTCTACTCTTTGCGCCAGTTTGTGTGTTCCTGAGTCCTATCCTGTTTTTGTCCCTTACGCCTCTTACTCAAAGGGCGGCAGGAGTGTCTCAGTCCGACTCATAGAGGGCTACGCCTTCGTTGGTTCCGGGTTGGAGGAAACAAAGTATTTTGCATTGGAGCGCGGACCGTACGTGGGGCGCGTGATGTCTTCTAGGGGCGCCCACAACATGCGCGTTCTTCAGACGGTTCCGGACCAGCGTATTCAGGCATTGATGACTCAGTTGCGGGAGCAAGTGGCTTCTGATCTGGAGATCGGAACGAATGTTCGGATCACTGGCGGAAACTACTTGCACCTGGAAGGTGTCATTGTGGACTTGACCGATGACAGAGCTGCGGTCAGGATAAAACTTAGATCTCGTGATGTGGTTGCTTTTCTACCGAAGGTTTTCATTGACGCGGTTACCGATGCGGCAGAAGATAGTGTTGAGATTGACGCCCTTGACGTAGCTATTGGTCCGGAGTTCATCCCGGAAGACTAGGATTACAGGCCCCTCATGAATAGTCCATCCAGTGCATCATCTAATGGGTCTTTGAGCCCTACCTCCATTTTTTCAGAAGAGGACTCACTTTCCTTTTTTGGGTCTGTTTTCACGGAACCCGATGAAGACGACCTCAAGATGATGGAGAAGGTCCGCCTAATGTTGGACCTGTTGCCCCCAGTTGAGGCCGATTTCGTTGAGATGTACTTCTTCAAGCACATCAAGCAAACTGACATAGCGTCAATCTTTAACGTCAGCCAACCAACAGTCTGCTATCGGTTGTATCGAGCCATTGACCGCATCAAGTTCCTTCTGATCCTGCCCAAGGTCGATACAATCAAGATGAGATCTGATCTCTCCCAGTTCATGTCCGATCCAATGGACATAGACATCATGATGCACATGTACGAGACTACATGCCAGAGTGAGAGCGCAAAGCGTCTCAATGTCTCTCAGGGATTGGTTCGACACCGATTCATCCGGTCGATCAAAAAGATGCAGAACTTTGAGTCAATGCAGCTCTATTTTGGCATTTTCTCGATGATTGCTAGCAATCTGAACATCATGCGTGAGGTTCGCCGTCGTAAGAGTTCGGACAGCATAGATTGCGTGATCGACTGACCCCCTGTGGATTGATCTGACGAGTCTCTCGGTTAAGTACCCTATCCGCCGCAATGGTGAAGGGTATAACCTGTGAAGTCAGAAGTCAGAATCGCCATGGCACATACGGTTGCAAACCGTTGGCTGGACGAGATATCCAAGAAAGAGTACCGCTTCTCCGTCTTCCCTGGTTCGGGAAAGACTGAGATGGATGTTCGTCTCTTGGCCGGTAGCCTTCGATCTTGGCGTGATGGGAATACCAAGATTGCTTCAGTGCCCCTTGCATCTGATTTGGGTGTGAGGGAATCCGTCAACAACTCGATTGAGGTCTGGTCTTCGGATTGCGACACGCTTCGAAAGCTGTCGTCTTGGATGGAGTCCAAGGGCTTCGAAACTAATTTCATCTGGTGAACTCATGGCACTTACCAGGGAAATTTTCGACTTCACCTACCGATCCGGATCCGCCGGAACGTACTACTACTTCACGATCTCCCAGGACTCAACGGGTGGGATTTCGCTCAAGAACGTCCAGACTCCGAATGGTCGGATCATCGACTCTCAGACCGGGCTGCCACAATCGGTTGTGTCCGATATTGACGCTGCCATCATACAGGTGGAGAACTTCGTGGCTCAAACCAGCGCAGTAAATGGAACACTCAGCTTTGTGGCTCAGACGAGCCAAAGCGTGACTTTCGCTACCCCCTTTGCAGGGACGACCTACCGGGTGCAGTTGGCACTGGCCGACTATATCCCGGCTCGGGTAATCTCTAAGCTTACGACCGGATTCACCGTAGAATTGGGCGTGAGCTACACAGGAGACGTCGGGTACGACGTTTTTGTCTGAGATGGATAGGAGAATTCGATGACTCAGGCTCCTTTCCAATCGGATGGTCTGCGGATTGAACCCGGCTCCGGGCAGACCCTCACGATCCTCAGGGATGCTGCTACGGGCTCGCTGCGGTTCGTGGACACCCTCGTTCCGTCCGGGATCAACCTCCTGGACATCTCGGGCTTCAACGCGATCACAGGGGCTCTGGTGGTCGGTCGGGCCGGCACCGGCGCCAAGTACACGACGGTGCAGTCCGCTATCGATGCGGTTTCCGCTGCCGCTAGTGCGGCAAACCCCTACACAATCTTTGTTCTTCCCGGTGTTTACCTGGAAAATCTCATCATTGAGAAGGACGGGATCGCGATCGTTGCGTTGGGACAGGTTTCCATCGTAGCTGTAACAGCAACTCCGACCATCACAATTCAGGCGGGTGTGTCGACGACTCCCCTGACGACTCTTTTTCAGGGGATCAAGATCCAAACGTCCAACGCGGGCTTGGAGTGCGTGCTGATTTCTGGTGGTGCAGCGTCCACCGTCGGCAGCGGTGGGATCGTCTTCAAGGATTGCAACTTTGCGGCCCTCGGCGTCGGCTCGTACACCGTGCGGGCTGACACCGTGAACTCGGTAGCTCTCTACGGGTGTCGGTCGGACGAGAGTGCGGTTACCGCTGTGCAGAAGGCCGTGCAGTGCGCGTCCTACCTCATCTCGGGGGGAACGGCACCCGCCACGCAGTTGGATTACACTACTGCGCTACCTCTTCCGGCAACGGCTGGTTCCGTCTACTCGATTGAGGACTGCCGAACCGTGGGGAACGTGCTCTCGACTCTCACGAGCGGGGGCTCCCTTGGAATCAAGGGGTGCCTCACGGTCGGAAACGTCACCCTCAACGGGAACCGCACAGGACTCATTCAGTCTTCCACGGTGGGCAACATCACTGTGGGCGGGACTTCCGCCATGACCCTGGTTTCCTCGAAGAGGGGAACGGCTGCGGGGGCTGGTACCCTGGACGAGCCTCTTACGGGGTCTACAGGGTTCATTGGGAGCGCCAGCGAAGCGGTGCTGTTCTCTGTTCTCCGGCCAAATGCCACCTACGGGGTGGTGCTGGATACAGGGAGCTTGGACCCTGTTGCTGTCACCCCCAAGGCCAACTCCGGATTCACGATTAGCTTTGGGATTATCGTGCAGACTACCACTGTTTACTGGTCCGTTTTTGGCACCTAATCTGTCACCCGCTTTGATTCCACTATAGGACTCCGGTAGCAAAGAGATTGAACATGAGCACTTTCTGGGATGAACTGACGCAAGGGATGCACAAGGAGGCGTCGTCTTTGGACGCTCATCTTGGCGGACGTGTGCGCTCTGAGGGCATCCGCAATCTAACGGATAAGTTCCGGGCTGCTAACGCCCTGGACCTGACTGCCGGTGCAGGAACTCGTGTGTCCTTCGCGGACAACCTTGGTGCTCTCATCTCGTACCCAGATCCCCCACAGGGTGGGTCCGAGGGCACCGTGGTTACCGTGCGGTCGGCTTCTGGGGACGTGACTCACGTAGACAGTCTCATGTTCGTGAAGTGGGATAACGGTTCATTCATGCCCGTGCACGCCGAGCACCTACGTCGTGCGTCCGACACGCGGATTGCATCGTCCTACTCGATCCGGGTCTCGTCTTTGGGGGACCTCACGGATTTCATGAAGACTTCGAGTGAAGACCTGGTTCACAAAGCCACCAAGGACTTGTGGGCCGTGAAAAATGTCGGCGGTGAGTATCTCATCGAGCGTCTCTTTGATGAGACAGGGGCTCCGCTAAAGGTATGACCAACATGCGCAAAGCGAGTCCAGAGCGGGTAGCCAAGCGTGCGATGATTCGCACGGCGGGTGAAGTCCGTTTCATCAAGGACAAGAGCAATGACGCCAGCCAGTGGGCGTGGAATGACTCCGGTCCTCAAGAGCGGAAGATCACTCCGGACTTCGCGTTCAATCCCAAGAACACCAAGCCCCTAGCGAAGGTGTTGCGCTCTACGAATGCCTCTCTGGGTCATGCGATGGCGGCCTATGCGCTCTTCACGAAGTTGAAGTCGGCGGACATCTCTCCGGATGGCGCACTCGGCGGCAAGGGTTACATCCAGAAGATCGCAGAGATGCGTCGGGCATACATGAACTTGGTCGAGGCGCTCTCTGCGCTTTCTGACACGCTCTACGATGAGATCCGGGCCCCACACTGGGCTGCAATCTCTCGGCAGGAAGATCCTGAGGACCGCGAAGAGGTAGAGCAGATCGTTGAAGATGCTGTCGATATCAAGGCGGACCCAGAGGGCTGGGCTGAGGATCAAGAAGAGCAGATGGACGAGGAGAACGCCAACATCACGAAGCGTGCCTCTTTTAAACCGAGGGTCCGCTGATGTCAAAATCTTCTCAACTACCGGATGGTGGACACATGCCAACCCTTGGCTCCAACTACATGATGGACGGCTTCGACTTCGACTCAGAGTACGGGGACGGGCCGGATGCTGCCCGCAAGGATCCGGAGCTTCCTCGTTCGTCTCGGGGACTTGCGGGTCTTCCCGATGGATTCATGGGTAGAGACGAGCCGGAGGAAGAGTTTGACTTCCGGATGGTTGAGGGCGGCGACGAGCACGGTCTTGGCGATTTGAGCGAGATGTTCAAGGAGGCGACCCCTCTCATGGACTTGGCGTGGCTTGAGAGTGCAGAGCAAGATCCTGCCCGTCTTCCTGAGTCCATCAATCAGATCGAGCCCACTCTCTCGGATCTCTACCAGACGGAGTTCGCGGATGTTCCTGGAACCGGGACCGTCAATGAGCTTGAGCAGGCGTGGGGCGTGAATCGTCGCACAGACGGACAGAATATTGTCCCCAACATCGTGTATCCGCGTCCGGTTACGGGACCGACCTCGGCGCTGCCACAGGACTTGCATCGAACCGTTGTGGCCCATGCCATGCGGAAGTCTGCCTTTGGGGAGAGCTTCGAGAATATCACGCGTGATGTTCTGGCATTCTTCGGGGATGACATCTCGAAGGTTCAGGGGACACCGGCGTTCAAGAAGTTCTCTGCGGCTATCCGCTCAGTCCGTGCTGAGCACGGTCTGGTGGGCAACGTCTACGTGCGGGACTCCGCTTTCCCAGGACTTCACACAGGGAAGTGGGACGCCGCGATCAAGCGTAGGTGTGCATCCGCCAGGTACATCCTGACGAGTCCTGGGTCCAAGATCTCGGCCCTACAGAACTACATTGGCAAGCAGGTTGTGACCTCGATCCCTTGGGGCGAAGCCCTTGACCACTATCGCCCCATGATTGAGGCAAGCGGCAAGCGCATCGCCTCTGGGGACCCACGCAAGGCCCTCCAGGCGGCCTTCACGCAACAGGCTCCTCAGACACGTCGCGGGGCAACCACTTTCCCCACTCATGAGATGCCAACGGTTTCCAGCAAGGAGGCGCATGAAGCGTTCTCTAAGGCACCAACACAAGAGCGTGGCGTCATCTCGCGAGATGACGGGCATGCAGCCCAGGCCAAGAATGCCAGCGGGAGAATCGACCGCTGGGTGAAGGCGGGGCTGGTCACTGCAACAAGAGTGGCTCAGATTCGAGCACAGGTCTTGGATCCCTCGGACCTTCTTCGCACAGTGGCTTCTGAGATCTCGTCTACCAAGAAGGCTGCCTACACTGGCGTCGGGCTTGAGGCCAACAAGGCTCGTGAGTTCGTGACCACGAAAGACGCAGCTTGGACCTCCGATCAGAACAAAGAGATTGATCGGGTTGTCCTGGAGCGCGCACGCGCAGTAGTCGCCAACCTCGTGACCTCTGGGAAGATCTCGCAGCAGAATGCCAACACGGTCCTGAAGGTGTCCAGTGCGGAAGGGATGCTCCGTCTTGCGGCCAAGTACGTCGCAGGTCCGAAGTCCGCAGACTACAGTGGCACATCCTTTCAGGCAAACGTAGCAACGAAGAAGGCTCAGGACATGAGCCCCATTCTCCCGATTGAAGTGCGGAAGCTTCTTCGTTGGGCTTCTGTCCAGATGAACGAGGGTGCTGCGGGCAAAGATCTGGACTACTTGCTGTCTGCCAGGTTCTCGAATGAACTCCGCAAGACGGCTTCTGAACCCCTCACCCAGCTCCGCAAGAAGCACGAGGGCCTATCTGGTCACATGTATGTCGACGCGAGCGCTTATGCGTCCACGACAGGTACAGAGGGGTGTGATAAGGGTGCCCTTATCCACCGGGCAAACCAGCTCAAGATGGTCTTGGGGATGGATCGTTGTGCCTCGTGCGTTTCGAACGTCGAGTCACACTGCCAGAAGTACAGCAAGGTGATCGTTTCTGCAATCCCAGAGAAGCAGGCCAATCGGTACCAGACGGAGATGATCCGCTTGGCAAATGCTAGTGACTCTGAGACCACAGCCTCCTTCTTCACCTCTCAGGGTGAGGGTGGATACGACCTACAGAATGAGGTGCTTGACAACATTGAGTATGACAGCACCCCACCTGTTGAAGAACTCGGCGGGATTCTCTTCGACGGTTTGACCCTAGACGCTGACGAGGAGTGATCATGCAACCATGCGCGCCACGAAAGTTCAACATCCTCGTTGCGGCTCTCAAAACGCCGAGTGACCCGAGTCGCGGTACGATTGGAAATCCCACAGTTTCACGTACTGGATTCACCCTTCAACAGACAGTCCTGGAGAATGGGACCACCCGCATTGGTGGTCCCGTCACCAAGCCACCTGCGGTGGGTGCCGCAAATCACACTGCGGCGATCAAGGTCGTGACCGCACTTTACTTTGACCCATTGGCCAAGACCGCATCCACCGGTACCCTGACTTTTGGTGGGGCACCTGTTGCTGCTGAGACCGTCACGATTGGTGGCAAGCCCTACACGTTCCGAGCGGTCATCGACGGCGCGTCAGTAGACGGAGACGTTTTGAATGAAGTGGCGGCGACAGACGCTCTCGACAACCTGATTGCAGCCATCATGCTGGGTGCCGGTGGTGGGGTGAAGTATGCAGCAGCAATGACCCTATCACCTACCGTGACGGCTGCTGCCGGTGCTGGTGACACCATGGTGGCTACCGCCAAGGTATTGGGTGACGCCGGAGCTGTGGGTACAACTTCTACTGTGACTCTTGGGACTTGGGCTGCGATCACTCTTACGGGGCAGACTGACGGGACACCACCGCCTTTCTACTTCAAGGATGAGATTGCGATCTTCGACCGATACGTTACAGCTGGCGAGGAGTTTGGTTCTGGATTGGGCACAGGGATTGGACCTGTTGCAACGATTGCGACTCAGCTGGCCACTGCGCTCAATGCCTTTTCGGATCTTGAGGCGACGGCTGTGGCGGATACCGTGTACATCACGTCGCTTCGGCCCGATGCAACCATGCCCATCAAAGTGACGAACGACGAGAGCACTGTTTTGGGTGGCTTGTTCTTCACGGTGTATGGTCCAGGAGCGGTTCTTCTGTCGGTTACCCCAAAGTACCGACAGACGTACTTCGTCCCGAAGACTGCAAAGACTCAATCGCCTCCAGTGTCCCTTCCATAAGAGGGGAGGAGGCACCTAGGTGATGACCCATGAGTGGTGGCCCAGAGATCGATGATGTAGATGATGCCATGAATGTGGCAAACGAGACGGCTGCAAACAGACCTGTGGTTGCCAGGATAGTCAAGGGATTCGTTGTCCCAGATGGGGCACGTCGAGTTCGGGTGACAGACGAGAAAAGCAAATGTTGTTGGCGTAGTCTGGATGAAGTTCTCAACTCTGACGTTCTTGATTTGACACCCCAGGGTCAACCTCAATGGATGTTTGGTGCGGTGGGTCGTCCTAAACAACACCGAACCATAAGCGAGGTTGCGGATCCAGTATCCGAGCTTGTTGGGAACCTGATGGTCATCAAACAGGCCAACCTCCGATCGGATTCTGTGACCCTCGCCGCCGAGTCCACCCCTGAATCACCGGAGGTGCTCAATCAGGTGATCCTGGCCATTGCGGAAGAAGCAGCGAGTCTTCGATTTGAACGGCAAGAAGCTGAGCGCAAGGGGGTGGACACCTCCGTATTTTCCATGCGTAGAGTCCAAGCCCTTAAGGCCATTGGGGATACGTGGATAAAGCGCAAGGAGCAGATTCAACAACAATCTGTGGACATGGATAGCCCAGCATTCAGTGAACTGTTCAGGTTTATCAGTGAGACGTTCGCTAAAGCCATGGAAGCTGCGGGTGTTCGTCAAGAACTGTCGGACACTGTGTTTGCCCAGTTTTCAAAATTGCTCAATGAGGATGATTGGAAGACGGAAGCAAAATCCAGGATGACGAAGTAAGTTCCAATGAGTCTTGGAAACCTCGCTATGTCAGGTGCTCGGGCCGCCTCTACGGGGTTCAAGTCCAGACCCATTGCCACTATCACGGAGTTCATCGAGGAGTCGTGGGGACTCTCGATGCGGCTCTTCCCTGTGCAGAAGGTCATCCTCAAAGCCCATTATGGCATTGAGTTGGATGACAAGACTCCGTTTCAGATCTCCGATTGGCGTCGAGAGAAGTTCATGCAGGTGACTGAAAAGCAGTACCTGGAGTATCTTTTCAACGAGGGTCGGTCGAACATCAAAGAGGTCATCCCGGGGGACGACCGCCGAGAGATGATCCTTTCAGTGGGCAGACGCAGCGGGAAAACTACAATCAGTGCCTGTGTTGCTGCCTACGAGACGTACAAGCTGATCAGCAAGGGAGACCCACAGGGGTACTACGGTCTCCCAGCTTCCAACATGATCCAACTGATCTCTGTCGCTACAGACAAGGAACAGGCTGGATTGCTCTATCAAGAGGTGTCGGGACATTATCGAGGGTGCGCTTTCTTTGCGCCCTACACTGCCAACAACACACTGTCCTACGCTCGTTTCCAGACGCCAAAGGACGTGGAACGCTACGGGCCTTACGTTGAGAATCCAAACGCTAAGGCGACCATCAAGATTACGTTCCGTTCCTGTATTGCAAAGGGGTTGCGTGGTGCCGGTAACATCGTCGTCATTCTAGACGAGGTGGCCCACTTTACGGACAAGGGACAGTCATCTGCGGATGCTGTTTACAACGCGGTTGTCCCCTCTACGTCTGCGTACTCTCCGAAGGACATAAATGACACACGGGTCCCGACGGGTCCAGTTGAAGCCCGCGTCATCCTGATCTCGTCCCCTCTTGGACGTCAGGGCCTCTTCTACAAGCTCTTCCAGATGGGGATGGGCGGCGGGAACGTCGGTAAGAACATGCTTTGTATCCAGGCGCCGTCCTGGGAAGTGAACCCGACAATCCCAGCCTCCGAGTTCGAGAAGAACTACCTCAAGGATCCCGCAGTCTTCTTCACAGAGTATGGCGGCGAGTTCACCGATCGTACTAGAGGTTGGCTTGAACGAGAAGAGGATCTGATCATTTGCATAGATCCCAATATGCGTCCTCAGTTGCGTGGGATTCCACGTAAACCGCATTTCCTTGGGTTGGACTTGGGTCTCAAGGGTGACGGTACAGCCATCGCAGTTGGACACGTTGACGACTCAGGGAAAATCAAGGTGGACTTGGTTGATCAAATCAAGGCGGGTGAGGGAAAATACGTTGATGTGGAGCGTCTGGATTTCGACACGGTGGCAGACTGGGTTAAGGAAATAGGGGACAGATTTTACCTCGTCGAAGGACTCTTCGACCAACACATAGGAATCCCCTTGGAACAGGCCCTCGCGAAGAGAGGGATGTCTCAAATGAAGTCCTATCTTCCTACGAAGGTACTGACATCCCAGATATTCCAGAACTTCAAAGATATGCTTTGGGATAAGAGGCTCCTTCTTTACGACTTCCCAATCATATCCCCAGAGAAACATTGCACTTACATTCTTGAGCTTCTGGAGCTTCAAGCACGTTATCATTCGAAGTACATTACGACCGTTGAGGCACCGGCTGTCGATGGGAAACACGACGACTTGTCGGACGCCTTGGTACGAATGGTGTGGGTTGCTTCCAATCGGTTGAACAAGCAACCTCATATTGCACGATCTGGGATGCAAGGCCCCGCTAGCCCGTTTGGGTCTATGGCCTCCGCTCGTAAGAGGCTCCTTCGTAGCGGGAGTCACGAGTCAAGGATGGTTCCCAGAGGAAACTCCAGGGGACCAAGAGGACGCACACGGTGACTAATCGGACAGCCAAGGATGATCCCATCAGGGCAGATTACAGGATCTTGAAGAAGATCCTGGAGTCCTCTTCGTTTAAGGTGGTTCACCTGCCGGAGGAGTACGACCTAATCCTTTCTGTGTTCAAGAGAGCCGGGGGGAGCTGGGAGAATCTCTTTGATGGATCTTCGGGTGACATACATCTGCTCAAGAAGATCGCCAAGATCGCTTTCAAGCACAAGTATCTGACTCCCGCTCCAGTGTGGGATCCCCGGTAAGGTATCCAGACCATGAGCCGTCTTCGCATTCAACTATCCAAGTCTGACATCGACAGGAAGGTAGCTACCGCTATGGAGTCGGCGGAGCGCCTCATCCTGTCAACTTTGCGGAGTTGTGAGGTTTACATGCGGACAACCGAAAATCCTCAGGAATCTCGACGGGCTCGGATTGTGGTTCGGGATTTGAAAAGAGCCCTGGGATCTGTCACTGGAGTTCGCAGAGTTAGCTCAATCTATGACGCTGGGGACCCTGACTTGGAAGTGGATCCAGCTCCGAAGCTGCGACCCGCCGCTTCTCCTATTGCAGCCCCAGTAAGAGCACCTGAATCCACATGAGAACAAGCAAACAAGCACAGAACGCGGACGCGCGTGAGGTCCGGAAAGTTCCGAAGCGGGCGAACGTCGAAACGGGGCGCCCTCGGCGCATTATGACTAGCTCGCTTCGATCGAAGGTAGCATTTCCACAATCCGGTGGAACGATTGGGGCAAGTGGTGGAAACTTCTACTCTCCAGAGCTATCCACTGACTTCCTAGAACTCCCGCAATCAGCGGACGAGAAGCGGAATTACTACCGATTCTTCTACACTTCGGATCCTTTCGTAGGGCAGGCAGTAGACCTCCATACGGAGCTGCCCCTCTCGAAGATTCGGCTGGGGCACCCCAAGGCCAAGAACAGAGAGATTGCAGATGCCTCACTGGCTTTCTGCACGGCATGGTCCAAGAAGGTTGGCCTTTTGCACCGGATGATTGAAATCGTCCACGAATACAATCTCCTCGGGGAGGTCTTTGTCTTCTGTGAAGACAACTCCCCTGACATGCCTGATGAGATCGAGAATGAACTAATCCGTGAGATCGACGAGTCAGGGCACCCTGTAGAACGTCAGAAGCGTCGCACAGATTGGGCTGAGCGAACTTCCAAGTGGCTCAAAAAGAACTACCTCGGCTGGTCTGCTATCCGTGTTCTGCCACCCGAGCAGATTCACATGGAAGGCTTCCCATTCACGGATGAAAAGCTCATTGAGTTGATCCCAGACAGCAAGACCAAGGACGTGATTGCCCGTGGCGACTCGGGTGACATCTACGCCTCCAGAGTCGTTGAATCCATGCCCTCTGAGGTTGTCTCATCTATTCGCAGTGGCGGAAATATCCCCCTCAATACTGACCCAAATGCTGGTAGTTTCGTTTACTACATGGCCAGGAAGAAGTCACAGTACGAGCCCCGTGGACACTCGATTCTTGAGCGCTGCATGCGAGTTCTTGTCTACCGAGATAAGTTGAGACAGGCACAAACTTCGATTTCGTCTCGGCACATGACGCCCATCCGGCTCATCTGGGCAGAGGATGCAGCGGCCACAGACGTGGATTTGATTCGAGAACAGGTTGAGCTAGCTCTTCAAGACCCAGACTACTCAATCATCACCAACTTTGAAGTTCACTGGGAAGAGATGGGAAGTCAGCAACGCCTTCTGGAGTTGACGGGCGAATACGAGATGACCGATCGGCAGTTGTATGCTGGATTGGGTGTCACGGAGTCCCTTCTGTCCGGGGAATCAAGTTACTCCGGTGACCGGATCAACCTGGAAGTGATCAACACTCGGTATATGCTTCTGAGGGAGGTTCTTCAAGACATGATTGAGAACAACTTCCTCCGTCCGATGTGCGCACGTATGGGGTTCATCGAAAAGGATGACGACGGCAACGAGACTGTGATTGTACCTACTCTGTCGTTCACTCGACTTGCTCTGCGGGATAACGCGGACACATTCGACGCCCTCTTCAACCTTTACCAGAAGGGCTCTCTGGATATCGATACCATCTTGGATCTTCTGAACATCGATCCCCACACCACGGCTGAAAAGCTCAAGCGGGACATGTTCACGCCCAATGACAGCAAGTTCAATGACGTGCTCGGAGCGATCTACACTGAAGTCGGACGCGCCCTGGCAGAGAACAGCGATGTAGCCGAGAAGGTCGCCAAGGCCCTCGGTTTGAAGTACGAGAAACCAGCTGAAAAGGAAGAGGGGAGATTCTAAATGAAACTCAAGATTACACGTCCAGATGGAACGCTCATTGAGGCAGAGGGCACCGTTGAGGAGTGCGAGCGTTTGATGGGGGCACCGCTCCCGATCAAGTACGTCTTTACTCCTATTCAGATTACGGTGCCGGTGTACCCACAACCGATCCCGATTACGCCACAGTATCCGATGTATCCAATCAATCCTGTGTACCCCTGGAATCCGGAACCCTGGTATGTCCCAACGTGGACAGTGACTTCGTCGGCGGACATTACACTGACGGCAGACTGACCTTTTCTAGGCTATAGTGGGCGGATGTCATGACCACACTTCGAAATCGTGTAATCCGCCTCGCCCACAACAAGCCTGAACTCAGGGCTGCGCTGCTTCCGATTTTGAAGGAGGCAATCTCGAAGGAAGATGCTAAGAAGACGAGGGTGTCTGATACTGCAATCCGTACCGCCTACTATAAGGCGAGTGACGGTCTGGGTGCCCTGGTAGACGCAGTACGTGATGAGCCTGCCACCGGTAAGGACGCCAAGCTGAAGAAGGCTGTGGCGGATGCCAAGGCTGCTTTTGACAAGGTCGACGAGGCGCTGAAGCCGTACGCTTGGGACTGAGTCGGGCGGCTGGCGGTTCTGTCACTATCGCAATCCCTCTGGTAAGACCCCAGATGCTTACTCGACGCATTGCAGCGGACCTCTTGCCCATCATGCATCCCCTCTACAATCTGAGGGAGATTTGCAAGCAGTCTGCTTTGCTAGAGGATCACCTCAACAACGAACAGAAGCGTTGTGAGGATTGCATTCGGAAGCACTTCCTGACTATCGAGGCTCTGTTGGAGGAGGCCCTCTCGCTTGACACCAAGCAGAAGTGGTTTGACCTCATTGAAGGCAAGCCCGAGCTGGTGCGGGAACTTCAAGAGAAGTGGATTGACGGTGGGGACATGTCCGAGATTGCTCAGGGGTTACGCGAACTCCGCAAGGATTTTGCTCCCGTGTGCTTCGATCTCCGAGAGATGACCGAAGAGTCTAGACTGGCATCGGGTCGGATGACTCTTGCTTCGCACGTGGCTGACGTGCACTTCGAGCGTACAACGCACAACGCTATCGACTTTGGGCGAAAGATCTCTCCTGGTGGATTTGATTTCACCAAGAAGACGCCACCCAGGGATCTTCTCAATCTAGTTGGGGAGCTACAGGAAGTCGCCAAGCTCTTTGACAGGGGCCTACTTCAGGGAAAGCCGGGTTCAAGCCGGAAGGTACTGGAGTTGGCTGGTTTGATCTCCAATGGGGACATGGAGAAAGCCCTGAGGCTCGCGAAGAGTCTGACCGACCTCCCAGGTCTCCCACCGGATCTGTTTGCGACCCTGTATCGGTATGGGGACTGACGCGTCATGTTCTATACTAAACTGGCAGTGTTCGATTTCGATAAGACGCTGTTTCTCAGCCCAGAGAAGCCGACGTGGTGGGAGGGTGGTTGGTGGGGGAACCTGAATTCCCTCCACACGCCATGCGTTCCGGAACGTCCATCCTCGGACTGGTGGAACGAGTCTGTCGTCAATGCCGCAAAGCAGGCGATCAGCAACCCAGAAGTGCTGGCAGTGCTCCTCACGGGTCGTATTCCGAAGTTCTCTCTTCGGCTCAAAGAACTGTTGGGACAAGTAGGGTTGCACTTCGATCACCCTCCGTACATGGCGACCGGGGGTCCCACTGAGTCCTTCAAGATGAAGGTCATCAAAGATCTTCTCGATTCGAACCCCACCATTCGTGGCGTAGCCATCTGGGAAGACCGTGCCAATCACCTTCGGATGATGTCCGACTGGGTGGAGTCCAACGGGAGAGCCTGTACCCCCCACCTCATCACGGTCTCTTCTCACGAGTCGGATTGCAGGCCCACCAAGTCTGCGAAGTTCAAGTCCAAGAAGAAGATCAAGACCAAGGACGGCGATGATACCACGGTGTATGAGTACTCAGAGCGCCAGGTCTCAAATCGGAACAACCAGAAGGCAGAGCGTGTTGAGAAGCTCCGCAAGGACATTTCGAGTCTTAGGTCCAAGGTCAACAAGGACATCGCCTCAAAGGAGCCTGAGACTCGTCTATCGGCCCTAGCGGTCGCTCTGCTCGACGAGACGTGCGAACGGGTAGGGAACTCGGGTAGCGCAGCGGACGGCCATTTTGGAGTCACTGGGTGGCTCGTGAAGCACCTCTCCTTCAAGGGTGGCGAGGCCACGTTCACCTACGTCGGGAAGTCCGGGGTCAAGCACGAGAAGGTCGTGTCCAAGGCGCCTGTCGTGAAGGCCCTCAAGCAGCTCGTTAAGGGCAAGGCCAAGGGCGACCTCATCCTGGAGCAGGACGGATTTTCGGTCAAATCTGAGGCTGTGAACGCCTACTTGAAGACTTTCGAGATCACTGCGAAAGACATCCGTGGGTTCCGAGCCAATCAGGAGATGTGCAAGGCTCTGCGAGAGGCCCGGAGAGAGGGCCCGGACCTTCCACACGCTCGGAAGAAGCGCGATGAGATTCTTAAGGGGGAGTTCAAGGACGCCCTCGAAGAGGTGGCGGAGATCGTGGGTCACACTACTTCGATCCTTCGAGAATCCTACCTAGTGCCCGGATTGGAGGATTCGTACGTAAAGGATGGGACCATTCTTGCGACATTCAAGGGTGCCTCGTTAGAGCATGAGGCAACGAAGACAGACTCGGAAAAAGAGGATGAAACTGTTTCGGATCTCATCAAGCCAAATCCCAAGAAGAAGCCACCACGTGAGGACTTGAAAAAGCATCGGGTAGACTTGGGCGACGATGATTTGAACACGGAGGATGACGACCTCTCTCGCAACTACAAGAAGGTTGCGGTCCGTGTGGCTATGGCTGTCAGGGTCTCGACTCGGTATCTTCTGAGTGACTTTGCAGAGGACTACGAGAAGTCGAAATCCGATGAGAACGAGACCTCCAAGAAGGAAGACGCCTCTTTTCTGGAAGCCGTTGAAGGGAAGACATTCACGTCTTCTAAATCAAAACTGAAGGTTCAGTTTGGTAGCTTGCCGCCAGAAGACCAGGCTGAAATTCGTGCAGCTTGGAAAGAGCACCAGTCCAAGTCTGACGATAAAGCGAAGACTGAGAAGGAAGACTCCGACGAAGAAGAGCAGGGACGCGTCAAGGAAGTGAAGGGCGGCCTTCGGGAGAAGGCAAAGGCCTTGGAGGATTCCCCTGCTTTCGATGATGAGACAGGAGATCAGGTTGGGGAGGTTCTAGACTCTATCCTCAGCACGATGCCAGAGAGTGACGCTTCGGAGTTCGTGGATTCGATCGTCTCGGCTCGTGATGCGGGCATTGATTCCCTGGCCAAGGGGAAGTCCACGGCCAAGAACCCACCGGACAAGGCGAGCCTTGATCGGGACGTCTCGAAGTACAATAAGCTGGACTCCAAGATTGAGAGTTACCAGCGGGACTTGGACTCTGGGCGCGTCTCGGAAGAGAAGGCCAAGTCAATCAAGTCCAAGATTGAGTCTCTCTCCAAAGATCGTGATGAGGCCCGTGCCGAGCTTCAAAAGAGTTTCACCAAGTTCTACACCCATGCTGCGTTGCAATCTGCGATGCGGAATCCGATGACCTACGTCAAGGATGCGAAGAAGCCTCTCGACAAGAGCAGCGTGGGAGATCGAGCCAGTGCTAGCATTGAGCGTTTCAGTGGTCTGACCTCGGAAGACCGGGTTGAGACTGCGAAGAATTTCAAGAAGGTCATGAAGAAGTCTCAGGACAGGGTCACTGAGCTAGAGCGGAAGCTCACCTCAGGTGAGGCTGGGGACGAAGATCAGCGCGCAAAGGACCAAGCGGAGCTGGAAGAGACGAAGAACAGAGTCGAGTATCTCGACGCTGATTGGAGATCTTTGGAAATCTCCTCCATCATCAATGGTGACGAGAAGTCGGAGTCCCGAATCCCCAAGGGTAGTGGAGTGCTCATTAAGGCCCTTCACGATAGCGGGCAGGACGTATCCGAAATCGTGGCGGCCGGGATAGGTATTCACGGGGTGCCTCCTGAAAAGGAAGTGATCTCCAATCTACTTCGTCGGATGAAGCCTGATCAGATGGAGACGGCCCTCAAGGAAGTGGACCCCTCTGGGAAACTGGCAGAGTCGTGGCGGAAAATCTACGATGCTGATGACAGCTCGGACTACGTTTGGCCTATCAGTGCCATCAAGGACAAAGAGCAACGTGGTAAGATCGAGAACGCTCACGATGTGTTTGTTCAAATGCTCACGGGCGTTGTGATTGAGGATTCGAAGAACACGAGTCCCACGGATCCAAGTGAGGGTCCACCTAAGAAGAACAAGTCTAAGGCGGAACCTAGTGAGGTTGAGGGGCCTGAGGAAGAAGAGACGCCTCAGTACGAGAGCCCTATGGCTGAGGCCATTGGAAAGATGGTAGATTTGGACATAGATACAGGCACTTCCGCCAAGAAGGTGGCTGCCAAATTCACAGCATTCCAATTGGAGAACAAGGCTAAGGAAGCCAGTCTAAAGGCTGAAAGGGCGCTTGCTTCTGTGGGTCTCACAAAGCAGGACATTGGTCCTTACATGCTCAGTGCCTCAGAGATTTACACACGAGCTGCGGAGCTATCGGTCAAGTTTGGTTTCAAGCAAGAACGGTTAGTGCACGCAATCAAGTTCTATCAAGAGAACGCCACTAAAGGTGAGCGTTTGATGGGCTTGGCTGTCAAGTCTAGATTTGGGGAATACGGGAGGGGTGAGTCAGAGATTCGCGTTTAGTTCCTTATGGGAGTCACTATCGGGTAGGGTGCATTGTACCCAACTAGGAATCATCGTCTGAGGCCCCGATATAGATTTCGAGGGTCTGCACCGGAGGAAATCCATGACCGTTCGCAGCAAAAAGGCAACTGTACAGGGCGCTCGGCGGGTAACTGCCGGACTCGACAACTTCGCTTCGCTCTTTCAGAGCAATCACGAAGCTCTCGGGATTCCACAGAAGGTAGCGATGGATTTCGCACTTCGCTGTGACATGCTATCTGACGCTATCGAGCGTGGATTTAGCATTAGGAACGCGGCCTTCGATCCATCTTCGATCGGCAAGGAAGTTCCAGGTCCGCTGGTCTCTGACTCGAACAACCCATTCATGACTGGTGAGTTCACTCAGGAGCGTTTCAATGCTCTTGCTCAGAAGCAGATGAGCGGAGAACTTGCGTCGAACGCCGCCGGTCAGACAGCTGATCCCAAGCTCGCGGCATACGTTGCCAAGGAAGCTGCCAAGCTTGCCTTCACGATCCTCAAGGACCGTGCAGCAAAGCAGGCCGCTGAGAAGGCTGATGAGCCCAAGGAGGAAGAGGCTCCCAAGAAGGAAGCCAAGAAGTCCGAAGACGATGCAGAGACCAAGGACGATGAGTCCAAGGAAGACGAGTCCGAGGAAGCTGATAAGTCGGCTTCGTCTTTCGGTCTCTTCGATTCGAAGTAACCCCTTACGATCTTTCGTGCCCGACCCCCTCGCTAAAGGGGTGTGAATTGGAACGAAGGGAGCATTCGAATTGAAGCGAAAGGGAAACTACGCTGACTTTCAGGCACGGGCTTCTGCCTTTTCGGTGGGAGACCGTGTATACGCTATGGCCGGAGGCAATCCGGCTTTAGGCGGAACTGTCGTTGCAGTGTTTCCTGCAATCGGAATGGTCGATGTGCAACTCCCTCACGGTGCCGTTCGGTATCCTGTGGAAGATCTTGCCATAGATACATCCGATAACTTCGAGAATCTCACGGACTACCAAGCCGATTCCGTTCCCGGTGGCACCCCCACCGTTTCGGTTCCTGGTGGTCCGGATACTCTTGCGAAGGACGTGCGAGACCCCCTTACTCAGGAGTTCCTTGACCGTGAGGCGAGTGCAAGCCGCGTCCTAGAGGCGTACGTCAAGACAGCACTCTATTGGAATGCTCCTGACCGCAAGTACCGCATGTGTAAGGTGGACTTGGCGGCTGGTGTTCCTTCGTGTCCCCGATGCGAAGGTACTCCCCTACGCAAGGTGATTTACAAGCGTGAGGATGGCCGCAACGAGAAACTCCATGCGTGTCCAGAGTGTCTTTTCATGATCAAGAGCAGTGACATCATCGGAATGGAAGGGTGAGTCATGCCTTTCATGCGATATGCTAATGCCCGTTCAATCAACCCTCGCGTACAGGGGACGGCTTGGGACAACATTCGTATTGCCTCTGGCAAGCCACGGATGGATCGAAGTCTTGTAGACCAAGCCAGTAAGATTCTCAAAGCAGAGTTTGACCCGTCCAAGTTCTTGCTCACGCATGCCACAATCGTTGCAAGCGTGGATACGATCCCTGGACCTAGCACAAGGCTCGGGGCCGTCACTGAGGACGGTAAGAAGATCGTTCGCAAGACAGCTAACTACCGCATCAAATCCGGTTGTGATCGGTATGCAAATAACAATCTTGATGCGTGGGCACGATCGGTTCTTCTCAAGTCCTACAAAACATTCATCGGAGCAAACTCTTTCGTTGAACACGTTCAGATTCAAGAGATGTCCAAGGGGCGCATCATTGACGCTGTGGCACGGGACATCGGAGATTCGGTCTACGTAGACATTCTGATTGCCAATGACCGGAAACACGCGAGTCTGATCAAGGACATCGAGAGTGGAAAACTTTCCACTCTGAGCATGGGATGCAGTATAGATGGCTCGACGTGCACGAAGTGCGGTCATTGGGCTGCCGATGAGACAGAGTTCTGCGACCATGTCCGCCATGAGAAGGGCAACACCTTCTATGGTGAGGATGGGCAAAAGTATCGGGTAGCAGAGCTTTGCGGTGACGAGAGCCTTGACCCCACTGGCGGGGTAACATTCATCGAGGCCTCTTGGGTTGAGACACCTGCGTTCACAGGTGCCGTTGCCCGGAACGTTCTCACTGTAGATTCCAAGTCCGAGAAAAAGGCTGCCAAGAGGATCCAGACAGTGTTCGAATCACCATCCCCACAGGTCAATCCTGCGGCCATGAAAAAGGCTGCTTTCGATTTGTCGGCAGATATGTTTGATGAGGAGCCGGAGACTCCTAATGAACTCCCAGTAGAGAAGCCGGAAGCCCCGGCTGAGACCCCGTCTGATGAGACCCCTGCGGCACCGGCCACAAAGGAGCCATCGGCCCTATCTGGGATCCAGGATGACCTCAAAAAGTTCGTTCTGGATTCGGTTCAAGATCAGTTGAAGTCAGAATTGGAGAAGTCGAAGATCAGGGATCAGGCGGGCCTACCATCTTCCGATGCCCCCAATGACACTGTGGTCAAGCAAGCTCGGGTTCAACGTAGAGCGGGGATGAAGAGGGCGTACAGTGCTTCTCTTCGGGAAATCCTTGCTACGTCTGGAACGGATGCTGATTTGATGAATCGAGTAGCCACCCTTAATATGGAAATCGGGATCCAAGTTCCCGTTTCTGTCTATAGAGGAGCGCTAAAGGTTGGAGCCCGAAATTCTTATCGGGATGTCAATCTGTTTCTGAGAGCTGCTTCAAAAGCTCTTGGACATCAACCTACCCCCAACGAGGCGCGAACGATGATTCGTCTGGCGTCCCTGTTGGAGGCACATCGGTACACTCGGCGTCACGCCGACCAGAATCGTTCGAAGGAGAATCTCAAATGACCCGACGCGTGCGCATGACATGGTCCGATAAGAAGGCTTCGGCCGCTCCGGCAACCCCTCAGGGAGAGTCTGATCATCCTGCTACGCAGCCTGATCCAGAGGCCGACGACTACATGAATGGTAGTCCCTCTTCGTGGGCAGAAGACCCAACGAAGGGTCCCTACGGCCAGTCGGCAGCTCCATCTATGCCAACTGAGGCAGGTGGACACCCAGCATCGAAGGCTGCTTCGCGTGACGTCAGGGCGGCCATGGAGCACAAGGCTAGCAAGTGCATTCGTGTCGCTCAGTCGATGCTTGGCCGTAAGGCAAGCGTAGACATGATCGAAGATCAGGCTCTTGACCTCATGAACCTCACGGATCGTCAGATTCAAGCGATGCTCACACGTATCGCTGTGGACGAAGATGAGACCGAGGAAGAGGATGAGGACGTAGCGGAGCCTGTCGCTGCCAAGAAGGCAGACGACGAGTCCGAGGACGAAGAGGAAGATGAGGTGGAAACAGCAGCCAAGAAGGCCGCTCACTTCACTCGCCTTGCTGCCTTCTGGACGGATGCAGCCAAGAAGTCCGCCAAGAAGTCTGAGGACGAGGATGATGAGGATGAGGATGAGAAGATCCTCACCGCCATGCTCAAGGAAGAGTCCAAGAAGGCTGCTCGCAAGTCCGCCAAGAAGTCTGAGGACGAGGATGAGACCAAGGACGAAGAGGCTCCCAAGAAGGAAGCTAAGAAGTCTGAGGACGAGACCGAGACCGAAGACGAAGAGGCCCCCAAGAAGGAAGCCAAGAAGTCTGAGGACGAGACCGAGACCGAAGAGTCTGAGGACAAGGCGGACAAGACAGCCTGCGGCGAAGACGAAGCGCTTCTAGCCAGCATGGTTGCGGACATGGACTCGCCAATGGCCGACGACATGGATCCAATGGACGACATGGACCCAATGGACCCCATGATGGATGATCCAATGGCTCTCATGGACTCCGATGACATGGGTATGAGCGACGACGACATGGGCCTTCTTTACGGAAGCCGCTTTGCCAAGAAGTCTGAGGGCGACGAGCCCGATGGCGACGAAGCAGAGGAGCCAAAGAAGGAAGAGCCGAAGAAGGATGAGGCCAAGACGGCTGCTTCCAGGACCGCTGCGGCCAAGCGCACCGCTGCACTCAAGCCACAGCCCCGCCTGGCATCAACAGGCGTTCGCACCCTCGGTACGGTCACCAAGACCGCATCTTCGACAGAGATCACTGACCTCTCAAAGCTTTGGGAGTCCGCTCCTGATGTATCGAAGGTATTTGGGAACTGATTTCCCGCAACAAAATAGCCTAAAAGGCTGATCGTGAGGGGCTGTGCGAAAAAATCGCACGGCCCCTTTCGTTTTTCCGCTAATAGCAATCACTTATACTGACAGGGCAATGATTGCCAGGTCCCACTCACAAGGTGTGGGTGGAGTTCTAGGTCACGATCCAACACCACTCCCCGAACAGGGAGCAAGACAGGAGCAAGGCTATGCCATTGCTTGGACAGGCGAGCGGTGGGTGGACGGAAAGCTCTTCAGCTCTGAGGATTCTCCACGTCGGTATTCGCAATACCGTCGGAGTCCTCTCGGATGACGCGTTTCGTCAGGTAAATCCACCCATCACGAGCACCGCAGGAACAGTCAGCACATCGCCCGGAGCCCTCACTGAGGTCTTCGGAGTCCTCTCGGGTTCGGTCGCGTTCACGCGTCCAGACGCGGGAACCAACCACATCGGCGGTCCCGTGAACGTCGCTGTGTCCGGTGTGACCGCAGCACAGGCGCTCAACACGCGCCCACTTGGTTGCTTCATCAACAACGCCGCAGGAAACCCCTACGAGAACCTCCCAGCGAGCGCCTCGAACAAGGGTCCCTACGTCGCCGCGATGGGCACGTACGGAAACCGTCTCTACGAGACGCAGCTGCTTCAGGCAGCGGCCCCTCTCGGCCAGGGCGACGCGATCCCCTACCTCACCGGACAAGAGCTGATCTCGTCGATGAACGGGTATCTCATGCCACGCGGGTACGACAACGCAGGTGCGTTCGTCTCCCTCGACATCGCGACGATCGCGATTGAGCCCGAGAACGGCACGGCGGTTTCGCACCTCCTTGGCGTCCTCAAGATGGTCCCTGACTCCGTAATGACCGAACTCGTCTACGACGCTCGCGTCTGAGGAAACCAGCCATGACCACCACAGTCAACAACGCCGTCAAGCAGAAGATCATCAGCGACTACCTCAAGACAGCTTCGGGCCGTAACAAGCTCGCAGCGTCGATGACGCAGCCGCTCCGCACTCGCCGCGACTACATGAGCGTCGGTCGCAAGACCTTCCTCGTGGAGCAGCTCCCCGATGGTGCGCTTCCGATCTACGACAAGGACCCGGACGTCACCGCGTTCGTGGTCGGCGAGGAAGGCGAGAACATCCTCGCCATCACCAAGCCACGCCGTGTGATCTTCCCGCTGTTCGAGATCGCATCGAACCCGGAAATCCCACTCACGCAGATCAAGGAGCGTCGCTTCGATCTGATCGAACGCGCCCAGGATCTTGCGCGTGCGCAGATTCAGGCAGCAGAAGACGAGCGTGTCTTCGCAGTGCTTGACGCAATCGCAGTCAACGGATTCGACTCGCTTCCCGGCGGGACGAACGCTGACATCCCGGTCATCGCACCGATCACCGGCGCGGTACTCGCAGACGCCTTCTCGCTCATCGAGCGCCACGACCTTCGGGTTGCTCGCGTTTACATGAACGCGCGGGACTACGCGGATATCCGCAAGTTCGGTCGGGACATCCTGGACATCGAGTCCCAGGCCACCCTGCTCAAGACCGGACTTCAGGCCACCCTCTGGGGCGCCCAGGTCATCACGAGCCGTCTCGTCCCCGTCGGCACCGTGTACGTGTGCTGCGAGCCCGAGATGTTTGGACGCATTCCCGTACGTACGGAACTCACGGTCCTGTCTGCCGACGACCCGAAGGCCCGCACGATTGGATTTTCGGTCTTCGAAAATTTGGGCATCGGCGCATACAACCCACGTGGGTTGGTCCGACTCACGATCACTCGCTGATCGTAAACCCCTGTAAAATAGGGTGACTGAGAGGCTCGGTTCCGAGAGGGACCGGGCCTCTCGTCTTTAACTCGCTGGGATCGGCCCAGTCCAGAAATACTTTCCGATCCTTATAGCTTTGGCCTCGTCCTGTGTTATGGTACCGATAATCACCGACGGGGCATACTACTTGGAAACCTCTCCGAAGAACTCCCCTAACAAGGGGTGGGCAAAACAGAATGGGCTTGATAGTAATCTTCTCAGGACTCTCTATGAGGAGATGACAGACAAAGAGATTGCGATTCGCTATGCAGTGAGTGACGCCTTGATTTCCTACTACCGTAGGAAATGGGGCATCCAAACAAAGACGACCCGACAGAGGGTTGATAAGTCTCGGGTAGGTCAACCGACTCTGGATGACCTGACACCTGTCACCCTAGCGGACCTTTATGCGCAGATGGGTGATCGACAGGTTGCCAAGCTCTACGGGGTCCAAAAGCCTGCCATCACAAGACTCAGACAGAAGTGGGGTATCTCAGCGCTGTCTAAGGGGGATCGCTCCGCAAATCAGTCAACTGGATTCACTGAGGTCCAGAAAGAGGCATGCGTTGGTACCCTTCTTGGGGATGGGCATCTCCTTGAGCGTGGGGTTCTGAAAGTCACCCACTCACAGGCTCAACTTCCCTACTTGATGAGGCTTCATGCTTTTCTAGCCCCCCATGTTCTCCCGATCTTCTACGAGGAGAAAGACATGGTGGAGAGCGGGCAGGTCGCCTACGCTTTCGGGTTTCGGACAGTGCAACACCCGTGGCTTGCAACCCTACGTGGTCTTTTTTACCCAGAGGGTCGAAAGGTGTTTCCGGAGGCTGTCCTATCGGCTCTTTCCCCACGATCCCTAGCTTACTGGTATTGGGACGACGGGCATCTTGACTCCGGATTGCCCTCATTTGCGCTTGGTAACATTACAGAGTCTGAGGCTAATAGGGTGGCTCAACTCGTTGGTGAACGATTCTCTTTGGACACCTACGTGAAGCCGCAATCCACGGAGACATGCAAGCTCCTTGGCATTAGAGCCCGTACCGCTGACGTGTTATTCTACCTGATCCGAGAGTTTGCGACGGTCGATCTCCTTTACAAAATGCCACAGAAGCATTGGCCACCTGGGATGGTCCCTAAGGTGCTTCCTTTGACCAAGGAAGCTCACGCCCTACCCGCCCCCTTAGTAGAGAGGTGTAGCGGATGGGGGAGCCTCAGTGAGGACCAGCGTGCAACCTTGTTGACTGATCTGGAGCAACACTGGCATACGATTGGATTTCCTCACCCAGAGCCAAGACCGGAAGAGATTGGTGTGATTCACGCACTCAATCACACCCAGGTCATCCAGGATGGTGTAGTCAAGAACAGACAGGTTGGGCAGGCAACGTGTCATGCTTTTGCACCACATATCTGGAAAGCACGGTCCTATGGCGCGTCGTCAAGCCCGGATGACATCTTCCAGGATCCAACGCTTCTACAACAGGCATTCAAGTTGTGCCTCAATGGAGGGGGGATACCTAACGGCGCACGACTCAGAGGGGTTCTCAGGCTCCTTAGGCGATCTGGCGTCTACAACTTTCGCCCATCAGCAGCTAAGGCGCTCACTGACCGTTACTGTCGTGTTGGGGGGACTGTGTGGGATCCGTGCGCTGGTTACGGGGGCCGCCTTCTGGGTGTAGCGCTCTCATCCGCCCTTCCCCATTACATCGCGTGTGAGCCCCAGAGCGAGACCTACACCCGACTTCACCATCTCCGGGATTGGGTTGACTCCTATGTTCCTGGGGTTGCTTCCAGGGTGTCACTTCACAATGTACCTGCTGAGGAATTCGACGTTCCAACAGGAGTTGATATGGTGCTTACCTCCCCTCCTTATTGGAAGCGGGAAACATACGGGAATGAGCCAACTCAATCCGGAATTCGTTACCCTACTTATGCAGCATGGTTGGAAGGATTTTGGAGGGTGGTGCTCACAAAGTCTGTACAGGCCCTACGCCCTGGGGGGTGGTTGGTACTCAACGTAGACAACTTCAAGATCGGGGGACAAGAGTACGGTCTCGTGGGAGACACAACCTTGCTCGTAAGGGGGTTTGGTTTCGGGGAACCAGATGTGTTGCGGTACGCGATGCCAGCCCCTGGAGACTCAGATAACGCTGAGTATGTTCTATGTTGGCCAAAGGCAGGTGTTTCATCCCAGGCGGTTCCAGTTGAGCCGATCAATGTGTCCTCGTGTTCTGGGTGTGGCAAACCGACACCGTTCTCACAGCTTTTAGGCGGGGAATGTAGTCGGTGCCGAACATTGAAGGGCGTAACAGTCGTGTGTGAGGGATGCGGGAAGCCTTTTGTGTCTCTCCGGTCTGGGACACGATTTCATAACGAAGCCTGTTATGCTAGATTCAAACGACGGAAGTATCGGGAGGCAAATCCAGCAAAGACTTCTCGCACGTTCACCTGTGTGACTTGCGAATCCACATGGGAGACTGATCTGCATGGGAATTTCCATACTTGTCCTACGTGCCGTGAAGCCGCTGAGGTAGCAGGTCGAACGAAGATTTGCGTCTATCGGCACTGTGGCAAGTCTTTCGTGGATACATCTCCGAAGAACGGGATGAAGTTCTGTGCTCCTGAGTGTGGTAGACGGGAAAAGATGTTCAGATGTGGGAAGGCTATGGACGAGTCTTACTTCCGAGTCCGGGCGTGAATGTCAGTTGAAGTGCGTAAGGGTGCTATGGCCACCAAACCAGAAACTCCAAATCAGTTTGATGCATGGGCGGCTCCCCGTTCCAAGTTCACTCCCTCCGTGGAGGAGGCAAAAAAGAACAGTGGGATTGAACAGGTCTCTAAGGGGTATGCCGACCTGATAGCCGCAGGAATCCCGATTGCCATGAGGATCTGTGAGGAGAGGGGGAGAGTGACCTCTGTTGAAGTGGAAGCGGAGATGTTGTCAGACTCTCGTTATGCATCGAGGATGGCTGAAATCCCGGTGGGGGAAACTACGCCCGAGAGACGTTGGCTGGGGCATATCTTCCAGAGAGGTGGTTGGAAGCGTTTTGGCTACGAACCAACTGGATCTCATGGCCGCCCTGTGTCCATCTGGAAACGTGCCTGACTGGGTCGGTGGCGCCCCTATCATTCTCCTAACGTATGCAAGATGAGGATGGGAAGCCGCCAGACCCACGATGGATTCGTGCAGTAGACATCGTCTCTTGTGTGATTGTCTGCGCCTTTGCCCTCGCCGGTCGTTACAAGATCGCAGATAGCATTGACGACTTCATGCACCCAGTGCTCGTCAGGGCCCGGGCCCGTGCTCGTGCAAGGAGGACTACGTGACCGTGATTACGCGTTCCCAAAAAGCTGCGGATGCTGCGGTGGTTGTGGTCGATGCTGCACGCCGCCTGATACACAACAGGCATAAGGAGGGGCTCCCACGCGCCACAGAGATTGCTTTGTATGATGCACTAGAGCAGGCGGTGTTGTTCTATGAGGAGTGCAGGTCGGTAACGTAGAGCAACCCGTACAGGAGCCCTCATGGATTTCATCAAGAGCTGGAAGTTCGCTGTGATCGTGTTCGTTGTCATCGCCTCATTTGCCATCGTGGGTGTGATTTACGGGGTGGCTACACACACCGAACCCGGCCTCATGGAAGATGCCCCTCAATGGCGTCCTACTGATTTTCCACTGGCCACCTGTCAGCGGGCCTATGTGTCTGGCGCCACAACAGGTATTGATGTCCAAAAGGCGATCCAGACAATCAACTCCCGTTTGGGATTTCAGGCTTTCGTTAGCTCGGACTCTTCGTGCCGGGTGGACATCACTCTGGGTGTGCCTGCGGAGATGGGGTGGATGGACCCGGGTGGTGACGCCCGATTCACCGACAGCATGAACACCATGCGGTGCGAGGTTCGGACCTCAAACGTACAGGGTGAGCTTCTGGGCCTGGTTCTACAGCACGAGCTTGGCCATTGCTTGGGTCTGGCTCATGATGACTACGAACAGAGCATCATGCGTCGGGTGCAGAACCACACCGTCCGTGGGTTGCCCCCGTGGATTTCAGACTCGGACAAGAGCCTTCTCGTGGGTCTTTACGGTCCAAGGTGATGGGGTCGACTCAGAAACCCGCAATCGACACCAGCATGGCCATACCCACACATGAGGGGATCCGTATCTCAGTGCCTATGGGGACCTTAATGCTGAGGTTTGACGTGCGTGAGTTGGTCCTACGCCTTACGATTCAACGGCTGAATCGGATGTGATCTCAGTCGTCGTCGTCGTGTCGTGACTGGACTCGGACCCTACGAGCGCGGATCCTGGCTGACTTTCGGGTGATGGCGCGGGCGACGGGGTCTGGGTACTCGGGGTTCAGTCGCACCTCTCGATCAACGGTGGCGGTGATGTTGCGGTGAGCGCGGTCGCCATTGTCGATGAGGTCCATGGATTCACACCATTTCCAGGCGGCCCACTCGTTCGCTTGGAGTGGGGTGGTGTACTCATCGATCAATTCGGGTTCGTGGGACATGACGAAGGCTTCCCCGATAGCTTCGAGGATTTCTTCAAAGCGCTCGTCAGTGACAGTGGATTCCGAGATTGTCATGGCGTCTCCTCGTAGTTGTAGCGTAGTGCCCAGGCTTCATCTTCGTTCGATCCAACATCAGCATGGTGCTTGTCGAACGCATAGCGGTTCTCGTAGGCAGCAAGGATTTGTTCCTCCTTACGCTGCTGCTCTTCGCCCCAGTGCGTCCCGTAGAACTCGGATCGGAAGTCATCCCACGCCTTGTCTTCCTCGCGTCCACGAGCTGAGCGCAGGCGGTCGCCCTTCTCGCGCCGCCCCTTAGCGACGACTTTGAACGTATTCAGGGGGACGCGGGCGAAGTGCTCGCAGTCGCACACCCAGCAGTAGTCCACGGCCTTCCCCAGCTGCGTACAGCCGTTCGGGTTGTGGACGGTAGGAACGTTGGCGCCCCATCGAGTCGTTGCGTTAGTCATGCCTGAGAGACGCCCGGCCATTTGGGTTCCTGACAGAGACGGGGAACTTTTTGATCGGTCCGGTGATTTAGTGGTTGCACTCCGTTCTGGGTGGGCGTAAGAGCCTGGGGATAGGAAGTACCAACGGGCTCGAAAGGTTTCGACAGGGAGGTGAAGAGAGAGGGTGCGCGCCTTGGTCGGTCGAAGGGCCAAGTAAAAAATCGACCTACGACAGCTGCCAACGATAACAGCTACGCTCTCACGGCAATCGCCGCGTGAGCCGTTCGCGGAGAGAGTTTCTCAGGTAGATCTCTTCGCGAGCGTAAAAGGAATCTGAGAGAACCTCGGGCCAGACCATCGAGGCTAAACATGGCGGTGACGGATAGACTCTGGGAAACCAAGAGCCTACCCGGTGGAAGGGCGCCAGGGACCGCAAGCCTACCGTAAGTGGCTTGGAATCCTGGAGACGCGCGTGGTGCCTGATCTTTAGTAATCGCTCTGGACGTGGTTTCAATACCACCGAGTCCACCAGTGGGGTAGGGGTAGGGGGTCAGCGTACACTGACCCCCTACCCCCAAGGAACCCTGCCCAAAGTCCACCACATTGAACACCACACCCTACTCGGAGAAGCTCCTCGTTCAGGCACTGGGCGTGGTCCTTTGCAGTGGGATTGTATTCAAACAGAACGCTCGTCCCAGGTTCCTCAAGAATCCGGCCACCGGGACGAATCTTGAGCTTGACGTGTACCTTCCAAAGCTGCGTCTGGCTTTTGAGGTGCAGGGTCCGCAGCACCGCAAGGATGCCCAGCAGGTGGCTCGGGATGCCCTCAAGGCGGGTCTGGCGGAGGCCCGTGGGGTCAAGGTCATCCCCTTGCGCCTCGACGAGCTACGGGCTGATGGTGTGTGGCGGTGCCTTCATGCGAGGGCCCGGGAGATCGGTGTCTCCCCGTGGAAGGTTGTGCAGCCGCTCGGGTTCATCCGTGAAGGGATGCAGCTTCAACACGAGGCTGCGACCAAGTACACCGCTCACCTTCTTGAGAAGTACGGACCGTTAGAAGTCTGATAGTCCGCCAATGGCATGGCGTCCCTCAGGTCCAAGGTGATTCGACTAGCACACTCCCGGCCGGAGCTTCGCCCGGCTCTTCTTCCTCTGTTGAAGGCGGCTTCCGAAGAGGAGAACGAGAGTGAGGCGCAGGCCAGGGCTATTCTAGAGAAGAACCTGGAGCCCCTCAAGAGAGGCTTCTGGAAGCCCCCACACAATCTGGCCCTCAACTTTGCACTGATGGGCGCGAACCTGTGGACGTTCACCATCCTCCCGCTCTTCTGGAAGAAGCAGGGTTATCGGGCTGACCTCAACGGGATTGTGATCCAACCCCTCTGGCGGTCCGTGCAGAGTGGCACCACCCTCGGGTATAGGAATACGTCGGGATTTGCTATCCTGACTCCTGATGTTGCCCAGAGCATCGTGAGTCTGATTGGACGGGCGGAGTCAATCCAGGACACAGTCCGGGAAGAGCTTCGGCTCATCGAGACTCACTTCGGGATTGAGATTCCAAGTCAGATCAAGACGTCCCTTGCATCTACCGACATGCTGAAGGTTGCAAAACGCCGTTGGCGTGTGGACACCCTCAAGCTCAAGAAGCGCCTCATCCCATTTGATGGCAGCAAGCCTAGAGACCTGGGCTCGTTCGATTGAACCAACCTCGCGTCGCATAGGACCCTCAAAAATGGCTACTCTCTCAAGCTCTGCTTCTCTTCGACTTGCTGATGATACGAGCAGGACAATGCTCTTGCCCATTTCCACTGACGCTGGTGCTGCTGCACTCGTTGTGTCGGTGCGTTTCGGTCCATTCGTTCCTGGAGATCCCATCATCGTCGTATCTGACGCGGCGTTTCACATGGTAGCTGGCACCGTGACGATTGATGCGACCGTCGCAAGTCCAAAATTCCTCGCAGGGCTCTATGCTTTTACGATGCCTGATGATTGCACCCACGTGGCGATGATCCAGTCTGTAGCTGGTGCTGCGGTTGGCCAAGCATACCGTGGCTGAGCGAAGAGAACCATGCCCTCTTTCATCGACACTGCCCTCCGCCGTTACGCGTCTGGTTTTTCCGCGCGTAGTTCCGGGAATGGGCGTCGGCCGGGGCGTGGCTCGCGCAGGGGCGGGGGCTGGGGAGTCAATCCTTCGCTGCTCGACGCCCTATTCGGCGACGGTAGTGGTCCGCGCGTGTTGCACGTCACTGGCGACAGCACGTCCAACGATCCGATCGACTGGGCGTACAAGCTCGGCGTGCTGCTGGCCGCTCACCGGCCTGACTACGCCCTTCACTACGCCTTGTGGAACGCCGCCTCGCAGCGAATGGGGTCAACGGCGCAACTACAGAACCCGTCTGGTGCCGCGCGAAGCAGCGCTCTAGGCAGCACGGCGGCAGCGCGATTCAATGCGACGATCAACACCACCGCACTCGTCGATCTCGATGTGCGAGTGAAGCTCGCGGCCACGGACTGGACCCCGGCCGCGATTGCTGCGGTGTGTGGTGCTGACGCAGCCGACCCAAATCGTTTGTTCTGGTTTCAGATCCTGACGAACGGCAAGCTACGACTCTCGTGGTTTCCTCTGGGCACCAACGCCTCTGCGATCAATGTCGACTCAACCATAGCGACTGGCGTCGCCGATGGCACTGCCAAAGTCATCCGCGCGACGCTCGACGTTGACAACGGCGCCGCCGGATACACCGTCACGTTCTACACGAGCGCGACCAACAACTCGTGGGTGCAGCTCGGCGATCCGGTCGTCGGCGGCGCCCCAACGAATCTGCACGGAGTCGCAGCGAGTAATCTCACCGTGGGTGGACGAGGCACCACCAACGGCGTGCCCGGCGTGTACTACTGGGCCGAGGTGCGGGACTCCATTGACAGCGTGGGGGTGACGGCGCTGTGGGACGCGAGCGACTATGCTGGCAGCGGGACCATTACGGGCGTCGCGGGCGAGACATGGACGCCAACGGGTAGTCCCGTCACGACAGGTGCCTTTGCACTGCGCGTGATCAACGCGTCGCAAGCTGGCCAGACGTCAGTTGGGTGGGCCACGTCGCCCGCTTTTGAGGGCGGACACCCCGTCGCACCGGCTGTCCATCTCGTGAATCTTGGACACAACGATGGCGCGGCGGTAGACATCGTGAACTATACAGCACTCATCGACGATCTCGTGACGCGCTGGCCGTCCGCAACTCGTGTACTCGTGCGGCAAAATGATCAGCCTCCGACGGCCGCAAATCCCACGGAGCACGCGATTCGGCAAGAGTTGATTCGCTCCCTCGCGGTGTCACGGCGATACGAGCTGCTCGACGCTGATGCCTCGCTGCGATCATACACGGCGGGCGACTGGACGACCGATCTCATGGAGGATTGGGCGGGCGGCAATGTGCACATGAATGCTGCGGGCGGGACTTGGATCGCAGCCACCTTTGGCGCGCGTTTTGTGGCACCTCGGGTGTTTGTACCATGACCCCACACACGACGATCAACGCCTGACAATTTCAAGGAAACTAGGACCATGACCACCACCAAGATTGCAATGCCTCGCGAGCGCCACTTCTCCTACAACGACCCCAAGGCTCCAGGGTCTCCGTGGGGTTCAACTCAGTCGCTTTACGATCATCCCACACTGCGGGGCGTCCGTATCGTGAGCACAGCAAGTCATGGTGGTATGGGTATCGCGGGTGGTATTGCCCGCAAGGTGCTCTCTCCGGCTGCGTACAAGATCGGGGAGAAGTACGGTGGGTACGTTTGGTTTGAAGAGGACGTTGGGATCAGCATCCCCTACTACGAGCACCCTGAGTGGTATCCGCTCCTGGTGGGGAAGCCACTTACGGATGCTGTGAAGATGGACCTGGAGCGTAGTATCCGCCAATCGTACCCTCGGTACTTCAAGATGCGGGAAGAGGGCTACAAGCTTCCTGAAGCACTTCGGGTCGGTGACACCCTCCGTGTCATTCTGCCAATCCATCTCTCTCGTGGACCTGGGCTTGCGGTTGGGGATTTGCTTTTGGTCACGAAGCTGACTGCCACGTATTTCTACGCATCGTCGCCCACAAGGACGAGCTTGCGGATCAAGCTCCCTGTTGGGTACTACCTGGGTGCAACTGGGTGGGGCACCACGGAAGACAAGATCTACGTAGAAAAGGTGCCAAGCCCAGCTCGGGTCGCTGCCCTTAAGCTATCTGGAAGGAAGGAGAAGCCGCCAGAGACGCATGCTGTGCGCATGGAAAAGATCCTCAAGGATTTCGACAAATCAGTAGCCAAGCGCTGGCCTGGTGTAAAGCATGAGAAGGCGTCCTTTGGAAAGATTGAGGATGACACACCGATCATGCCTTGGGTAGTGGCGCAGTCTGTTATCGAGGAGGCCCAAAAGGAAACGGGGGCCTCGTTGAATGTCCGTAATCTAGTGCGGAGTCTCTCAACTCGGGCACAGACCACCTACGAGCACAATGAGGATTTTCGTAAGAAGGTCCGTGGTCGTGGGGACTCTGGTCGTGATACTCTCTATGCTTTTATGCGACACTGGCTAGCAGCCTACCTTAAGAAAGAGCAACCCGACGTCTTTCGAAAGCTTCCAGGTGACTGGTTTTCAAGGTAGGTAAGGCAACCTTGGTAGAGTATCCCCGGAGACACAACCTCCGGAGGCTCTGCAATGGCTGCTGATACCGCTGAGATCAAATTCGTTCCTGGGACGTTCCAGTCATTTCGAACTACCACCAAGATTCACCTTGGGAAGATCATCAAAGACCTCAAGTTAGGTGATGTCGTCCAATTTGATGGACAGACACTCAAGGTCGAAGGGGTGGATTACGCCTACCCAGAGTTCCGAGCTGCTTTCAAAGCTGGTGTCGGCTGGGCTGTTCCAGAAGTGGACAACATCTCAAGCTACACGGCCAAATCCACGGATGCAAAGGTGCGTCCCGCTCTGGATTCCAAGAAGAATCAAGGTAAACACGTTCCCATCACGGTCTCCGATGATGAGAAGGATGTTGGCCCGGCTCGTCGTGTGGTCAAGGCGGATGATCCAGACGAGGCAAAGGTGGTCGGCTCCTTCAGTAAGAAGATCCAGAACATGGATGACGTAGAGAAGCCTGTTGGTCCGTCGACCAAGAGAGCAATGGAAGTGAAGTCTGACTCAGTCGGCAACGAGGATGCTGTCACCGTTGGGAAGATTCGTACTCCCGCAGTGATGAAGACAGTGGTCTCTGATGGGGCGCAAGCAGCTCGCGAGGCTGCAAGGCTTGATGAGGTCCCACCGCCCAGAGCTATTCTCAACTCCCCAAAGGGTGAGATTCACGCGGCCGAGTCCGAGGATGTGGGGTCGATCATTGACTCCCTCAATCCGGAAGACCACGCACGTATGGTGCGGGATCAGCGCAAGGCACAGCCCCCCAAGACGGAAGCGCAAGACCACGGGTCTGTGGATTGGGCAAGTCAGGTGGCAGAGGCCAGACAGATTCTGGCAGAAGATGCACGCAGGTGGGAGGCAAAGGTGGCAGAGGCCAGACAGATTCTGGCAGAAGATGCACGCAGGCCGGCAGTAACAACAGCCTCTCCTGTTTCTGTAAGGAAGGAAGCCCCCAAGCACCCACGAACCCGCCCGGTTACAGTCGAGGAAGTCATTATGCGGGGAACTGACATCGACCTTGGTGACGGGGTCATGTGGGACAAGAATCTTCATTGGAAGACGCGGGCCAAGATTGCGGCCGAGCAGTACAGGGATAACCCGAAGATCTTGGCGGCTATTCGCCAAGCGGAGTCCCCAGCGGTGAACGCCCTGATCTCCGAACGCATCACGGCCATCACTGGCAAAGCGGCCTAATAGGGCTCGTTCGGTAACTCTCGGATAATGTTGGCAGGTGAGGAGCACCTTGCTTCTCCAGCCAACATGAAACGAACTAAGACAGCTTCGAGTCAGGTCGCATGGTCCCTTCTTGCGGAGGGTGTGACCCAGGCTCGTGTAGACATCCATCGTTTGAGGCTCTTGATCGATAGAGCACAAGCCATGGTCGAGAAGTCCGAGGAACGAGAGCACATTTGGCAGGTGGCAGGTGACGTGATTCAGGGGATCCCTGATACGTTGTCCTCTGCGGAACGTGCTCTTGATCGAACCTCCTACGCCCTATCCGTTATGGGAGAGGATTTCCTACGTGGCAGATTATCATTTGATGATCGTGCCAGAGTCGATGGCGCCGTGAAAACTTCCCCGTTCTCAGGAAATCGTGGGAAGGACTCAATGGCGTCCAGGGTAGCCCGTCGGTATCTTCTGGTTCAGGGTGTTGGTGGGAGGGGCTCAATGGAGTCCCGGGTGTCTCGCCGATACCTTTTGGCTCAGGGTGTTGCCCCAAGCGCAGAGGCCTACTTCTTCCACAATCCGGAAATGAGGGAGGTCAGGCAACTCAGTGAGTCCAAAGCTATCTCTAATGACACCGGTGTGGCCGTCAATACGGTAAAGGGGTTGGAGTCTCCGGATAGAACTGTATCCAAGGCACGTAGTGAGTCAAACAAGGCTCCGCCTACTCCGGATCAGATCAAGAGGATGCCAGGGGGTGCTGAGTTCTCCACTCTCAATCGGTTCCTTGTGGAGACAGGACAGCCTGGGGTTCACGGTGTACCCGAAGGTCATTGGGAAGTCCCTAAACACCCTAAGTTGAAGCGGTGAGGCCCTTATGTCTACCGCAATGAATCTCACAAGCAATGAACTCGATGTCCTCAAGGCGGGAGGCAGGCTTGCAGCTACGGCTGGTCCTCTTCTTCGGGCAAGTGGTTGGCGTGCAGGTCAGTGGGTCATGTACGCCACAACCCAATCCCCTCCTGTGTCTGAGTTCACCGTTGAGAAATCCAACGGAATCTACGCGGCCGGATTCATCCTGTGCGAGAGTGAAAACTATTCTGACCCCAGGCGCTCCACGTACCGAAACTACACGTCCTATCAGAACGCTGGTTCCTTTGCTTCGGCTTCGTCCGGAGCTAGCGTCATCACTATTCTGACGGACGGCGGGCGATATCTCTTTCAGCTTTACGAGACAATCGCCCTGGACGCCTTTGGGGTTCGAACCGGTGGGCCCGCAATTTACAGCGTGAATCAGCAGCTCAAGGTCAGTGAAAACGGGATTCTCTGCCAGGATCTGGATGCCTCTCTTATTTTGGCTACGGGCGGTACCAGTGTGATTGAGGTGGGTGTGTGCAGCAAGGTGCCAACTACCGATGATCCGCGTCTTGGGCTGGACAATCAGTTCTGAGTACACCATGCGTGAGATCGTCCTCAAATGTGCGGACCTTAGCCCACCACTGGGAACAGGGGGTCCGTGCCGAATTGTGGATCGTATCCTCAGGGAGAAGCTCCGTCCGGATGCGAGAGAAGAGCTGATTTCGATCGTTGAGAACGACCAGTCTCTTTCTAATCCACAGGCTGATGAGATCTATGACCCTCTGGCCGAAAGGGGTCCGCACCCATTTAGCCAGTTCGTACTGACGCCTCACGCGCAATATCGTATGGATTTGCGGGGGGTGACGGTCAAGGATTTGAAGGAGTCCCTCCTCAGATTCATGGTCCAGGTCCAAGAGTGGAAGAGAAAGAATGATCCGCGCTATGCCCAGCTGACTCAGGCTGGCAGCTCCAAGATCTCATGGGAAGACCCAAGGAGTGGGCTGTTCTTTGTCTTTGGCTTCGGCCGTCATGACGGGACCCCAACGTTGATCACCACCTATTGGAAAGGGGAAAGAGATCCATCCATCCCATCCGAGGGTTGCCAATCCAGACAGGCTGGGCACTCCGCTCCAGCTGGTGGACTCTTCGGGATCCAGACCTTCATAAGTGAGAAGCCCGCGAAGGGTATCGAAGACCCTTCTGGGGACTCAATCTACCATCCCCCTGGAGAGTCGCCTAAGTCCGATCGGGACAGGGCAAAGCCGCAGCGTACGGATACCAAAGATAACCTCACCAAGCATCCACCTAAGCCCCCAGTGTTCAACACCCCGGGACCTTCTGAACCTGGGAACCCCCCCATCAAGGTTAGGTCCCCAGGAACTCCTGGTGAGGAGTATGGGCACCCCTACAAAGAGAACGTCTACCCTCGTCGTACGGAGGGATCGTTTGCCATGGACTTGGATGAGGTAGCGGATACCCTGAGATTGGCTGGGTTGTATCCTTCGTTCTCCCAGAGACAGCACAAGCAAAAGGGTCAAGCGAAAAGGTACTACCAGAGGTATTACAGGGCGCACAAGGGCCGAGCCAAGACAAAGGCGAAGCGCAGATACAAGAGGATTCACAACAGCCCGGCTTTCAAGCGTCGTCGACGACTGCGCAATAATCCGAAGTTCAAGAATCGATTTCGTAGGCTGCCAGCAGGTGGGGCACGTTCTACATCGGAACGCGCAAAGAACTATCGCAAACGCGCCATGGATCCAATGAGCTTTTTCCACCTTTCCTTGGGGTGGGGTGACGTCATTGACTTCAACGATGAGGGTGTGGTTGTGCACCTGGACGGTGAGAATGAGGATCCTCTTACGGTTCCCCTTCAGACATTCATTCGTGGTGCAGTATTTGAGTCCGAAGAGACTACGGACGCTTTCTTCAACACTATCGATGAAGTGTACGGGGCGCCAGACCCACGTGCTGTGGTCACTGCATTCTACAGGGAAACCTTTACCCCTGGTTACAACATGGATCCGGGTGATGGGGTCCGAGACCTTGGCCTTCCTGGTCCGGAAGACGTTGAGAATCTAGGCTTCTACGAAGACAAGCACGATAAGCGGGCCCCAGGTCACAAGCTTGACATCCGGGAATTTGATGGTGGCGGAGGCTCCGCTAAGGTCATCCCTTCTGGGCATGACTTTGCCAACAAAGAGGCTTCAAGAGTCCCGTCAGCTGTTCGAGTCGCCAAACGACTTGCAGAGATGCTTGAGGAGACTTCTGGGGCAGTGATTCAGAGGTCCACTTCAATCCATCCCAAGGGAAAGAGGTTTGACCCTAAGAACTCAATGTTCTCTTTCTCGGTTCCGGGGTCTGGTGGGAAGACCTACACAGTGAGGATCAAGGTCATCCGCAAGGGCAATGCCACGAAACTCTCGAAGATGCACCTTCTGGTGTCGTGCTCTTGCGAGTTCTGGCGATGGCAGGGACCCGAACACCATGCGATGAAAGAGAACTACCTTTATGGAAAGCCTCGTGGAACGGCTTCAATCCCACATATCATGGATCCAAAAGGCAAGCATAGGGTGTGCAAGCACCTAGCCGCATGCCTCAACTCGATCAAGGAATGGGAACTGGCCGCCCCCCGGTAGAGTGTTCTGTATGCCAATCTATGAGTACAACTGCCCAAAGTGTAAGTCTGAGTTCGAGCGCGTGTTGCCCCTTGCTCAGTACCTGAGTCGGCAGAAGTGTGATTGCGGGGCTGTGGCGAAGAAGGTCATCCCATCCTCTGTGGGCGTCATTTTCAAGGGTGATGACTGGGTTAGCAAGGCCAACCGGGTCAATGGCCAGATGGCCAAGAAGAACCGCAAACTCGATGCCCGCCAAGCCGAGCGGAAGAGGGACGGGGCAGGGGTGTCCTTGGTTCCGAACGTCGGTGGGGAGTCTGTTCGGACTTGGTCCGACGCACAAAAGCTCGCAGCCTCAAAGGGCAAGAACGCCGCTTCCTACGCACCAAAGGTGCGCGAAGAGCAATCAAAGCGTCGTTGACTTCCCGATATTTCTTTGTAGGGGACTCCCATGACACGTCAACGAGACATCCCATCCATCCAGTACCGCAGCCCCGGCGTCCTCAACATGACGCTGCCCCAGGTTGCGAACAACATCGAGTACTACGAGGTTCGAGGGGCAGCCCGTCTCGTCGATGCCTATGGACCCGTAGCAGGTGTCCCAGGATTTGGGGCACTTCCAATGTTCCGTGTTGCGAATGGTGGGGACTTCCGGTCCCCAGCCATTCACGCAAAGAAGCTCTCCATCGAGGAGTCCAATCGAAAACTGACGAGGATGGTCATCGACCTAGATGACTACGCAACCCCTGTTGTCGTGGGCGCTTCGTACCTGGCGAGCGACGAAGTGACCTCGTTTCTTCGGGTAGCCGCGTTCGACCATGTCACGGGTCTTTTTCTGGCAGAGGGGCCGATCGTGTGCGTCCCTCCCTACGACTTCTTCTCCACGAAGGGTCCAATCTTCACAGTCACTGCCAAAGCCCCCAACCTGGCTACAGGGGCTTTCCCTGGGGCGGTCCCTCCGGACTCCCTGCCTTCAACGGTCATGAATTTCATGCTCCCGGCGTACACCTCGACGATCTCCGTTACGAACCTGGAGGCCGCTGGTGGCCCCGCCTTGTTTGTCTCTTTCCACCCGGGCGTGCCTCCAACTGTGGTCATGCCGACCCAAGAGATCTCACTCACGGGAGCAGGATCCCCCGAGTTCTTTGTGGCATCCCCCAGTGGAAACCCTTACTTCACCGTCAGGTGCGCAGTCGTGAATAGCGCGTAATCGAAGATTGCTCCGTTAGTGGGTTTATGGAACCCACTCTACGGAGAGAGCAACAGTTCTCATTTTTCACCCCGCCAATGCGGCGGGTTCATCTCAGGGAGATCCTAATGCCTTTCATTTGCAAGCGCCGCGCAGACATCCAGAACGGGGTTCTTCAGATCACCGACTTCTGGCCCAACGCTTCCCAGCGAAATCAGAGCATTGATCCGATTGCTCAGGGCCCCCGTTACATCAGCGCACCGGTGACTGCAACCGTTTCCCTGGGTACCACGGGTGGCAACGAGCGCCATCTTCTGGCCGCTGCCACCGGCCTTGCTGCATACCTCATCGCGAACGTTCAGGTTGGCGCAGCGGGTCCAGCACTCACCCCGACTCAAGCCAACACGGCGGCTGCGGCACTCATCGCGGCCATGGTTGCAGGGGCCACCATGGATCTTGCGGCGATTAACGTCATCCTCAACGCCACGATCGCTACCGCAGACCTCACTGCGAACACCTCGACCGGAACGGTCATGGACGTGCTCCGAGTTCTTTCTGGCGCTACATACACAGTTCCCGCTGGCACTGTCGTCCAGATCAACGCAGGCGCGGATTTCTTCCCACAGGTGGGCCCAGCCGCTTGGAATGCCGCGAACTTCGACTACGATTCCTACAAGGACATCCTGGTTGCGGACACGTCTTTCTACATCTCGCTTGCTGAGGGCCAGATCAATGGATTCTCGGGCACAGCTTTCAGCTACCTGGGTGTCGTAGGTCCCGCAATCGTCGTGTACGACAACACGGGTGTGGTTCTCTGATTTTGAGGGGTTCCCACGACGTGTTGGGAACCCACTCGGGAAATAAGTTACTAGGTCAAACCCAGGAGTAGAAGATGCCTTTCATTTGTATGCGCCGAACAGACATTCCGGAAGGGGTCCTCCAGGTCACCGACTTCTGGCCCAATGGTTCCCAGAGGAACCAGTCCATTGACCCGATGCCCCAGGGTCCCCGCTACCCACACATGCCGTCGTCAAGCACGGTTGTGCTGAGCAGCACGGGTGCCACTCAGAGGTATCTTGCAACAGCCCAGTCGGGCCTTGCAGCGTATCTCATTGCGAACGTGGAGGCTGCGAACCTTGCGGCTCTCACGCCCGCACAGGCAGACACGATTGCTGCATCCCTCATCGCTACGATGCGGGCAGCCGGTGCGGTAACTGCCACAGCGATCAACACAGCCCTTACGCTGGCTGCTGGTGTGGCTTCTACGGCTGTTCTAACGTTCGGCGGCGCTCCCGTCAACAACGAGACAGTCACGATCAACGGCAAGGTCTACACCTTCCGAGCGGTCATCAACGGTGCGTCCGTAGACGGTGACGTTCTGAACACCCTTGTCGCGTCTACTGCGCTCGACAACCTGATCGCAGCCATCAACCTTGGCGCAGGTGTGGGTGTTACCTACGCCACGGCCATGACGCTTCACCCCACGGTGTCCGCTGCTGCTGGCGCAGGCGACACGATGGTGGCTACGGCCAAGGTTCGCGGCTTGGCTGGTGATGCACTCACCAACGCCACGAACGTAACCCTCGGTGCATGGGCTCCTGTCGGTACCTTCACGGGCGGTCTGGATGCCTCCCTTACCGCTGGTAACTCGACCGGAACGGTCATGGATGTGCTTCGCGTTCTCGCGGGTGCAACCTACACGGTTCCCGCCGCCACCATCGTTCAGGTTGTGGTTTCGACGTTCAACCCGCAGGCCGGTCCTGTGGCATGGAACGCCGCAAACTTCGACTACACGACCTTCAAGGAGATCCTGGTCGCGGACTCGTCTTTCTACATCAGCCTTTACCAGGGGCAGATCAGTGGATTTGCGGGCGTGGGCTTCCACTACCTTGGTGTTACAAGTCCAGCGCTTGTTGCCTATGATAACACGGGTGCGGTTCTCTGAGTCCTAGTTCAGGTTAGGTTCTCAGCGGTCGGGCCTCTCACGGTATAGTCCGAGAGAGGCCCGAACTGTTTTGGAAGACACAACCTACCGTACAAGTGATATGTATTTCAGCGCCTTTTTAAGGGTTGCTGGGGTCAAGTTCTTGGACTCAGTTCGTGAGGGGGGTCGGATCTTCTTCCTCTTCGAGAACGGGGAGGGCATCCGAGACCTGAAGAGGGAGTACTTCAATCGGACAGCCAAGGTGAGTGCCTTGGATTACGCGGACGAAATTCGCAACATGAAGGCCATGATTCACCAGTGAGTCTATAGACCTTGGTATGCAGTAGGGGTGGTAGCTCACCCCTCCAAAATCGAGACAGTAAGAGGATACCTAAATGGCGAACGCTTTGTACGACACAGGAAGAGCTGCTTTTCTGAATGCCGGTGTAAACTGGACTGCGGATAACATCAAGGCTGTCCTTGTGGACACGGCCCTTTACCCTCTCTTCAATATCAACACAGACGCCTTTCTGTCGGACATCCCGGCTGGGGCACGTATCGCGATTTCTGGGAACTTCGCTGGAAAGACCAGCGCTGCCGGGGTAGCCGATGCCACCGACTTGACATTTACGGCAGTGGGCCCCGCTGCCTCTGTGGAAGCCCTTGTCATTTACAAGGACACTGGGGTTGAGGGGACAAGCCAACTCATCGCGTACATTGATGTTGCAACGGGACTCCCTGTGACACCCTCTGGCGGAGATATCCTCGTCGTTTGGGATTCAGGGGCGTCGAAGATTTTCAAGCTGTAACATCTTCATGTAGGGTGTGACCCATGATCCAACCAACAGGCATTGGGAGTTCCGAGTCGTTCGGACTAGCCCAATTGGATCAGGAGATCACTTTCACCACACCACTGGTGAGTGGCATGGGGGCCAGAACTGAGCCCATCGCCTCTTCAGATCAGTTCATTTACACGACCGGAATTCCAAGTGCCGAGGTTTTCGGTTCTCAGATCCAAACTCCTGTGGGTCTGGTGTCCAGATTCTTTTGATGAGCTGAGGAAATGACTATATTCAACATAGCCGCCGACGCTACCTGGGATGACGCCGCTTTTGCGACACGAGCAGGCAATGACACCTATACGCTCATCGCCACAGCAGCCGCCAAGCTCACGCTGACCATCGACACAGACACCCGGTATTGCGAGAACTCTGACGCCACGAAGGGCGCCATGGGCAACGTCAACCTTTCTGGCGGCGGAGTGCCCACAGCCGGACTCTGCGGCGAACTCCTGATCGACGGCTCGAAGGTCCGGCTCATCCCCTACGACACTGGTGCTGGATTGGTTCCTGCGTACCCAACCGCGATCACACAGGGTGGTGTGTCCGCTGTGTTTCTTGGGGTTTGGAGCGCGTTCAATGTGGCACCGACCGCCGCTGGTGCAGCGATGCCACTCACGGGCTACATCAAGGTCAAGAATGTCACCGGTGGCGTGTTCGCAGCGGGGGCTCTGGGTGGCATCGGAGCAAATGCCACGGGCGCTGATACAGTTGGTTGGATTGAGGTCGTGGGGACAGAAGCTTTAACTCTTACGGCAAACGGAAATAACAAGTTGAACATTCAAGGAGAATGGTTCGAGCATAGCACATTGGTTACAACTGGATTGTCCGGCAGCACATATCAGCTTCCAGCTTCACTGGCGAACACTTACTTCGGCGGAGTGTGGGTTGAGACTGCGGCTGCATCTGGCGTCTACGATTTCTATCCCTCGGCCGGGTCTCTCGTCGCCGCTAACTCAGTCGCGTCCGATGCTGTGCGGGGGAAGATCTGTTGGATCTCCTCGCAAGGGCTCGTGCGTCTGGGATCGGATGGAACGAACACCAACGGGTATTTGCCAGTCGTTGGTTGTAAGATCCGTATTCCAAACATTATTACACTAAACTCGGTTGCAGCGGCGTCAGTAAATGCCGTGCCTAATGCGACCATCACACAAAGATTCGAGACGGCATTTACGGCCGCTGGCATTGTAGACATCAACAGGGTAACGGGGGCTTGGTACTTCAACTTCCAACAGGCAAGGTCACTTACTATCCAAAACTCGTCGTTTCTGGACGGGATTTCTGTGGTCGAGATTGGCTCTCCCTTCACCCTGACACAGGTGGGAGTGGCGCCATCCCTGGCAGGCACTACGGCTCCGGTGCAGTTCGTGGTCAATCGTTTTGGAGGAACCGTCACCGATTGCTGCTGGGTCAAGCCTACGCACGTGGCCTCGGTGCCTGCGGTGCTTATGACGAATTGCTCCGGCATCGACTTCGTTCGAGACCGAGTTTTCTATCTTGCCGAACGAACGCTGGCCACGGCGCACACGCACACGATCACTAGCTGTGATGACTGCACCTGGACCGATTGCACGTACGGCACCAGCGACATGCTGTTTCAGTATTCGTACGATCTGACGATAACAGATCTCATCTGGTACGACGTTCTGTACGGACGGACGCCTGGCGTGACCAACGCCAACGGCATCTTCAGCATTGGTGTAGGCACCCACGACTGCCTCTTCGATGGCCTGAGCTTCGGCGGACTAGAGGCGGTAGCACCGGCGAGTCACATTTGGAATATGCCAGCCGTGAGACCGGCCCGCATCACAATCCGCAACGTCGGCACCCCGGCAGCCCCCTTGGACCTGGGCGGTCCGACCGTAGAGGATGTGTCCTGGACCAGGGTCACCACGACAGCGACAATCACATCGGTGGGCCACGGCCTTCAAACTGGTGACTCGATCTATGTGAGCATCTCCAGTGTCCCCGCTGCAATCATTCTCGGGCTCAAGCTCAGCACAGTCATCCGGCTCACGGACGACACGTTCACGATTACTTGCCTGAATGCAGGGGCCGCTAGCGGAACACTGTCCTACAATCTCGCCATTACCAACAACGCATTTCCGATGAATGGGTCGGCGAACGGAATAGAGAGCATTGTTGTCCAGCGAGTCTACCTCAGAGGTGCCAAGACCTCCTGTCTCCCGCTCATGCTCAACGATCAATGGGGATTTGTTCTCGACAACGTGTGGGGGAATGAGTGGAACCCCTGCCTGCCGACGTCCAACAACATGGCAGCCAGGGGCATGCTTGGCAGCCCCACGCTTGCAGCTCAAACGGCAGTGCGGGGTACCCACTGGATCGATGGGTTCAATAGCCGATTGTCCCCGACAACAACCGCTCAAGCGTGGACCCGAGTCACTACCACAGCGACGGTCACGAGTGTCGGACACGATCTGCACACAGGAGACGTTATCCACGTTACAGCCTCTAGCGATGAAGCAGCGATCACACTGCTCAATGCCGCTGCCACACAGACTGTCACGGTCATCGACAGCAACACCTTCACGATCGTGTGTCTCAATGCAGGCGCTGCGGCAGGCACCCTAGACTACGAAAATCTTAGCGGCTTTGTTGGTATGCAGATGAATGAGTGGAGTGCAGAAACCGTGGCACAGGTCTCGATTGACGCGGGCACTCCAAGATTTACAAACGTGGGCACAATCTCCATGCCAACGGTCGGCGATCAGGTTACCTGGACAATGCCTGATTATTGCCTGGGGCACACCGCATTCCCGGACGTGATCCCTTGGAGCACCATCACCCAAGCAAACTGGGCGAACTTCGACTGGCAATATCAGATTGACAAGAACGATGGGGCCGGATTCAGTGGTTGGAAGAACGCACTCTACAACCAGACGGGCGACACCACTCTTGGTGGGTTCACGATCTTCAACATCCCCGACACGAGTCAGCTAGCCGTCGGTGACTATGTCTTTCGCAGCAACGCACCCACGTTCACCTTTGGTGTGAACGCTAAGATCGTTTCGATTGACAGCCCCACGCAGGTGACACTAGACCAGGCAAATGCGCAGACCGCAGTTGGCATACCAATATTGTTCCGCCAGTATCCCAATGAGGTGTTGGATGCGCAGCTCGGTTTCAAGCTGAAGTTTCGGTGTACTACGTGTGCAGCAAACACTGTGCTACAGGCGTTTTTTGCTCTCCGCACTTCGAGCACGGCGGTGAGCAGGGCTCTCCAGTATCCTCTGATCCCGCCAGGCCCATACGGACTGTCTGACCCTGGGGTCACTTACATCAGCTGAGTCCTAGAGAGAGCAATCCAAATGTCTGTACGCCGCAACGCCACCCTCACCGTAAGCTTCAAGGCTGTTGACCCAACTCTTCGTCCCTACCGAAAGAGCGGGCTCGTTATTGCCAACACTGACATTTGGATCAGTAAGGACGGTGGGAATTTCGCCAACGCTACCAATGGGGCTACAGAGCTGACGGGTGTTTTGGGTCGGTACAGCATCGTGCTGACGGCGGCCGAGATGGATGCCTCATGGGTGCACATCGTCGTCGTCAAGGCGGGCATGGACGATGCGGATATGGTGCTGGGTACGGCAGGCTCCCCCAGTGGCCAGGCCATCGCTGGAACCCTTACTACCTCTACGTTCACTTCTGATCGTGCTGAGGCCACAGACGATTACTGGAAGGACGCCATTGTGCTGTTCACTAGTGGGGGACTCGCTGGTCAGGTCAAGAAGGTCTCGGCATACACAGGCGTCAGTAAACTCTTCACTGTAAACGGGGCATTTACGGCAGCGCCTGTAAACGGCGACCGTTTCATCCTGATTAACATTTGAATGGCTATCGATCTCACTACTTCATAGGTAGAGTCACCGTTCTGTAAGGTCCCTTCTACCTCTGAGGGAAGTAAGCAGACTAGATGTCTCGGATTCTCTTTGAGTTCTTTGGTGCGGATGAGGTCAAACCCTCTAGTATCGCCAGTGGAGAGGCGTTCGGCACAGCTACAATCGTTTTCGTTGTCCAACCTACTGGAATTGCCAGTGCAGAGGCATTTGGTGCGGCCTCAGTCGTTCTTGTTGTCCAACCATCTAGCATCCTCAGTGCAGAGGTGTTTGGGGCTGTACAACTCAATCAGACCCTGTACTTCACTGGAATTGCCAGTGCAGAGGCATTTGGAACCACTACATTTGGTTCTTTTATCATTCCGCTTGGGATCCCAAGCGGGGAGTCCTTTGGGATTCTCTCTCTGCAACCGGCCCACATCCAGAGTGCTCCGGCACTCTTTGATGGGTACTTGCTGCGTGGGGCAAAGACCTCTCCCACCAACGCAACCACGAGTGCTCCGGCAGACTCTGGTGTTGCCAGGGACGTCACTGCGATTGACGCTGCGTTGTATCCGAGTGGCCAGCCTGCGTTGGTTGAAGCGCGTGGAGATCAGTACCGGTCTGCTGTGCTTCTGGGATCCACTCAGGCGGAGCAAGAGTTCCTTGTTTGGGCTGCGAACACGGGCACCCTCACAACTCTTGAGGGGGCGGCTTGGGCCGTGTCTGATGGGGTGGGGAGGATCCCACAAGGGTCTATCCCGGTTCTGGATACGACTTCTCCCACAGGACAGTCCACGGACGGGTCCTCTCGTGTCATCGTCACGGATGATGGTGGTAGAGACATTGCGGGGGTGGTATCTATCACGGTTGTTCGTGGGGACAGCCCGACTGTCTACACACTCACTTTGGTGGGCGGGGATTTCTCGTTTGTGGCGGGCTCGGGAGCCCTCAATCTCTTGCCGACGGCAAACACGTTGGCTGCGACGCAGCCCGTCTCGCCCTCAGCCCCTGCGTTCTCCACGGTGCGCGGAGATCAAGTCACCGCAATCTCCTACTGGGTAGCAGCGGCCCGCTTCTGGTGGACCAGAAACGACACCTACGCCCACCGCTTTGGGTGGAACGGGGCGACCTCCAAATGGGAGCCCTACCGTGGTAGTGCTCCCCACCTGCTCGGGAAGCTCTCATCTGATGGACGGGAGTACACCCTGGACCCGCGCCCTACGGCCTCCGTAGGGTCTTTGCTTCCAGGATCTAGCCTGGGGGACTCCTACGCTATGGTCCGCCTAGGACCGTCCCCAGATGCCACCAGTTACCCTGTCGCAAGCCGGACCGTGGGCGATTACTCAGGCATCCTGGTCGTACCGGACACGCTGGCGAACACCGCCTACAACTTCGCGAGCACCTCACCGCCTTTGGCTGGTGTTCTTGGGGCGGGTGCCGGGAAGATCGTCTGGAACCCGGCCCTCATCCAGACCTACGAGGGGCTGGATGTTTGGTACATCCCACGGACGTTCACCGAGAAGTCATCGGGTGTCATCGGCACCGTACTCGACGCACAGACCACAGCCCTTTACCTGGCCCCAGTACCTGGACCAGGGGAGCGACCCATCGTGCGCCTTGGAAATCGGCAACCACTCACGGTGCTGCCGTTCGACACTGAGGCGGCACTATCTGCGGCGACGGTCCTTGAGGGTGAGGTGGGTTTCGCGCTCTCTACGGGCAGGATCAAGCTTTCCACGGCAGACATCTTGAAGGCGGATCCTGGCACGCGTGCCGTACCAAATTCAAGCTTCGACAAGCTCTACCTGGGGGCAATCGTTCGGTACGATGGGGTCACCCTCAATCTGTACCCACAGCCCCTCAAGGCTCCGGTGCTTCTCGTCGATGGTGCGGGGCTGCCCGTCTCTAGCTACGACCCTGCGCAGGAAGTTTTCATCCCCAATGCAGAGACGCTTCCCGCGCTGGGCGCTTCAGGCATTCTTCAAGTGCCCGATGGTTTGGGGAACCCTCCGGTTGTTGGGGCAGTTGCCCCACGTCCCGGGAACTCCGGCCTGATTCGAAAGCTCTCCTCGGGTATCGGTGATGCGATCCTCTTTACGGACGGGAGGGCTGTCACCAAGATCACCACGGTTTCGTTCGAAGATGAGCTTCCAACAGACGCATTCCGCGTACCGGGAGACGTTGCCTACGTAGCCTTGGAGAAAAGGGCCGGTACAGGCTCTCTCGTTATGTTCGGGAGTGTGCCCCGCAAGCAGCTTACGGGAAAGCCTGTCTACTTCCGTCAGGGCGAGTTTGTCCCGTCCGGATACGCGGATAGTGCCCGGCTCTTCTCCCGTCTACAGGACACGTTCGTTCTGGACGGGACCGAGATTCTCAAGTTCCGTGTGGGTGCGGTATCCGTCACATGGGTAGCAAGTCCACTCGGTGCTGGCACATGGACTGCGGCTCAGGTTGCGGCCAACATCAACACCGCAATCACGATCACTGGCGCACCGGGATCGTGCTACGTTCTCTCAGGCAGGTTGGTGATTGCCCACAACGACCTTGTGAACGGACTCGTGAGCATCGGGTTCGGAACCAATGGGATCTGGGATCTCACGGGGTGCAGGGCACTGGGGTTCATCCCAGGATGGGTGGCCTCCCCACCAGGGGGAGATCAGAGCGCAACAGACTTGAACTGGCTTCCTGATTACGGTGGGGAGTTGGGTTTCTACCGGAGTCCCAGGGATATCGATGGATCTCAGGGCCTTCCAGATTACCAGGACAAGTACAGGGTCGATGAACGGACCCTCACTGAGAACATCAATCCAGTCCCCTATCAGTTCCTTGACTTCCCACCTCGGGAGGACATCGCGGGTTACGACGAGGGTGTGTTCTTCACGTTGTCCGCTGCGGGTGCACCTGGAATCGCACCGGTGGCCGATATGCCACTCCTTCCTTGGGTGGACGTGCAGTACCGCTTCGAGGACAAGAAGTTCGCCTGGTTGGCCTCAGGCGGCAGTACAGGGCAGATCCTCTCCCCTGTGGCCGGGATCAATCTTGGTGCGGCAGGGATCGTTCCGGACAGCCTCATTGCCCCACTCAATGGGTTTGTGCGTGTCTCCGAAGGCGGCCCTCTTCAGTACCTGGAGCCGGACGTGGATTTCCTTCTGCCGAACTCCGGTGGAACGGGAGAGGCCACCCTCATCAATCGTGTTGGGGAACTCAAGCTCTCGGGCGCTCGTGGTCACTTCACGGCTGGGACAAGCACACTCACGGACACGAGCATCAGCTTCGCTGGTGTTTCGGTTGGGGATCGGCTCAAGGTCATCTCGGGGGATGCCCTGGGATCGTATCTTGTCTCGTCTGTCCCCAATCCCACTTCGCTGGTGGTGAGCCCCAACTTCCTCGTGGGTGATGCGGGCAAGAACGTCTCTTACGAAGTGTACCAGGGCGTTGCTCCGGGTGTTGTGGATGAGGCTCTCGTGGCGGATGTGGTCTTTCAGGACTTCAACCACCTTGCGTCTGAGCCCTTCGAGATTCGGGTACTCACTCGTTTGGGGACCGCAGGTGGTTCACTTGCACCTGCCAATGCCTCTAAGGACATTGAGCGTGGGCGCCCCATCTTCGCACGCATCTCCCAGGTGGGTATAGACCTCCCACTCACGTTGCTCACGCAGTCCGATTTGGGCGTGGTGGCAAATGGCTCTTTGAGCGTTCCCACAGTGGGGGCCCGCTTCACATCGGGCGCATTCAATCTGAGGATCGGAACCCAGGAGTTCACCCAGGGTATCGAGCTTCTCCCAGTGGCCGCCTTCTCCCCGAGCCCCGCGAACATCGAGTACATCAACACGGGCATCAATGCTGGTGACTTGAAGTTCAGCGCTGCGCTACTTGATGAGTACCAGTCTGCAACTGTTCTCTATGTCGAGACTCTCCTTCCGGCTGCGGACCTACTCTCTGGTCAGGCGGAAATCGATCCAGACTCTGGGTCCCTCTCACTCTCCCAAATCGATCTCACGGCGGGGTCTGGCAGTCCTGTCTACTTTGTGTCCCAACTTTCCACAGAGGGCACCACAGACGTAACTGCAAATCCCATCCTTGGGTCGTTCACGTTCCTAGCCAATCCGATCCAAGCATCCCAGCTTGTGGAGGCGGTCTACTACAGGGCTGTCCCCAACTCCGGGGATCTGTTCCTAGATGCCGATGGGAACCCCGTCCAGATGCGGGAGTTTCTCCCTCTCTACATTCGGGCGGAAGTGGCAACTCGGATTTCGAGTCAGCTCTATGCGTTCAATCCAACGGGACGCACTGTTGACCAGATCGTGGATCCTGTTGTCTACACGGGATCTAGGCAGCAGACTTATGGCGCCCCTAGTGGGTGTTCGATCGACTTCAATCGGAATACGATTTCGATCAACTCCGAAGTCTCCGAAGCCACGAACGTCACCATCTCGTACGCGGTGTATGAAGCCTTTGGAGGGGAGACTTCCTATAGCGTGTCGCTGCCACCTGTGTGGCGCCCACCGTTCCGAATCGACAAGAATCAGACCCAGTTCCTTCTGGATACGAACCGGACAAGTGACCTGCTTGCGGGCAAGGTTCTGCGCGTGGGGTCATTCACCACCTATGTCCGAAGTGCTACCTACGACGTCATCAGTGACACAACTCTGGTCACAGTCTTCCCGTCTTCGGTCTACGGGGCTGGGTCGCTCAATCCAGGAGTAAATGCACTCTCTCTTCTCACTGATCGAACGGTCGCAGTTACAGTAGACCCCTTCGGTGTGCCCGTATCTGTGCCTGGGTCGGATCCAGGCTTCCTGCCAACCATGGCGCAGGCATTCACCCTGGCTTCAACCCCACACTTTGAGACGGTCACTAAGGGTCAGGTCGAGATCAAGTTCGATGGAGATCTCACCCAGTATGCCGTTGCAGGGCATCTCCTCGAACTGTTCGGGAAGCCCTTCGCAATCGTGAAGTCCGTCTTCTCTCAGGACGGCCGGGTCACAACGGTATCCGTCAGTTCTCCCTTCCCAGAAGATTTCGTGTGGTCCTCTGGCCTGTTGGATACAGCAGCCCGAATCTCGGTACGCCCAATCTATCCAGAGGGGGCAACCCAGTTCTTGGGGGCCGGTGGGTTCCTTTCCAGTGAGCCTTACGAAGTCGTGCTCTTCGGAGAAACTGACGACTCCGGGAACACACTCCCAGGACGAACTCTCGTATCGGGTCAGGACTACAACTTCCTCGAAGGTAACGGGAGTCTGGCATTCATTCAGCCGCATCAGGCGGGGTTCGCCGCCGGTCAGAAGCTTCTTTTTGCCCGGACTGACGTACAACAGATTGGCCCCAAGATGTCTCTGGGGCACGTTCAGTACCCACGAGTTTCTTCGAGCTTCCTGTACGTGGACCCGCCTTCCGCTCAGAATGGGCGTGAGGGTGGTGTTTTGCAGGGCACGTACACCTTTGAGAGTCCCGACGCGTTCTACGTGCGCGCGGTTCCCCTACTCACGTACGTGGGTGAGGTGTCCCTGGATATCCAGAAGGAAGCCACTGCCCAAGACCCTGCTAAGGGCCCGACGTATTCGAGTGGTGCGAGCAAGCTCAACTCTGACTATGGGCGTATGGGGCTGGTATCCGAGAGCCAGAATCTTGTGGACCGGGACCGGGCTGCCCGCACGTTCCTCGGCTTCTACAATGCAGTTGTCTCGTCGTTCGAACAGATCGAAGAGACGCTCAATGGGGCCTTTGTTGGTGAGCGTGATGGTAAGCTCCGCCTCTACGTAGGCAAGGGAGACCCATGGGTTCCGCCCGGCTACGAGGATGAGATCACAGGTGCTCTGAATCCTCGTGTGCTCTGGTTCGATGCTTGGATGTCCGCCCGCCAGGGACTTCCAACGATCCGCCTCATCGCAACAGACCCCGTCACGGATCCCCTCAACACCACCACGGACGCAAACGGCCGTCCTGTCGGATCGTTCCAGGACTCGTCGGGATTCCACGCACTCACAGACTACCAGGACATTCTCATCAAGAACGATGTGGATGACGTGGTGCTTGTCACCCGGAATAATGTCCAACGCAAGATCGCTGGATTTATCCACTTCAAGGTCACTGCCACTGGCCTGTTCTCTCAACTGAGCGAGGCCAATCCGTTCTCCCGGCTGTTCCCTGAGCGCACGTCTGGGTTCACGACCCTCGGACCTGGACTCGACGGTGACGAGACTCTCGGAAACCCGGGTGTCTACTCGGCTGGAAAGTTCGGACTGGATCCCCTCGGGTTCCTCTTCGGGTCATCCTTCTCGTCTCGATCCACGACGGGAACTGTCATCGGAACCCTGGAGAATCCGGTCCTCGGAACAATCCAGAACATCCTGGGTGTCAAGGCCCGGGACCGTCTCGCGCGTGCTCGTATCTGGTCGTACTCTGCAACGGGATTCCCCGAAGTGGATGTGCTCTCGACGGGCCTCCCGAGCTTCATCGCAACCCCACTACCACTGGTGGACTTCCCCATCCTTTCGGACACGGGTCTTCCGGACACCTCGCAGCTTGCCTCACAGAGCATCACTCCTCTGCCAACAGGGTTCAACGATCTCCTCACCGGAGACCCTGACCTGCACACCCCACCGTTTGCCTCGGGGGCTCAGCTCGCACTCGGATACCCCAAGGGCAATGCAACCGAGCTTGGATATGCAGACCCCACAACCATCATTCCCGTGGGTGCGTCGTTCCGGTACGCTGGCGTCTTCGTAGACCAAATCCTCAAGGGGTGTGTCATCACCCTCAAGAGCAAGAACACTGCGGGGGCGGACGTGCCTGTCACGGATCCTACCCTGCTATTGGCGTTGACCGGGGCCATGTCGGGAGACCCCGTCAACCCAGAACGTGGCGACACTCTGTTTGTGGTCCCAGGAACAGGCAGCGTACTTCCTGTCACCGCCGATCCACCAACGATTGCACAACTTCAATCGTTCACAGCGGCACTTCCAGGGTACCGCACAGGCACGGACTTCAACTACACGCCACGTACCGGTGAGATCACCGACGCAACACTCCCCTCGTTCTCAGACCCCACGATCTTCGGTCTGAAGGAAATCACGGGTCAGAGGCCACCATCCCCGCTCTCTACAATCGAAGCCCAAATCTCATTTCAGAATGGGTCTCGGTTGCCTACTAGGATCCCCGCACTGGATGGTGACAAGACCCTGGACTCAGGGGACTACTCACTTCCATACTACGGGTCGACCTTGAACGAGTTGGAACTGTTGGGTGAAACTGCCACCCTGATTACAGGGTTCATTCGAGCGGACAGCCCAGACCCGGCCCCCGTCGCCGTCCCTCAGGTTCTTCCCTATACGACAGAGGCCGTTTTCCCAGATGAGACACTGGGAGACGCAGGTGTAGTCTCCACCAACTCTGCTCTTTTGGCGACTCTCTCCACCTTCGAAGACCTCAGCAGGAAGACAACTTCTGGTGCTTACCCACCACCTCCGGGACACGCTGGGGTAGGGGATGTGGAGCCCTACGATCTTGTACTGGTTCAGGCGCCCAACACAGCGACCCCGGGCCCTGCTGGATTCCCTGCGGGAGCTACTGGCATCCACTCTATCGCTGATATTTCTCTTGGAGCCCCAAATCAGGTTGATCTACCTCGATTCACGACGGCTGTTTCCGAGGGAACCAGTCTGAATTATGACATTGGAAACGCCATCGCGTGGGTGGACTTCCCAGCTTATGCCTCTGGGGTTGTCGTCAAGGAAGACACCAATCTAGTCCCCACCGAAACGACATTTGATATTGTCTCGGTGGGTGCTGCCAACATCGTCCTCGATGATGGGCTGGGTGGCGGACTACTCCCTATCCCCGTTGGTGGTTTGAACGATGTGTTCACCCTCAACGGAAAGGGGAGCCAACTTATCATCAAGCTAATTAACAAGGCAACGGGGCAATTCGTTCCTGGAAGTATCGTGACCGTCGAGAAGGATGCTTCTGGACCAAATATCCTTGCTTGTACCTTCCTTGTCTCTGGGGATGGTACCGCTCCTACTATCCCAGTGGCGGCGGGTGGTTTCTACTTCCTGCCGGACAAGATTGTCATCAAGACCACAGCCCCCGATGTGTTCTTTGATTTTGTCCCTTTTGATCCTGTCGCTGTACCTCCGCCAGGGACTCAGTTGACCGATGGGTTCCATGACTTCGCCCTTAGCGTTCATTGTCTGGGTTCCAGTACTGGATCTGTTGGACGTGACCGATTGACTTTCAACGATCACATTGATTTTAGGTCGGCTTTGCCCCGTGGATTCACCCACCCTGCGAACATCGCAGGGTCACTCATGGAATGCCAACTATCCACCTTCCGATTTGAGTCTACTGTCTACAACACAGTTACGGCGCTCATGACGACGCGGGCCAACTTCGCAAATGACATCCTTGCCATCAACGCTGGTGTGGCCTTCACGTTCCCCGCCCGGTCGTGGATTACACCCTCCGTCAACGGGGTGGGTACATTTGCGTTGGGTCTGGGTTCTCTTCGAGCGCTAGGATTCGAGGGGCAGGGAAACGTGCCTATCGAGGCTACGGGGATCACGTTCACTGCTATCCCATCCTCTCGTCAGGACGACCTTGGTCCGATCTACAACAGCTTGATGGTTGTTGGAGAGGACTTGGGAGCTGGGGCCCCGTTCCGATTCACCAACGAAAACGGATTCCTCCCACTCGTCACCTACGAGGGTGATTTGAGCCAAATCCAATCGGGAGATATTGCGGTCGTCAAGGGCTTCGTGGATCCCACCCTCTTCCCAATGGTTTTGGATGGAAGCGGAAAGGTCGGAACCTACCTCATCCGTGCAGCGGTTGCACCCACAGTTTCGACGCCTGGCCACCAGCTCGATTTGACCATGACCCTGGGATCCACCGGGGACTGGATGGACTTCACCTTCCCACAGGTGGTCAACTTCGACCCGCTCGGACCAGACCTCACAGTCACATCGCTTCTCCCGCTGCAACCCCTCCAGGATGTGACGGGCGGTATCATCCCCGCAAGCGCCGCGTTCCCAGCGGCCGGGCGTGTATACGTGATCTTGGACGCAACCGCTGTGGGGCTTGCGTCCAGTGCGGTCTCTGCGGCATATGCCTCTCTGAATCTCGGGGGCAACACCTTCGTCAATCTCTCTGGATACCAAGATGGTGTCGGGGCTGCGATCACACTTGCTCAGTTCCAGACAGCAGTTACAGCGGGCTTGTTTGTCTCGGGCATGACGGTTGTGCCCGTATCCCCATATAATGATGATGTGCCGGTGAACTTGCCCGGGTACACATTCTGGCCAATACCCGTTCCGGGAACCGAGCACTACTTTGGGTTCCGCACGGTCACCGCGACTCGGACTGGATCCGTTACCTATGATGCAGCTGCCCTCAATCTTGTGGGCGTAGCACCGGCTCCCGGCCAGATCTCAGCCTACTCGAAGGTAAAAGTGCCCTCCACTTCGTTCATACAGTTGAACGAGCCCGTCTACGACAACATCCCAGGTGCAATGGATCTGACAGAGTTCAACTGGGCAGGCATTCATGGCGCGGGCCCCGCGTGCATGCTGCCCGGGGACATTTGGGATCTTGAGTACCACGCACGGCACGGAATATTTATCGAGCCCTCGTTCCCGGTATCGGGCAACGACCTTGGCCGTGTAACTGCAAATGTCGTGGATGCGACGCACACTTTAACAGCCCCTGAAGTGGGTTCCCGAGACGCCGCAATCTACCTCCTCGGGGGCCCCCCTGGCGGTTCGTACTTGGAGTGGGCACAAGTCGAAGTGCGTCGTATCCGCCGGTTTCACCCACTGCTCAATGAGCTGGTGAGCGCGTTCCTGAGACTCCGGTTCGTTTACGAGATTCGTCGGGGCATTGTCCAGACGTTTACCCTGTTTGGTAACACGGGGGTTTTGGTCGCCGAGCCTGTAGACACCCAGCTCGTCCCTTCTCCCCTGGTTGGGGGCACTGCAACACAAATGGGAGACTTCACGGATACCGATATGGGTATTCGGTCTGGGGATCAGGTCCGGTTCCTCGATTCTCTTGGGCGGGTGGTTTCTGAAGCGGATATCTTGGTTGTCGAGACGGACGGTAAGACACTCACTCTCTCGAAGAACGCACTCACTCTAGTCTCTCCGGGAACTAGATTTGAAGTGTACCTGCGAACGGCGCCTATTCCCCATGAGCAGTCTTGCGCAGAACTCCTCGAACTCGCGACCGATCGTGTGCTCCTTGACCGGAAGGCAGACCTGGTCACGCAAGACGGTGGCAAGGTTGACTACATCGCAGACGCAAATCAGCAGACCGCCTACGACCAATCGATCAACGTCCTATCGGACACTGACGGGGGCATCGACTTCACCTCCCTTGGGATCTTGCCGGGAGACATACTGGTCATCGACCCAGAGGGGGCTTTGCGCGGCCCCACAGGCTCGCCTGTGCCCCCCGAGAAGGGTTCCCGACCGTTTGGGGATGATGGCGTGCTTCCTCGCGGAGGGCCCGTCTACGTGCCAGGAAGCCCGTCCCGTACGGACGACAACCGTGGCTACTACAAGGTGGCGAGCGTGTCCCCGACTGAGATCGGGGTTGTGCCCCTTGGTGGGACACTTGCTGGAAATCGCGGGACCCCGGACGTGATTTTTGATTCCGCCTACGCGGTATACCCTACGGTGCACGGTTCCAATCTCTCGGGGGCTGGGGATGGCATCGAGGGACAGATGGATCTGCGGCCTACGGCGTTTGCGGACGTGTCCAACTCGTTCCAAAGTGATTGGCTCTCGGTTGCCCCGTTCTCTTACAAGGTGATCCGCCCTAGCTTGTTCCTTACGGAAGAGACAGTAGAGCTGATCCTATCTACCCGTGAGCGAATGCTGTCCTGGATTGAGGAACTACAGGGGCTCTTTGAAGCTAACAAGAGCGGAACGTACTTCGAGTTCCAGCGTGATGAGCACATCTCGGATCTTGGAGATCCTTCGGATCCAGCCGATGGCCTGGGTGTTCTGTTTGATGCGTACATCGCGGGTCTTGAGGGCCGTGTGCTCGTCAGCCCGTTCGCGAACACCTCGGATTGCCTGTCGGTTTTGGATCGTCGGTTCTGGGGCTTGGACTTCAGGCTCGATTACCTTCAGCCGCCGTTTGCTCCGCTCGACCCCCCATACAGCGACTTCGTGAATGGCGTCGGTCGCCCCGTGCTTCCAGACCGCATCGAAGAGGCTCTTCAACAGAGGGACCAACTTCGGGATTCCCGCTGGGCTTGGCTCTGCAACAGAGTGGACCGCGTGACCGGCACACTCGAAGCTATCCGGCGTTTTGAGCGGGAGATCCCTCGTCGCCGTGCTGAGCAAGAACGACTCCTTACGATGGTCAAGGGAACCAAGACGCCATGAGTCCTGAAGAACTACGGCAAAAAATTGCCGCCTTGGGAATCGACGCAGACAACCCATCGTGGGGGAAGTCGGCGCCCACGGATCTTGGGAGGCTCCCAATCATCCAGAAGCAGCGGGACGCTCTTGCCAAGGTCAGAGATCTTCTTGCAGCCCAAGTACAAGGGGATGAGGCACAGATCCAAGCCTTGCGTGAGCAGCTGGCTAGACTTCACCGTGGCGGTGGGCAATAGACGCTTCGCCATACAGGATGAAGACTTTCGAGCCGTCTCCTAGATAGGCCCCTTCCGTCGCTTCAGCGATAAGGATGTGGTGATGTTTGGGAGGAAAAACACCCCCCGGACGTCCTTCATGGAAGTGCACCTCAACAGATCCACCTACGCCGCGAAGAGCTTTACGGAGTTCTTTTACTGTGATCATCAATCCCCCATGTGAAGATCCCAAGGAGGGTGTTCACTGCTGAATCCAGATGCATTCTTGTGGCCACCACCACCGAATCTCTTTGCAATTGTTGATACGTCGAAGTCTCCGTTTGAACGCATTGAGTACCTGAAGGTGCCATCACTCACCTGATTCCAGGCCACCGCAAAATAGTTCTTTGATGCCAGCTGGTTTACCAGGTCACTGATGATATTGCCACCAGCATTGACCACAGGCACGTCGGGGTACCCTGCGAACTTGCTGAGTACGGCATTGCGTTTGTAGTTGGCGATATCGATAGCTTTACTGCGCTCTATGGCCTCACCCGCACGGATGAGTATGTCGCGACTGTTTTCGCACGTGTTGACTAGCATTTGCCACAGCTCAAAATCCCCGTGAGCGTAGCTTGACAGCACCGCACTCACTGCATGTGAGTCTGGCAATGCCCACCGCCAGAGGTCCCTATCTTCGACATAGTTCACGAGTGTTGGACGTGGCTTTTCCGAGTGAAAATAGTCCCATGCCATACCTGCACCACTTCGATGTTGATCGAAGTGGCAATAGTCGAGTTGGGCACAGGTCTCTTCCGCCGACTTGTGGTGATCGAGAACCACACACGACTTGGCGAGACTGGTGTAGGAGAGAAGTTCTGGTAGCTGCGGGCAATAGTCGAGGATGTAGACTTCACGCCCAGCCACGTCGAATACCTCACCTGATTGGTAGGTCGCTGGAAGGTATTCTGCGGAGTCGCCAAACTTGCGCCAGGCACACCACGCAGCGGTCCAGCCGTCGGTGCAGTTGGAGTGATAAAGGACGAGGATGCCCTTACGATCAGTCACTTGCTGTCGCTAATCATGAGCAGAAGAAGTGTGGAGAGTGAAGAATGCTCATCTTGAGTGGCTACATTGATACGGCTCTGCATTCGAGCGGAGAGAAACCTGCTCAGCTTCTCTTTGCATTTGGCATCCATCTCAGGGGAGAACTCCATGAAGTCGTCGTCGTCCGTCTTCATGAGCATGATTTCTACGGCAGGGTCACCTGGGCCCCCATCCCCCTCGTAACTCAGGGAAAGAGCCATCCCTACTGGGTGAAGGACTAGCTTGTTGATTGCGTATAGAAGACCATCATCCAGTAGGATCTTCTCTGCTTTTTCGAGTGAGACAGGGACGAGTTTGCTCATGCTTCAACCATACACTCACTGCGATCCTTGCAGATGACACCAATCAGAACTTCTCTGTCGAGACTGGCTTGATTAGGATTCCTCTGACGAGAAGGATTTGCGAGAATAGCTGCGAGCAGTTCTCTGCCTTTGGGTGTGATTTTCGTTCTGGGATTCCAGATTTCCATAGGGTGTATTACGCCTTTTCAGGGTGCTGCGTAGAGCAGATTCCGCGCCAACGATGGGGCTGCCCATACTGACGCGCCTCAAAAGTGCGTCTGTGGCGGTAGAGTCCCTTTGATTCACGGGGTACAATGGCGACAACAGGCGAGTGGGGTGGTCTTCAGGTTCGATTTGACATCCCGGAGATCCGAGATGCGGTCGATGCTGTCAACTCTGTCTTCGAGATCATCATCGTTGCGCTGGATATTGCCCTGAGCGTTCTGAACATCATCAAGGCGTTCGTTTCCAGCCTCCTGAATCCCGTCCGGGCAATCATCCAAGAGCTGATTTCGGCCTTGCAGAACTTGCTCTTGGATTTCAGACAGGCCGGATTCTACACCAATGGTGACTGGAATCTTCTGGGGGACACGACCCGAGAGCAACTCCGTGGGGGTTACGCCGCCTACCAGAATCGGATGCTCACCCGGCTCACGGACCGGACTGACCTCTCTCGTCCCAACTTCTCCCCTTCTACGACCGTGCTGGCACTGTTCCTCTACACAGGGGCGGACATCTCTTTCGTGGATGGGCTGACCGATTTCAGCAAGCTGAACCAAATCAATCAGCTAGTCGAGGGTTTCGCCGGGTTCTTTGGGATTGACGTGGGCGATTCACCACTGCCTATTCCTACAGGGCTCCGGTCGAACTTCGCTGGTGGGTCGACTAGGATCACGTCGGGGGGTGTCCCTAGTTCATCAATTTCCGACTTGCGTGCCTCTGTCTCCCGGATTGCAGGTCGGACCAGTACAATCCTCCAATGGGGTCTCGCCCCAAGCCCTGGCAGCGCAAGCACCCAGCCGACCCCCGTGGTGCCACCTGACGGGTTCCTGATCGAACTCTCGGTCTTCGCCCAGGGTCTGTACGTGGGCTATCTGGCACCGGTCCCCAGCAGCACAGGAGGTGTCGCAGGCGTGCCCAGCGAGGGCAGCACTACGACGCCCGCCACGTACGCGACCGGCATGTATAAGGAAGCGGACACAGGTAGGCCCCTCCAAGTCTTTGGCGGATTGGACAGCGTGAGTCTGTCTGACGGGGTGCAATGGTCCTCAGCCTTTGATTCCAACGTGGCACTGATCCCCGGCGCCCGCCCCGCATTCTTCCTCACGGACCTGTCAAGTACCCAGCTCATTCAGACGAATGTCCTACAACCGCCGCCAGGTGCTCCTGAGGGCCGTTACTACAACCAACGCACGCTCTACGTGCCCCACTCGTCAGTCCTTGCCCAGTCGCTCGTGGGAGGCACCTACAGCTTTGAGCTGTCTTCGGCAGACTTCCCCTGGCAGACGCCCATCTCTGCGGATGGGGTGCCTGACTTCGAGGGTGCCACACAGGCGACGTCCGTGTACGTTCGAGTTCTCTCGTGCAGTGACAAGGTGTCGGCGATGAACTCATTCCGATGGAATGTGGTTCCGTTCACGACGCCCGAATCCGCCATGATCTTGCCTTGGAACGATTTGGGCGTGGCAGACCGGAGTCAATCGAGTCAGATCATTCCCGTGACATTCCCTACAGCAGAAGCCGACGCCTATCTGGGGGCACTTCAAACGGCGCTGACTGTGATGCTTCTTTCGCGATCGGATTTGGTGCTACCTAGTGCAGCACTCAATCCGGAACTGGCTCTAGAAGTCACGGGCCAGACAAGCTACACGCCGACTGGGTTGGAGACGTTCGCACAGAATCTCCTGCCTGTCTTGGGTGTGGACCCCCAGGACTACTTTTCAAGTGCGGCCACCCCCCAAGCATTTGGCTTGGACCTGCGGGCTAAGGTTGGTGTCCTCACGGACTTGATTATCGAGCGCCAGGGGAATCTTCCACAGAATACCCTCCAGGCACTGGCCAACACGTTTACCAGGCTCACTGAGTGGGAGTGGGCAGACTCCACGGTGGCCGGGGCCAGTGGAAACACCAATCTTGGAGTGACTATCCTGAGCAGCTTGCTTGCGACGGGGCCCGACGACGACACGGACATGGGGATGTACGTCGCGAAGAACGCTGCGTCCCTCTTCGGGTATCCCACGGCCCCTGGGGCATCTCTGGCCAAGGTCCGGAGTAGCGGTGTGCTCAACACCTATGACCAGGCTGGATTTGGGTCTGGGATTCCAACCATGCCGGACGCTACTGAGGCAGCCCCGTTCCTCGTAGATCTAGGAGTACCTGGACGCAATACCCCGATTCGGGCTTGGTACGCACGCGACCTCATCCCCGCAGAAATCTACACCGCAGCCCAACAGGTACTCAGCCTGGCTGTAGGTGAGTCTACGGCTGCGGGGGGCTGGATTTCGGTGCGTCCTTTCCAGTCTGTAGGAAACCTGGCAGGGATTCAAAACGTTTCGGCTATCATCCAAAACTACTTGGAAGCGATTGCAGCAGGTATTCAGGGCGGGGCCGACCTGATCTTGAATTTCATCTCCATGCTTGAACAGCGTGTCAACGAGATTCAGGAACTCATCCGGCGCATCGACACGTACTTGACTATCCCGCTCTCGATTGAGATTCCGGACGCTGTGGGGCTGGCTCTCGTAGCCAACGGTATGGATGGGGTGGTCTCCGGTCTTGTGTCGGCGACGAACAAGCCGACGGATGGCCCGGGAGCCTACGCCGGGGGCTTAGTGGTCTTGGGGGGCGGGCTCCCCGCTCTCATCACCGACCTCATGCTCTTGCTCATCGCCCCCACACCTTGAGGTAGTCTCCGCCGCCTCGTGCACGCCAGACTCGAACTGGGGGCCGTTGCCCACCTTGCTGGATGCCGTTACATCCGCCTCGGACACGAGACGGCAGAGTTCATTGGTGCCCCGTGGCTTGCGGCTGTGGAATCCACCGACGCTGGCGCCATCTGTGCGGCGCTCTGCACGAGAGGCGATGCGCTTCCATGCGCGTCGAGCGCCTGCTACATGCGTGCTGTTGGAACCGGAGTTAGGGGGTCCGCCCTCCCACGTAGGTCCGTTGTCTTGGTGATGGCGACCATCACGGCGCATGTTGGTTCGTTGTGACACGGGGCTCAATCTGACTCTTCGGGCTCTTCTGTGTAGATCAGCGCAGCGCCCGGGGGCATGGGCTGTACCTGAATCATGGACTTGCCCAGGTAGCTCATAAGAGAGTCATGGTAGTCACATGCGGTGCATCGAACTGTTCCAGAGTATGGCCCAAACAGCCTCATCATGGATCTCTCAAGAGCGCCTTTGCATCGTGGACAGCTGGATCCCTCGGGGGCAGGAATCCAAGAGATCTCGAAGAACCTTGTGACCTGAAGCGGTATGGGATTCTTCACAGCCTCAAGTAGGAGTCTGGCTTGCTCGAAGTCTTTATGTGGTTTCATTTGGCACGACCCACCGGTGTTTGTTCTGGTCTTACGCTCTTCCCTCAGAGCGTAGACCGCAAGGTGCAGAGAAAAGGGCGTGATACGGCCTGAGTAAGCAGCCCGCAGTACAACAGCTTCAAGATTGGAGAGAGGCTGGGATTGGTTCATGAGCCGGACCCTAGTGGACTCGGCTCACACGGTCAAGAAAGCGTTATCGATTTGGATCGTAGGGTCTTCCGGATGGATCCGTGATGTAGAGGTCGTCATCCTCGGCATCTGTAATCCGGAATCCAGGATCTAACCCAAGGTCTTTTTCGACCGAAGCCTGCGTCTCAAGCATCTCCAATGCTTTGTTGATGGCGCGGGCAGCTGGAGGCATGCGGGAACCGCGCAGGGCGTACATGGACACCCTTCGGAGTAAGTTCGCGAAGGCGATGGCCTCATCCTCTGGGAAGCCAGAGTTCCGGCTTGCTACGACCAGTTCCTTGGCTGACTCAAGGATTTGGGTGGTGTAGAACGTCGTTCGCGAAGCGCGGCGTTGACCGTGAGGTGAACTGTGTTCGTCTAGTTCACGCAGGACTTCCCAGGGTCGCTTGGGTGTCACGCGTGGATCGTGTGCGTCAAGTGCCAAGGCCGCCTTGTAGAGAAGGCTGGCAGCCCCACGATTGCCGCCGGACTTGGCGTAGGCCGCACAGGTCAAGAGTACCTGGTGGAAGGCTTCGTCAATGTCTTCCGTCGAGCTGCGGGCCCCATGGTGCGCGTCCAGAAGGTCTTGAACGTTGGCCTTGAGCAGAAGCGCCTTCGACGCCTGATTTGCCCGCTTGGCCACGGACGCCTTCTTGTCGTCCTTCTTGCCCTCTTCGACCTTCTTTTCGCAGTTGTCTCGCATCCCGCCCTCGGGAAGCTTCTCGCAACCGGCGGTCTTGTCAACATCCTTGGCCTTCTTGTCGCAAACAGCGCAACGTCCAGAAGACACGTTTCCGAAGGCTCTCGCCTTTGAGACAGCGGACGGCTTGAACTTCTTGCCGCACAGGGCGACGTTGTTCACGACGTTGGATCCGTCCTCGAATACTGCGTTCTTGAAGGCGTGGGATTCTCCGTCACGTTGGTTGCCAGGACGCGCCCAGGCAACCTCGATTTTCTCCGGCGTCTCCCCGTGCATGACGGGTTCCCAGAATGGTGCTACCGCAGCTTCCTTGAGAAGGGGGAGCAAGTCAGCCCGGAGAGCCGGGTTCTGGTGGGCAAGGCGAATGAGGCGTGAGCGGAGGGCTTGGTCTGACATACCACCTTGGGCCTATCAAACGATTCACGGAATCGTATTTCATCGGTAGAGTCCCGGGCCAGCTACTGGCAGGAGACCCGATCATGACGACAGAAAATACGACGAATGCGGATACCGAGGTCAAGGAAGTCAACAAGCTCTCCCCTGAGGAGGTTGCCCAGCTGACTCAGTTGCACCGTCAGGCGCAAGAAATTGTGCAACAGATCGGTCAGATTGAAGTCCGCAAGCACCGTATGATGGCTTCTCTCTCCGAGATTGAAGAGCATGCTCAGGGGATCATGAATGCTGCGGCCTCACGTCTGGGGATCGCTCCTGGCACCGCATGGCAAATGGCCCCGGACGGAACTGTGATCGTTCTGCCGAAGACTCCAGCAGCTCAGACGCACTAACCGAGCTATCATCTAGAGAAGGGGACGCATCATGTGGACCCCCACAACATACCCCTTACCACCAATGAACGTCATGGTGGTCAGTCCCTTCGAGAGGGGTATGCTCGACGTGCGATGGGATGATCCCTCCCTTCTAGGGGGGAACTCACCATACAACGTCCTTGGGGTCAACGTCTACAGATCGGATTCGAGTGACAGAGGACCGTTCCGTAGGTTGAATTCCTATCCTGTGGGAGGGACGTTTTTCCGGGATTTCACGGATGTGGCCCTCGTCTCTAACGAGATCATCTCTTGGGAGGCTGGGTGGCAATCTCGTGGGGATGCCCCAAACGTTCGACGATGGACTCTGCGGACACGGTACCCCATCTACAAGCCTCGGACTCAGGGAGTCGAGGCAAATGCACCCGCTGATGTGATCGTCACAATCAACGGCATACCCGCACGCATCCACGAGGTCTTTGGATCCTCTTGTGAGATCACACTTGGGGACGCTCCGGATATCGATCCGAGACCTGATCGCTTTGCATTTGCCCCACTTCCTACAGGAAGTGGGGATGCTGTCGTCGTCACATACTACACTCTGAAGAATCTTGTCTCCCCAGGCGTGGACAAGAAGTCGTACTACCGAGTGACAACGGTTGCAGTGGATGCCACACAGCCTGGCGGCCTTGCTGAAACTCCGATGAACGTGTCCCAGCCAGCATCTGAGACACAGATTGAGCAGCTTGACTACATCTGGCGTGAGGCCATTAGGCGCAACCACTGGATTCTTCAACAGGGTGGGGAACGCGTTAGCCTGTTCTGTCAGAAGGTGTCTGGGGTCCCTTGCGAGTGCCGCGCAGAGATAGAGAACCACGTCCGGGTGTACTCAAAACAGCACTCAAACCGGTGCAAAATCTGTTTCGGCACTGGATTCGTTGGGGGTTTTGAAGGGCCATACAACGTCATCATGGCACCGGATGACGCTGAGAAGCGCATCTCTCAGTCACTGACTGGCCGTAGAAAGGAACACGCTTACGAGGTGTTCATGACGTTCACCCCCATTGTCTCCCAAAGGGACTTCGTGGTGAAGCAGAACAACGATCGCTACTCGATCGGCCCTGTGCGTCGCCCCACAAATCGTGGGAACGTGATGCAGCAGCATTTCACTCTGGGGTACTTGGATTCTGGTGACATTCGGTATTCGGTGCCGATCGATGGTTCTTTGGAGTCTCCAAATCTTCCATGGCCACAGACTCGCTACACATACAGTCCACCACGTGAGACGTATGATGCCCGTGAGGATGCCCCGTGGCCAGTCACGCCTGATGCAGCGCTGCCAATGGCAACCGATGTGGCACTTGTTCCGGCTCCTGTCCAGCAGAGATACCGAACGGGAACTGGGGCAAACAACACTGGCAATAAGCCAAATGATCCATAGTAGGGGGAACACATGCCAGATGATGATGAGATCGTACCAGGTCCAATAGAGAACAGGGTAATCCGTGCCGGCAAGCTCATGGGCGCTGTTACTGGCATCCTTGTGGCTGTTGCAGCTGTGGTGTCTGGCATTTGGCAGGTAGGCAGCATGGTGAGCGATCTGAAGGACACCAAGACAGATTTGGAGTCCCTCAAGAAGTCGTTCAACGACTATCAAATTGAGGCACGAAAAGAGAACGAGATCCAGAAAGAGATTCTCGTCAATCTCAGGATTGCTGTTGCCTCAATACAAACTGTCAATGGCTATCAGACCTCGGGCCACTCAACTATGGCCTCCATGCCTCCCATTTCGGCCTCTCGTATCCGTCAGGTTCTACCAAGAACATTGGGACCACTAGACGACAATCCTGAGTTTGCGTCTCTGATTCGGTCATTGCCCCCATTGCCCCCGGACCCCACCACATCTGCTGTTGGCAATATGGATTCAAGTGACGTAATTCAGCATGAGTCGGATACGGCAGATGTGGCATTGCAGAGAGCTGAGATCCTTCAGGGTAGTCTCCAGTAATGGCGGGACCACCAAAGCCACCTGTCCAGTTAAAATCCTCTGTCCAGGCTACAAACAAGAAGGCTGCCACTAAGCTGCACAGCGGCCCAAAGCGAGTCATCCGGAGCCGTTACGTCTCTCCTCTGGAACGACGTGTCGGAGCCGTGCTCGACAAGTCCGATCTTCAGTTTTTCGGGCGCTGCCTCATCAAGTACATCAAAGAGGAGGCAGCGAAGGATGCTGCGAAGACGCATCAGGTGCCTGTCACTGAGGAATTTTACAAGTCTTTCACTTACCAGGTGAAAGACAACACCATTGAGGTGTCTTCAAGTTGGCCGTGGATCGACCTGATTACCTTCGGAACAAGTGGCCCATACCCCATGAAATGGCTCACTCAAGCCAAGGGCGTCTACAAGGTGCCGTTGCGTGGTGAACATGGTGAACTGCTCATCCGCTCGACACCTCTTACGACGGACAAGGCGTGGATCCACCCTGGTATCTCTCGACATACGTTCATCGAACGAGCGTTTCGTCGAGCGCGAGAGGATTGCGTCTCCAAGTTCCTCTCGAAGAACATTGGGAAGATCATGGGTGGGGTCCTCAAATGAACGAAGTCGAGTTGACTTGTGTTGGGGACACAGCCCACATCCCTGATTTAGGATTGAAGATGGTCCGAGGATCCCAGTCTTTCATCACCCTCACAGCTCTTGCCAACTCCCGCGATCTGGTTGAGGCTAGGAAATTCGGGCTTGTCACGGTGCGGGTGATCAAGGCTCAGGTAATCAAGAGGGGTTCACCCACCGTGTCAGTCAAACACCCCAATAATCGCCAGACGATTTTTCTCCCAGCTTACCAACCGTCAACACCTGTGAATCCACCCCCCAACATTCCGGATCCACGGGACATACCCAATAACCAGATTGCCGAGTTGATCCGGGAGATTCGTGGTCTTCGGGGGGACATACAAAAACGCCCACAGGAAGTCCTGAGTGGGCAAATGGTAGGGGCCATCTCCGCAGCTATCCGAGATGCTCTACAGGGTCTCCAACTGGGTGCAATCTCTGGTTCTCAGGTGAGGGGGCCAATTGATCCTGAAGACATGTTCATTCCTAGTGGTATCGTTACAGGAGTGAAGGCAGAGATCACAACACTGAATGAGACATCTGAGAGTACCTCTGGCCTGGACGATGCTCACAGCGCCTTGAAGAAGGCTCGAAGAGATCGCCAGGAACCATGACAGATATTGCCGTGACTACGCCTTTGGGCGTTGAGCAAACTGATATACTGACCCTGATGAAGGAGACGCCTGTGGCCAAGGACGAATCGACAAAGACTCAAGAATCCCGTGGTGTGGGGCTTGATTGCGGAACCATGAATCTAGTTTCTGCGCGCCGTACCCCAAAGGGAATCGAAACCCGAAGGATGCGGGACGCCTTCCTAGATCTTCCGAGCGAGTCAAAGAAGATGCTCAAGCTCTCTGGGGTGTCCTATGTGGACCGGGGAGATGAGATTCTCATCCTCGGAGATGCAGCTCTTGACATGGCCAATGTTTTTGGCAGGGAGGCTCGTCGCCCGCTTTCCGGTGGCCTTGTCTCCGCAACGGAGTCAGATTCCCTGGAGGTGCTCGGTCTGCTTGTGCAGAACGTCCTGGGGGCACCTAAAGAGAAGGGTGAGCACTGTTACTTCTCTGTCCCGGCGGCTCCGATTGATGTGGTAGGACGGGATATTGTCTACCACAAGGGAATCTTCGACAGAATCGTGTCCGAGTGTGGGTACACACCGCACTCCGGAAACGAGGCCATGGCCGTGATCTATGCGGAGTCCGCCAAGGATGGGTTCTCTGGGGTGGCGCTATCTTTCGGGAGTGGAATGTCCAATGTGGCGCTATCGGTCGGGACGATTGAGGGACTCTCCTTTTCGGTTGGCCGTGGGGGCGACTGGATCGATTCTGGTGCGTCGAAATCTGTGGGGTCCACACAGGCTCGAATGTGTTCCACCAAGGAGAAGGGCTTTGACCTCAATATCCCGGAAAATCGGGACCAAGAGGCACTGGCCTTCTACTACAAGAACCTGATCGAGTACGTTTTGGATCAGATTGCTCTCCAGTTCAAGACGATCGAAGGGAAGTTCTCGCTTCCCAAGCCTATTCCAATCATCGTCTCTGGGGGCACGTCACTTGCTGGAGGGTTCCTGGAGTTCTTCACGAAGGTATTTGAGAAGAAGCGCAAGAAGTTCCCTATCAATGTGAGTGAGATACGGGCTGCAAGTGACCCACTCAACGCCGTCGCACATGGCCTACTGATTCAGGCACTCCAGGAGTACGAGTGATGGTACGCGTAATGCGCGAGGTGCATATGGCAGAAAGGGCCTGTGCGGAGCTTTCAAAGGTGTGTCATCGATCCGGCGCCTCCGAACAGCCATGTTGGGGTCGAATAGAGCCACTCGCGGATCCTGATTGGAACGGTAGCAATGATGCCCTAAAGTTCGCTTGTAGGGCTCATCGGACTTCTCAGTACAAGGCAAAGTCTGGGATTGACCTGGATATGGACTACGCGGCGGCTCAGGCCTTGGGGATGGACCCCAGGATCGTGGGAGATGAGTCCCACTCCTTTGCTCCAACCTTCTCTGGCAGAGAAGAGCTTGCACGAATGCAGGGTACCATGGAGGTCCCAGAAGAAATTCAAAATGTATTTGACCTTCAAGAGGTGGTAGACGCCTCTTTAGCCCAACAGGAATGGGCCAGAAGGATGGTTGAGGGCAAAACGGGTCGGGTTGAGAACCTCTTTTATGTGCCACGCGTCAAGATATCCACAGAGGCCGTAGAAAACCTGACTGCCAAGATTCTAGAGTACTTGGCACAGATTGAAGTACTGAAGCATAGGATCAATCAGCATCGATGTGAGTTAGCTGGGTTCCCGCCAGAATTTGCTGTTGGCATGGGCGACCCTTGCCACAAGTACGAGCCTGAGCAGAACACACATCACTGTTTAGAGTCCGTCAACGGACCCGGTGACGTGACCACTATCTGCTGGTGTGAGAGTGCCACAACACGAACCAGGCCCATTGATGTTGAAGCCTATGTGGTGACTCCCGGTAGATTCCGGGTACGCGAAACTCAGGATCAGACGAAAGACTAATAGTTTCATGTACTTCCACATGGCAGAGGCGACGCGCCGAAGACTCATCAAAGAGCTTCGAGCCTATTGGTCCTTGAACCCAAGGTACCAAGACCTCATTGACAACATCCAGGGGAAATACTCGTTCCAAGAGAGGCCCCAGTACGGGATCATTGTCAAGATGGGTTCCGCCTCAAAGGTCCAGTTCTCCGCTGACAATCTCATGGGGACGATTCAGAGTTACGTGACATTGGCTAGGATTCCAGGGTACTCGGGACTGTCTGTTGAGTGGGTTAGGGAGGATGCCTATGCCATCCAGGGCAATGGTGGGGTCTTCCCGTCGCAAGCTGGCGTCTATTACTGTGAAATGTCCTCTGCGGATGAATTCTACGTAGACCCATTGCTCGACGTACGTGATGAGCGGGTCACGATGACTACCAATTCAGAGGGCATCCTTCAAGGTGTCCCATTCTCCGAAAGCTTGCGTCTCTTTGAGGTGCCTGGCGGCCGACTCCTTCAGCTCGGTACAGACTACTCAGTGGATGCAGACGGTGTTACAATCTACTTGGCAGTGCCGCTGGCCAATGGGCAGGCCCTCTCAGCGGACTACCGTGTAGCAGGGACAACGACTGGGCCATGGAAGGTAGAGGCACAGGCGGGGCTTCACAAGATCATCCCCGGAGTCGTGATGGTCTTTGGGCGGAACTATGTACAAGGTGATCGTTGGGCTATTCTCGTTTCTTCGATTCGGGAGCCTGCATACATGGAGTACGGCGGGAAGTGGGAGATTGGTGTAGACATCGACATCATAGCTAGGGACGTTAATTCCCAGGCAGAGATTGCAGATCAGACGGCGATGTTCCTGTGGGCCATCTTGCGACCGAACGTCATCGATGAGGGGATTGATATCCAGGATGTGTCCATGGGCGGGGAGTCTGAAGAAATATACGACGAGAACGGGGACGACTACTTCTACAATGCGTCAATTTCCCTAACAATTCAGGCGGATTGGTTCCTTCATGTTCCGATCCTACCGAGAATTCTATCCTACCAGGAGGATATCAAGGGGCTTCCGAGGGAGCTGTCGCTCTCTCCGTTCAGAGACCCATTCTTCGCATTGAAGTCGGAACACTTCGAAAAGATCTTGTGATCCGTTGGCCCCTCTATACCTATCCCTTGTTGAAGAGAGGCCACCATTCCTGTTTTCAGATACCAGTGCGACTGCGGATTGAACTTCTCGACTCGTGTCGCTTCGGCAGCGAGTCCGGTGAAGTGCTCCTGCGGGTCATTGGCGAAACAAGATCTCCCCCGATCTTTTTCGGTGGGCACGTCTGTTCCTACGAATGGACTCTCTGCCCCATCAACAGGCCTATCGTCACATGACTATGTGTTTGACAAGGTTGTGGGAGAAGATGCCAAGGGCAAGTGGGACAAGATTGCGGCCCGCCACAAGGACAAGGTTCGGCTTCTTGAGCAGACTGGGGCCACAGGATTCGATCTCACCAAGCAGCATGACGGTTCCTACGCCATCATGACCCCCCAGCAGCGGGCTGCCTCTGAACGGACACGGGCATTCCACTTCAAGATGGATGCTGCGGGTCCGGCTCAAGCCCGAAAGAAGCAGATTGAGGCAACAAGTTTGGTCCCTAAGGATCACAAAAGCCATGTCTGAACTTCGAAGTAAGCTCATTCGTTTGGCCAACTCTAACCCAGAGTTGCGATCCACATTGCTACCTTTGCTGAAGGAGGGCGCCGCCGAGAAGACCGGGTCCTCTGTCACCTATGCGATGGCTGTGAGGGACGCTTCTCTGGAGTTGATTGGAGCGTCAAGAGGAAGTGATGTTACAGACGAGGGGCAGATGCTCATTCTGCTTCTTGCTGCATGCTCCACATTCGTCAAGAAGGGCAGGATTGGAAGCAATCAGACCGCTATCCTCATCAAAAGGGCAGCCGACTCGTTGTACAAGGAGATGTTCGGGGAGAGTCCTGATGCGGTGTCACCAGTTGTTGCCGCTCCGACCCCCAGGGATCTGTTCTTTGGTTCGGGCAAGCTAAGTGGGTATGCCCTAGAAGTCATCCGTGGGATGCAGATGTTGGATGGTGACATCCACACCAAAGGCAAAGTAAATCCCAATGGCTCGGTGGAGTTCATGCATGGTGGTGTCTACGGCACAGTTCTGGTTGAGATGGGATTGTCCAATGATGCCCGTGCGTGGGTATCTGTGTACACGACTGGGCGTCGGCCCGCTTCCATCATGTTTCCCTCAACCTTCGATGTGAAGAGCGTGGCTGGGTCAAAGTTTCCCAGGATGCTCCTGAACAAGCTCTCTGACCTGAGTGCTTGGGCTGAGTAAGATTTCCCTCCCGGTGCCTTAGGGCCCCGTGGTCCACAAACATACCTAACATCCTGCGCTTTCATTTTCTCTCCTTTATTTAGGAGAGGTTGATTCACATCAGTTCTCTCAGGAGCGCGCGAACCATGCCAAGTCTTCTCCGTGGCGGATACACTCCCCCAGGTGTTTACACCCAGACCACTTTCGGAGTCCCACCGACCCCGACTCCGATTCCAGCTCGTATTCCCGTGTTCGTCGGGACGGGCACTGAGATCCTCTCTCGGTCGAGTCTCCCTGTCGTGCGTGGCAGTTCCAGCACCATTGACCAACAGGTCGTGGACGAGGATGAGGCTGGTCGTGGCGTAGTTAGCGTCACCTCAGGTGGCCTTGTCACTCTTGGGGACTTCGATGGCCTGCTCACGAAGTTCCAGGTCCGCAACCTTCCCATCGTCTCTGGCGATGGGACTGGCACCGTTGCGGTCGATACCAGCGCAGTCTCGTGCAAGATCAACGGATTCCCCGTTGTGGTTCTTGGACTTGACGCAGCCGAGGGCATCGTCGAGCTGTCGGTAGCACCAGTGTCTACGGACGTGGTCCTCTGCACTTACTTCTTCGACCGCACAGACACTCTGACGACGGATGACGTGTCGGATCAGGTCACTGCTGAGGCGGCGATCATCGATGGCCTTGCGGGACAGAGCTTCGCGTTCGCACTTGCCGCGAACGACGTTTTCTCCCTCTCGGTAGATGGATTGGCGTTCGTGAACATCACGATGCCCTCGTCCGCCCCATCGGTGAGCGGCGCAGTGGTAGCAGCAACCATCAACGGCACCGCAGGAATTGGCTCTCTCGTCGCCACGACCTACGTCAACAACCTTGCTCAGACTTGCATCCGGCTTACGGCCGACAAGTCCATCACCATTGGAACGGGCACGGCGAATACAACCCTTGGGTTCACGCCTGGTGCAACGACCTCTCGCAATCGTGTGTTCTACACGTTCCAGGGTCCGATCGTCGATGGTTTCGGCGGCGGTACCACAACGACGGACCCTTCGTTGGTTGTTGTCCTTGTGGACAGCGTCCAGGTCATCCCAACAGCGGTCAATGGGTCGTCCCGGTCGATCACCTTGCCCTACGCTCCGGCAGTGGGCTCTACGGTTACGGTCCGCTACTACTTTAACACCTGGCAGGACACGTTCGATTACCTTGCCAACATCGGTGTGACGGAGATCACACGCGCAGCCCTCACCCCTGACGGAAGCGTTGCGGGCACATACGTCCAGGGTGTGTCATACGTTCTCAAGGACGACGTGATCGTGTGGGGCACAGCGGCCCTCGTTTCCTCTGACGTGCATACAGAGGGTGGGACGACTCTAGGCACCTCGCAAATCCAAGCGATGTTGGTAGACAACCAGGTCTACCTTGCCCCCTGCGCAACGACCGTGGACAGCACAGGCCCAGTCTCGGTTGCAAGTCGTACGGTCTTCCAGCTTCCATACCAGCCCACGACGGGTAATGGACGGGGTAATCCCCTGGGTTCGACGCTGTACGCGTCTGTCGCCAACGGGCGGATGGATCTCCCAACGAATCGCCCCGACCTCATCACAGCCTACTGGGGCTTCGGCGTTCAGGATGCAGTGGATCGTGGCGCGGTTGCGGTCCTCAAGGTGGACAGCGAGACTTCGCAGATCACACTCGGTTCGAGTGTGCCTGAAGGTGCAAGCGTCTACGCCTCGTTCTACTACAACACGCTTGTGGACATGGCGAACATCGGTTCGAGCCACGCATACACACTAACGTGTGTGACGCCTGGACCTGGCGGAATCGGAACGTATTCCATCGCTGATGGTGAGGGAGTCCTGCTTTTCGGGGCGAGCCTTACAGCCAAGGGAAGCGACCTCACGACCGTAGACGTGATGTTCCCTTCGGGCTCCGAGTTCTTCCCAGACGCGCATGTCTCGGGCGGGGCGCCTGTCGAGGAGACTGTCACAGTCCAGTTCGCTACGTCGGACGTGACACCTGCTCGGTTCACGAACCTCGGACCTGGCCCGTACTACATGATCGACAACACCTCGGATCGTCTCCGGGTGACGTTCGATGCGGCGGCACAGCAGACGGGTCTTGCGGCTGGTATGGACCTCTCCGCCCCAACGCTGGGCACACGCGCCGGTGCATTCGCCTCTCTTCTGGGTGAAGAGATTGCGTACACAGCGGCCTCCGGTGAAACCACCTACGACCTCACCTCCGGTGTGGATGATGCCCTCGATCTCATCGTAGACGGTGTGCCCCTGACCGTAGCAGTCGGTACTGCCCCAGGTACAACGGCTGCGGGCTTTGTTACGGCCATCAACGCAGCGGCCGTCGCTGCGGGCAATGAGCCCTACTACGACACCGCGGGTACGTTCACGAGCTTCATTGTCACGGTGAACGAGTACGACCAGCTTCGTCTTCACTACACGGGTGGCACCAACGGTGCGTCCGGTGTTGAGACGATCACCATCACCCCTGGTACCTACGCATCTCTCGGTGCGCTTGTTACCGAGATCAATGCGCAGCTTGCGCTGATCAACGGTCTGTCCAGCACCGCTCTGTTCGGTTGGGTGACGGCTTCGGCTCTCTCTTCCGGCAAGATCCGATTCACTCTCGAAATCGGAAAGGGTATGGATACCCTGACCTTCGGTGGTATCCCAATCGCGGGTGAGACTGTTACGATCAATGCCAAGATCTATACGTTCCGAGCGGTCATCAACGGAGCATCTGTAGACGGTGATGTCCTCATCGGAACGGCGAGCGGTTCGCTCGACAACCTGATTGCAGCCATCAATCTCGGTGCAGGCTCAGGCGTCACCTACGCAGCGGCAATGACTCTTCACCCCACGGTGTCTGCGGTTGCGGGCGCAGGCGTCACGATGATCGCATACGCCAAGGCAGTTGGAACTGCGGGCAACGCAATCACCGATGCAACCAACGTTACACTTGGTGCATGGACGAACGCAGCTCCCGCTGGATTCTTTGCGGGTGGCGATGACACGGGTTACCTGGAGTTCATCGCAAACGCCACACCAGCTCGGGACTTCGCGATCATCGCGGGTATTGACACTGGCACGGCAATCAGCCTCAACCAGACCAAGATCTACAATGGTCCAATCGCTCGCCGCTTCACTGTGGCTACGACAGCGGGCCGCTTGCCCTACGACCGGATCATCCTCCGCAATCGTCTCTTCCCAGGTGGGGCTTCGCTGTCTTACGTACCTACCCTTGCACAGACTGGAATCACCCTTCAGGGTGGGACCGGTGCAACCAAGGCCGGGCTTCTCAATGGGGAGACGGCTGAGGCTGTGTTCGGGGCAAACGTCAAGAATCCTACCATTGTCGCCCTCACGGGATGGGCTGGCGGACAGGTAGCAACGGCTACCTACGGTGACGCACGGGACGGCCAGGCAAATGTCACCTTCTACGATGGGACGGACCCTGCCAATCCTGCCAACAACCTCATGACTTTCACCGCCGGTGGAAGTCTCGTGACGGTGACCTTCACGGCTTCGGCCTTGGGTACGGCTACGGCACTAGGCCCCGTCACTGTCGCGGGCTCTGTGCTTGGTCAGATCAACGCGGCCATCGTGGCTGCAAGCCTCACAGCGGTCGTCTCTGTCCAACAGGAGGGTGCGGCCATCCGCCTTGTTGGCGGCGGCGTCGGCCCCGCAGCAACCCTGGTCATCGGGGCAGGAAGCGCGAACGACACACTCGGATTTGTCGAGGACGACTCGGCAGCTCCGGTTCCAGTCTCCACCCGCCAGCTTGCTTCGGCACTCATGGGTGCCAGCCAGTCGAGCGCAAACTTCACTGTCGCGATGCTCAGCTACTCGGCACCGGACGCAGCGTACTTCGCAGGTCGAGCCCTCGCCGGAATCAAGGTGGACTCGACGGGCAACGTCTACCTCTACCTCCAGAGCCTGACCCTGGGCACTGCGTCGAGCATCGACTTCGGAGACGCAACCTCGAACAACGCCCTGGTGACAGGGACCTTGCTCCTCATCACGTCGGCGGACGGATCGTCTGGCGAGGCAGCCATCAACGGCTACTTCGTGACCAGCTCGAATCCCGGGCTGGGCTCGGGTTCGGCCGATACCTCGGTGTTCAACTCGGGTACGGGCCAAGACGGTGTGGTTGGACAGACGTATGTCGATGACGTGTCTGGCTTGACCTTCACCATTCTGCCTCGCTCGGGTGGCATTGCCTACCCAGTTGGTGTGAATGCCACGCTCAACTTCCGTGTGAGCAAGACGTTCACGACGGATGGCAACATCCCCACTCTCGCAATCCCCGGAGTCGAACTCACGGTCACGAACACATCGGGTGTGGTCGCGCTGGACTCGGCCTTCGTGGAGACCTTCAAGAAGACGGGAGACGAGCCTACCAATGGGCAGATCTACTACGTCAGCTACAACTACGCGAAGCAGGACTTCACCCCAAAGTTCTTCTCTCGCCTCTCGGAAGTCGTCACTGAGTACGGGCCTGTCAGCCCTGACAACCCGCTCTCTCTGGCAGCCCACATCGCCTTCCTAGGCGGTTCGTCTGTCATCGCTACCTATCAGGTGCTCAAGACGACTGGGTCGTCTCAGGCGAGCGAGCAGGCGTACTTGGATGCGCTTGTAGCTCTTGAGGGCAGCTCACTCCCAGGGAACATCATCCCAACAGTGCTGGTCCTTCTGACTCCAGCCACAGCAAACCTAGCGAAGCAGACAGCCATCCACTGCGACGTGCAGAGCAGCATCCGCTACCGTGCGGAGCGTACCGCGGTCTTCGGTTTCGCTTCGGGCACCCAGCCTTCCCAGGTTGGCACAATCTCCCAGGCAACAGGATCGACACGTGTTCGGTTTGTCTACCCAGACATCTGGACAATCACGATCACCGATGTACTTGGAACCTCCAAGGCATATCTCGTGGATGGTCGCTACATGGCAGCCTCCGTGGCAGCCTCCACGACCGCACCCTCTATCGACTCTGCAACTCCATGGACTGGTCGGCTTCTCCCAGGCTGGACTGCCAGTGGGCGGTCTCTGGACGCTGTGGAGGCAAATCAGGTCGCGTCCAAGGGCGTGACCGTGATCGAAGAGAAGTTGCCGAACATGCGGATTCGGCATGGCCTCACGTCAGACATGACCAATGTCCTGACGAAGATCCCAACGGTCATTCAGATCGCTGATGACATGCAGCGTCGTGCACGCGCAGTGCTCGACCAGTTCGTGGGTGTCAAGTTCCTCCCACAGATCCTCGGACAGATCGAGGGACAGCTGAGCGAGATGTTCAAGCGCGCCGTGCAGGAACAGATCATCACGAGCTTCACGGGTATCAGCGTGGTTCTCGACCCTGAGGATCCCACTGCCACTCTGGTAGAAGCCTTCTACCTCCCCGTCTTCCCTCTTTTGTATCTCCAGCTAAACTTCAGGGTGTCTTCACAGTCGAACATTTGACCTGTGTAGGGACCGGATGAAAGCTGAACTAGAGCGGAGTCGGGGACAAAATCCTCAGGCTCCGTTCTAGTTTCTAGCCTATCTCACACGTCTGGAAAGAGCTATGTCCAATCCACTCTCCAAACTCGTCCGGTTGGCACAGTCAAATCCAGAGCTTGCCACCATCTTGAAGCCAGAGCCATTGGCTTCTCGGGTTGCGGACGCAGCTAGGAAGGCGGGGATGCTGGGCCGCACTTCTCTTGAGGCATTCGTCTTCAAGAGGTTTCCGCCTGACAACAAGATGAAGGGTGGGGGGCGGCTGATGGTGATGCTTACGGGCAACACCGCAACAGCAGTTGGTGTCCCCAACTACACCACTAGGTACTTGGACCAGCTTGACGACGATCAGCTCAAGGCCCTCGTGGATGCGGTAGATCCTCACGGACATGGTTATCGCCTGGCGGGCTACGGGCGAGGCTACGGATCGTCCTACAAGGGTGACCCCAGGTGGATGGAAGCCAAGTACCCTGGCGTGGACTCCAAAGGCAACTCTTTCCGTAAGGGAGAGGAAGTCCTCTACTGGCCTTCGACAAAGACCTTCATGACGGGCCCTGAAGCCAAGGCGGCTTGGCAGAAGTTCCTGTCCGAGAAGGGCGACGAAGAGGGCAATCCATACGCTCGTGCGGCTTCTGCTAAGCGGGTTGTTGCCACTTTTCTTCCCACATGTTCGGATGGCACCCCCGCAGAGTATGATGATGGGTTAGACGCTTATGCGTGTCCATCGACTGGGGAGGTTGGACCAAACGGACCTGCCTACCAAAAGTGTGCGGCTCACGGTGCGGTTTCTGTCAGGCGGGTAGCGGGGGAAATTGACCACTCAATCGCTCGCCGACAGGCAGCATTGGTGTTGAAGGGGCTCAGGCCCTCTACTCGTGCAGGAGTTCTCAAGGAACTTCTTGCAAGGATCACGGGGGATGCTGTCCTCATGGATTATCTCTACCGGGAGACCGTCTCTGGTTCCTACGCAGGTAAAGACGGCAAGCTGAATTACCACATGATGGGGGACCTGTTTGGGGGGCCCGTCGCACAGTGGAAAGAGCGCAATGAGATTGAGGACAATCCCGCCTATGAAGAGTTGTCTCTTGACCCCAAGCTTGCAGCAGGAATTGAGAAGGCACTCAAAACCTACCGCCCACAGAACCCAACTATCTCCAAGGTTGACTCCATCGACTTTGATAGTGTGAGGATGAAAATCCGCTTCGATCTGACAGACAAGATCAAGCGCCTTCAGGCCGGAAACAGCACGGACCCCGCTGGAGACGCAGCGGAAATCGCCCGCATCTTCGAAGAACTAGCAAGGATGTTCAAGTGACTACTCTCCGCAACAAAGTCATCCGCCTCGCTCATGCCAAGCCTGAGCTTCGGGCTCAGTTGCTTCCTTTGCTCAAGGAAGCTGCCTATACCTATGAGAGCTACTCGAAGGGGCTCAATCTTCGTGGTGAGATCCGCAAGCTAGAGGCACTCGCTAGCACCCCCTTGGAAGCTTACCTCCCCAGCGAAGACTCACTCATGGACAAGCCCGGCGGGTACGACAAGGAGTTTCGTAAGCTGAAGACCCAGTTGGAAAAGATCATCGCTCTTCGAGAGCAGTATGCGAAGGACGCCGGAAACCTCTGATCAATCCTATGGCGTCAGACCCAATGTGTTGAGTCTATCTTGGAGGAAGTTCAGATCTTCCCATGGATCGTTGTAGTGGACTACCAGGTACAAATACACCCCTACGGTGAGACGCTCTTTGAGCTTGTCTCTTTCCTGTAGGGCCCTGAACTGGTTCAGGTTCTTGATGTGGGTGGACGGAAATACCGTATGTTGCCAACCTTGGAACTCAGCTAGGAGGTTGTGATCTGGGAAGTACCCATCATATCTTAGGCGCCCACCTGTCTTTGGATTGAGGAACCCAGGTGGGTTCCACTCCTGTTCGTAGGCGAGTCCACCGAGTGCCCGAGATACGGCGTCCAAGAATAGTTCCTGGGAGATGGCCCGATGCGCTATAGGCAGACCTAGTTGGATACAGATCTTTTGAAGTGTTGTGTGGCAGTGCCCGAGACCAGTTACGGCCTTGCAGATTGCTACCTTCCCATTCTTCAATCTGTAGGGATCGAAATCTTCTGGTCGAAGAGTGAATTTCTTGTAGTCCGATCGGGTGAGGGAATATTTCCGTGTGCATCGGAGCCCCAGCTCTTGGATGTTTCTCTTCATGGGCATGATCCCAACCCCTAGCCCCTTTACGGCAGAGTGGTGATCTACCGTCCCATCAGACTCGATGTAGGGGGTCAAATCCTTGAGCGTAAGCCTGATGATTTGAGATTCAGCATACACCTGGAATTTCTTCTTCCAGATCTCGGTTTTAGGCTTACCCTTGGATTGTGCTGAGAGTTTGCTTCGGAAGGATTTTGCTGTGATTGAAGCCCCTGGATACTTGTCCCGATACTTCTTGGAGAGTTCTGGGTGTGATCTCTGGATGTGGGATGCTAGCGACTCGGACTTGTGTCCGCACTCCAGGCACGTTACATAATCATGGAGTTCTGATTTCCCATCCCACTTTTCTTTCAGAGCTTTCTGAATCTCCTCACCTTTACACTTGAGGCATTTTGTAAATGGGGATGTGCGATACGGTACCTCATTTGATTCCCCACAGTTGGGACAATTAGCCAACCTCTTTCCTACCTTTCGGTGACTCTTCCCTCGTCTCGATGCGCCCCTTTTTTCCTTGGATACTGAACCGAAGACAAGCGCTCCAGCCCCATACAACTCTCGATACCTGACAGCTGGGGTGTTGTGTTCCTTAACAAGGTGTCGCGTAAGGGAGACGGCTTTTTTCCCACAGATCCTGCACCTCACGTAATCAACACCCTCAACCAATCCATTGAATTGGTCTGAACGGTCGATCTCGGACTCTTTTTTGCCCATATCGAAGGCACACTATAACACCACAAGTGGTGTTTACCTCAATCATTCTCGTTCACCTACTTATCATGCAACCAAGATAGGTGAGGGATCCTGAAACGAGTGGTCCAGCTATCCGTTTCCGTTCCTATAGCCCAACATAAATAGGAACGACATCGTCCCACGGAGAGTACATGGCTAATCAAGATTTGCATCCCGCTAACGGTACCGCTGGTTCCAGCTACTTGTATGATTTTGGAACCTCTCCGAACACGCGGGTAGCTGTCTCCCAGAAGGTGCGTCTCCTTGCCCCAGCCTATGGCTCGGGAACAAAGGCACTCTTTCAGATGGGTGTTGTCTCTTCGTTCAGTCCCAGCCAGAGCCGCAACATCGATACGGTGCGTGGCATTGGCTTTGGAGACATGATCGCAGAGCTGGTGCCCTCCGTGACGGAACCCGTCACAGGCAGCATCGAGCGAGCGCTCCTGTATCTTGCAAATCTCTGGCAGGCGACTGGCTACGCAGGCGGCGTAGATGGTCCCGTGCGTTCGTTGGCCCATCATCGTTGGCCCTTCGACATTGAGCACCAGCTTGTGTTCTCATCCCTTGCGGACTCGGACCTTGGTTTTGCGAACGTCGGGCACTCCGGTGCGGAGAGGAATTTCGGCGGCGGCGTCCAGAAGGTTTCCTACCCTCAGGTCAGCATCCCCAACCCGGCGCCTCCCACCTATGGTGGTTCGCAGGGCCACTCGGCCGTCATCACGATGTATGAGGCGGCTTGGTTCACGAGCTGGTCGGCGACCTACACGCAGGATGCGGGTCAGATCATGGAGTCCGGAGACGTAACTGTCTCGGATGTACATGATTTCTCTAGCCTTTACGGCGAATTCCTTCCGAGCGGGAACGATCCTTCCGTCGACCAACTAGGGTCGATTCGTTTCGGCGGGGCTGCCGAAATTGGTACGGCTACTGGCGCAGGCGCAGTGGGTGGTACTGGAATTCGCTGATGCCTAGGACGATTGAAGAGCCTGTCCCCGTTTCCGGTGGTGGGCTCTACATTCTTTGGCTCTCTGATCTCCATTACTATGGGGGTCGGGCTAAGAGGTTCAAGACGCGTTGGAGAAATCACCTGCGGGATCTTCAAGCTGGGAGACACGAGAACCCTCGGGTACAGGCCGTGTACAACAAGTACGGTCAGTTCGAACCAAGAGTGGTTCTTGATCTTGGGGAAGATGCGTCATTTGAAGGTCTGAGAGACGCCGAGCAGAAGTGGCTAGATGAGCATTTCCGGAAACCCGGGTGTGTGAATCTGAGCCCATTTGCTGATGGTGGTTGCGCTTTTCGTTCTGAAGAAACGCGACAGAAGATGTCAGCAACCAGAGCGTCCCGTCCAGATCTTGTGGGAAAAGCAAGGGAATCTCTTGCGAAGAATCGGGTCTATCTGGATCCTCAAAAGAAGTTGGATCATGCACAGATAATGTCCGAAGCAAACAAGGGGCGGAAGCAATCTCCGGAACACGTTTCAAAACGTGCCACTGCCAACAGGGGACGGAAGAACACCCCTGAGACACTCGCCCAGATGTCGGAGTCTGCAAAGCGGAGGTCTATCGCCCACCCTACCTCTCATGATTCTGAAACCCGAGCGTTGATCTCCAGCCAGCAAAGTGGTCGGGTGTGGATTAATGATGGGTCGAGAAACTCTCGTGTGTTCCCCGACAAGATCCCAGTGGGATGGGTAACTGGTCGTTTTGCGCGGGCCTGTGATTGAGATCCCCTTTGAGCAACCTTTCGGCGGTATGGTACGAGGAGCTTACGCAAGTGGGCTCCTCGTTTCGTTTTTAGGAGCACTGACGCGATGGCTCTCACTCTTCAAGATCTCAAGACCGCAATGGCACCCCTCGCTGAGATCGGCAAGGGAGAGTTGACCTTCGAGGTCAGCGGGACTCTTATCACTCTTCGGGCCCTGACACCGGATGAAGAGATTCAAGTGCAGCGGCATGCCCGGTCGATTTTGGCGGACGGTGACCTCACCGATCAGGCCAACGCCCTTGAATACCTAGATCGATTCCGCATCGCCTCACTGGGTTACAGCATTGTTCATATTGGGGCTTTGGACTTTCGCGACGTGGAATTTGTCGAGACTGGTGAGAAACTCCCAAATGGTGTGGCCATCAAGGTCAAGCGGCACGAAGCGATTCAGCAGCTCGTTGGCACATGGTCGCGCAACATGGCGGTTGCCGTCTTCAAGAAGTTTGGCGAGCTGATGAACGATGTGGAGAAGGAAGTCGACGGACTCATTGTGTTTGATCCTATCGATTATGACGGAGAGATTTCCAGGCTTGAGGAGCGCGTCAGAGAGCTTCATGAGGAAAAGGCTCGTGCTAAGGCATCTGAGGACGATCTTCGAACCAACCTACGAAATCAGGTTGCCTCTTCTGGCAAATCTTTCCGCAAGCCAAACGGGGAATCCACAGCCCAGACGGAAGACTCTTTACAGGACCAGACGAGTACACGTCAGGAGGCGGATTCGGTCACCGTTCCTTCGGACGTTGACCGTGAGGTCATCTCTGAGGATGGCACCCCACCCGAATCCCCTGATGTACAGCCTACAGCCCCAGCCGGCCCTAGGGCTCCCGTATTCGCCCGTAGTGGTGCACGAGTTCCCCCTCCAGCTCCCACGGCTGAAATCGCCTCCAGGGCGCAGCCGCAAGACCCGGAGGTAGGAAACGACCCACTATCAGGTGTCATGTCATCCATGGTGGATATGAACGATCCCGACATGGCGGAAAAGGCCGTTGAGGCTGAGACGCGGCGACTCATCGAGATGCGTTCTGCGGGGAGGCAGCCGCCACATCAGAAAGCCAAGCAAGTGGCACAGGAGATGGCTAAGCAGGAAGTTGAGCACCCTGTTGCTGCGGGGACCAAGAATGGTGTCGAGGTCTACAAGATGCCCACCCAGACGCTTACAGATCGCAGGCCCCCGGAAGGGCCTCCAGCGGCCCCTGTGAAAAGCAACGTCAATCCTCGTTTCAAGCCAACCCGTAGCGGTGGCTGAACTCTAGTGTGTTTCCCTCCACCTCCAAAGAGCAGAGGGCTCCAATGTACGAGGATATTGGGGCCCTGGTTGTACCAGGGTTCCTTTCCTCGCGCGTACAGGTTGGAGACGTAACGCTAGGGCTTCGTTCTCTGTCAGTGAGTGATACTAGCCTCCTTCGTAAGGTGGCCTTAGAAGGCGGACCCGACTGGCCGTTTCACCTTGCGGCAGCAAGTATCTGGATGGTTGATGGGGTTCCGCTGTTGGAGAGTCACCCCTACTCCCAGAAGATTGCCCTCACGGCTCTGATGCGGGCCCACAAGTCAATGGTTCGGATGATATTCTCACAGGCGGTGAGTTTCTTCCGCCGTATGCGTGAGGCCAACCTCGTATTTGAGTCGTTCCTGTACGAAGAGGAGTCCAGACGGTTGTGGAACTCCACAAATCATGGGGTGCACCCTCTTTGGATGCAGGCAGGAATTCCTGGCTTGGATCGTATTGGGATGAATCAGTTCCAATCCTCTTGGGTGCAATGGAATAGGACAGAGGATGACCGGCTCGACGATGACTATTCGTGGAGCTTGACCAAGGTTTTGGTCTCCGTTCAATCTTCAAAGTCAGCCAAGAAGCTTGACGCGAAGGACAAGGCTCGTGTGGATGCAGAGAAGTCTCGCCGGGCTGAGGCTCAGAACAAGGCTTGGCACGTCTTCATGGGTCTCTATGATGAGGCCGGTAATAAGCAACACCAAATCCAACAGGTGTTCCAGCCACGTACGCCTCAAGAACTTTCGGAGGAGATGCGCCGTTGGGTCTCTGGTGAGAAGGACATTCACGACTCTGTCGTGGACGACTACAAGAACCGGGTTAAGATTGAGTTTGAGGCTCGTGAGCAAGACGCAGAAACTTCGCTTCAACAGGCGAGAGGTCGTGCGCTGCGGGAAGAGCGAAGTCTTGGGGTGCCTAAGCCAAAGATGATTGGGTACACGGCGGATCAACTTGCCAAGCTCCGGCCTGCTTCTGGGAAGGCGGGGGCCAAGTTCGTCATTGAGGCCGATATGATCTCCCGGAACTTCAACAAGTACCTGCGTGATAATCCAGATTCTGGGGCTCTTGACGTGTCTGGAGGGAGGGTGGTCGTCAAGAAAGGCCCTATCTTAACCGATGAAGAGGACCGGCCCACTCTCAACGAACTGATTGCGAACCGGAAGCCCACTCTGTAGCCATGGCGAAGACTAACTCGGATCACGTAGTCAAGCTATCCGCTGATTTCACTGACTTCGTCCGCCAAGCAGAGAAGGCGAGTAAGAAGTCCAGCGAGATCATGGGCAAGGCCCTTGAGGTCGGCGTCAAGTCCCATGTGATCAATGGGTTTGAGAAATCCCTGAAGGTCTATGAGAGGCTACGGGAACGCACTGAAAAGAAGATGGATGCGCTTGTCTATGCACAGGACGCAAAGCGTGCCCATAAGGTGGCAGAGAGATTCACCGAGGTTGCCGAGAAGCTTGCAAAGCTTGATAGGGAACTCAAGGACAAGTCTCTGGATGCAGAGGTCAAACTCCGGAAGGAAGCTGAAAAAGATCTCTACAAGCAAAAGCAGAAGTATCTGCTCAAGTTGAGTTCTGGACTTGAACTAGGTTTTGAGGATGCTGAAAGATCGCTCACTGAAACCATGGGGAAGATTACAAAGGAGCAGCGCAAGGCCACTCAGGCGATGACCCGTACCTCGGACCAAATGGCTCGGGGAGCAGAGCGCAGTGCTGAGTTCATGAAGATGTTCCGCCGGGACGCTACAAAGGGTGCAGACGATTTCAACGAGAAGCTGGGTGGGGCCCTAGAGACATTCAAGTCCGGATTGTCGGACATTGATGTGGGGTCGATGCTTTCAGGTGGCAGCAAGGGCGTCGGAAAGGGCCTGGGTGGACTTTCTGAGATGTTTAGTGGATTGGGTGCTTCGGCGGGTACTGGTCTGGGTGGTCTGGGTGGTCTCGCAACAACCTTGGGCGCAGTGCTGGCTGTTGTTGGGCCGCTTGTCATAGCGTTTGGTCTTTTTGCCGGTGTCATGATGGGCATTGACAAGGAGACTAAGGCGTTTAACAAGAGCGCCATCAATACGTTCGGTACGCGCAGTGTGATGAACATTGGCGCTAAGGACATGAGGGAGAACCTTAGGGTTCTTCAGCATGCCACAGCGGACTTGAACAAGACGCTGGGTCTCACCTCGGATGAGGCAATGGGTGTGTTTGATGCCCTTGACGCGGGTGGCATCACGTTGTCCAATCTTACGAGTAACGTTTCTGGTGTTGAGGGAAAGGCCGCAGCCTTAGATAGGGTGCTTGTCAGGATTGCTTCTACCTCCAAATCCTTGGGCGTCAGTGTCAATGAGTTCGCTGGGACGATGTCCGAGTACACGCAGACTCTGGGATTTAGTTTGGAGAACGTGGCCGGTCAGTTTGCCAACATTGCGGCACAGGCTTCGGATGCGGGGTTTAGCACACGTCGATTTTACTCGTTGATCACTCAGGCATCGGCTGGTCAGGCGTCCCTCAATACACATCTCGATGTCACAAGCCAACTGCTAGTTCGAATGGCCAAGACCCTAGGGGACAAGAAAGCCGCAGAGACAATTGGTGGTGCCGCTGGTAGTTTCCAGGATTCCAGTACTCAGGATCGTTACAAGACGATCATGACAACTGGAGCTGGTCGGACAAAGAAGATTATTGAGAAATCCGCTTCTGCACAGGCCAGGTCGTTTGCCAGCGACTTTGCATCCAGTGGGGTTGGGGATAAGATCGCGAAATCGATTCGCGATGCGGGCATTAATTTCGACACTAGCACCATTACCGCTGCTGGTGGGGCTGTGTCAGATGACACGAAAACTAAGGCTCTAGTCAAGCAGCTTGCAGGCATGACTCGCTCTGGCCAGGCAGAACTGATCGCAGCCGTTACTGCTGGCAACCCAGCAATGGGCCGTCAGCTTGAACAGTTGGTTAGCCTTTCTAGGGGCACGTCCGGGAACATGGCTGACATGTCTGATGCTATGGCGGATTTGGATCCTGGCGCAACGATTGCCATGAAGATCCAGAGCGCTGCGGCGATCCTTGGAAAGCCACTCAATGAGTTGACAGGGGTAGATAGGATGGCCGCTGAGTCCATCACTGGTTTGTCTGGGGAACAGATGGAAGTGTATCGGAAGCTGTCGGCAGACTCCGAAGGACGATTCAACATCTTGCAGAGGAAGAAGTCTCGGGGTGATACTGCACCTGCCGATCAGAAGGCTATGGCAGAGCAGTATGGGGCTATCATCCAAAATGGAAAAATCGTTTCTGCTGCGGTGGTAGATGGACAGATCCGCACCGGTACGGAGGTCTCCACCGGATTGGACCTGATGACTGCTCAGGTTGAAGTCGGTGGAGACAATACCAAGACGGCACAGGAACAGAACTTTGATCTGGCTCAAAGGGCGTTTGATGAGACTGTGACGATTTCTGATCTCCTCCAGAATGACATCAACAATTGGCTCCGTGGCCTCTACGAGGACTTCGGTCTTCCTATGATTGATATGATGGGAGATTTGCTCTCTAAGATGGGTATTGGAGGCAAGACAAAAGCTCAGCGTAAGGAGGAGCGGGACTTTGGCGCTAGCCTGGTAACAGGTGTACGGAAGGCTCGTACTGATCTCAGCACTTCCGGAAAAACTATCTCCAATTTGGAGGGAAAGAGCACTCGCACTCCTGAGGAAAACGCAGCACTAAGTAATGCTCGTATCACAAGAGATTCCGCAACTGCTATCATAGAGGATAGCACAGCCGCTCTTAACAGGCTCTCCCAAGGTAGTGACTACGATCTCATGCACGTTGGGTCAGAGGGCACCCTTGAGCGGAGTATTTCTGGTAGTGGTGCGCAGGAAGCGGATATTCTCCGGAGCCGTGCTGCAACAAGAGGGATACGGCAGGGTACGGCGGCACTTGCCACCTCTGGGGTAGCAGCGGCTGTCCCTGGAACGGCGGCGCCAGGTGCGGGGGCCGCAGCCTCCACAGATGCTGTTGTAGCGGACCATGCGGAAGCAACTTCCGCCCCCATCGCAGAAGCCACTGTAGAGGCTTCCGCAGCGGCGGCTGAGGAGCATGCTGAGACACGGACCACAATTGAGAAGGTCCAGAAGCAAGCCACCAAAGAACTCAAGAAGGTTCTCGTTGGTGATACCAAGCTGGGGGATGCCCTTGCACGAAGCAACCTTCCGGATGCCATTGTTGCAGCTCAGGTCAAGCAGCAGATGGCTGCCCTTGCGTTTGCGGCGGGCCTCAGCCCCGACAAGGCGGCAGAGGCCGTAGACGAGTACATGACCACGGGCACCCTGTCCAAGACCCTCCAGGAAGGGCTGGGCACCCTACCGGAGCAGTCGAGGCGCGACCTCAGTGGTCTGGCTGGGGGCCTGGGAATCGGCCTTGGCGGTGGCCCGGAAGCCACTATGGCACGACTCACGGGTCAGCGTCGGGGCGCCACTACTCTCGATGAGGGAGTCGAGGACTTCATCTACCGTGGGGATGGTGTGCGTGGGAACATCACTCCGATTGATTCGGCCGACACCTTTGTGGGCTACAAGCCAGGCGGTCCCGTAGACCGTGCCTCGGGCGGCGGGAACGTGAGCATCAACATCTTTGGTGGGGACGAGCGCAAGATCTTCGATGTGGTGAAGAGGGTTCTTCAGCAGTCAGGGATTGGACCAGGGCGAGTAGCATCACGTGCCTGATCAGCGTCAGATCATTCGATCGGCTTTCAACTCGGCTCAAGACAGATTCCTGGGCCTGGGTAAGCGCCCTGTTGTGTTCGATATCATCGCCCCAGGCAGTCAAACTTCCCTTCTTGGAGAAGACCTCAAGCTTGTCCTCCATGTCAACCCCGAGAGCATGCAGTTCACGTACACGAAGGTCATCGAGCGCACTCAGACGCTCGGCGGATTCGTGGAAACTCACTGGGGAGATGCACCGGGAGAAGTGGTCCTCAGCATGGCCACTGGAGGATTTGTACGGCTGTACACCGGACTTTCCAATATCACGGGCCCTACCCCTTCGAACTCTAGCATTTTGCCTACAAGCATGCAGGCGACGGCTACGGGCGGAACACGTCGGGATACTATCGCCTACGACAAGTACCTGGACATCCTCGCCCTCTTCAAGAACAACGGAGCCATTTACGACTCCTATGGGAATATAGCTCTACAGGGGCAGATCCTCATGATGTTTGACGGTGGGGCGTGGTGGGGTTGGTTTGGTCCTTTCTCGGCTGAGGAAACTGCCGAGAAGCCATATCAGTTTGCTCTCACAACGACCTTCACGGTAGAGCGTGAGAAGCACGTTCTACGCACAATCAACACACCTCTTGTGCCGATGGCCCGGACCGGAACGGGTACCTGACTATGGCGAATCCCACACAGCCAGCCAAGTTCTTTGAGGGTCTTCCAACAGGGCCCGACTTCGAACGTGAGTACGAAACTCAGGATACGGTTCCGATCGATGGATCGAAGGCAAGTCTTCGAGCGTTCTCCCCGTTTGTCATGCGGGTTCTTCCCCCGATGGTTCTGGGAGAAGACTTCAGTGTTCTGCGTGTCTCCGCCCCCAGCTCCACAAACGGTGTGCTTACCACAGCACCACGTGCTGATTACGCCGGTGCAATCCGCTCCCTAAATCAGCGGAGAAGTCTTTCGGAAGAGACGTATCAGCAGCAGGCGAACCTGGGTGGCCTGATCCCTGGACTATCTCAATCGAGCACAAGAGACATCGACGCAGACATCTCAAACTCGGCTCGCAATCAGTCGATCTCTTCTGCCATCCCCGGGTCTGGTCGCAGTCGAATCGTACCTGCAATCTCCAATGATGCCAGTGCCCTTTCGATACTCCTCCAGCTCAGTCGGTTGAAGGATGTTCCGCCCCTTTGCCTCTACATCAATCCCAGCACGTTCACTGTCTCCCACGCCAAGATTGCCCAGTTTCAGGAGCGATCTCGCTACGGGTACATCTATCAGGCGTGGGGTGAGGAACTCACGAAGGTCAGCTTCTCTTGTACGATCGGTGCGTTCATCGCTGGTAGGCAATCAGCGGGACAAGATGGTGTGGCTTCTGGGGTTCAGTACGCTTCGAAGAGAGATTCCGCTTCGTTCCAGCAACTCATGGCTATCTTCTCCATGTACCGAAGCAGCGGGTACATCCAGGATACAAATGCGAACGCAACTGGTCGCCAATCCAGGGCAAACCTGCTCATTGGAAACACGGCGATCGAGTACGACCAGACCGTGTACGTAGGGCACATGGATTCATTCTCGTACTCTGAGGAAGAGACTACACAGAACGGTGGGCTCAAGTTCGACATCGACTTCACGGCAATTAAGGTCTACGACACGGCCCAGCCGAAGATGTCCATCTCTCCAGAAAACTCTCCCGGCAACTTCTACAATCCGTCTGCATCTTCTTCCCCATCCTCAGAGTCCAGGCTATCTAGAACGATGCTGGGCTCAGGTTCAACACAGCTCCTATCGGCTCCGACTATCGGTGGGGCTCCGGCTCAACCTTGGGCGGGCGCAACGGTAGGTCTTCCATCATCAACTGGTAGTGTAATCACATCTAGGAGGTAGGCATGGAATCAGTCTTCGTTTTGAACATCACGCATTGGCCTCCAACCATGAGTGAAATCTGTGATGCTTTCGCGGCCATAGAGAAGCACATCCAGAGAGTCCAAAGTCTTACCATGAGTGCCGAGACACATGGGTCTATTGATTATGTGAAGGAGGCCGAACCTGATTCTTTGTGGGGGGCGACCATCCATCTCGAAGGTTCTTCTAGGTCTATCTCCTTTCTTGGGGAAGCTAACCATTCACATGAGACACCTTGTCTCGCTGAAATTCACTTCGCCCCGTCGAACTGACTTCTGGAATGAGCCTTCTTAACCGACCATATGCTGGGACGTGGAGTCCAAATCAGCGCAAGGTGGTGCAATGGACGCCGGATGCTCTTGTCTACCTGAATGGTGATACGAGCATGGCAGGGTGTCCTACGTGCCATCACAGGATTGACATTCAGCAGTTTGTCACGAGCGTCTCAGTGGACGCCGGAGTGGACCCAGGCGCTAGTTCTGCGAGCATCACCATGTCGATCCCCCGTCACTACGGGGATTCCATCTTCCGGGATGGAAACACAATCCTGCGCAACGGGCTCGAAGTTCACGTCTACTTCCGGGGCTACTTTCCAATGGTCGGTCTGGCGGATGACTCGGGGACGGAATCCGTAGGCGGTGTCAATCTCGCGGACATCCCACAGTATCCATACTACCATGCGTTTCACGGGGTGATAACAGGAGTTAGCCACGAATACTCCGGCGGGTACTACTCAGCGTCTTTGACGTGCTCTGGGATGTTGCACTTCTGGCAGTACATGCAGATTGCCTCCAATGGTTCGTACTTTGGAGCACGACCCAACAACTCCGCAGTTCGACCCAACCTTAAGGGACATGTGTTCACGGGGATGTCCCCGTTTGCGATCATCTACTCGCTCTACAAGAACACGATGGGTGCGGCTGCTGGTGTTGGTTTTGCGCTCCAGTCCCGCACCAACATGCAGGCGATTTCGACAGCTTCCGGAGACACTCTCTACTCGATGGCTCTCCAGTACTGGGAGCGTCGGTTCCTTCAGGGGATGTACGGACTCCGCATGCACGGAGCTTCGGGCCAGCTCTTCTCGGGCAGCACCCAAGCGTATCTTGCACGGCTTGGTGGAAATGACTCACGGCTCATCTCAGTGGTCAGTGGCTCTGGTCGCGGCCCACCGGACATCCTCGCAAAGAGCGCGGCAGCGTTCAACCTGATTGACTTGGACGAGAACACGGGAAAAGTTCTCCGAGGCGCCGATGTGCGTTCGCTGGCCTCTTCCGGTGGTGGCCGGAGAGACTTCGGCGTGAACGTCGTGCAGATGCAGGCGTTCGTGAATGACATCTCCCAATACGGTCAGGTCAATCTTTTTGAGACGACATACGAGACGAAGCTGGACATTGCCACGCAGGTCTCGAACATCTGTGGGTACGAGTTCTACCAGGACATGGACGGGGACTTGGTGTTCAAGCCACCCCTCTACAATCTCGACACCTCTTCGTCCAGGATCTACCGTCTTGAGCCTGAAGACATCATTTCGATCTCGTTCACTGAGAGCGAGCCTGAGGCTACCTACGCCACCGTGAAGGGCGGCCCGTTCCAGAACATGCGTGGGGCCGTGGATGAGGCCGAGTTTGGCGTTCGTGGCACCTACTACGACTATCGGCTCATCGCGCAGTTTGGGTGGCGTGAGGGCAGTATGGAGAGTAACTACTACTCCAACGCCAGGTCGGCTTTCTACGCCGCAGTAGCCAATCTAGATCGCCTCAATCAGGGGATGAACTCGGCAAGCGTTACGATCCCTCTTCGGCCTGAAATCCGACAGGGGTTCCCGGTCTACATCCCACACATCGATTGCTTCTACTACGTCCAATCGGTTAGCCATGCATTCACGTTTGGAAGTGGTTGCACAACGACGTTGAATCTCATCGCACGTCGTCGGAAGTTCATCCCACCTGGAGACCCAAACATCCCAGGTGTCACAGGGATCAAGCTCGAACAGACGACGCTTCCACCCAAGTCCCTTCAGTACCTAGACAACAGCGGAATTCCCCGAGTACTTGGGTTCCCAAATGTTGTCTTGGCCTTGGACCCAGAGCGGATCAATCCCCTCTTTTTTGTACTTGGACTTGACTCTGAGGAAGACCGTAGCAGTGGGTCAAGCGGGGCTGCGGGCCGTGATCGAAGAGACCTCCTCGCTTCCAACTTTGCGCAACTTCTCGTTCAAAATGGGATTCTTGCTGTTGGGGAACCAAGTCCCGCCACCACGTCACCCCCAGAGGGATTTGATCAGGATGCCTTCATAGATGAGATCGACCCACAACTGAGGGATGCTCTTGGTGCAATGTCACCAGGAAGTGCCGCGTCTCTTGCCACACCTGGTGTGATGGCCACCGTCGACTCAGAAACACCTGTCACAACGCACGTTGGACGCCCGGATGTAATCCGTGGACCGTGGGTCATTCAGACTTCAGATAGGACAAACACACCAGTTACCCCCATGCAATTGAGTGATGGGCTGACTGCACTCATTACGGCACGTACCTCAGTGAGGGCTCGACTTAGGGTGGTTAATCGGGATATCCGGAAAAAGGAGTCCGAGCTACAGGGGGCTAGTGCGGCTCAGATCGTAGAGCTGACCACACAAATCGGTACCCTTCGCGGGGAGGCTGTCACTCTGAATGAGTTCCTGGCTGGGGAAGATGCCCAGCACAGGTCCGTTACGAACACTGGTGGGACGGGGGCCTTGAGTGAGAACGGGGAGTTGGTGAACTTCCTCATTGGCTTGGTACGTCAGAGAAACCCTAACACCGCAAATCGGGATATGAGTGTGGACCCAACTGGGTCTGTCAATGACTCCGCAACTCTCTTGGACATGCTTGGGGATCGAAAAGCCTCGATTGGGCTCAACACCCCGGGCTATTACCGCTACTACTCCTCAGCTCATCCGGACCCAGACCAACAGGGGTACATTGCAATTCCGGCACCCCCTGAGTCCACAACAGCAGTAGTAAGTGATGGTGAGTCACTCAGCCCATCTACCCCCATACGGGATTGGCCTGAGGACATGGATCCGGCCCTTGCAAACTCCCTGGACACCCTCAACTTGGACGGACTTTCCGAGGAGTTGTCTTCGGGCACAGAGGCTGTGGGTGTCGTTGCCATAACGGGCGAAGACCTGGGATTGGGGCAGACTGGGGACCCAGCTGACCTTGCGAACTTCGTCTCTCTTGTCAACAAGTCTCCAGTGAATGGGTTGAACGTGAGAACGTTCGCCTCACAGGATCCAACACCTACCCCCACAGACCAAATCTTCGCCCTGTCCTTTGAGCAGCGTGTTACTACTCGATGGGGTAGGACGACTGTCTTTGTCGAGAGGCGGTCAGTACAAGCCATCACAGACATGCTTCTGAAGTGCTTGTCCCCTTCAAGCCCTCTCGGGGACAGACTGGGATTGAAATTCCTAAAGAGGGTTAAGGATGGCGCGGGGTCCGATAGTAATGCAGCCGAAACTGGTGGGGCACTGGTCGCTCGTGCCACAGGTCAGATTACCGACCTTGTGGGTGGTGACAACACCAAGATTACGTCTGCGGATATTGCCGAAGGGACAGTCAACATTCTCGCGATGTTGGACGGGGCGCTCGTAACGGATGTTGCAGTAGGTCCCACCAACACCCCTGATAGGGTAGCTAATATCTGCAAGGTAAAGGGGAATGCCCTCATCCAGCAGGTGTCTAAGGCTAACGAAAGCCGTATCCAGACTGCGATTAGGATCATCCAAACGAATCCGGCAACAACAGCCCCCGGAGTGTCTACTATATCCCCCCCCGTTACCGAGAGTGATTCAGCATTGGCCTCCAGGGTCTCTTCAGGTCATAGTCAAATATCTGCACAGGTACTTCGTGCTATCCGTGTCTTGGAGTCCGGTGGCAACCCTCGATCACTTCAATTTGAGTCGAGATTGTTCAGGGAGGCTACAGGGATCACAGTTTCTGATATCCCCGGGGAGAATGCTCGTGTTAGATTCAATCGAATGCTCCGGGATTACCCTGCGTACAGTGATGATGTGATTCGTTCCACATCATTTGGTCTCTACCAAGTACTTGGGAATACCTTGATCGCAGAGGAGCCCTCTGATCCTGTTGGGTCGTGGGATAGAAACCCTGAGAATGTAAGCAATGACTTACTTGTTCGGTTCCTTGATGAACGTCCTGCGGTACGATCCGCCATGGAGACGGTCACTCAAGATCCCTCTCAGGGAAACATCAACAGTCTAGCTCGGGTCTATAATGGTGCCAGGGTAGGCACTGTGGATAACGACAGATGGAGTAGCCGATTCACATCTGCTCTCAACACAGGAGTTGTAGGGCGTGCTGCTACAGGGCAGTCCGGCGGTCGTAGAATTGTAGGAGAAGCGGCTAGACAGCTCGCGGCGGCTTTCTCTCATTGGAAAGCGGATCTTCTGAAATTGTTTGACGGTGATTTCCCGTCTGATCTTCCCTTCGGATTCAGTACCGAAGAGGCTGTCATCTCGGAGCCTATCAGTAACTATGCTCCGGTGTTCCCCGTGAGCGACGCTGTAGGGTACGAGCACTATGGGACGTACCAGTACGGGCGGGGCCTCAGCATCGAGCCTGGGGGCAACTACGAGAAGCTCATGGGGACGGACCCATTCCAGTACGTGGACGCCACTCTTGCACAAAACTACGTGGACGCCGTTCGTCGATCAGGGAGCGCTGACAACACCGCCAACAACCCAGAGGTGAGGGCCGCCCTCACGGCCATTGCCAGCGACGCTGGATTTGCCAACAGCCCGGGAGCCGCCATCGCCCTCCGCATCTATCGGGAGGACAGCGCTGCTGACCTTAGCGGGGACCGTACAGCCATGCTCACCTCAGGGCTAGCCAACTACGTCATGAGCGATCGGGACGCCATCACCAAGCTCCCAGTGTCCAACGCGGCGTTCCGCCTTGCAGACCTCAACCCTAACATAACTGGGGAAGACACCTGTGAGTGCCGTGGGGCAGAGGCCGACCTACTCCTCGGGGCCTACATGCGTGGGGCCAACGAGACTACGTTTGCTCAGATTGAGACAACAGACGAAGCTAGTCAGTGGGTCGCCAATCAGATGGTTCTTGCCGCGGACTCCTGGACCCTCACGCAGAACGCACTGCGGGGTGCAGCTCTCTCTGGCGCAGGTCGCAAGTCCGTCTTCGACAGCGTGCAGGGCATCTTGGGAATTGCATCTCAGGTGGTTTCCCCTTTTAACCAGCTGGAGTCTGATTTGAATGGGGTGGCTGATCCATCTAGTCAGAATCTCAGGCGTTTGAACCAATTGGCTAGCAAAGTTGGCGCCTGACACAAAAGGAAACGCCCGCTGGTGGTAGCGGGCGTTTCTCAATCTACTCCGGGTCTGGTTTAGATACGGTCGGGGTTGCGAAAACCACCACGCGCTTGGCTGGCTGGCACTGTGGCAGCTGCCTCTGTCAATCTCCTGTACTCTCTTTGAGACAGTATGAATCGGCGGCGTGCTGCCATGTCCACAGCGTAGAATCGGTTGGTCAGTTGTACGGATCTACCTGGAGTTTCAGGGTCCGTACTTGGAACCACTCGATTCAACAGGCGCCCACCGATGGGAACGCCATCCATTGCCCCACCCCAGTGATCCGCACTTGGAGTTGGGTCCGAGTAAACTCCTTCGTAGAAGTTCTCGACGAACTCCCGTACCTCACGCCATGGTGTGACGTAATTTGTCCAGGCCACGTTTGAGGGAAATCCTGGGTCTGATTCCAGTTCGCCCCAAGGGAGTTTGCGGACCCACTGTTGGCGAAGGGAAGGTCGAGATACTCGATGTACCGCACAGTATCGGCGGACGAGCCGTTCGAACGTCAGAGTGGGTTCACTCTGAAGTCTTTTGACCCATCGACGAGTAAGAAGATGGGAGATTGCCGAGTACTCGGTAACACGACCCCAATCTGCTTCACCCACTAGACACTGAGCTAGTGCTAGACGCGCCCCATCTGTCCACTGGCCATCCAGAGGATTTTGAGTTGTGTCTGGCTTCGATTCAGTTGGGTTTGAATCCTGGGCCATTGCAATCGACGATGCAGACATCGTCGTAACTACACAGATCAGAATCCATGCTTTGATCATCTTCAGAAACTTCATTGGGAATTCCTATAGCGGGGGACGAGTTGACCAGCATGGTCTATCCGCCCTCGTTTTTGGTTAATTGTGGTGTATGCTGGATCTCCTTTGTTGACTGTTGGTTGACGGGATAGTGGTATATCGTCGTGTTATCGAGCTATAGCCGGAATCATGGGTTAATTTGCTGTGTCCACCGATTGATCCAATGGGCACACTCTTTGTGAACCCAACTAATGTTCCCCCCACCCCATAGGATCTCCTCAGGGGTGTCGTGAACTACTACGCTTTTGTTGCAGAAGACGCATTCCATCCCACGTTTCAGTTCGGGGTACTTCGATCTGAGGAACATGTTGTCTTCTGTCCAGTCTGTGATTTCCTGGTACACTTCAACGTAGAGCAGAGGGGTTCTCATCGGAGGACTTGGATCAAAGAGTGGAGATGATGGAAATCCGTTGGTGATTGCATCTAGCATCGTGAATCCCATACGTGGGTCTATCTCAAAGAATGTGGGTGCGAATCTCCTGGCCAGATCCACGAAAACTGAGATGAGAAATATCTCTGCATCTGGGTTCGTGGCCATTGAACCGAATTTGTCACCGGAGATGATGTGCCTCTGTGACCACTGGCAGTCTTTCTTCCACGTCCAGCCTTTTGGAAGGTGTTCTGGTTTGACAAGCACTTCCAATGAGATGGTGATGGAGTTAGATATGCCTTCCCTACTCGTTAGGTATGAAGTCTCAATCCAGGGGATGGTAGTGAGTGACCCCAGAGTATGCTCGTCTAAGAGCCCTTCGGAGTTACTCAGAACGTCAGCAACTTGAGTTAGAGACAGGGATGTCACAGGATCCTCGCCCGAAATTCCGGTGGGAGACTGTCCAACCATGAAACGTCAAGCTTCCACGGAAATCGACTCCGTTTGTCCCATTGACGCAGGGCATTCTCCACGTGGGTGTCAACTTGTGCTGGCGTCCATTGGTTTACCTTGGCTAGGTGCCGTTTGACTTGTGGGCCTTGCCCAATGGCTAGAGACCTTCCCAGATGCCTCACGGAGTGGCAGGGTGGGCAGAGACCCTCCAGTCCAATGAGTTTCTGAATGTGTCTGTGGTCGTTGTAGGCCCATCTTTCGTGGCACTCGATTGGATGCTTGCGACCTTTTCCACCGCAGACTTCGCAAACGAAACCCGCCCTCACGTACTCTCGTTGCCGGAGAAGATCCCATCCCTCTGGGCTCAAGAGAGACCGAAGATTGAAGCCCCAGGTAGAGGCCGGGACCAATTCTGCGACGAGTCTGGGTGTGTTCACGAAGGGCACTTTACGCTTCTAGCCAGATCTTGGCGTTAGCGACACTATCAGAGCCCGCTTGTTGAACCCATGACTGATACACTCGACAAGCTCAAGAAGGCGTTTCAACAAGCTATCAGCACCTCTGCGACCACACAGTCCTCGAATGAACTGTTGATTCGACGCGAAGCGATCCAGTCCGGACAGGCATTTGGATCACCCATTGTCCCTGGTGGTATGGGAGCTTGGGTCGGGTCAGCTGGATTCCCTTATACTGGTACAGATGATCTGGGCCTTCAACTAGGCACAGGTCTTCCTGTCCGGAATTCCATCGAAATGGGATTGGGGTTGCCTGGTGTCCCCGATGTGGACTTTGTCCCTTACGCTTGGAACACCAATCGTTTTGGTGGAAAGGGCCCAGCTCTTCTAGGCCACCCCATCTCTTGGGAGGTCGTTGGACCGACCCTGAAATCCCCCTACTGTGACTGGCAATGGTTGGTTGATTTGGGGGCCAACACACTCACGTTAGAGGACGGACCCAATCCCCTAATCATTCCCAAGCCTACAGTAGCTGAGGCTTACAACTTCTCGGCCACATTTGAGGATGAGGGAGGTCTTTACGTACTCCTCTCATTTACTGGTGAGGGATACACGGGCGCTCTGGCGGCCCCACGAACTGCAATCCCAACAGCCACCGGCAAGGATCACAGAGCGCCATTTGAGCTTTTCAGGGTTCTGACCGTTGTAGGACAAGTGATCACGCTCCGCAGCGAAAAGCTCATGTCCTCGTACTTTGATGCGGGCACAGGGTGCCGGGCCATCACAGTTATTCGACCCAAGGTAACGCGCCTTGCACCTCTTCCGGCCGTGAAGTCTGGTGGTGGGCAGCTCAATCGAACGTTCGTTTTTGTGCCACCTGAGACCTCCGCTAGGTCTGAATACATGCCCCCCTATAGTGGTGGCGCTGGGCAGGGCACATGGCTAGCTGGTGGGTTTGACTCTTCCGGGTCCATTTCTGAGGGGGAGACTACTGATTGGGGTGGCTCACAAGCACTCCCGATCCCAAAACCATTTGGGGAGCAACAGGGATACATCTCTGGCGTCCCTGATTTTGGTAAAGCGGGGCAATGGCGTCTTGAATTCGCTCAGTCCCTTCCTGCTGCGGTTGTGGTGGGGACTGTGATCCGAGTCCACAACTTGCGTGTGGCTGGGGCCACATTCCTTAGCGGTGGTGAGGGTGGTTCTGGCGGGTTGCCAGGAACCGCATTTGGTTTCTTCGAGATCGTGAACCTCAATCCTGGCCCACCAGATGAGGCCACACTTAGGAGAGCCCCTGAGATCGATCCGGATACGGGCTACGTCTACTATGGTGATGGACCATATGCTTCGGATTCTGGGGCTGCTGTTTGGGTCCAGTTCTTTCAGCCCATCTCGACTCTCTTTTCGGATGTTTCCCTCAATCTTGGCAAGCTTTCGGCGGCCAGGCTACAGAACCTGATTGATCCACGTACGGCGGGTCCCTCTATTACAGGACGAGACGGTTCGGGTGTAAGCCAAGTCCCGAGTGTGATGCCTGACAGGGCAATTTTCAATACGCGTCCGGGTGAGGACCCCGGCAATCTTCTGGACCTCGGGTTCCGCTCTGTCTTCTTCCCGGCCAAGATCTTTGGCGGCGTCGCGGTTCCGGACTTTGACAATCCCATCGACACCGAGGGTGTGGTAGTCAACACCTCTGTCAACACTCGCCAGTACATTGAGGTGGACTACTCGGCTGGTGTGGCTTACCTATCTGAGGAGCCTCTTCCAAGCGGAACTCGCTGTGATGTGGTCCCGGATCTTGCGACTTACGCAGCCCCAAACAATCCCCGGAGCGAGATTGTTCTCTATGCTGCCTGTGTCCCCTATTCTATGGAGGAGGGCCAGACCGGGGGCGGGGTTCGAGTCATGTCGTCCAGCTTGGATTCTGTGGGCGCTGGATTTGGTACCAGTGACTTGGCCGATGTGTTTGGTCGGAGGATCATCACCCAGCCGGACGTAGTGCAGGTTCTTACACCTGCTGCCTTGGCAACGGTTACAACAGCGATCCCTGACACAAATATAACGGATATCCCCTCGTGCGGGTTCTTCTTCCTGGTGGACTCCCCCGCCGGGGTTTTGGGCAATCGTAGAGGCCCATACTACTACCAACTCTCAATGATTGGGGGTGGGATTGTCTCTTTGTTTGGGGTCTCGGGTCCGGCAGGGGCCACCACGCTTGATCCGGGTCCTGGTGTGAACACCCAGATCATCATTCAGCGGTCTATCCGAGCGTTTTCCCCAATCCTGACCAACTCTGATACGGTGCGCGGCTCTTCCAAGAGGGTCAACACACTGGCTTTCAAGGGGGGTGACGTTTCGTTCAATGCCGACGGGTCCGTTTCTGTTGACGTACAACAGACGCTCCAGAAGGCTTACGACGGGGGCAATACCATCCTGACACCTGTGAACCTGAATCCTGTGACCATTACAGATGGTGTGGACACCACTACTCTTGCTGCCTCAAGCGTCTCGTCTCTTGATTTCCTTTACAGTGTTGCCCAGACGAGACTCATCGTAATTCCTGTGCTTGATGGCATTTCCCGGACTGCTGCGGGCGTGCCTGATTGGGCGTTTTCATTCCCTGGTGGGACATTTCCACACTGGACCTCCGTAATCGCAGCATCCGAAGTCCTTTTTCCCCTTCCGGTTCCCAACAACTGTTCCATTGTCAATGTTCTTGTGGTTGTCACACCCATCTCCGTTGGTCTGGCCGCAGGAAATCGCATCCAGGCAGAGGTGTATTCCTTTGATCATGACTTCACAACCCCGGCAAATCCCACAGGAGGCCCGCAATGGGCCGAGTGCGATGACAGTACTGGTTTGATTCAAACCTTGGACTTAAAAACCCATCCCAACATCGGTGGTGCCCCAGGTGCTACCCTTGTTGTAGCTAGTACCTCTGGAACGAAAGAGTGGTTTCTTCGCATCCGGTCTAGCACCGCTGTGGGGAATGACATCATTGCCTCCATCCAGCTCCAGCTTCAACTGAACAAGCCTGCGCAGTGGTGACCTAGTAGGCTGTCTATAAATCCCATGGGTACAGGTGGTGCCCATGGTTCAATTCTGGACAAGCATACTCACGTCCCCAATCATTCTCATCTCTGCGCTGCTCATTGGCACTATGGGTGAGGCCATAAAGCGAGGCGTGAACTCAAAGCAGATTGAGTGTGATGTGGTGGCCTACAGGGACAACACAAAGCACCTCAAGGCCCCGGCTGCTTGGAAGCAAATCTTCTACTTTACACTTCCTGCTCAACCAGTTCTTGTGGGCATTGCGCTTGGATTCATCCCATGGCTTCCAGCTGTGGATGGTCTTTCGAAGACTGGATACGACCTTGCAGCTCATGTTGGTACATACAGCCTGGCTGGTGTTGTATGCAAAGTGGGGTATGACGTGATTATCTCTACCTTGAAGAGACTCGTTTCACGTGGACTTCAGAGCACTCTCACACCTACCCCAGCCGTACCACCGGTAGTTGTTCCTCCTGCGGATCCGACTGTTCCTGTTGCAGAAGCCGATTCCCCTGTTCCCTCAGTGGAAGCCAATCCTTCTGTCACGCCAGCCGACAACGAGAATGTTTGACGCTTCGGCGTTTTGCCTATCGTCCCTAGACGTATAGTGGCATAGGCAATGAGGATCTACGCAGATATCAATAGGCTCCCCGATGCAGGCGCAGAGCCAGACCTGGTGATCATTCAGGTGGCCCCCACCCCTGCGGTTGGTTCGGCCCCTGTTCCGATCAATGGGAAATTCTACGTGGATATCCCGGATGGTGTGTCCCCTCCGGCTATCACAGCGGCAAGCAAATTGCTAGGTGGTGCCAGCATAATCCCTGAGATTTTCACGGGACTTCTCTCGAAGTTCCCCAAGTACAGCTTCGTTCGAAGCAACACCTTGCTGGTTTCCGCTGACGTGGCTGCCTTGGACCTTGCTGCGACGTTCCCAGCCAGCGCAGGGCCGCCTCCTGTGGCCTGGACGACCAGGGCCCAGGTCGGGCGTGGGGCTGGTCCAGGGGCCGTTGGGTTGGCTCCCAATGCCGTAGCCATCCTTGCGCAGAACAACACGACGAGCCCAGTTCGTCCTGGACTGCTCATCACGGACACGATTGACATTTCGGCCGATATTCCAGCAGGGGCTAGCGAACTGGTCGTCTACTGGAAAATCCACGAGTATGGGGTCACGTCAGATGTGATGGACTACGATAGCCCAAGTCCTGGGACGAACACGGCAGCAATCAAGCAACTTTCTGAGGTAAACCAGTCACCCGCTGACTTTGAAGTCTATCTATCTACTAACGATGGTACAGGATACTCCTTAGTGAGTCGGCTGATACCCTGTGCGGTGTGTGGTCCGGGTACCCTGATTCGGCTGGCCTTCGTGAATAAATCCACCACCAAACGCTACCTCGCATCCTATGCGATTCTGTACTGAGAGGCTTTTGACCAATGGCTGAGAATTGGGGACCCGGCGTTTCGCGCACTCTTTCCGCACTTGCGAGGCAGTTTACTGCCGTCGTTTGGCAAGCGGATAGGCCACCTTTGGACAGTGAACTCAATCTCATGTCTCAGATTGAGTGGGAGGCTTTGTCGAGCACGGTACGCGCACAGGTCCACTCTGGGTTCTTCATGGATCCAACGCGGGCACGGGAGGACTATGCCGTCAATCCCCTCTGGGCCAATCAGTTCGTCATCGGTGTGCCCGCAACCGTGAGTGCGGTTGAGGAGCTGGAGCCCGTTCTTATTGCTGCGGTCAACGGTTGGGTGTTTCCAGTTGCTGGGACTCGTGAGGTGTCTGGAAGCATCCAGAATCGGATTGCCCTCAATCCACCTCCTTCGACAGATTCGCGCACGGACTTTGTGTTTCTTGAAGTCTGGCGTACGCTCATCGCCCCCAATCCATCTCTGGTCAACAAGCCTTCGGCTTCGACACTTTGGAAGTACGGGAACACTGAGTTTGGTGGCGTGAATATCACTGACGATCTCGAAGACCCTTCCATCGGATTCGAGACGACAGAGAGAGTTCAACTCCAATACAGGATCCGCGTTGTGGGTTCTGGTGACGGCCTTGGAACCAGCATCGACCTCTCCAACTATCCTGATGGTTTGGATGACCCACAAGTACGGGCCTTGGGTACTGCTGCGGTTCCAACGGCGTTCACATTCGACAACATGCGTCAAGAGCTTGGTGACCCCAGCCTCTGGCGCGCTGGGGACGGCAACTATCTCAATGGTCTTGGAGCCATGGATGGGTACGTCTACGCGATACCCATTGCCGGTGTCTTTCGTCGTAATGCCAGCCCGTTCGTCGCGGTAGCAAACGCGGGAAATCCCAACCAGAATGGTGCTTCCGAGCGCACCCCAAGCTCACGACTGCTCCCAGATCCCCGGGACGGTGCCCGTGCGCTGGACCAAGCGACCCTCACTGCGGACATCACCAGCATACAGACTGGTGCGATTGGACTGACTGACCTTGTCGGTTCGGCCCTGTCCGACACAGAACTGTTCCCGATCGGTGTTACGACTAGGTTCCTTGTCCTGGGTACTGGTATTGATCGGGAGATCATTGCCTTCACCGGGACCAACGGGGTCAACACAATCACTGTGCCTACCCCAGGTGTTGGTGTGATTTCCGGTCGTGGCCGCAACGGGACGATGGCTCGGCCTCACCTTGCGGGCACACCAGTCGTGCTTTACGACACACGCCCAGATGGGATCTACGCAGACGAGATCGCTCTGGACGACCTTGTAGATCTTCGCCGTGCAGTGAACTTTGGGGACTGGGATTACACTAGGATCCTCCAACACGCAGTGTCCTCCATCGCTCAGGGGACGCTCAAGACCACCTTCAAGAAGGCGGGCACTGGGGCGGACTCTTTCGGAGTGGTTACGACCGAGGTTTCGTACTTGTGGAGCGTTGGGGGTGCACCCCCAAACCACACCGAGCAAGTTGACGGCCCTGATGGCATCCGTACCGTCTGGTCGGACAGCGCAGCCATTCAGCCTGACGTCACAGTCATGGTGGACCCAAACGCACCTACAACGGGGGGCTTTGCGGATACTACCTTCTCGTCAAGCGTGGCCGCGAGCTGGGGTGTCGGAGCGGACTTTCAGCCTAGTGGATTCCTGAACAACCCGACTGTAGACGGCTGGACCAATGGGTCTGTGATTTTGGTCCACCTTGGTGGAACCACTGGCGCTGAAGGCGCACGAGGTGGATTCCCACAGGCGCCAAATCCAGAGGCTGTCCGCCATGTGTCTCCGGCGGAGATGTGGCTCTCAGATTCCAGCAACACAGGTGAGCAGCACCCGTGGAAACTCCGATTCGAGGGCGGCGCTACAGCAGCTACCCCCACCCTCCCTGCCACGACCTCTTTGGCAAACGCATTCAGCGCAGCCCGCATCACATCCCCTGCGGTTACGGGGGAGACTGCTGCGCAGCATCCAGGTCCGATGTACCCGCTTAGGGACTCGAACTTCGAGCGGCCATTCATCGTACTGGGCGGGGTTCTGAACTCCGGGCTCACATTTGCGGGGATCCCATCTACGGCGGTGAACTTCATCAATCCAGTGGGCCCTGATATTCGGTATCAGATTCGTGTCCCAGGCATGAACTTCGACACATTTGCGCTCCCACTTCTTCGAGGAACGCAAACTCTTCGTAACATGCTCACGGATGGTGATCGGGACAAGACTGGAAACTCATCTCTGATCTATGTCGTCGTCTACGGAAATGCTTCGTCCAAGGACAACAACGGTGCATTCAAGGTCGTGGGTGCAGGTACCGCTTTCGGTGGGTATACAGACCAAATTGCGTCTGCTGTAGACCAGCTCGTGGTCATCCCACTCTCCGCCGATTTCTCTGCGTTCACTAACAACGTGGCAGAGGTAGTCAATCTGGAGTTCCGCTCCCAGTTCATCAATGCCGAGGACGATCAGGGACGCACTGTAGGTCCCGCTGGCGTGGCTCTGGTGTTCACAGACCTGGCGAACATCGGCACGTCCGTGTCAGGGACAGGTGACAGCATCGCTTTCGTGGCAGGCACCACCTACCGTCTAACGGATGCCGCTGCGGCTTTCACAGCGGAGGATGTGGGCAAGATTCTTCGAATCACGGGCGCCACTACAGTCGCCAACAATGGCGACTTCTTGATCACGGCTCGAACTGGAACCACCGCCGATTACGTGAATGCCGCTGGATTTGTGGAAGCCTATGTCGGGACTTGGCGTGTCATCGACAACGCCGGAAACCCTTGGGCCCCTGCGAATACGGCTCTTCTTGCAGTGCGTGAAAGTGCGGGGAAGGTCATCCCCATTAACAGCAAGGCTGTTATCACCTCAACGCTCATGTGGCACCCAAATCGTGGTTCCAGTCCGCGCGTTGCGGACAGGATGGTCCGGTTTACGGCCCGAGCATCGGCAGCCACGTTCCTACGGAACATCCCTTCGGTCGTAGATCCTGAGTTTTCGACTCTAGCCCCATACCCATCGGGTGAGCGTGAGTTCGATGGGACCCACATCCAGCTCTGGAATCGGCTCTCCTCACTCGGTGAGTTCGAGCCCCTGGCACCAGCCTATGGTGGGTTCGTGGTCGGCCGCTCTGAGCAAGACCGCGAGCACGAACTGTTCTTTGACCTGGGCTCGAAGAGCATTATCTTCCGACCCTTCATCAAGAAGAACATGACGTTCAAGGCTCTAACGACAGGGGCCACCCCATCCCTACTGGGGCCTACGGCATACCTTGATCTGACCGTCAAGGACGGGGCTGCAATCTTCACCTCGGGCCTCCAGATGGGCTTCCCTGTCCCACCTGAGTTCATGCCCCGTTTCGGTCGCCAGGACATCCCATACCATGTACGGACAGGTCCAACGGATCCGTTCATGCCGGGTATCAATCACCTCTTCTGTGACGAGACAGACCCCACGGCGGAAGTCTTCTACATCATCGGAGGGGAAGACAACGGTGGCGCCCCCGCCGCCAATCTGGTCAATCCCATCTTGTTCATTACGGATGAGGTTGCAATCCCCTATGGACACCGTGGTGACATGGGCCCACCACACCCAGCTTATGGTGGGCGCAAGCAGTTCTACACGGATGTGGTTTCTTCTGACCTTGGGGTAGGACTCCACGGAATTGAGCTTCCTCCGTACTTGGGAATTGCACGCCTCTACGGTGTGTACGAGAAGGTGGATTTCCTTGCGAAGCTTGACCCAACGGCCATCGGTGGATTTCAATCGGACCGGCTCACACCCATCGTGGATCCCCCGACAAATCTGCTGCGCACGGGCGCCACACAACAGACGCTGTTCATTCGGCAGGGTGGTGGTAACACTGAGACTGGAACGGCTGACGCCCACACCTATCTTGTGCCAGAGTCGGCTATTGACGTCTCGCTTGTGCCCGGCTTCATTGCGGGTGACATATTCACCACCTATGACTACGTAGTGGAGTGCGAGGTGTTCGGATTCAGCGAGGGTTGGATCAACAAGAACAACTTCGTTCTCGCACGGCGCAATACGGGCACCGGGGCGGACATCACAGACGGGCAGAACCCTGAACTCGTAGATGTGAGCACGGTACTGCCGTGCGCTGCACCAGTGGGTGATGCACTCTATCAGGCATACGAGAGGACCGTCTACCAGGGTGACCCCTACATGACCCGTGATGGGACGACCATTCAGGTCGCGGACTACGCGTCGCGCTACGGGCAGATCCTCCAAAGTGATGCCTTCCAGATTGCGACTCAGATCGAACAGTTCGATCCGGTCACGGGACTCATGAATGTGGAGCGCCCAAATCCGAGAGCACTTCAAGTGCTCGCGTCGATGGACTTCTACACAACCATTGGGACCGGCAAGATCGGCGGCCTGATGTGGAGTGGTACCCATCTTGATGCGGGTTACATCGATACCTCCACGGCTGGAAGCTCCGAACGTGTTCCCTCGTCCTCTGGGGCTCTGCCTTGGCGGGTAGTACCCCGTGCCTTCACAGAGGGTCAGGTAACCAACACATCCCGTGGGTCTCTCGGTATCCAGCTCACAAACGCCAATCTCATCAATGGTGTAACCGCTGCTTTGTCGGTAGAGGTAGTCCATCTGGGCAGTGGCATTACATTCGTAGGTGGCATTGAGTTCGTGGGCGCGAACACCTTGGATCTTGCGGCTAGCCTTGCCGCAGCAATCAATGCCAACGCAACACTGGTCAACGTACTAACAGCTATCGCACTCAGTGACCGGGTTGTTCTCGTGTCCAAGGAAGTGGGGTTGGATGGTAACGCGACCCGTGTAAGTCTAGCCTACAACGCGCCCCCGTCCCCGTTCGTGAATCTGAGCCAAGCTGCCCAGATTCTAGACGGCTACGGTCTCGGCCTGTACCCGTCGAGCAATGCACACCCTGTCAACGGTGTCATAACCTCGGCCCAATTCGCAGGTGGTGCGGACATCCCTGTCAACGGTGGGTCCGGCAACTCCGCAATCTCGATTGGTGGTATGACCGAGAGATTGCCACTAGGTATCCTCGTAAGTGACTCCGATTTCATCTCCGAGAATCCACTAGGGGACAATGCCTCTGCCATGCGGACTTATCCAGGTGGTATCCGTCCCATCTATGGGAATCTGCCCCTCACAACAGGCGGCGCTGAGTACACCACGTTCCTAAATGATCCTGGGTCACTTCTCGCTATGTCCGATGGTGGTGTTCTTCTCTACACCCCATACACACAAGCCACTCCGGCAGGATCGAAGAAGTTCCGCATCTTCCGTGGTGGTGGTGCCCTCTTTGTTTTGTCTGGCAAAGCACCAGGCGGACCTGTGGGGTGGGTGAGTGACTCATTCCCATCGAGTTTGAAGCCTGTTCTCAAGGGAGCGGTTCTAGCGTGCAAGGCTCTTCTCGTACGCAACTTCCATGAGGAAGCATTTGCAGCAGCTCCGAATCCAACCCGCTCTGAGGGTGATGAGATTCAGATGGTCATTCTCACGCATGCCATCTATGGGCATGGAGATTCACAGCAGGTTGGTGTGACTGTTCAGGGCGTGATTTCTCCCACTGGATACGGTGAGGGACTCGCGGCTTCGGATAGGTATTTGCTCGAAGGTCGCCCGATGGATCGTGGTCGGACACGTACAACACCAGATCCCGCACTTCAACCCGCCCCATTCCAGAGATGATCTGTATTATCTCGGTCGCTTGTTGGGTACTTGTTGGGTAGTGTCATTCGTTCTCCTAAAAGGGGGACGCGAATTGGAACCCTGACATCTATCTCAAGGAGCGACTCGAATGAATCCCGATACAGCCTCTGGTTTTTGGAAAGCCCTTCAACAGCAGCAGTGGCCTGTCGTTGTCGGGTTTGTGATCGTCTTCCTCATCTACGGGGCAAATAGATTTGGTCTTCAGGCAGCGGTAGGCCCGAAGTGGATTCCAGTGATCTCCATCGCGCTCGGTATCCTGTCTGCCATTGGAGCACAGCTTGTCCTCGGAATCTCGTGGGTCGAAGCCATTGTCAAGGGATTCCTTGCGGGTGCATCAGCCACCGGTCTCTGGGAAGTGGGTCTCAAGCGTATGCTCCCAGCAATCCCTGCTGCAACATCAACGGATGTGGCTAAGGCTTCTGGTGCCCTAAAGGTGGATCTGGTCCCAGCAGGGACCCCACCTGTTAAGGCACGCAGGAAGCCTGGTCCGAAGCCAGGGTCCAAGAAGATCAAGGCTGCTGAGGCGCTTGCAGCTACCCCGGCTGCAACGACTGCGGTTGCAATCCCAGATGGTCCCCTTCCAGCCACTGCACCCGTAGTGCAGCCTGAGCCGAAGGTCTGAGTCTTTCTGTGACAGGGCCATCGCATGGGGCGTAAGAGAACCCATGCGATGGTCACAGAGTCTTCAGGAAGATCGTGGTAGGATCTGGACGGACTACCTGTCCGATTGTTGCAACTGGCGGATTGAGCAGGGCCACTCGGTAGAACCAGATCAGGTCTGGGCGCTGTTCCACTCGGAGTCCGGGAAGATGCGTTGGCACTCTTTCTACCGGACGCTGAGCGAAGCAAAGGCTGGTGCGGAAGCCGCAGCGGAAGCTCAGAACAAGTCCTGAGCCGGATTCCCGTTCGAGTCCATGACCCTGTAGTTTCGAAGCTTCTCTGTAAGGATTCGAATTTGAGGGCCGGACAGTGCACGCCCCTGGGATACGAACTTCTGGGCGATGTCCTGGGCAAAATTCATCACCCAGTCGTTGTTGGACCGCTTCGCCATTACGTACAGCTTGCGAAGGGCATCCATACGCATCTCTTTCTTGTCCGAGCCTGGAAGACTTTGTTGGGCGGGCTCCTGGGGTTCCGGTCGCACAGGCTCCTGGCGACGTTCTGGGGCCACAAAACGCTCTGGGGGCTTTGGTGTAGCCGGACGGTTGATCTCCGCGTCTAGGGCCCCACGCTCGCGGGGCATGAGCACCCCTCCCTTTTCGATCTTTCGGTAGTAGCCCACCAGGTCCGGGTTGTTCTCCCAGCCCTGGACCTTCTTGATCTGCTGTAGAAGATCATCCTTGTAGGCGTCCCGGTCTACGATGCCTGCAATGACATCGTAGAAATCAGAAGAGGACATGTACGCCTTCTTCATCGTCTCAATGCCCGTTGCCCAGGTCTTCTTCCAGCCAATGGTCCGCTTGAAATGGTCTTGGCCCTGAGCCTTCTTGTTGACCGTCCTGCCGGTCACGCTGCTTACAAGGGCAAGCTGCATACTCGCTTTCCCTCTGCCCATCGCGTCATCTTTCGACCCTATGGTGCTGGAGAGCTTCACGGCTACGGTGTCCGAGAGCTTGATGAGATACATCCCCACATAGCGGATATCACGCTCCCACTTTCCACGATAGCCAATGGAGTCAAGCCACTCTTCTAGCTCGTCACGAGTGATCTGCACGAAGGTGGCGGCTGCTGTCACGGAGGCCATTTCAGTTCCCCTCTTCTTGGGCCATGAGTTCTCCCCATTGAGCTTCTAGTTCTTCGGAGGCTGCGTCCTCTGGGGCGGCTCCCCAACCCCATCCGGTTGTCCCGGAAACTGGCGGAAGGAACTCAGACACGCTAGCTGTCTTGAGGTAGTCGGCGAAGCGGGCTTCCTTCATGGGTTGGGTCTGCTCTGGATCTACAGCCTCAACCACGTCTGTCGTGGTGGTTCCCATGAGTGGGATGCACGCTTCGGACATGAACACACTTGGTGTAACTAGTTTGTCACCAACCATCTTGGGCTCTAGGACGGTGACGCGGGCCCGCCCTCTAGTGATCGCGACATAGGCCAGTCTTCGTTCAGATTCCATGAGCTTGTCATCCTTCATGGACCGAGCGTGTGGAAACCCACCATTCCACATCGGTATGTAGAGGTTGTCGACTTCGAGCCCCTTCCAACCGTGGACGGTGCCAATCTGGACAGCGTCAGGTCTGTCCTTGGGCTTGGGCTCACCCTTCTTTGGGCGTACATTTGGCTTGTTGGCTTCAACCAGAGAGTTGATGTAGTTGGTGAACTGAATCGCCTTTGGGAACCGCTTGGCAGCATTCATGAGTGGAGCGATGGGGGCCATGGCGTAGTCCGCCATCATGTCAGGGGTGATCTTCCCGTCACCATCTGCGTCCGCCTTCATTTGAATCTCGCTCATGGCCTCTGAGTCGTCTAGGAGGCTGGCGGCCAGGGAATCAATGAGCGTGTCTCCGTCGGGCCCCTTCTTGTTGACGATGAGGTTGATGAGATCCGAGGCCGACCCATCTTCCCCAAGCTTCGTGACCTCTTCAAGGTAGTCAGCGTAGTCCTGAAGCTTCGCTACCATCTCCCGCATCTTGTAGACCTTGCGGGCACCATCCTTGTTGACGAGGAAATCGTAGTAGTCAGTGATCCCAAGATCATCCATCTTATCGCGGAGAGTCTTCTGATTTATCCCGAAGTCGGGGGCACGCACACCGTCAATGACACCCTTGTTCCGGGCTTCTACATTGTCTGTCCGCAGAACTGTGAACAGACCAATGATCGGTCCAATGGCAGGACCCGAAAGGAAGTTTCTCTTGGACCTGAAGGGGATACCCTTCTCAATCATCTTCATGGCAAAGCCATAGACTTCCTTGTTCGTGCGAACGGCAAGCCCATACCGAGAGTAGAACTTAGCGGTGCTCCCAGTTGCATCGGCTTCCTTGAAGTCAGCTTCGATGTCAGAGGTCATCATTTCAGCGGCGTCATCTGGATCTTGGACTGGGATCCGCTGGATCTTCCCCTCCCCCTTGGCGGGGTCGGACTTGCAGACCATTGGGATCTGTTTCGGATTGAATGTGATGATCTTGTTTGCGGCTTCTACGATGGCGGACCCCGAACGGAAATTCGTGTCCAAGAGCTTCGTAGCGAATCCGGCACCACCGGGCACTAGATCGGATTTACTGATGAATTCCATGGGGTTAGCCGCGCGGAACTCGTAAATCGCTTGTTTGTCATCGCCAATGAGAGCGAAGGTGTCCGCAGACATCTTTCCACTGGCGCGAGGCTTCAGTGTTTGTGCGTCGATATACCCAGCTACCAGTCCGAAGAGTAGGTGTTGTGCAGCGTTCAAATCTTGGGCTTCGTCAACCAAAACGCACTTGTACTGCTTCTGGTATTTAGCTAGAAGGGCGGGGCTCTCGATCAGTTCTCTGCTGGGGGCGATCAGCATGTCATCAAAATCAAGACGACCCTTCATCTCATTGATGTTTCCCTTGAGCCATTCGTAGGCACCGTATACGGCGGAGAACACCTTGGGGGATGCCTCAAGCTTCTCCTCGTCGTCCTCTCCAACACCAGTGTCAAGAACCTGGCTTTCCATGAAGACAGCACCGGGAGCCTTGAGGCTGTTCTTGTTGAAGCTCGTGAATCGGATGAACTCGCCAACTGGGATTGGCTTCTTCTCGCCATCCTTGTCTTCCGTCGTGAAGTCATCTTCTGTCGCACCAATGTTGAACCATTGGCCAGCAGCGTTGTGCAACCAGTAGTAGTAGATGGACTTGTCGTAGTCGAGACTTCTGAGTTTGCGCTTCCGGGCTGTCTCGATGCCGTCGCCCGAATCATCTTTGTCCGCTGCGGTCTTGACGAGAACATTTCTTCGTGTCAGTCCATCAGCTACCAGCGGGTGAGTGATGATCCCTTCGAGGATCCCCTTCTCATTGTCGGACATGGCTGCGGGATCCATGGTGTTGAACTGGGTGAGGGCCCTTACGGCGTTCTCAGCCTTGTCGGCACCCACAGCTTCTCGTAGCTGGGCAGTGGCAGACTCTTGAACGAATGGCGTAGCCGAAAAGCCAACAAATCGACGAGGTGAACGCCACGTAGGGTCGGCGTCCTTGAACATGAGTCTTCGTCCATCGATCTTCAGATCCGAGAGAATATCCCAGAAGTTGTCGATGCCAGGACCAAAGACCTCAATCACGTTCGCGTAGATTCCAGTCTTCGAGGTCTTGGAAATCTTGATCTTCGGGATGGTCAAAAGGAAATCGTTGATGGTGTCGATTGAGGCCGTGATGAGGCTCTTGAATCGGGTCCCATCCTGAAGGTAGTAATCAAGGGGGGACTTGGCCTCGACCGGATTTTGAACGGGGGACTGGGACTCAACGGAGGGCTCCGTGGGCCCGGTGGGCGTACTAGCGTCCGATTCCCCTACCTGCCGAGCACTTGGGGCTAAGTTGGGGAAAAATGACATGGCCTCCTTGGGAGGCATGGGAGCAAGACCGCTCTTCATACTCATCTTGACTTGGGCAATCGCAACCTTCATAAGGCTCGACAGCTCACCTCCGGTGATCGGATCACCGTTTGGGTTTCCAGGGAGCTTATATCCACGCCCACTGCTCTTCAGGATGGCCGTACCGATGGAGTGGGTTGTCCCAATCCCAGGAAGCGTGTCGATGTCTGGGATCGTGAATCCGATCTCACCTGCGTACTTTACGATGCGTTCCTTCAACTCCTCAGCGGAGTCCTTCGTGAAGGACATCGCCATAATGTTTGACATGCCAAGACCCAAGTCCTGAGCGTGGTGGATGACCTTTCCTGCTAGGACACGCGTTTTGCCGCTTCCCGCGCCAGCAGCAATGACAGCCTTGCCCCGAACGAGCATGGCGTCTTCCTGCTCGGGGGTCATCCCAAGGTGGGCGCTGATCTTCGTAGCAAACCCACCGTTCGCACCTACTAGGGAGAGTTTGGTGGCGGCGTGAGCCTTCACCGTTGCAGGATCCTTCGACTTCTCCGCAACTCGACTAACCCGCTCCAGAAGCTCTTGGTTCTCTTGCGTGGCGGCTGCGGCTGCCGGGTCGGTTGGGTCAAGAAAGTCGAGCTTACGGCTGTTCTTGGCCACCTGGTCGATGATTCTGTCTGCGGTCACTACGTCTACGGCCACCTCTTCGATCTCAGAGACTGGATTCCCACAATAGGACGTCGCTTCCTGGGTCCACCTCTTGAGTAGGGCAAACTTGCCCCCTGAAGCCATTCGCAATCCAGCGAGCTTGAACAGACGAGGAAGAGGGTCTCCAATTTCTGCGGCCTGGACGATTCGAATCGCTTGGGAAGAATCCGTTCCAAACACATCCCGCAACACATTTGAGTGGGCCGCGAGCCGAGGGAGGAAAGATCCCAAGAAGGCGGTACGGGACTCGTACGAGGCATACGCAGCACCTCGAAGTGCGGCGTCAATCCGAGTCTTCACTCGAAGCTTGGACTTGTCGGCAGCATCTCGAATAATCGAATCGATTCCGGCGTCAACGGAGGTTGCAATGCGTCGTAGGAGGGCGTCCCCATCCTTCCTGTGCTTTTGGAGTCGTACCAGGTCCACGCCAGTCTGCGAGGTAGGGTCGGCTTCCATCCCACTGATGACCTGGTCAATGGACGAGATCGACAGATAAAAGGCGACCATGTCCAGGAAATCAGACGAGAGTACTTGATCCGACATTCGAAACTCCCAAAAGGATGACCACACCTAGCCTTCCTATCAAACGGCTAGGGCAGAACCATGCCATACAGGACACCAGACACAATACGCCAAGAACGCGAGAGTGGCCTCAACTCCGATTTCTGGAACGACTCCAATGACCTCACGGAGATCACAGCGGCCATCGCAGCGGACAACCAAATCACCGCCGGTATGAAGCGGCTCATGGGTCAGTGGTACAAGGTTACGCAGCACAAGTACCCAAAGGACTACCATGTCATCCTCCATGACCTGAACCAGGCTAGGATTGGGAGAGGCCAGTTCATTCGTGTGGGTGGAAAGTCCAAGTACTTGATTGGCATTCTATTGGCGGTAGCAGAGTTGGAAGGTCACCTCGAAGTCATCACTGATTTGTTTGACCAATCCACAGCCACCAAGAAGGAAATGATCACGTACACCAAGGAGTCAGCCATCCGGTGGATTGGCGAAG